GTGCGCACTTCCATATTATCTGAGGCATTGATGAGGAATTGCATTAGATCAAATCCATCTTCTTGTATATGCAGTCTTCGCCTTTTTTGATCATCGGTTTCGTTATCGAATAGATTTTTCATGATAGAATGGCCCCCAGTAATAAATTATTTTTTACATAGTCGATCTACTTTCTCTACGTCATCACCTATCTCCTTGAACAGCTTAATGAGACAACGACTGCTTGTATTGACGAATTTTATTACGAACTTACTGTTATTTACCATTGTAGCATATCTTTCTGCAGCGTTCGGATCAGTTGGGTTTTTCTCAGTAGCGCGCTTGGCCCCCCCTAGTGCTACAGCAATATAATTGGATTTATTCTCTATGGCTTTGATTGTACTATTAAGGGCCAATAATCCCTCGAATGTCTTTTCTATTTCTTTTGATTTTCCAACTCTCCATCCGGCATCGTAAAGCGATATATGTTGATCCGGATCATAGTCAAATTTATCTCTTACATTATATTCAAGGTGTACCGCTGTGTTCCCTGTTGTAGTATCCAGTATAACATTAAGTCCGATACATTCTGACGCACATTTAAAGAGTAGCTCATGTCTGACTTTATCTAATGCTTCCGTCAATGGAACTCCGCTATAAAAAACATCGAGTGCTTTCAATGACTTTCTATTATAGCCCTTACTTAATTCAATTAGTAGGGTTGACATACTATCTACACTCCAAGGAGCAGTAGCGTAGCCGTGCTTCATTTTTTCATCTATTATGAATTTATCCGAATAATATCTCCATTTATAATGAGCCCAATTTTTTCTAGTTAAAAATTTAAAAAGTTTTTTTAATGCTTCGCCTACTTTTTTTAAAATCGACATAACGAAGTTATAAATTTTATCTAACCCAATCTTTAGTGTCTTCACAAGACCATTCATCACGATTTCTTGGGATTCCTCGGACGTGTGCATGTTGTCGATATATCCTTGCAGGGATATGTCTGTACCATCGAACAATACTTCTCCACCTTTATTCTGAATTAGTTTGGCCAATGGTACAGTAAGCCCCTGTTCGGAAATAGTGTCCTTGATAAGAGACACATCTTCGATCGCATCTTCCAATATAGACAACTCTTCAAAGTTGGCACTTATATCCGAGAGTATCTCATTGATCTCCAACATAATTTCTTTTGGATTGGTTACTATATCGTCGTCGTTTGTAATCCCATCAAATAGATCTTTCATTGCAGAGTCTCCTTTGGTGACTTCCATTATTTATTTAAGTAACAATACATGCTTCTGGGCCGATTACAACACTACGATCAGTACCAATTACTACTGTTTGGATGGTGTGATAGTATGTGTTGGGACTTGTTCTACTGTAAGTAAATTGACCGAACGATATGGTGGCGATTTCTGAATCGGACATATCAGAATTTATAGATCTGGCAAGTTCATACACTGCACCCAATTCGTTAGTAACAGTCCACGATATAGTGTACCCATCCTCCCCTACTACAGTATCTGGGACTATAAGATTTGTTGGAGGTGCTATCGGTATATAATTTTCAGTTACTTTACATGAGCCTCCCATAGCTATCGGGCTACGAACGCCATCAAGTGTGGCTATGACTGTGTGCCAGTATGTCCTTGGCTCAGTTGAACCATACGTCAAAGTAGTTTGTGTAGTCGTAGTTACTTCTGGATTACGCATGTCTATGGAAGTAGAGCGAGCAATTTCATATGTAACTCCCGGTGTCTCAGAGTGTGTCCAAGATATAGGATATCCAGACTCACTAGCTTCGGTCGGAGTAATAAGGTCCAATGGTGGCTCCACTTCTGGATCGTACACACAATTGCAATCGGTATCACAATAGCAAGCTATACATCTATCTGGACCTTCGCCGCATATCCATGATCCAGCCCAGTTACACTTTCCATCACTATCCCATGGACTATACGTCCCTTCACCAACAAGTCCAGGCGCACATGGGTTAGCTTTCTGGCCATCAAATGCTCCCCAAAAGAAAGTGTCGTCATATATGGATAGATAGATCACAGCGCCAGTTGTTACATATCCCACAGGTTGGAAAGCGCCATCTATCTTGTAGTTGGTAGGTAGAGTCGTCTTTTCCCAATAATTACCTTGCGGTACATCCCCCACTATTGCGGTATCTTCAGAAGCCTCGGCAAGATACCAACGGTCGTTAGAATAATAAATGTATATATCACTAACGTTATGTTTAAAATAGGGGAATCCATTATCGGACCATTTGTCTTCGTGCAAGTACACACCATTGAATGATTTATTATCTGATGGTATGTCTGCTATATTAGCAACAATGGCTCTGTTATTCCCAGGGATATCTATACCATCAGTTGGCACATATCCGGCCTCCCCTGGTTCGGGTGGACCACTCGGCCCTATCTGGGAAACTATATAATATGGATTAGCTATCTCTGCTTTGGCAGCCCCAACAAAATGTTGATTACCTTCCGTTGAAATATATTTTACTATTGGGAACGAGATATAACTTCCATATGGGGTATACATTGCACCTACTATATAATTGTCGTCAGTCCCATGGGCCCAAAAATTATCAACAGGAGGTACAGCATTTGTAACATCTGCCACAGTAGTTTCAGCAAGGTACCATGTGTCTGCGACAAACCATAAATAATAATCATATGATTCATGTTTGAAATACGGAAAGCCATTTGCATCTCTACCTGCCTGGGGATATCGGCCATTCACTAACTCGCCGTTTGGTGCTTCAGTGACTCCAGATATAGTGACAGTATTTATTTCAGGCAATACATTAGGTGGAGCTATAATGGTGCCACCTTGTATCATGTTACCGTAGCATAATGACCCTCTCTTATAATTTGGCAGGGCGTCGATTTCCGCTTCTAAGAAGGGCTTGGCATAGTATTCCATAATATCACCTATTTTTTAAAAATTCAACTGTTACAAGTAGCCGCAATTCCAGTTGCATGTGATACCAATGTTCCGGTGACAATGGCATCATCGTTGGTAGATATAATCTTTTGTTGTATACTTCCGTCGTCTGCAAGGCCGCCACTAATTATGGCAACGTCGTCAATCCCGTTAGAAGTGGCTCCACCAAATAATACTTTCTTAATTAAACTGCCGGTACCCCCAACAAAAGATCCAGTGGATATAGTGTATCTCTCTACCGCATACTTGGCGACATCATTGGACAATCCGCCTATCATAATACCTACATCCCCTACACCATTGGAAGCACCACAATTGGAGAATAAAGAGTAGGGCGTATGTTCCACTATAACCATGCTTGCACCAGTTGAGATAACTGAAGTGGCTATAACTTGCTGGTGTACATGAAGCGCTATGTCGCTCTTGCCACTAGAGGTAGATCCACCATGGTCACTTAGTATACCTTGACTCCCGTCCCCACTTTCAACTGCATCGGTACATGTAGATATGGTAGAGCGTTGCATAAGTGCGACGTAGGCACCAGTCATACTTATTCCACAAGTAACTATTTGTGTGTCCCTTTCTCCGTTTGATGTAGAAGTGTGTGCGAGTGAAGCAAGGGCCATATTGCCCACTCTGGTCGTAGTCCCACCAGTTGACACAACCGTCTGCTCTATTGGATTCGGTGGACTCTCGAATGTACGATATTCAGTCACCTCGCTCCAACCGCCAACAACCCCACCTGTATGCACAGCCTGATCCAGGGTGCTGTTTGAGGTTGAATCGAAAAAGGACCTAACGGTATTTAGTTCTCCAGATAGTTGTGAGCTTGCTCCGGTTGATACCAATGTCATTTGGGTAGACTTAATTGGGCTCCCGTCACCCATATCGGAATGAACGGTATGGCCGCCTACTATGACTGCCACGTCCCCAACTACGGGCTTATTTGTATTCCCCCCATTGATCATATTACTGTACTCCAATATAGGTGGCGAATCTATATCACTAAAATCATTTTCCGATATAGGGGCTGCGTAGTATTGCATAATGAGTATCCTATTTATAATTTTATAATGCTTGTAGTGAAGGTGGCTCTGGGTACCACATGTGGTACCCAGAGCCACCTACGCGTTACAGCTACCTTTATAAGATCATATACCTTCGTGTACGGTATCAAACACCTTGTAACTAGCCCTTAGAAAAACATTCTTTGATTCAAGCATCACCTCGAAGATGGTTGATATGAACCAAGCCTCCGATATGCTCGAATGTTGAATCCGTTTATTAAACTCGGCATCTGGCAAATTCTGTAGGTCCACTATAAATGAATTCAAGGCAGCAAACAGTTCGTCCCGACTCTCGAATAGTTTCGACACATGCTTTAATAATACAACGACTGTGTCATACAATTCTTTGATGTTATCCTTTACCTTTAGTGTTGTGATATTGGGCATTTTTAGGAGATCCTTTTCGATATTTTGCATATTCTTGATATCCCTGAGATCATCTGTACACACTATATACATATCTTTTGATATGGAGGCAGTGTTCGGTATATCTTGTAATGTGGTGATTCTACTTATGTCAAGAAGATTGGTTAATTCAAGAATATCCCATTTAGAAAAAGATGTGAGTGATTTCATCAGTGGCTTTAATTTTATAATGCGCGGCCCAGGGATCCTTTTATCCTTAATGGAGTCCCAATCAACTTTATCAGTTAGAAGAACTGCATTATTTTTAAGGAACTCATTTAGGTCTAGTGTAGCGCCATCCACTTCTTTAAATAGGGCTTTTAATTTATCGACTGCCTTTTTTATAATCCCTTTAATTTTTTTTATAGCGGAAGCTATAGCACTAGATATCCCATTCATTGCTATTTCTGACACCTCATGCTGGTCATCAGTTCCATCGAGAAAGCCTTGGAGTGAGACAGTGGCATCAGTAAAGAATGTGTCGCCACCTATTGTTTGTACATACTCTGCAATCTGTTTGGTGAAGCCATGCGTTTCTATATTCTCTTTCAAGGCAATCGTTATAACTAGAATGTCATGTAGGTCAGAGAATTGCTTCTCGCGCTCAATATATGAATCGGCAGTAAGTCTCGCATCCTCGATTCCAGCCAAGCTAAGTAACTTTTTCATCTACTCTATCTCCCTAATTTTTGATCAGATGGTCGTCAATGTAATTATCCATTATTAAATGATAAAAAAAAATAAAGGCTTGGCTGTAACATGTTGGTGTACGCACCAACATGTTACATAAAAGTTTATTTTACTTTAATTGTTTCTATGTGGGTAGAATTGTGAAATGGCTCATGCTCCACTTCTATACCGGTTTTTTCAATTATCGTATTTATGACCTTTTCGAATATCATAAATGATTTACCACCTATATCCCTTATTTGATGAAGTACGTGCATCGCTATAGTGGCGGCTTCATTGAAATCTGCTTTAGCTTTAAAATCTTTATGTTTTATATCCATTTTTAATCCGTCGCCAGTAAGTTTAATGCCAGACCATGATGGAAAGTCATAGAGATATTCTGAATGTGTTTCAGATACCAACGAAACCGCTCCCGCAATATCGTGTTTCTTTAGAATCACTTTTATTTCGGCCATTGCTTCTTTTAATTTTGGATCATATGGCAATTCATTGCTCATCTTAAATATTTTCCTTTAAATAATTCTACATTAATGTATGACACTATCTTCGTTACCTAATGTATATTCCTTTTTAAGTTCTTCTATAATAGATTCATTTGTAGAATAAGGATACTGGCCAATGAAATCTTTTTAATCAGTTTAAACATATCAAATTTATACCTTTTATTAAATATTTAAATTATTTTATTTCCCAACCGACAGATATTAATACATGTGAATTTGGATTAAAGTGTGCCCCCCATTCAGTCATGGTTTCATTTTTTTCGTTATACTTATTGTAAACTTTAACTGGTAAATATTGGCATAGCATATGTTGTTTGTTTAAAAACGCCATGCCTTCTTTTACAGCCAATAAGTCATGTAAACACTTTGTTTCCCGTAATTTATATTTTTCAAGAAATAATTCTTTATGTAAGTTTGGAAAAGTATTCTTTTTGTGGTGGCATATATTTTTACTAACTAAAAGAATAGAATCTATATGTAGTGAATCTATCACATTCATTGCAGCGGACACGTCCATGTTAAAATTGTAAGTTCTTACTGTAGTGTGCTTTTTAAATTTTTCAAGTATATGTTTTTTTGCTACACAATTTTTACCAGCAAATCCTCCATTCATACAAAGAAATTCCAAATGTCCTCCATCTTCAATGTACCTTGCCACTTTAGTTAGTCTTCCACCACAAAATATAATTTCTGTTCCAAGTGGGACAGTGTCGTAAAATTGCACCCCCCTATCTTTTAAAAATTTTATTCGTGATTCTATTTGATTAGAGCTCTTTGTACCATCTAAAACAACGCCATTTAAGCAACCAGACAGATGAAGATATTCAACAGCAATTTGATCATCTATATCATCTCCAATATCTGCAATGTAAATAATAGAGTTTTTATGTGGGTATCCAACTTCCATTTTTTTTTATTAGCCCCCTTTATTTTAATTAAATTTATAGTACGGATGGTTCATATGAACCATCCGTAGAAATAATAAATTATTGATTTATTTTCTTATACATAGTCATCGTATGCATGCTAAACCCCAACTTTATATACATGCTTAAAGCTGCACTGTTAGCAACTATTACATTTAAATTAATCGAAGTAAAATCCTTCATACTGTCGCTTAATTTTTGTATAACGGCAGGTCCTATCTGCTTGCCCCGGTATTTCCTATAAATATATATCTCCTCTATATGTATGACTGGCTCATGTAGCATGAGGTATATGTATCCTACGATCACATTGTCGTTCTTCAGTATAAAAAACCTTCTGTGTGGATCATGGAATATTGTCATTGAAAAGTCATGGATTGACTTTGGAACGTATGAGTAAACTTCTTTATAAAACGCATGTAAGTTCTCAGGTATGTGGTCGAGCATCTCCACTTCCATGGCGTCTCGCATTTCACAAATATGCGAATCATACATTGCGTAGTCGTAAGTACGGCATATATCTATAAACTCCATTTAATTCTCCAAAGCTATGGTAGTATTGTTATAGTAGTATCAACTTTCTTTTGCATGGTGGAAGGTATCCTGCTCATCCAGCCATTTAGCAGTGTTGATCAATAGTTTCTTTATTTCATTCCCATACCCAAAACGTTTTTGATTCAATTCGATACTTTGATATAGGTCACCAGTGTCATGACGTAATGTAGCTGCCTTCCAATCGCATAACATCTCGATCATATCAATTAGGTTCATTGAAAGTATACTGTGTTTCGGAATACCGTTCCTACTACAATCGACACAATGAGCATCCGGATCAATAGTGTATGTGTCCATACAAGCGGCACATCGCATGTGACCGAAATGCTCTGGATGATGTCGGCTGTTCTTGTAATGATGTTCCAATGCGACATTCATTTCCTTTAGACACTCATTATATTCCTCAGAAGCGTAAGCGCTATCCCTTAACTTCGGTGTGTGCTCCGCGAATATCTCAGCTTCAGGGGATTGGAGTTTTGTTTGATCGTGGAGTTCCTGTCGATTAAGTAATTCTTTAATTACAGTAGAAATAAAATTTCTTACAGTTTCAACGTGTCGCATTGCTTTGAATTTAGATTCAAACATAGTGATTCTCCCTCTATTTGACATACCCCTATTTATTCCCTAATTTATTGCGCTTGTAGTAAGTGGACATACATACTACGTCATCGGAGGCATGCTTTTTAGCATCCTCCTCACGTTGTAGCTCCGCCTCTTCATCTCCTGTATATGACGTAAATGCACCAACTGTTTCATCGATAGCATCTATTCCCATCCTCCACAAATATCGTTTAGGTGGCTCGGAAGTCACTTCTGTAAAATTGAAGGCTTTACCTGTGGCAGGGAATATTTCAATTCCTATAGCATCCACACCAAACACAGTATCCTTTATGTACTGCATTTCAAAAAAGGTGGGTTCAACTGGCGCACCATCTTCTCGTCGTATCGAACAATACCCATTGATAATATCAATTAGATACGGTCCAAATCTAATATCACACTCTGTTTCTGCCATTTTAAACTCCCTTCTATCATTTAGTTATTCAAACTCCGGATCATCCTCAAGTTTTATTTCATAACCTACATCAGCGGGCACATCGACTTCCTTAGGTTGACACACTTCCGTATCCATCAGAAGCATTTCATAACCATGTTTCATGTCGTCTAATACTTGCTTTGATACGGTGTCGGTATTCTCATGATTTTCAAATTGAAATGGGCCGTTTCCTATATCCCCAACTCTTGTTCTAGGACAATCAAGTATAAAAGGGATCTCTTCTTTAAATTGATTGCATCTATTTTTTCTCTCATAGACGTCCACCGTTTCAGTGCCCATCTGAATATACAATACTTCTGGAAGCATTATGTTTATATAGCATGTGGTTAATGGACCAATGCCACAATCCATTGTAATGTATTTTTTAAGTGATTCTCTAAATTCACTAACAAACATTTCTGGATTTATTACTTCTATAGGGTCCCCATTCAAGTATACCTTGTCTCTTACAATATACAATATATTCTTGCGCATCAATTTAATGTAGCTTTTATATATGTCTATAACGACATCATCTAATTCATCATTGGTATCAAAAAAGACTGTCTTATCAATCAACTCTCCACCAATCCTACCAGAGCTAGCAGAAAAAGATCGTAGGTTATATCCTCTACCCTCATATATAAATCCAACAATCTCTTCGTCTCCATGTTTGCATGAAGTAAACGAATCTGTTATTAAATATTTAATAGTTAGATATCCTTCGATGCCTCCTATCTCATTAAAAACGTAATTACTTAAATTCCCCCCGTTGTACACTCCAGAAGTTACTGGCATCGCATCGTTATAGAGAGTTTTCCAATACTCAAGCGTATCTTCCATGTTAGGATCAAAATAAATCTCTATTTGACCTTCCTGTAGCTTATATGTAGTATCGATACTTAACTGCGATGGTCTTTTATGGAAACGACCGATGTTGCATCTCTGCTCGATGGTAAGTTGAAATGACCACAATCCATCTATTCCCGTATTGATATAGCCTGGTATCTTTGAATGAGTACCGTTTCGGTATTCATTGGTTATAGGATCTTTATTCGGCTTGTTTATAAATATACTCGATCTCTTTTTGGTCACAATATCAGTATTCAATAGAATTGAAATGTCTTCTATATCACAATGAATTATCCGTTCATCGGCCGCTCTATGTGCAGGTGGAACATCATCATGGTTTGCGGGAATCCAGGCAGTGCTCTTAAGGTCACCGTCTACAATCGACACTCTCCGCATATACTGTTTCACTTTTACATATGGAGATAGCATCAGTTCCCAATCCACAGTTACTGCCTCGTGGTATTGTTGTTGACATACGAATTTATGTATCCAACAATCAGTTATCATATGGTCATCATTATCGCTAATTTGAGTTGTTAGTTCCATTTAATTCATCCTTAAAAAGTTTGATAATTTAATTTGTTAGGCAGTTGGATCTTTGAATCGATTAATTGTAGGTATTAGAAAAAGGAATGAGTTTATTTTACTTAGACCAGCTCTATTAGGATGTGGATCAAATATTACCTTTCCCTCAAACCAAATAACTGCATGCACTTCTTCGCATTCTTTTCCATCACAATGAGCAGGAGAGCCGATGGCGATGCATAGGATATCTTTACATTCTAAAGTAGGTAAATTTTTAGTTATCAGACAATTATAGTTATAATTGTCTGATATCCATGTATTTACTAATTTCCAAAATTCCTCTACATTATACGCTACTTCCCAAAAATTTGGCATGTCTTTGATTGGAAATTCTAAAATTGAGGCCAAACAAGCTCTTACACAGTCACCCTTTCCTTTTTCAAAAACCATTTGATCAATGAATTTCATTTAATCTCCATTCTGTATAAAAGCTAATTCTTTTTTGAAGCCATCTGTCCTGTCCCTTTCTTCCAATATATCTATGCGTACATCATTTACATAATACTGCCTGGGGGCCGGGGCCATTTGTACAGCTGGCGATTTAATTACCTCGATACATCTTACGTCTGGCAAAGATTTATTTATTAGGCATGCCACTAAAGCATCCGCACTTCTACCCTTAGAAAGATAAGTTCTAAGGGAGAGCTCAAGCTCATTGATCGTCATGTTATTTAAACCCATGTGATCGCCCCCAACTCTGCAGCCATTTAAATATAGCTTATCCCTGACAGCATACAGTGTGTGTTCATACATGAGGCTTATGCGATGCTTGTGCAAATCAACGGAGAATCGCCCTGAGGCATTTCCACTTGGAAGGAATAGCCCCACGCCATCTATTGCTTTTCCAGATACAAAATCTGGTCCATCCGCATTAATAGAAGGAGAGTGGTATCCTCTTCCACCATATATAAATCCAACTACCTTATCCTTTATTGCAGTAAATTTATTATTACTGCGCAGTATCTGATCAATTATTGATGTCTTTTTGTGAATGTAATTATCTATGCCATCAATCCTATTAATGATATCGCCGCTTGGGTTATCGCCGTAATACTGTCCCGAAGTTACCTTCATCGGAACGCAGTACTCTAATTTCCAATATTCATCCGGTTCTTTGGCACTTGGATTAAAGTAGACGTATACCTTACCTTCATATAGTTTACACATCCTATCCATTTGTGGGTCACCCACTCGATCTATAGTTAGTCCACTGATCATGCATTTTTGTACAACATGACTATCCACCATATTGAGTTGTATTGTTCGTAGCCAAGTTATCTCACTATCAAAGTAACCTGGCAATGATGGACATGCTACCCCGATATGCGAGTTATCTCGACGAAATATACGATAGGTCGGACTTGGCTCGTCAGGTCTAAGGTTATACTTTAACATAATAGATACTTCGGCTATGGTGCAATTGATTCGCTCCTCAGGTACGTCACAAATTTGATCTGGTACTTTGGGATGATCTGCAGGTATCCACTCTCCGTGTATGACATCGCCTTTCTTGTCAGTAACTCCTTCTCTCACATACCTATTCACTACCACGTAAGGAGTTAGTAACAGTGAACCATCTTCCTCATCGATACTTTCATAATATTTTTGTTTACATATGGTTTTTCTTATCCAGCCCTCAAGATACATTTTCATCTCCTTTATAATTATATTACACTTAGACGCTGATAGGACATCCTATCAGCGTCTAAGTGTGGTCCTATGTCTCCCACAATAGGGTGTCGTGCCAGAAGCCAGCGGATGCCCTATGTCCGTTACCCCCATACTTTTTTGCGATGAGTGCAACGTCCACAGTATCGTCGTTGGATCGTATTGAATACTTGTATCCATTCTTCCTATGGCTATAAATTATCATAACGTCGCACCTGTATTTATCTTCCTCTATTATAGAGTCAAATATTTCTGAGGTCCCCCTGTGGTAATTGGCGACCAATGCCTTATGTCCTTCGAAATCAACAACGTATGCAAATCTTTGTACGTGGTCTTTATCAATTATACCTTGGTATGACCGTGCTTTTTTACCACACTCGACAATTTCACGTATGATGGTTTCTGATACCAAAGATAGGTGGGCGGCATTATTTAATTTATTCCACACTTCAGCACCTGGACTTGTGTCCGCATTACAAAAAATACCGTAATGAAAATATACACATTCTGGATCATCGTGTTTCCATAGGTCCCAGTTACTAACTAATTCGATAAATCGTGGAAGTTTTATATGACGGTTAAAGTGCATCCAAGTTAGTGCGGCTCCACTATAAGATGGATCTAACGTTTCAGATCCAGATGCCTTAAACCCAGAACTTTTAACCTCCGATATGGCATTGTGATGGTGATCTATCCAGTGCACTATATGGTCTTCATTTAATTGATGCATATAATCAACCGGGAACGTGTAGTCAACTATATAGATTGTCTTGCCTTTTTCTGGGAGGTTTGGGAGATCCTTTTCGTATGTTAATCCGATACATTCACAATCTGGAAATTTATGTTTGACTATGGAGGCCGCACATATGCCATCCAAGTCTTTGTGATAAAAACAAAGTATGTCGCTCATGTAACCTCCTACGGAGTAGTATCAAATTTCTTTTCAAACTCCCTGGTGCCTCTAATGAACAGAGTATTTTTTCCGACGAGTAACTTAATAAAGAAGCTCCTCATTAAACTACTCCCACTCATGTATAATGTTGAATGTCCATTCTTTATTGGGGCATCATCGCTGGCATTTATAACGTCATCTATAATAACGGTATAAGCCTTTCTAAGTTTTTTGTTTTTCGCATAGTATGGCATCCCGATCCTCCAAAACTCTAATGAACTCCATTGGGTGTAATGAGTGTTCAAGTTTATTTTTTAAAGCATTTATCCTTTCTTTATACCATTTGCCAAAATGATCTGGGTATTGTCCTTCAAGTAAAGTGTGAACTTTTGTAAACAGGTCCTTAATCTGAGCATGTGGTTTTCCAGTTAGGCCATACTTTCGGATGTTCAACATGACCCACCATTCCCGTATGTTGGTAGTAACTACAAGACTGGCATGAAGTCCATTTGGAAGAACTTCTCGTGCCTCACCTCTATCCCAGCCTGCTTCCATAAGCTGGGTATATCTTTGCTGGGCTTGCATGCACGACATGTAAAATAACCACTCCGGAATTTTATCCAACTTAGTTTGCGCATCAGAATAAAAATCGTTTATTTTACAAGAATCATTTGAATGTGGAAATTGTTGGAAAGAGCCAGGCACTAAATCAAATATCAATTCATGTGTATCTTTTGAATCGAACATGGTTCTCAACAATTTTTTATCTGCCCACACTGGCAACGTTATTTTTAGAGCATCAAACTTAATCCATCTGGTGGATGTCATAGCAAAACTATTCGGACGATGCCGTATGACACACATACACGTAGATCTATTCGTCTCCAATACCATGCTTATATACTGATGATATACCCTTTCTTTAAATGGCATATCTAAAGGTTCCACCACGACTGGCTCAAACAGTGGCACATGGTTATCTAATAACGCATCTACTTCCATTGACAGTCCTGAAAACATTAGATCGTATTTTTCTTTGACTGCGAATGCAAGCGCTAATACAAATTGGGTTGGCAGATGCAGTACCAATTCTCTCCACGCTCGCATGTTACCAGAAATAACACATCGATCAAAATCAGTGATATTGAAATACTTTAAATAAACATGTTGGATTTTATTAAGTTCATCTTTGAGATTATCGGGTATAATAAAGGCTGTGTTAAGGTGCTCCAACATGGCCTCGTGCTTGGACCCTATGATAGACTTTGTGAATCGATAGGAAGAGTGGTGTTCGCATTCTCCACACGGTTCTCCAAGGTTAGCGCAAGTTAAGCCAGTTTTATCTTTACAGTCAGTTTTACTAACTGAAGCATAGCAAGTTCTCCCAGCTTTTTCTATGCATTCCAATCCGTAAGCATCTAATAACGTTGCGCTCTGTTCCACTAATTCTAATTTATTGGACATGTTATATTTTTCTCCATAGCCAGTACTAATTTTTTAAAATTAATCAGTCGAACGATGTACTCTATTATCTTTGATCGTAGACGTACATCTATTTCCCCAAGCACCGCCGAAACATATTCGGTAGTGTACTCAAACGTCACCATAATGTCCCTCGAGTCTATCCCAAGTGCCGCCAATCCATCTGCCTCAGAAACACCGTGTAACTTCCCTTCACATAACTTTTCCAATGCTACTTTGTATGTGTTTAAAACTGTAAATGACGCTATAAAGGTGCTATCATTTATCTTGGCCTCTTCTATATCAGCTATTATTGACTCGGATATAGATTCCAAAGATGTCCAAACCTCCTTTCTAGGAAATGAGATGTCCCTTATGGATAAGCGGTCACAGTCCTCCATATCGTATATCGTATCAGGTATTCGGCTCATAGTATCCTCTCCCTGGCCCTTCCCATATAGCGCTGTCAATTGGAACGTCGTCTTGGTACATTCGTACACTATCGACGACTGACTCTATTGATGCTAAGTAGTTAGCTAACTTATTTTCGCTGATCGCACATGGGTGATTCTTGAACCCATCGCGTGCTCGTTTAATGTATGTTGGAATATATGACTGTATTACACGTATGCGTCTTCTTTTTACCCCATCAATATGGAAGCCATTCCGTAACATAGTATCGTATTTCACGAATAGTCTCCGTATTCGCTGCAAGTCTTGCAACGCTCCCCATAGTTCATCGTTTCTTGTGTAATACAAATGCAGCAACTCTTCGATATATTCAAATTCGCAGCGCTTGAAGAATTTTTTATACGCATCCCTCCTATCATTTTTATTAATCATTACAAGTTTGAGGTAGCCTATCCCGAATAACAATATCGTTGTAGGTACCCCAATTATAAAACATATAGCTGCCTCTCGAAAAATGTCCATGGTTAACATAGTTGCACTCCTTTGACTCGAAGTCTTTAATGTGTATAAAAGATGCATTTATTCTTATAGCTATAATAGTAATATATAAATAAAAATGTGGTGAGTATGTGACTTTACGGCTACTGCATCGGTGTTACATTCGATCTAATGTTTGAATAAGTTCTGTATCACGTATTGATCTAAAGATCATAGTATCGGATTTATTAGTGAGTGTGTATGTATCAGACATAGGTCGACTAAAGTTAATTATTAATTTAGTTAGTATATCTTGATGATCTGAACAAACTGTATAAGTTGTACCTCCTCTTAAATAAAATCCTTGATGATGTAGACAACTAAAGGATGCAGGGTGTCCATTCAACTCACACCACATTTTAGTATTCAAGAGGCAAATATATCTCTTCCCTTTAGCACTAAGAAACTCCTCTTTCAACTCACATATAGAGCTACCGCTATTTGAGCCGAGGATAGAGATTTTTTCAATAAGGTAATCATCTTGACTGTGGCCGGTAGCTATAGAAAACCTAATTTTACATTCGTCGATTCCCGTTAGTATGATTGGATAAAACTTATCAGGCTCCCCGGTTAAGGGGAGTATAACTTGCTGTCTCACCCGATGTTTATTTTTAACCAGTGCTCCATGGAACCCCGATTGTATCTGAGTAGCAGTAGCCAAAGCAGTTGAAGTGGCATCTATGTGCTTATTGGAGTCAGATATAGCATTGCTAATTTGACTCAATTTATGAGTGGCTAAGTTTCTAACCTTCTGTTGATTATTTTTCAAGCTGATATATGCGGTGTGTTTTTCTTTTAGTGTTCGTCTCATATCAACCACACGATCGCGTAGAATCAACCTATCCGCATTTGTTGACTTATCCATTTCTTCAATCATGATATTTTCTATCCCTTTTATACCGTTGCCCCAGAAACCCTCAGATCGATAGGTATCGCGTCAACCTCGGTTTCAGTGAGTTTTTTCATTGTATACCTGATGGAATCAAACACCAAATGGAAGGTTTCTTCGATAGCTGATGTATCCTGCTCCACCGAACTATCGACAGTTCCAATTACAAATGGAGCAGCCAGCTCATCTATCATTGTTTTGTAGTATGACTGAACCGTGTAGGATCTCCCTCCTCTAAGATAGATGCCGTGCCTGTTCGAACACGAATACCCATACGCGGAATTGCCCTTACGACTATACATGCTCACTCCTGGCAACAATAGTAATTTGTTTTCTGGGTCCTGTGTGATAGAAGTTATATGCATAGCTCTAACATTTAAATTTTCATCGCCTCCACCTATGATATCTATTTCACACAGCAACTCCGCATTAGATACTATTAATGTATGTAACTCAGTTGGATGGGAAACAAACCAGATTGGATAGAAACACTTGTCACTGCCTCCCAAGCGATAGGTTCTTTCATGAACTTTTGGTACAGCATATAACTCTGCTTGGGCTGCAGTGGCGGCGGCTTCCGCAGCTGTAACGGCGGCGAGAGCCTGAGCATTTACTATTTCCATCTCCTCTACCGTAGTGATGATATCGGCATAGTCATTATGTAGGTCGATATTATCCCCAGTGAATTTCATGGTCACTTCTGCCGCATCTAATTCCGCATTAGATGCAGACAGTAATTCTTGCACAGAAGCATCATCCTCTCCTATCGCCAATCCATCTCGAACCATGTCGTACATTTGTGGTATTATGCTTTGCGACACTACGGTTTTCTCAGATGGAGCTAAATTTGGATTGTACTCATTTACAACTTTAGTTATTTTAACACCATCAATCAGTACCTTGATGTCAGCCATATCCTTAATCCCCCGAGTCTGATTCTATCGCATCTTGGATAGCGTTCTTCATTTTTGTGGCCAACTCCGTAAGATCCGCTTGGGTTATAACAGTGCCACTGTGGACATTGGTTTCGTCGTACTCTCCCATCAGACCAACGACTATAGTTTTACCTACTTGGATTTGCTTATTGCTCATTACAGTAGTTTCCTCATGTGTTGATTTATATTAGCTAACTATAGAATGTACAAAATACTTATCGTCGCCTGAAGTGAGCATTGTCTCATCGACAGTGTTTTCGGCCCAGTGCAATATTTGATCCTTTACCGACTTTGTGCTATAAAGCAATCTGTATTCTGTGCCACCCTTAAGAAAGCACCCACACTTAGTTGGACAATGGTGGTGCTTCTCAGCTTTCGGATCATTTAGTGACGATAGCATTTGATTGGAGGGGTGTAATAATACCTCATCCCCATCCTGTACAAACATATCCACATCCGCACAGTAACGGACTCCATCTATTGGAATCGATCCTGACACCATCCTGAAAAACAATCTTGGTACACGCGAAGGCGCAGTACTACAGTGTACATTACTCGCATCACGTGCTATTATAATGACGGAGTCGGTGTCGTTTGGAAAGTCCCACATGATTGGATAGAATGTGTTCTCATCTCCACTCACCATGAAAGTAACTTCCTTTGGTCTTATAAAAGATAGGGCATCCGCATTCTTTAGTTTATCTGAGTCGATACGATCGATCATTGACTTAGCGTAAGATAGCTTCGCCTTGATTAAATCGATAGAGTTTTTGTGCAGTTCATTCTGTGTTCGCAACTGAATAGATGTGGCCCGCTGATTACCTTGAAGCGAGCTATGTTTTTTATATAATCTCTTGCTATTCCTATGTAGCTCTTTAGATGAAATTAAAGCTTGTTTCAATGTCGTTTTAAATTTCATTGGTGTCGTCATAGTTACCTCGCTATACATCTATGCATTTATATATTTATATATTGTCACTATCCATTGGATGTACCGGCAGCAGCTCGTAATGATTCTGTTAGTGCCCCTGGTGCAAGTGCGCACGATGGGGTGGAAATAACATACTGTCTTATGGTGTCAGTGTATGCGTCCCCACCAGCGTAGACTGCCCTATCCCCAACTGAATTCGATGCTTGGGATGCTGATTTATAACCGTATGTATTTATGCTCCCGGAGAGTACGGAGTTAGCTGCGGTAGATATGATGATAGTTCTAGCATACTCTACAACGGGGGATCCCTCTACATCCAGACAAGTATCAGCGATGCCATTTGAAACAAGCCGCCCACCGTCGCAGGATATATTTAGTGCGCCTGTTACAATGGAATCTACATCATTGGATACAACAAATTGATGTATGGCGTCGGTCAACACTGCCATACTGTTACCGTTGTCAACTTGTCCACCTACCAATATTCCAGTATCGTAGATCAAGTTAGAGGTTGCGCCACTATTCCCAGTTGCTACTGCCATCTGTGGCGTAGTTGTCACAACGACATCCGTTGAAATTATATTTTTTTCAATGGAACTTGAATAGTTTCCATCGGACCCACCTCCAATGAAGCAGGCCATGTCCTTATACCCATTGGAAGTTGATGCCATGTTTTTTTGTGGGTTAGCCAAAGAAATCAGAGGTATGGCATCTCCACCAGTAGATATAATGGACTTATATTTAAATGCGAAGGAAGTTATGTCCGATTCACCGCTTGCGGAGAGTGCAATGTCTCCGGAACTATTTGATGTTGCCACCATGCCCCATAAAGCAATCGGCAAGGTTCCTGTGATGACAGCAGCAGCGCCAGTAGACACAGATGATTGGTGGATACTATTTGTTTGAGTTAAATCAGAGTTAAATGTATATTGTCCACCATGGTGAACCGCTATGTCGCCAGGCATGATGTATTTGTTTATGGAATTTTCAAATCGCAGTGCTGGATCAGATGGTAGCGCCACCATGTCAGATTCAGATATGGGGATCATCATGTACGTTCGACTGTTCTCACTTACAGATTTTACACTAGCTACCCCATCCATAACTTGGCTTTGTATAGCGACTCGTATTGACTGTAGCTCACAATATAATTGATATGTTGCCGCACCCCTAAGATACAGTCCACTTGCACAATGTGCTATAAAATCAGAGTTTCCCTGATTGCCGGTGCCCTCAAATGAGTACATATTTAAACTTAATAATTTTGCACTGATCCCGCCCTTATCGGTGAACTCTTTTATGAATAATGATCTGGCATACTCTTCTTTGACGTTACCTCCAATACCGACCAGTTCTATATATACTCCCCTGTTACTTTCCCCAGCACCGTCCCTTTTGATGACTATAGTGCAGGGTTCGTGATTGTCAAATTTCCAGTATACCGGATAAAATTTGTCATCATCGCCATCTATTGTTATGCTGACAAAATCGCGAACTTCCATACGGGCCAGGGCCGAATTTAGATTATTTAAATTAGTAGTGGACTGTGCACTTTTCTCTTCTAACTCAATCATATTCTCATTTACTGTAGTCACCTCTCCTTCTATGACTGAAACCGAGTTCTCTATGTCATCGAAGCCTGTGTCAATGATGGTATCTATCTCAGCTATTAGCTGGGAATTAGAGTTTATGATTCCTAGTTGTTTAGTCAAGGCAACTATTAGTTCGTTGTTAACCACTTCAATTATGTTACCATCGGCCGCTATAATTTGGGCCAACAGTTCTTGCCTTAGATCGTACAGTCCTTTTGTAGATACCAGTATATTTTCTGACCCATCCGTTTCTGGACATTCGTCCGATATACCCTTTATTATTTTATCTTCTATCAGTACATTTTTATCAGACATAGTTTATCACCTGTAATGAAAAGTTTGTTTAGTTATATAATAGCCTATAGTATTCTATGGCCCACTCCTTTTATAAAAGGAGTGGGCCATAGAAGTATATTATGTGGAGGTATTACCTGCCTTCCAGATGATTGTCATTCTCATATACATTAGATTGTTCTATACTTTCTATGTTGGTGTCAGGTATAGATTCTGCCACATGTAGTCCCCATGCCCAATTCGGTTGGAGTCCCATGGATATGTGGGCAGTTATGTCTGAGATCATGCTAAATGAATCGGCAACTATTGTGTAACTTATTCCTCCCCTAAGGTACACCCCATTAGTCTCGCTACAACTAAATGTCTCAGGGTCCCCATTGTATGAGGAGTACAGTCGCTGATTAAGGAGCTGCATGCATATGTCTCCAACGTTAGAGTAGGCATTTATTCTAAATATGGCATTAGAGCCAGTTAGTTGGATCAGTCCTCCACTGGGCTGTTTCCCATTTGCGGTGAATGTAGATGAGTCATCATGAATCCCTCTGTATATAGAAAACCGTTTAACTATGTCGCTGTTAAATTTAAATGGGAGTGGATAAAAATTATTTATGTCTCCGAACATAGTGAACTTATATTCTATCAATCCCATATCAGAAGTCTTGAATGAATTTAATTTTGATCGATAATCAGAATAATCTACAGCATAGTTATCAATCAATGCTTGTAGGGTTTCTTCGGTTACGGTGACTCGGTCATCAACAAGGTTGACAACATTTACTTTTCCTATTATAAAGGAGACCGTGTCTATCTCGTTAATGACCTCACGGTTTGCAATTATTGTTGGATGTTGTTCTTCACGTTGCGCATCCGTAGACTGCTTTAAAGTCATTTGTACATCAGTTGCGAACTCTGTCATGATTTTATTCCTTCGTTGTTCAAATAAGGATATAAGGCTTATATCCCACCCCTGCCCTCAAGGTAGTTAAGATTTAATCTCGGGTCATTATCCAGTAAAGAAATTTCTTCAAGGGTTAGTGCTGTTGCTATAAAGTCCCCAATTATCCATGGATCAGTAGATCCGGCGTACTCCAAAAAATCCTGAAGATCATTCATCAGTTCCCGATCATTGGTTTCAAGAGTGTAGCTTATCCCACCTCGTAAATATAGCCCAGCATGAGAGTTACAATCATAACCTGGGTCTTCTCCAGATACTGATCCATATAAATCTAACCCTATCGCCCCGATGCACTTAGACCCCTCTTCCTCATAATTTAAAATCCTAAAAACTCTATTTCCGTCTGAGTTACTGTTTCCAATAGTATGTGCGTTTAGTCGGACTCCGCCACTTGGTATACCCAATGCCACGAATGCTGCTGTCTCCTGATTTTTATTCCTATATATAGAGAATTTTTTTAGCACATCACCATTGAGCTTGAGGCGAATAGGATAGAAGTTAGAAATAGTCCCGTGCAGTAGGAAAGTTAATCGCCATAGTCTGTGTTCGTAATTATCGTACGCGGTCTGGATTATAGGTAATCTATTGATGCGATTTAAATAATTAGTGGTATAGTTATTAAAGGTCGCTTCCAAATTTATAATGCTTGCATTTGTAGAATTGACTATGTCGGACACACCTTCGATTTTAGTTGGGACGTCCGCGTTAAGACTATCGACTCTCTGGACAGTATACTCTATCGAAATATCCTGCCCGAGTTTTGTATCCTCGAGTTCGTCCTTCATATCCATCTGCGCATCAGTTACATCGCCATTAGCCATACTCTCACCTTCTCTTATTTTAAGGATTTGTCTTTTTTTAGTTATATAATATTCATATGTCCCTTCTCATATGAGAAGGGACATATGGCTTGCTTTTTATTACGACCATGTATAAGGTGCACTGTACGTGTTCGAACTAAACCAGCCCGGCTTATCGACAGTAACATTAAATGTATATTGGCCTGCTTCCCAATTGGATGCGTCGATGCTTAGGATGGACGATGTCAAACTACTTACGCTATAATAGTGCCCAGTTGTTTCCCCGGACCACACCACGTTGACCCCATAGGTTACATCTGATGTTTCAGAGTTAGGCCAGTCTATATCAATTTTAGTGCCAGTAGCTGTAATGGAGATCTCTCCCGCTGGATCAGTGGTTCGTATAACTTGACAGCCATCCACACTTTCAGAATATGAAGATACCCATCCACTCTTAAGTGTTCTGACTCGATAATAGTACGTGCCAGGCGCTTTATCCGATATGGAAGTTGTAGTATTGCTACCCACGTATATCACTGCTACAGTCGAAAAATCAACGGAAGTGGATTCTTGTAGTTCATAGGTAACACCAGCTGTTTCTGAGGCATCCCACGTTATGCCGTAGTCCCCAGTTCCATTATTGACTGGCACAATGACATTGGATGCCTTGAGAGTAACTCTTGACACATTCACTGCAGCTTGATATGCTTGCCAATCACTATCATTGAGCGGATCTCTCGAGGCCTTGATTCGGTAGTAGTATTCTCCAGGATCTTGAGCCTCTATGTGATAGGTACGGGCGGTGCCAATAAATATTGTGTTAAAGTCAGACAGCTCCCCAGAAGTAGATTCCTGTAAAGTGTATGTACATCCTGGCAACATGTCATCCCAAGAGATGGAATAATTGCCAGATTCACTTGTCTCTGGATATTCGGTGAAATATGGAGTAGGTACGACTCTTCGTACAAAGCACGGATTCTCCCCGAGTGTCCACGCGCTCGACGTAAAGTTAGTTCTTATTCCTCTAACCCTATAGTAATACTCTCCCTCAACTTTGCCAGTGAGTTCAACTGACAGTCCAGTTTGAAGTGCGATAGACTGGGCATTGCTAAAGTCTATATCGATTGCTTCCTGTATTTCGTATATTATATTCTCAGTTGGGGAGGGTGCCCAACTTATTGTAAATTCACCGGTCTCATTATAAGTTGGGATCACAAGATCACTCAGTGGCTCCACAGTTTTTGATATGATGCAGGCATTTGATCCTTCTGTCCAACCGGTATCATTCCATCCAACTTTAGATGCCTTTACTCGGTAATAGAACGCCCCGAGTTCTAATTCATCGTGGTCGAAGTTCGCAAATGTATCCGCAGTGATCCGCGATATGAGGTTCTCAGTGAACCCTACATTCGTCGCCTCTTCTATGGTGTAGATTATATCGGAAGTCGGATTAGATAGGGCGCTCCATGTCACAATGTATATTCCAGAGGAGGTTGTCGGTATATCCATACCATCAATTGGACTCATATTCTTAGTTACGGAAAGTGAATTTGTTGCTTCTACCCAATCACTATCCGCATACCCAGAGCGAATTGATTTGACCCTATAGTGATACACTCCTTCTAATTGGTTGACTATAGAGTGGGTCGTATCAGAACCAATATATAATTGGGTAGGATCACTAAACAATGGATCGGTATCTTCTTCTAATGTGTATGACGCATGTGGGGTTTCGGAAGTAGTCCAGGACACAACTAAGTCCCCATCATCATTAGTACTTGGCACATAGATTGTATCCGGGATCTCCGTAGTCCTCGTAACAACACATTCTGTGGATCCAACCCAGGGGCTGTCGCCATATTGTGATTTGGTTGCTCTGACCCGGTAGTGGTATGTACCGGGCTCCATATACTCTAACTCTATGGAAGCATCATCCCCAGTATATACTATCTCTGACGTGTGAAAATCTGGGAGCTTTGATTCCTCCACAATGTATGAAGCTAACGGGGAATCGGATGCGAGCCAGGACAATAGGATGGTACCAGATGTGCTTGTATCAGGTACTTGAAAATTAGTAGGTGGCAGCGCCTGTGGCTTGTTATCATCCCAGTTATAAATTGGATCACTCTCGTTGCTCTTATCAATACAGTTTTGTAAATCGAGCATGACGTCTGGATCATTGGTGGCAACAGTGTAGGTGAGTGCCCCACGTAACCAAAATCCACTGTATCCGGTATTCTGATAATCATAGGTACTAAGGTTGCCATTTTCAGTTAGTGTGGAAAGTAACTTATCACTTGGTATTTTCACACATGCTTGCCCCGTATACCGATCTGTATTGACTCTAAAAAAACCGACTTTGTTTGTTGCAGCATTGTCAAACTTTTGAATCAAATCAAAGTATACTCCCGGAGGGATAGCGTCGCCAGTAAACAATTCAGTATTTTGATCAGATCCTCTTGATAGAATGACTCTAACTATAGCGTCATAAGTTATGGCCCATGCCATTGGAAAAAATTGATTTAAGTTCCCACCCATAGTAAAAGTTAAGGTATAGTTAACTCCAGACTTTAGCTCTGCCAATTCGTCTTGGATATTTTCCAATCGAATTGCATGGTCAGTTAAGTTCTGTGCCTGCTTCGATAGATTCAATTCTAATTCTGCATTTTCTTTATCGATCAGCACTTGGTTGTTGAATATATTCTGCTTTACAATGTTGCCTTCATTTTTAAATGCTTCAAGTTCAGAAGTATTGGAATTCATTTCGTTGAATTCATCCTCCATTCTGTTCTCTAACCATGCTTTTTCAGCCATGTCATCGTCCGTGACTGGTACATCTACAGTAGTGTTGCCACTCATAATCTCACCTCATAGATAACTTAATAATATTGAATTAGTTGTATATAATATCTTAAAACATTATTAATGAGGAAGTTCTCCTACAGGAGAACTTCCTCATGATGTAAAAATAATTTAACTTTAAATACAGTTGTACCGATTACCCATTGCTGGTTGCGGCAGGATTCATGAGCACATTTGGATTTGGCAAAGAACCAATATCTGTGGCTGTAGCATTTGTGTCAATTGTTATTTTTGTTACAGAGGCATTACCTCCCATTATGACCCCTTCGGAATTAATAGAGTTATTTGCTCCGCTTTGACAGCCGCCGATCCCATAAGGTTCTGATAAATCGCTGACGCCCATAGATAGCACTCCAGTCGACATGATATATTTATCATTTGAAGTAATATCATCCTCGTAGTAATAAGAGCGCAATCTATTGTTCGGCCCGTATATTGTCCACTTAAGGTATCTTCTCCCATTGACAACTATCATGGTATCGCCACTATTATTATCTACGGAACTAGAGAAGTGTCTTGTAGAAATACTTTCAGTGGTTTCACTTCTTACTTCAGTAGAAATAATGAAATGCGCACTCGCATCCAATACGCTTCTTCGATAGTTACCGGAACTGGTCCAAGAGAATGCTCCCGGGATAAAGAATCCTACATCCTCCTTATTTCCTCCAACAGAACCATATACGGCAGTATTGTCGCCGACCGCAGAAAGTGTCTCTTGCCTAGTGGATATGTGGCCCTTTAAGACATCCCTATTGCCACTGGACTTATAGCCACCAAGTACAACATATTGGCCTTCAACGTCATTATCTAAATAAAGGGAAAGGCGACATGTTGAAATAACACCTCCTACTGTTGCAACACTACTTGTCGATACATTGCCATAGACAGAACTTTGGAGCAAGTCTCCACTATCTGGTCCTTTGCGGCCTGCGTGTACTATGTAATTATCATTGTGACTGTCGGATGCCATGCCATGATATGATCTCTTGGTGACGTTGCCGCTATTAAAAGATATAGCGCCGGTAGATATCTTTACGTTATGGGCACTATCTAAATAAGCATTATCTTGTGTTCCTCCCGTAAACATACCATCGTCGCCATATCGTAGGCTATTGGTCGGCCTATTGCCTCCCACATAATCGCTACTGGCCCATTGTGATTTAAACGCTTTAACTCGAAAATACGATGCCCCAATAACTGAACCTATAGTAATTTTAGGATTTTGAGCAGGGCCTTGATACACTTGATATTGATTAGCCATGTCACTGTAGCGGGACATGTATATTCCATAATAATCTGGTGCATCTGGAGATGCCCCTATAACTACCGGCATAAGAGCGTCCTTTACAGACCTTGGCGGTATAGATAAATATGTTGGATTTCTCAACTTTGGTGTAATCAAGCAAGAGGTATTGCCAGGTACCCAAGCACTACTTTTCCAATTGTTCGTTTTAATTCCCCTAACTCTAAAATAATACCTATTTGGAACCCCTCCTACAGGAGCCGAACAGGATGGCGTTTGGCCAGTGTAGACAGTCTGTCTTCCCTGTGTAAAACTTTGATTAAGGGCTCTTTCTACGACATACACGCAGCCTTGCGTAGAAGATGCACCTATTGTCAAGGCTATATTTCCTCCAGCGCTGTTTGGCGGCACGGTTAATCCCGTTGGGTTGACGACAGTCCTACTCACCACACATGAGATATGTGAATTAGTCCAGTCACTGTCTTTCCAATTATTCCTAATAGCTCGGACTTGGTAGTAGTAAGTACCTGGATTCAAGTTGGATCCGCCAATGACAACTAATCCCCCTCCCCTATAAATTTCAGTTGCATCTGAAAAATTCGATGCTCTTGCGCGGTTTACCACATAAGTTACATTGGAACTAGATGCAACTATATTTAAGACCGGCGATCCGTCGTCGTTAGTTTCAGGCACAGTTAATGAACTTGGTTTTGCAACTTTTATTTCTACCTCGCAACTACCGCCAACTGTCCAAGGACTCGGATCCCAAGTAGCTGGATCTAATCCTATGGCTCTAACTCGGTACCAATATGTGCCTGGCATGGTTTCAGTGATGGTTGGATTGAGTCCAGAACCAGAATACACTTCAACTGTATCCGATGGATCGAAGGTTGATTGAGTAGATCGTTCGATAACATAGTTGCTAATGTCACTAGCGACAGAAGGCGGCACTATAGTCAGTTCCACTAAACCAACAGTGTCAATTGGAGAGTTGCTTGGAACCGATAGGCTTATTGGTGGGGCAGGTTGCCTGTTCACTTCGCAACTACCGATCGCCCAATCGCTATCCCTCCATTCAGACTTGGTGGCCTTGACCCTAAAATAATGTTCTCCTGGTTGGACATCTGTGTAACTATATGAAGTACCTGTTACTTGCACTTCAAGTGTAGATTCTGTTGGGAATAAATCATCTGTGGCACGCTGAAGAACATATGCGACATCTTCTTCTGGAGAAGCTGTCCAAGCTACGGTAAGATCCCCAGTAAGATTAGAATCAGTAACAATAAAATTTGTTGGAGGCTCTATAATTCTTCGAACGTCGCATGGATCACTACCATCTACCCAATCACTATTCTCCCATTCCGGTTTCGTAGCCATGATTTTAAAAGAATAAATGTCTGGATCCAAATCCAACATTGCAATAGTCAGCGAGGAGCCGGCTGCTACATTGATTTCATCAGAGAAGCCATCAGTTGCAGTGACTTCAATTACATATGACGCACCTGCAGTTTCAGATGGACCTATAACTATATTAAATACACCATCCCCATCATGGTCGTTTGGTGGGACTGTTAATGACGGAAGCTCTACAGTTCGTTCGACCTCACATCCAGTTTCCCCTGTTCCCCAGTCACTATGATACCAATCTGGTTCTTTACTGGCACGTACTCTGTAGTAGTATGTTCCGGGAACTTGTTCCAAAAAGGTAAAGAACGCGTCAGTGCAATCGATGCTTCTTGTAACAGTGCTATCAGGAGAGTCACTGTCTGTAAACTCTTCAAGTGTATACATGACCTCAGGCGTCTCTGTAGCAGTCCAACTGATAGTGTAAGTCCCATCACTGTTGTCTGATGGAACAACGATATCCATTGGAGTCTCTACTGTTCTTGTTACAGTTATACTGGTAGATCCACCTTCCCATGGGCTATCGTACATGTTATCCTTAATAGCCTTTATTCTAAAATATAGCACATCTGGGTATATGTCGGTGTAGCTATGGGTAGTGCCAGTAGTCTGTATTTCAACTATAGCATCATCCCCGAAGTCAGAATCATTTGAATACTGAACAATATAGGTAACGTCGCTTTCAGGTGAGCGGGTCCAACGTACCATGAAATCCCCAGTCGAATTATCGGACGGCACGATGAACTCTGAGGGCTTGACAATGGTTCTTGTAACAACACATGGAATTGATTCCACCCAATCACTATCCGTCATGCCAACACATACCGTCTTTACACGAAAATAATACGTATCCGTTAGTAGGTCGATATTGTCATACTGGTTCGTAGTAATTGGGAACTGAGTCGCATCACTGAAGTCGGATTCAGTAGCTCGTTCAAGTATATAGCTACCATCCGCCGTTGTTGTTGGAGCCCAAGTGGTAGTAAAAGAACCAGACTCATTTTCATCTGGTACGCTAACTGAATCTGGTGCATGTGCAACTATAATGACTAAGCATGTAGTTCCGCCGAAGTAACTACTATCCGTATAGTTCTCTTTAATAATCTTAACTCTAAAATAATACCTATCTTGGGGAAGTTCCAGATGTACAAATTGTTTACTTGTATCTGTCCCTTGGTATATCGAAACTGCATCCAAGTACTGGTGTTGTAAGGCATACTCAAGAACGTATTCTGCATTAACTGGTAATGTGCCTGCCCAATTCGCAGTGAATTCGCCATCGTTTGTACTCATCTCAGGAACAGTGAGGCCCGTTGGTCGAGATAGATACTTAACAACAGAGCATGTGTCGGATCCAACTACCCAATCACTTCCAGCTAAGCCAGATTTGATAGCTTTAACTCTATAGTAGAAAATCCCTGGACCATGGTCGATGAACTCCAATTGTCTATTCGGGCCACTGTACAATTCGACAGTATCTGAAAAATTAGAATCTGTTGCTTGTTCGAGAACATACTCTGCGTCCGCAGTACTCGTTGTACCCCATGTTATTGAATAATTCCCAGTAGTTGAGTCGACTGGGACATTCATACCTGTTACAGCATTGACCTTATTAGTATTAATAACATGCTGCTGACGGAATAGCCATTTTAATCGCTCGTCACTAATTATATTAGTTATAATAGACTCATCTATGCATGATACATTGTAAGTGTATCCGTTTATTTCATGCAAGGAATTCGACACGACGTTATCGGCTGAAACTTGGATAGCTGCCAGTATAGCTACATCGCTGCATGTTATTTTGTATTGCGTATTCCCTCTTAAAAACACACAGTTTCCAATAGGGCAGGAGTAAGTGCCATGTTTCACTGGATCTAGTCCGCTTGGAGTATTGAACACATCCTGACTTGCGAGCCTAAGGGATATTCCATTCGCCTCAGTAAAGTCAGTTATTCTGAACTCATGTGATTCATTCACATCTACACCCGAACCAAATCCATAACACTTAAAGAACAACGACATACTTAGGTCGGAGTGACCAGTTGGCAGAGTGTTATCTCGCTCAATCCGAACAGTGCCAACATAACCAGTTGGAAATGGCCAAACAATGGGGTAAAATTTAGTAGCATCACCGCCGACGGTTACTATGGCAGAGTGTCCGGTGTCTGTAATTAAACCCGCTACAAATTGCTCTAAGCAGTCTATGGCGTATTCATTGACGTCATGTCCGGTTTCAGTGAGTTCATATTGTATGCCACTATTCACAATATCTGCTCGTATCAGGTTTCCTCTTTCAAGAACAGTTCTCAATGCAGACAGATCGTCATCTTGGATATCAAATAAACTATCATTATTCTCATCGATTATTTCTTGTAATGCATCGAGTGCTTCTATTAGTCTCTGATTAAGTGCAGTTATTTGGCCTTGTTTCGTACCTTGGATAATACTGGTCAATTCTTTATAAACAGAATCATACGCTTTGCCAGATGCCAATATGGTACTATCGCTGTTGGATATTGAAATGTCATCTGATATGTCGGATATAGTTTTATCCCCGATTATTATTTTTTTATCACTCATTACAAAATATCTCCCTATGCATTAGATGCAGCGCCATTTAAAATGGAAGCAGTCGCAACGTTGTTAGTTTGCGAACTATAGGTTCCGGTAGAGACAACAAGTTGCTGTAACTCGTCTGACATAACCCCGCCATCTCCTCCAACTCCATATATAGTTCCAATATCACCTGTGCCATTTGAGGTACCTCCAGTTGTAGCCGTAGCTATAGAAAGGTCACTCGTCGTATTTACATCCGCTCCTGTTGACACAACAGAACTGTATATGTGTGGGATAACAACATCCCCATTTTCCATATCTTTTCCACCAGCAATTGTAATTTGGTCGCCTACGCTATTACCAATTGAGGTGGACTCTCCATACTTGGTATACGTTGTCAGGTCAGCTGTCTTCGCAGAGTTCGATCCAGTTGAAATAATGAACTGTTGCACTATCGAGGATTGTGTTCCATCGAGTTCATGTCCCCCAACTACTACTGCCTGATCAAGTGTCCCATTAGAATCACACACATGGCCAACTACGGCTCCCAATAAATTACCGACAACTGCATGTTCGGCCACAGTCGGTACTGCAACCCTCCGTATATCAGTTAGGGGTACACCCGACCCTACTCCTCCAGTAAATACAGCTACATCACTTACATTGTTGGATGTTCCTTTACTGAGACTAACGCCTTTAGACATCGCAGCAGTCGTAAGTGTGTCGGATCCCGTCGATACAATAGACTGCGCATCGTGACTGTTCCCAAGACTATCGTCGTCATCCCCAGTTGTAACACAGATATCATTCCCACCGTTCGAGGCACATTCCGGTTGTACCATATGGAAACTTAAGTTACCTGCACCAATTGTAGCGGCTTTAGTTGATATATAGCCTATTTCATTTCTGGTTATAATATCGCCTGCGGAGGTGCCACCAACCAATAATCCTGTATCCCCAACCAACGGAGCATATTCCGTAGGGTAGTTATATGCAGATATGCCCCATGGGATGTGTGTAATGTGTTCTTCCTTTATAGTTCTACAATAGTAGTCATCCTCTCCAGAAGATTGAATGTTGTACTCATCCAGTGCCGGTAACTCCATTCTGGCTATGAGTGCATTAGAAACTTGCTCACTATCGGTAAAAATTTTAAATTTAATACCGCCCCTAACATAGAATCCAGATAACACCGGATGTTGGTATTTGGGCAACCAAGGAAATCGTGTCTTTGAACAATATAACTTTTTATTCGGTATAGCGATACACTCTACATGTTTAGGAGAGTAGTTTCTAACTTTAAAATCAGTTGGTACATTCTTACATCTATCTGTGCTGTCAGCATCGATGTGCATATAAACGGTCGGAGTCTTTGATGGGTCATTGGCAAACAATAGCCTATCCATATCAGATGTTCGGATAACGTCTATGTAAATACTTCCATATATTTGAGATGGTGCCGGCCCTACTGTTCCAGTAAGAAACCAGACTGGATAGAATTTATTTATTTCTCCGTTCACAACAAACTCTATTTCATTCTTATAGTTATATTTAACTATCGCATCATTAGAATTTATCGTCGTAGTTGCCTCAGTCAGGAGTTCGTTATTATCATTACTGTGGTTCTCTAACTCCGTACTTTTAGCGTCTCTACTATTTAACAATATATTTTTTTCTGTGGCATAAGTCGCATCTTCAACAAGGCGTTCCGATATATCGGTCCTAGTTTTATCAGCACTTGGTATTTTGTCTTCAACGGTAGCTATGTTGGTTCGTTGAGCTCGAATATATTCACTCGTTAATAAATTTGCACTCATAATCAATATCCCTTAATCTTTATGCGTTTGATACCGAAGCATGGCACCAGATTGTCGGTAGAAGGTTTCTACAATCCACACTATCAGTTCCGGTTGAACAGTCAAATGCTTTATGGTTGTTGTTGGGTTCCGTACAATGGGCTTATTGACGCATCCCAATCTATTTTATCACAGTCTTCGACTGTAGTAGCTTCTGCATAGTACTCTTCTCCATCCACGCCAGTTATGGTGTAAGCGTCTTTGGTTCCATCGTTAAATATGGTTTCAATATTGTGTATAACATCAAGATCGTTACATCGGAAATTATAGGTTAATCCTCCACGCAGATAAATTCCAGAGATCCCAACTGTGTAGTACCCCTTTTCAGAATTAATTTCTCTACTGCTATACAGATTAGGACTAGGTAGACTCATGCATTTATTTCCGATTTCATTGAATGACCGTACGGTTAGTCTACCGGGTAATTCTGTAAGTGGGTCGTACCCGCATCCTTCAATGTATATGTACCCACTTGGTATAGTTTTATCTAAAACAAATAACTCACTGTTTAGATTCTTATTCCTATATATCTCCAAAAAATTAATGGTTTCGGAATTAAACTTAAACCATACAGGATAAAATTTTTCAACACTGCCGTCAAGTGTCATTGTGAATTTTGTAGTAGCAACTTGGGAGATGCTCTGGTATAATGTTTCTTCTTCCGCTATAAGGGCACCAAATTCGATCACTTTATTAGGGATGGCTACATTCACATTGTCGAGTCTTGGGGACATTCCATTGACCTTGCTTTCTAATGTAGTCTTAGTATCCAATACTTCAGACTTTATCTCAGTCAACGTCCTATTGCTACCATTGGCCAGTTGTGTCTTTGCATTGACTTTAACCAATGCTTGTTGTTGGGCGATAGTATAATCATTTATTGGTAAATTAGGACTCATGGCAACATTCCCCTATGTATTAAAATTATAAAATTTATATTAATATTCGATCTTTAAATATATACAGTTCAGTTTATATAATTACAATGTATGTATTTAATTGCACATGGGATAGATAAACTCATTAGTTACCTTGGCCTTGCCTATAGTAGGCAAGGCCAAGGTAGCAGTGTTATAAAATTCAACATGGTACTATTCTGGGACAGCCAATCTATCCTGCACTATTGTCTCTGATATATACTTAAGTGCTTTTTTGCCAAGCGCATCTACTGGGAGATCCTTGACGCCATGTTTGGTTATAAATTTATCGATGGTCTTTAATGTACTTACGTTGACAATGCCATCGTTCTTATCCTTCTCAATGTTTTCCGGCAAATGAAAATAATCGTTCAATTCATCGACAATATGCATGACAAGTGTTTCAATGCCTGGATGGGATACCTTGAGCTCATCTACGGTAGAGTCTATATTGTAAAGCTCCGTAAGTATTTGCTCGTATTCCCTATCCCCCAGTGCAATACGTATGACTCTGTATGAGGCCTTGAGTGCCTCTATAGCGCCGATGCCCTTAGATGCTCCCTCAGCGAAATTGATAACATCTGTGAGACTTAGTCCAACAAGGAAACTAAGTATTTTCATACCAAAAGTCCTAAGTAAATTAATCATGTTTTCCTCCATACTTAATAATAAAGTTATTGGTGTTCCAAATGAAATAGGTTATAACATAACAACTGTACATAAAAATAAGTTATCAAGCTTCCCATATGTCCAATAGTTTTTTTTCTAAGGCATCGCACCATCGTGTTCCCAGTCCAAGTATCATAGGTGATGTCACTATTCTATTCGACACACTGGTCTGAGAGAATAAACAATCTATCTCGAGTGGTTTGCCAGTGTCAACGTCCTTTAGATCAGATGCTATTATGGGCTCCTCAAATATCTCAGATATAACGGATTTTAAAGAGGACGCTATGAATATTTTATCTCCAGCATCTAGGCTATCTTTTTCCTGGATGTAGAAATCAAACACTACACTGTCCTCGTCCACTGTAACCTTTCCTAATTTATTTTCTCCGATAAGTGGCTTTGATTTAACGAATCCTTCGTCGGGGTCATTAGAAAAGTTAGCTTTGGAGTTTTGAGGCCTAGTGATTTCTTTGACGACTGCTCTTAGAGACTCCGACATATCAGATAGCTCACAATTGTAAACAACATTTATTCTCAGAATCTTTCCAGAGAATTTACATTTTGGTGTAGATCTATTTAGCTCTGATATCTCGTCAATATACTCATTTTTTAAGAACATTTGTGGTATATCGCCATCGTCAAATATTAGAAGGTTATGAGTGTTCAATACTGCTTGTCCAAGTTTCACTATATCAAACACAATAGAATCTTTATGTATAGATATAGATCTTCTGTGCACCGGCTCATACCCCATCCTACTTGCGGCTCTTTTAGATACCCCCGAACTATCCTCTATGGTATTGTCGTTCTCAATAAATGCGATATTCATAAGGACGCCCATTTTAAATGTCGGTATGCCATCCGAGGTTAATTTAAAATAATCTCTATTGTAACATAGTGTGTCACCTCGCTGGAACTTCTGGCCCTTTTTAACTATACAGTCTATGTTTTGAGTTACACTTACGCCAGTAACCATGGTCGGTATAGCTCCATACTCATAAGACCGTACTGTCCCATCTTTGTATTGTATCTTAAACATCTTAAGTTTTTCATTAACATCCACCACAACTCCAGGTTGCTTCGCTACTACTGCGAATGGATATCGCGATAGGGATGCAATTACTTTATCATACCCAGTTCGAACTTTACAGATGTCACTATCTTCAGTTGCTACAAATTGACTAAATTGGCCATTAACAAAGTTGGCACGCTTCCCATCATCAGATGTAACCCCAGGCATAAGTAATCCAGTGACCGATAACATCTGTCCAGGTTCAACTTCATCTAAATCAACTGGTTTAATTATTCCATTGTTATTAGTTATACTGGGATTTTGACTGAAGCAGGAATTAAGGGCAACCCTACCACTATCGACAGTTGCTTCAGATATAACGCCCACGCCGTCCTCTGGAAATTGTCTGTCCCTGTGAACAAACGACTGTTGATCCCTGCCGCCTATCCCAGTGTATGAGAAAGCAGAATCCATCTTAACCTGATGTATCGGATTTATCGTTGAGACATTATCCATGAGGGTGTCCGACATAACCGAATTAAATACAGCATTGGGATTTATAGTGAACTTCTCCTTACTTAGATGTCCAGCATATTTTTGTTGCCCAAGTGCTCTACTCATTTCGTTATATATTACATCGATGAATTTCTCGTATGTTCTCGTTCTAAAATTCTCAACACTGGCTGGAGGTAAGTGTTGTTGATCGACCAACATAGTGGTAGCCCTTACAAGTAAGTCTAACATGTTGGTTGGCTCTCCCATCTGCGAAAGAACCTCTTTTGTTTTGTAGTCTAAGAACATTTCAAAGAAATTGCTGATGCCCCTCAAATAATGCGGTCCAATTTTTTTATCAAGTAATATATTGATATATTTTTGTGGATCATCCATGTCCTCAAAATAATACTTCCTTAGATCCATCCATCTCAGTCCATTAGAAAATAGCGATTTAGCTAACGGCGATCGTTTAAATACTATGGACTTATCCTGGAAAGCAATTATGACGTCGGATCGATCTTTGGCAACAACTCGGACTCCTTTTGGGAATTCTGCGTAATCTATATTTAGATACTTCAATATCTTTGATAATCCAAATCTATATCCAAGTATAAAAATCATTGGGAAATCTTTACTGAGGATTCTCAAGTCAACCCAATTGGCAAGTGGCTTTGATGGTGGCCCTACTACGCCATATATGTAGTCCAGTAATGTATCTGGGGAGTTTGGAATTACTGCCAGGGTTTTTACGTCTATGATAGAAAGTTTCCCTTGGATCTCAATAAAAAATAGGGTAGTGGTGTTTCCACCCAGATACACCGTATTGTTGTCTTCCTCGAACTTTTCTACAAACTTAGAAGTTTTGTCAGTTAGCCCATGAAGCCGGTCGGTATACTCAAAATTAAACTCGATTTCAGCAGACCCCATTTTCGGATCTTTAATTTGCATCTGAGTAATTTTTTCTGAAAGTGAAGTATACTCATACGGCAACTTTGCCCGAACGTCACCTATAGGTGCAACTACCCCGTATATAAGATTTATCTTATCTTCGCCCCGTTTAACGATATGCTTCAATAAGTGTTCATTGAATGTCGTGGCCTTTGTCCGGTGTCTTTGCACTAAAGCCTTGTTATTGTTTGATGATAAAGAAACAGTGTCCTTGGATATTTTACATATAGGCTTTGTTATATTTTGATAACGCAAGCGCATCTTAATCCCGTTGACCAGTATATCGCCATCTTTGTCAACATGAGGGAGATGAAATTTTATAGTCGTTTGCTCTTGCCTCTCGTTAACATATGTCACAGAATAATGATCTATTCTGGATAGTTCTGTACGTGCCTCATTCTTTTCAATCCCAACTAGAAACAAACCATTCTTAGAAAAATCAGTTAGTGTCCCGGCAAGATCTTTTTTAAAGGCCTTTTGCATATACTGTATTCTTGAAGTCAGTATCGAAGTACTCAACATAGATTGGTCTGGAACGACATCTTTTAAATAATCCAAGTTCGCTATGTCGAGGGTATTGGTTTGTTCTATAGGAGTATTTAATATTGCCTCTAGGGTTTCCCCGGACCCCTTTTCTAAAACAACGTCCTTATACTTAACTGAAATTTTTTTCAATTTCGCATATTGTTTGGTAGTTAGGCGCTCCTTACTCCGCTCGATAGCTATTTCCCCAGCGAGATCAACTTCAGCAACACTATCTATAATGGTTGGAGTTACTTCAGTTTTAGAATCTGATAACGCATCAACCAGGACATCGCAACTACGAGCATCTATATTTTTTTCTGGGTCTATGGCGGTTAGATCTTTTGTCGCAGTAGGTCTTCCTGCCACGCTTAAGTCATTAAATTGACGTTGAATCTGCAAGAAAGCTTTATTCTTTTCATTTAGTTTAAAGATCTCTCCAAGATTGTAATACACGTATTTGTCTCCAACATTAAATATGAATGTAACGCTGTCATATTTGTGTGGAGGTAACTTACTTAGTGTACCATTAATCGAATCTATGTTAAGCAAGTTCAATATATGCACCGTTAGAATATACTGTACGTTAGTTGTATACTTAAAACTGACTGGTACAAATGCCTTATATGTTCTTGTAAAATCTTGCTGCACAAAAGTCATAGTATCGAGTGGGACATATACGAAATGGTTCCCATTGTACTTATTTATTCGGTTCACTGCTTCTGTTAAAAACAGTTCAACAAGTCTCTGCTCTATAAATTTACCCATCAACCTAACTCTAGATAAAGCGTTGTAATTAATAACCACTAAATTCATAGGCATAGTGCTATCTATTTTACGATCATCCGGGATAGTAATGAATCTCGATTTATTAGTGTTTGCAAACTCCAATGTTTTAAGTTTTAAATCTTTTGTTGGGAACTGAAGCTTAGTATCTTTTGGAATGATCCCAGCCGAAGTGTTATGGATGTTGTAGACTCCAAACTTCTTCTTCCCGAAGTAAGGCTGATTCATATCAAACGCCACAGTATAGTTTTTAGTATAGTTATAGACACTATCAAATATATGTAGCCTTGAATCCATTGGGAGTTCTGTTAGTTGTCCCTCTCTATGAGTAATTATTGTTTTAAATCCAGACGAATTATAAACGCCATATTTTCTATAAAATTGGGGGTATTTTAACATTGCAACCTCTCAATTAAAAAAGTTATACATTTGATTTAAGAATTCTTTTGATATATAATATCATTATTGTATTTTTTATAGTCTGCCCTACGTAGGGCAGACTATAAGCTAATTTCTAGGTACCTTCATTTTCCACGGACCGACTGCTGCTACGAGTTTAGCGATGGTAGTATCACCTAATCCCATACCGTAGTGAGTTGGACTATGCTTGAGCTTAAGCGTCTGCAACATTGTGTTGAATTTTAATGCCATGCGCGATTTGACACTTTCCCGGTCATATAATCCTATCCCAGATAAAGTGGTCAAGTACTCAGACATGCCGGAGTTCTTAGCGAAGATCTGCTGCATCAAAGTATTGTCCCCACCTATTGTCATAAACAGCGCAGGGTTCAAGTTCCTTAAAGATATATCCAAATCTATTGCTGTTGGTAGCATCTGTCGACTCCATCCAAACTCACCAACTCCACGTTTAATACTTAATGACTCAACTAATCCAAATGGTATTGATACTTGGCCTTTGCTATATGCTCTAAACAGGAATGGGGAAGTGTACATGTTGGCCCCTATGGCTCTTGGGGACACAGCTGCGATCCAACAACATAGTGGAATATATACCGATTGGAACACACTTACAGGATCTCCTGCTCTGGCCCTCAGTTGCAAACTCATACTAAATGAGGTTGAAAACTTACTATCCAAATACATTTCCGGTAATGCAAAGTATCCATTGCCGGAAGCCAGCTCAACTGCTCCAGCAAACCCCGTCAGTTCTGATATAGCTTTGGCTGCAAAATCAGTGGCACCAGTTACTACAGATGCAAGCGCACCAAGTATTCCATCGCCTTCCTTCAATCCACTCAACATGAACTTCTTATCTTTTTTACTCTTGCTAACGTTGTTAAGAGTAGATGCCATGGCAGATGGACCAGCCGTGTTAGAGAAAGTCTCTGTTGGAACGGAACCTTTCTCTACACGAAACCCTATATATTGAGCTCCATCTAAGGCCGATACAGCGAGGGCATCTGCAAACTTATCTGCAGCAGTAGGTTCTTTTTTAATAGCTTTGTCCGCCATCAACTCTTCGTATATTTGATCTGTGCTTAAGACTGAGCTATCTGCACTCTTTCGCCTTCGAGCCTTGCTCGTCATTATGGACAATATATCTGGCCCATGCTTCATTATTCCCGGAAGCCCGGAAGCATCATATCTTTCCTTAAGTGTAACTTCCGAGCCACTTGCACCAGTACTGGACACTGCGTCCCCTTCTATACCATTAGGCAGTATGCCTAATGATACCGCAAGTGGAGTGAGTAATGAGTTAACTCCCTTAAGGTACAATAATTGAGTATTTTTTAACGAGCAGTACTCAGTGATCGTCTGCTCCTTTCCGGCCATAGCCTTTCCTAAATCTTGTATCCATATGATTGGATAAAGTGGAATTTTAAATGCTACATTAAGCGTCTTGCCTAATAGTCTCCCTAATGTACCCGGGATACTTTGTTCTCCAGTATTCATTAGATGTGACAATCCAGAAGAAGCGGCTTCAGAAAAGAATGTCGTAGGGTCACTGTATTGAGGTACCCCAAAAGTCATCCACAATATCTGCTGATTACGATTATACATATCGTCGTAAACTCTACCAACTCCTTCCCCTGGAACTCCGTTATCTGACAATTGAGCTGGAACATCATCGTACTCACAAAATTGCCAGACAGGATTCATAGCATCATTCCCACCTGGCTCTGATGATTGGTAAGTATGTCTAAAGAATGATTTAGGGAGACTCTCTATTAATGATTTTAAATTTTCCGCGCTGGCCTCACGGTTCCCATCATCATCCCGCATAATGTTAGCCATCATATCACTCAGCTTACTGAATTCCTCGCCTATGCGAATGGCCGTTGGGTTCTTGACCCAAGATGGATCATTGTCCCTCAATATAATATTCGAACTCATATGGTTCACCCCATTGCAGATATGATGTTATGCTTTTAATACATCTGCTCCACTTGCAACCAGTGCGACATACAGGTCCTTTGGAAGCGACGCAGTTACCCGTTCAGTGTACTTTGGCTTATTTACATTCAGATGTTCCCAGAAGTAGGACTTAGATTTCCTAGCGCCATCCGGTCCATAGTTGACCTCATTGATGACCACATCCTCAAGCTTACCCGACTCCAATAACTTAGCCACATCCAATGCCCTTTGGCCAACCTCCTTTAAATACTTACTTTTAACATTTTTAGAGCTCCCACATAGTAATTGAGCGGCAGCCTCCTTAAAGTTAAGGTTTTTTATAGCTCTAATGCATGATGGAAATTTCTTTATAAATCCTGGGGCTCCCATATTGTAGACGATGTTTAAGATCGCGATCTTTCTGGCATCGTTTAGCTCACTATAGTTAGGAACAGATGTGGCAGCTTCCATGCATGTTTCGAAATCCTGTTCAAACAAATGATCTGCTGCAGAAAAAGATAATTTTTTGTTGTATGATTCACCTTCCAGTATAAGGTGACCAAATCCTATTGTCCAATAACCTTTTGTGTCCTTGTATTTAGATAGTCGACACCCCTCATATCCAGCAATTGAAAGCATAGCTATGTACTTATTTTCATTCTTCGCAATCATGTTGTATTCTCCTGTCTATAGTTGAATGCACCAGTTGCACCGATGTATTGTAGTGCAACTGGTACCTTGGTTAGCTGAACAATGGAGGCGTGGCCGCCTCCTTCATGGTAGAGAGAGTTTGTGTTCTAACTACTTTAGAAGTAGTCTTATCTATCTCATGTATCCCCACCTGTGGGGGTACTGGATTCTTTGATCCGTTATCGGCCGGTACAAGAACATCGACCTTGATCTCTTTATTGGCCGCTTCTAAAGTATTGTCTGCTATGTTGCCAAGTTTGCCGGACATCACCGAGGTTTGTTCCCTTATTGCATTTATAAGTTCAGTATTGTCGGTGTTAGTGTTAACTACAATTGGTTGTTCTTTTATAGTTGCATCATTCGCCGCAACAGTGGCTTGGCCGTATACAGACGTATTACTTGGATCATTAAAAGATAAAGAGTTAGGAACTCGATCCGCACCAATGATATCCTTATTCACTGGAACTTTAAACGGATCAATTGCCCCTGATTCGTTCACATATGTTTTGTTTAAATTAGATAGTTTGATCTTCTTCGGATCTAATCTCTTGGCTGATTTTAACTCCAATTTATCAAGCTGCGCCTGTATAAATTCCTTAGCATCATCATCAATTTGATCGGAGTCAATGAGTAGCTTAAGCTCTTCAATTGTGAATGTTGTCGACACGGCTTCTTTGCCATCTTCCGTTAAACTCCAATCTGCCCAGCCCCAGCCATCATGAAGAAGTCCAGAATCCACCATCTTCCTCGCAAATTCGTTAGCGTTTTTTACTTCGTCTCCTCTAGAAAAATATTTATATATTCCAGCTGCCGCTACTGCAGTGGGACCCAAAGCGAATATAGCACTTTCCTTTAATGCTGCTTTTATCTTCCCTTTAAATTCGCCACTCTCCTCACGGTCTTTAATCTTTTCATCACTGGCCTTTGTAATATCATCTACCTTACTACTGATCTTACGGTTAGGGTCACTTTTTTTTCTTAGACGTATGATAGCTTCCCAATTATCCAAACGAGCTTGTATATATTCCTTAGCTTCATCAGAAATCTTATCCGATTTCATTAGAATTTCTAATTCTTTTTTATCGAAGCTCATTTGGATCGCTTCTTCGCCTTCTTCTGTAAGATCCCAATCTGCCCAACCTATTCCATCATGCATGAATCCTTGATCGACCATGAGTCGTGCAAGATCATTGCCTTCTTTAATACTTTTGTCCTTAGTTAAATGCTTATAGAGACCATACCCGACAGCCCCAACGCCAGCAGCAGCAAGACCAGCCAACAACACTGGAGAAGCAGCTATAGAAGCGGCACCTGTTGCCAATGCCCCGCCAGCTGTAGCCAGTCCACCCATAGCTGCACTTCCCATGCCAGTTGCAGCACCAGTAGCGAGTACTCGCCCTCCGATTGAAAGAGCAGTCTTCCCTAATTGTCTACCAACGGTAGTCATCGCCTTGCGTCCGACCCCAGTTGCACCAAGTCCGGCTACGCCCATCGCTGTCCCACCACCGGCTAACCCAGCAACTTCGCTTTGTTTATCACTGAGTCCCAACTTACGACCAGCACTCCTCGCTAAGTATCCAGCACCACCAGCTATCGAACTCAATATACCAGCCTTAGCCGCAATGCCAGGTTTTTTCTGGGTTATGTTTGTTTTGCGGGCAATAGCGTTCCTTACTTCTGATGAAGTCTTAGACTTCGATTTAGTTTTTCCAAGTCTATCCTTGTACGAGCCCTCTACGTCGCCATCGCCATCTGTATCACCGAATATAGATTTTGTTTCATCCTTTTTCATGGACTCTATAATGGTCTCTGTACGTGTGTCTATTATATCTAAGATCGCGTCCAGCCTAGTTCCTACGATGGTCTCGAGATCCTTTTTATTGGACCGGACACCGAACAGTCCAGAGACCATATCGGTTCCGCCCTTAACCAAGGATGATCCCAATCCAAATATACCTTTGTAATACGCGGGTAACGCTTTTCCGGCGAGTAAGCCTCCGATGTCTTTTAGCCCACCAAAGAGTTTGCCGATTGTTCCTCCGCCCTTCGTTGTAACTTTATCAAATACTGATTTTGTTCCTAATGGGTTATTATCTACGTCCACAAGTCCAGTATCGATATCTTCCTCAGTTACAAGAACTTCTCCATCGGTATTAAAGATAGGTTCCGTTATTTCATCTGATGCTTCTAGTTCACTCCCATCCTCAAAGAAGACTCCTTTTTTCTGCAGCCTCTTTGATAACAGCGGATTGCCTGGGTCTATACTATCCTTAAGGTATACATTTACAAATGGCTCGACTTTCCCTCCTCTTCCAAAAACTGAGCCAAGTATTTTAGATGCACCTGTTGTAGTGGCACCGATGGTTCCTGTTAGAACATCTTTGTACATATTGAATGCGCCAGGTAATGCTTTGCCGGCTAATTCACCTGCTTTGCCGAGTAGGTTCCCACCACCTTCGAGTATCGATCCAGCAGCAGATCCACTTGATTTAATTAAGTTGCCATATAGAGAGGCATATCCTTTAGCCCCTGCCGCCGCAATGGATCCAACAGAGTTAAACCCATCCTGCATGATACCAAATACCCCACGTTTCTTAGATTTAGGAGAAGTACCATCTCCATCTTGCGATGTGAGTTGTTCACTACCTGTAAAGGTTTCATTCAGGGTATTCAATCTATGTACAATTTCATTTAGGCCAGATACAATTGGATTCTCTGAACTATAATGAACTTCCTTTAGCGCATCCTTCCACTCAAGAGTATGTTCTTTGGAGGACAACGTCATAACGTTCTTCTGTATTTGAAGAACACTATCAAGAAGCTCTCTACCGCCCCGACTATCACTACTTTCGGATAGGATGCTAACTATTTTCTCATTTGTATCCTTTACACTACTGAGGTGATCTACGGCTGTTTCTGTTTCTTCTCCTTGAGTTAGATCGGGCTCTCCATGTTCAGCGACAGTCTCTGCAATCTCACGAACAAATCCAGCTATCTCATTTCCAGTGTCCTCTACACTAACTGTAGTGGATAAGAAGTCTTTCATACTCTGAACTCGAGTCCGTGCCTGCTCCTGTGCCGGCTGAATTACGTTCTCTTTTATGTCCTCAGTTTTTTTCGCGACTGTTGTTAAAAAGTCTGTTAGTCTTTGCGGAAGTTCTATTGAAGTCGGTTGGACTATCTCCATCGCATCGACGACTTTATCATCGTCGGACACTTCGAGGTCTTCCGTTGTAACATGCAATATGCCCCGCAGTTCCTTGATGGTGGAACCGACGGCCGGAATGAGCTTATCTATACCTAACTTATCTTTGAGTTCTGCAATCTGCTCGTTTATATTTCTTGAATCTTCCAACAATTTATCCACAGCTGCAAATGAATCTGCTTCGGGAGCAAGTTCATTCTCAGAAGCTGCATTTGTAATGGACTCGTCGACTGCCTCACTGCTATCTTTTACATTGTCCTTAAGTTGGTCAACTCTATTGCGTACAACATCTTTAATGGAATGTACTCGTTCGCTAACTCCATACTTGTCATCTGCTTGAGCTACCCTATCTTTGATCCCATCAGCGGCGGTGTTAAGTTTTTCATTTATAGCAGCAATGGATTCCTCCACTACTACAGACATACCGGACAGTACATTATCGTACTCTTCGTTTAATTTTGCTTCGTTCTCACGTTGGGTCCTATCAAGAACAACGTTGATAGGGTCGGATTTATCAAATATATTACGAGAGTGCTCCTTCAACTGGCCCTCGTCGTCATAAGAAGAAAGACGTATTTTTCGTAAAGCTACATCGAACTCTCTTGTGAGTCTTGGACGATCTTCTCGATATATATCCTGACTTAACAATTCAGTAACTCTGGAACGTATCGCGTTGATCTGATCCTTAACTGGAATAGTCTGGTCAAGTAATACGGAATTGACTATGTCTCTAACTGAAGTCTGCAAGACTTCTTCACTTATGCCACTTATCATTTTAGCATAAGAAGGAGAGATCACTCGCTTGACGGCCCCCTTAATGTAGGTCGGTGCCAACTTCAATCCATCCAACGCTCTCCCGAGACTTTCTTTTATGCCAGGAGAAGATGGATACTTGGCGTCGATTACTTGCTCTATGCGATCCCGTATTACTTTAAATCTATCTCTTCCAAGTATGTCTGGATCGGAATTAACGGCATCGATTATATCGGCAGCTTCTTTTTTAAACTCACTGTTTCTAATATGTTCAAGAAAGAAACTCTCAAACCTATCGTCTGACATTACCAATTCGGCCCCTTTAAGGGCAGTGGATCGTACGCTATGTTTTACTTTATTCTTGTTAGCAACTGAACCTTCTATTTCTTTAGACAGCAATTCAACCCGATTGGTTGTTTGTTTGGCGAAGGTCTCTTTATCAATATCGGAAAAACTTTCTGATATAAATTTTTGACTTATCTTACCGGACGTATCCCGCAAGTCTTTCATTACCTCGCCGGACTCACTGTCCCACATCTTCTGTATTAGATCAAGATGCGAAGCTCGATTCATCATATTAATAATTTTATTATTGAATATGCCTACGGTCGATTTTAAGATATCCCCTGTCCCATCGGTCACAGATTGTAGGATAGTATTAACAACTTCTTCTGGATTCTCTACCCCATCTATAAGTTTACTCATATAGAAACTAACATTTGATGGGTCTTCATTGTACTCAATTAATTTCTTTGGCTTAAGTAGGGTCTCACTATGGGCCATATTATTTGCTACTCTGGCCATATCTAAACTAAGATCATCGAATTCCTCTATATCGATATCGTCGTCTTTTGATTGAAGGAACGCTGCTTTCAGAGTACCGATCGCATCTGCTGCTCGTTCTGCCCGTATGTCTCTATCACCGAATATCTGAGTGACCATACGTTGCTTACGTTCACTTGCATCTACAAATTCCGATGCCTTTGGATCATAAACTTGTAACTCACTAACCTCTCCAATTCTTAGCGCATTTATTTCTTGCAGTATTCTACTTAGCAGTCCAGGGATAACCTCCACTGTAGCAAGACGAACACCGCCGTCGTCCACCTCTTCTTTGGCTTTGAGTATGTTACTTTCCTCAGACAATCCAGGTAAGCTTGCAGCCAGCGTTCCAATTAGCCCACCTCGTTCTGCAATATCCCCTAACCCCAATATCCCCTTGGTTTTTATGTTACCTACAGTTTCATTTAGAGATCTTGTATCAAAAATTTCTTGCAATTTCTTACTTATAAATGATCTACCCAACAACGATCCGATCCCACCGGCTCCAGCTCCAGCTGCCATTCCAGCCAGCCCACCGTCGTCGTCGCCCATGTCCCTCATGGAGTCCTGCATTTCAAGTAGCTCATTTGTAGCGTCGCCTGCATCGGCTATCCCGCCCATAAGTTCTATGCCTGGGGACAGTGCATCATCTTTTAATTTAGACAACACTCTACCGGCATACCCACTTACTTTTCCACTTATTGAGGAGGATAGGCCACCAACAGAAGTTTCTTTAAGTGACTCTAATAACCGTTTCTTTTGTATATCGGGCAATCCAGTATTCTTAGATATAATTCTTAGATTCTTCTCACTCATTCCAGTAAGTATTTTGATAGAGCTAAGAATATCTTTGGAGATATAAATATGTCGCCATTTAGCATACAAAGATTCTTTCATGTATGCCATTGTTTGGTTGTACGAAAAGTCCGCTATATTTCTAAGTGAGAATGCTGTTTGTTTGGCGACACTCATCCTAGAACTATGCATGTTTAAGTCTAACTGTCTGCTTATATTAGTTTCCAGATTTTCGGTTACTGCTAAATCTCTTTCTTGTTCGGCTTTTATGGAAAAGATAGTAGCCAATCGATCAGCTATATCAAGTTCCCGCTGATCTTCTTCCGTTACCTCTGCTGCGGAATCGACTTCAGGCTCATAAGATGTAGCGAAGTCACTCATCACATCGTATATCCGCTTAGGTATAAAGCTCTTAGCTCTCGGCAGGAGTTTCTCAGTAGTTTTTTTAATCGACAAGAAGGCTTCTGAACCTTCGTCTTGAACGTCAGTTATGGTCTGTAATGCATTGTCTTTTTCACTGATAAAATCTGCAGCAACGGCACCTACTTCTGGAAGAACATTCGATATACCGGCACGTATTCCAGCGGTGGATCCTTTTGTTAAACCCTGAAACGCTGTTTTTGTAATGGCCTTTGGTAAGCTGACCGCTTTACGGTCGTCAGTAAGATCGTCCTCGAAATCAAACATGACGTCATCGCCCGAGGTGTCGTCCCCAAATATTTCATCAGACATAATCAAACTCCTTAAATGAGTAATTTCTCAATATATGAGAAGGATGTGAACATATCTAAAATAACTTTGGTTTTTTTAAATATATCTTCTACATCCATATTTGGATCCCTATCCAATATTTGCATAGATGACACAACATGCTTTCTTTGAAAAACCAATTTGTAGAATAATTTTGCAAACAGGTTATCCATTTCTTCTGGATCGGGGTAGTCCTCTACATCGTCATACTGTTCCATATACTTAGACTCAACTTCCAAATAAGTTGGTATATCATCTAAGAAAAAGAAATCTATGGAGCGTAGTAACTTCTCTTCTATCTCATTAAATGGCACGCTAAGGAAAATGAGATTTGTGGCATGTTGGTGTTTAAATATCACCTTATAGTATTCTTTAACTTCATCTGTCAGTTGTATATTTTTCATATTTAAATATACGGTTATATTATTTTCAGTGGTTTCACACACTCGGTTATGCTTAATTATTTCATCTATAGTTCTGGTAACGAAAGTAACTACAGAGGTCTCAGGTGCAGCACTCAGTAATGGATGATTTGTTTTATCATTAATGTAGTTGTCGATATCTTCCTCTGTGTAATCCTTCAATGAAAAATGTTTTACAACCTCATGATCATATCGTGCATTGTATCCCTTTATCTCGTCCATTATTTTAACATAGCGATCCTTAGCCAAATTAAGCAGTATATACGCCATAATGCGTATGTCTTTAATCATAGCCAGGTCAATGTATACGGAATCTACTCGCTTTAATTTGCTGCGGACGATGTCCTCTGAGACCTCATTCCAATCTATGTCCTTTCCCATGACGCATCCTTTTTGTTAGAGTCAAATTATTATATATAACTACTATTGTAAAGTATATAATAAGTTACTATATAAAAAAGGTGGATACGCATGAGTATACAAATAGAAGAGCCAACAATCACTGACACTAAAGAACCGTATAAAATAGCTTTACTTGATGTAGACAAATACATAAAAGAAAACAATATTGGGGAAGTTACCTCACAATTTATACGTGTCCCCTCCAGCAATGAATTAGATCCAAATGGATTATTCAGTCAAACTATTTTTGGGGAAATAGGTTCTCCTGAAAGGATGTTAAATTTTGGCTACATAAACCTTAGGACAAAGATATTTCATCCAAAAATATACAAGACCCTCCTCTCCCTAAAAAAATTATACGGAGAAATAATGTCGAGTAATACTTTTGCATACTTTGATGAAGAAGTTGGCGATTTAATTAAAATCGATAGAGAGGACGAGCGTGCTCGCACAGGATATAGTTTCTTTATGGAGTATGTACAAAAAATAAAATTTAAAGCGAGCAAATCTTTACAGCGGAGCTATAAAGTAAAGCTGATAGATAACCATATAGAAAGTATGCATATCGACAAATATCTAATTATGATGGCCGGCATCAGAGATATTAATATGGGCGACATCGATAACTACGACGATGCCAACAAACTATATATGTCATTGATAGCCTTATCACAGGCTTTGCCGTCTGGTAGTTATAAAGTAAATCCAGTATATGATACTGTTAGATACGCTATCCAAAGAAAGGCTAATGAGATCTTTGATTACTATACGAATTTCATGAGCGACAAACATGGTTGGGCTCAAGACAAATTTCAAAAACGAAGTATAGTACATGGCGCAAGAAATGTGATCAGTGCTGCAACAATAGCGGGAGACTCTCCGACTGATCCTAGGATGTTGAAATCCCACGAGTGTATTATGGGGACACTACAATCAATAAATGTAACTCAACCGATAGCTATATACTATCTTAAAAGAATGTTCTTTAATCAGGTGGTGCAAGAAACCTCTACTCAGATACCTGTAATTGACCCAAAGAGCCTGTCCTTACATTATACTGAAATATCCCCAAAAATGCGAGATCGATTTGTATCTTCTGACGGAATTAGTACTACCATTAAAAGATTTGAGGATGCCTCGTTTAGAGCAAGTAACGTTACTCTGGAAGATCTTGATGGTAAGACATGGAACATTTATAATGTCTATGATGATGGTGAGCAAGTTATAATCTTTAGGGATATAAATGAGTTATCGACATATCGTGAAGGCGATATAGATAAGAGCTATATACGACCGTTAACTTACATCGAGATGTTCTACATAGTTGCATTTCATGCCACAAAAGGAAAACATGGCCTATGTACCAGATACCCAGTAACTAATGACGATAACACTATAACTCCAAGGATAAGAGTTGCGACCACGAAGCCAGATAGATTGGTTAGGCTAACGACTATGTTCGATCCAGATGTATTCATAACACTTCCCCATTACCCAATAATCGGTAACGGATATGTAGATTCGATGATCGTTCATCCTGGAACCTTAAGTACTTTTGACGCTGACTATGATGGCGATGCACTCAATGGCTCCGCTATACTAACCACAGAGGCAAATAAAAACATAGAAGATTTCTTATTCTCACTGAATGGAGTTATAACGCCAGATAGGAAACTTAGGTTCGAACATAATGGATTTACAAAAGCAAACTTATATGCTTTGACGAGGCCATTCTTACCGACAGAGATAGAGGCATTGCAGTAAATAAAAAAAATATCCGGCACTCCGATACTGTCCATCAGTGGACAGTATCGGAGTGCTAAAAGTCTACCCTGCTGGATGCATCCCTATGATTAAATGCTGGGACCACTACACCATCTATCACCGGATAACATACATATTCTTCGGTATCCTCACCCAAGTGCAGATCTAAACAATATGTCATCGTTGCCTCGGACCGCGTGATGTTAGTTATTACGCCCGGTTCAATAACGGTGCCTTTAAATGTTAGCACATGTTTACCAATAGATACATTTATAGGTTTTATTATACCTCCACAGAGATCAATTAAACATGAGTCTATAGACATGTGTATCGTAATGTCAACCTTTGATGCAGTGAGTATCTCAACACAAAATATGCTTTTATTGCCGGTCTTTATTATCCCATACAACAGAGATGGCATCGGAGCAAACTCATTGTCTATACTCTCAATAAATATGCCCTCATTGATGTCCCAATTGTGCGAGTCAAAAAGATTACATGCCACGTAAGCTCCATCCCCACGGGCCATTGCATATACGACTGATTCCTTTGTGCACATATACATATATTTATTAATCCTTTCCAATAAGTTGTATTCTTTTGTAGATTGGTGATTGTTGGAAGGCCCTGCAGTACTCCCATTGGTCGTGGGAAGTGATGAATCCACTATCAATTAAAACTGGGATATATGTCGATGGTGCTAAGCAGTATATCTTTTTAATGGATGTTTTACTTATGTGGGATATTCTTCCAGGTGTTATAAATCGACACAAGTTCTTTGGGACATGTGGCAGGTACATGTAGTTTGGGAACACTGCAACTGTCGCGCCTTTTTGTAACTGTGCACTTTTTATTAACTGTCCCCCAATTCCAACAAAGTAACTGTAATGGGCGATAGTTATTCTGCATGTTTCACCAAGATATCCGTTAGGTACTGCAGTCACCGTACGGCACATTAGCTCGCCAACGTACTGTGTCGCTACTATATTAGCGGCCATTAGATTGCCGTACTTGCTTATGCCGTAAATGGACATAGGCCTTCCCCCACTATCATTGACCATATTGCGGTCATGTAGTTCTGATAGAGTGACATCTAATCCATTGTAATGTACATAAGTATCTTCTGTTCCGTAATACATTTATAAATCCCCAAATTAGTTAAGCGCCTGTATGGCCATAGCATTGGCAATAATGAAATTATTCTTAATGTTGTATGCGATATCGTCAGCTTCAAGTTCCACGCCATAAATGTTACTATCGCGTAATTCAGTTATAGACTCCACCACACCGTATCCCACATTAGCAGCAGACCCCTCTATTACTTGTAATTCCGGAGAACACATTAGTATAGCGAGGCCCTTCTTTAATTGAGATGCTCTTATTGGCTCTCCTCCCAATTTAATAAATGTAGTGTTGGGCGCAGCATTCAATGCGAATATGTCATCTACCCTACGACCATGTTCACATATAGGCGATCTAACCGCAACGAAGTAGCGTATATCTATGTAACTGAGTTGATTCACACTCAGTATATTGGCTATTTGGAATCCACCATTGTTATTAATAGAGAGCAATTGTATTGAAGGCATGGTGCCACATTCGGTCTGTTTACTTAGTTCGGGCAGATCGTATCGTTTGCTCCTATGAAGAAAATATTCACATTCAGATAAATAGTACATTCAATCACCTCATGTTGGCCAATTGTAATATATTGTTTGATGGTACTACGAACCCATCTTTAATGTAATATGGTGTTTTATAGTCTACTTCTAATGCCCACATTGTTCTTATCTGGTCTACGCTAATACTCAAGACCACCCCTGGCGTCAAAGCATTCATGTATGGATGCATCAATATAGTTGCTCCTTCTTTAAGTTGGGTCACTGCCACTAGTTCGCCACCTAGTTTAACAAAATAACTATCCGAAGAAGTGCGCGTCGCCATTGAATATGTGAGTCCACGTACTACTCTGGCTACCACGGTGTAGCACGATGCTTCTTTAGCAGGACTAAGTCCGAGTACTGGTGTCAGTATAGTTTCTCCGTTCGCATTTATTCCATCTACTAATAAGCTGTCCGGTTGCTTAAGCATCTCAATTATATCAAACATGGTGTATAACCATCTATTTTCATATGTTGCTTCTGCGCATATGGTACAATAGTGCATATTTATTCTCCAACTATTATGTGTTCGATGGGACTACAAACCCATCCTTGATGTAGTATTGTACATCGGCCTCTAATACTATCCCATATATTTCTTCTGGAGGCAATATAGTTACATCGCTTATCACTCCTATGGACAAATTTCCATCTGGAGGGAATGGGCATACCAATATCGAAGTACCTTGTTGCAATTGGCTCACGTGCAATAGCTCTCCTCCTACCCCTACAAAATAACTGTCCCTGGAAGTTTTAGTTGAAATAATATTACAATTGTAATTATTAGCTTGTGTAGTTATCCTGTAGCATAAGTGGTGATCGCCAACATAGTACATATCCATCAGCGCTGCTGGCACTAAATAGCCTCTGTTGTCAACACTGTCTATGTACGTCGGGACATCGAGTTCCTCGAATGCATATGGGAGCTCATCGGTCTCATACATACTCACGTAGTAGTATTCGAATAGATCTTCAAGAGTGTACTCGTTCTCGCCGAATAATGTTCCATATACTTTGGACTCTTTTGTACCATAGTGAGTCACGTTATTCGTCCTCCCTTATAGAATTGATTTAATCGGTGGCACTATTGCCCCATCAATAATGGGGTAGTTTATCCCGTAGTCCATGTATAGGTCCACATAGTAAGGTATGGCGCAACAAGCCCATTTGATGTCGAGGATTCTACCGGGTCCAACATATCCACCAGAATATGTCAATATGTGTTTACCTATATACACGTCTTTAAATTGTAGGATCCCACCAGAAGCATCAAGTAACCCCGAATTATTGGATGTATGGATAGTGAGCACATATCCACATAGAGTGTGCACCGTCAGTACATACATATTGGTGGCTGTATCAGATCGCATAGTGGTTCTTAATAGTCCAGGAATAATCTCGAAGTTTTCATTGACACTTTCTAAATAAATATCTCTGTCGAAACTATAGGCGCAATAGTCGTACAATTCCTGCGCTATATACGAGTCATCATCTGCCATCATCGCATGGATTACAGACGAACCTATGCATTCGTGCATGTCCAACTACCTCCTATCGCGTGTGATTAAGTGCACACTTTTATTTTATGATCTCACCATGCTTCCATATTTGTAGATAGTGTTTACTACAGTGGCCTTTAGCATAGTATTTTCTCTTACATCCATCAACTTTACATCCAACAGTTATAACTCTATCAGACATGGTCTTGCCATGTTTTTGCACTTGTCGATAGTGTCTACTACAATACCCTTTAGCATGGTGTTTTCTATCACACCCATCGACTTGACATTCAGCAACTCTATCTGGCATGGTCTTGCCACGCTTATGCATTTGTAGATAGTGTTTTTGACAGTAGCCTTTAGCATAGTGCTTTCCATCGCACCCATCGACTTTACATACTGCGGGTCCGTCTGGTAGGAGCTTCCCCTTCCTCCGCATTTGTTGGTAGTGTGTAATGCAATACCCCTTAGCTACACGCCCCCTATCACACCAGCTAACTTTACATATTTTCATATCATTCTCCTATGATCTTGCCAAGTCGCCATATTTGATTGTAATGTGTATTACAATAGCCCTTGGCTTTGTATTTTTCATCACATCCTTTGAATTTACATCCAACGTGTTTGACTTTATCTGGTAGGATCTTACCGTACCTATGCATTTGTAGATAATGTTTCCTACAGTGGCCTTTAGCATAGTGTTTTCCCTTACATCCATCAACTTTACATCCAACAACTCTATCTGGCAGGAGCTTGCCCTTCCTCTGCATCTGATGATAGTGTTTGTGACAATACCCCTTAGCTACACGCTCTTCATTACATCTATCGACTGTACATCCAACGGGTTTGACTCTATCTGGCAGAATCTTACCATGTCTTCTCATCCGGCGATAATGTTTGCTACAATACCCTTTAGCATAGTGTTTTCCGTCACATCTATCGACTTTACATCCAACGGGCTTAACTCTATCTGGCAGGATCTTGTCACGCTTATGCACTTGTCGATAGTGTCTACTACAATACCCTTTAGCATAGCGTTTTCCATCACATCTATCGACTTTACATCCAACTGGCTTAACTCTATCAGACATGGTCTTGCCATGTTGTTGCACTTGTAGATAGTGTTTCCTACAGTATCCTTTAGCATGGTGCTTTTCATCGCATCTATCGACTTTACATCCAACAGTTATAACTCTATCTGGCAGGATCTTGCCATATTTTTGTATTTGTAGATAATGTTTGTGACAGTAACCTTTAGCATGGTGTTTTCTATCACATCCATCAACCTTACATATTTTCATATTATTCTCCTATGATGTTATTCTGTCATGGTTTATACATCCGCATGTAGCATCCATGACAGTACCCCTCCTTAAAACGCTCTTCATCGCATCCTTCGAACTTACACTTTATAACTGGGAGTATCCTGCCGCATATCTGCATTTCTTTATTGTGTTTTTCACAATGGCCCTTGACATAGTGTTTTCTATTACATCCATCGACTTGACATATTTCCATATTATTCTCCTATATTAAAAACTACATACATATACCTTACACATAGTAGTAATATATAAATGAAAAGATCTAATAAGCGCTAATCAATAACTTGGCACTTGCCCCCATCTATTTTAGTCGTCCACCATCATCCCATCTATTTTATTTAATAAGGTATCCAATAGATTTGATTTATATTCATATATGTCGTACATAGTCGAATGCCCAATGTGTAATTGTTTTTCTATGTAGTTTGAGGAAGCCCTACAGACATCAATTGTGGCGGCGATCTCTCTCATGTTTTCAAGCACTTGTTCCCTTCCATTTAAAACTCCAGCTTTGAATCCATCGTTGTATGAACTATCCATTTATCACCGTCCTATAATTTATAAATCAGTTGTGCCTAACAAGTACATAGCATTGCTATGTACTTGTTAGGCACTGGACTATGTATACTACGCCTGTTTTCGCAGTTTACTCATATCTCCATCTAATGGTTCGAGGGCATGGATGATCCCAGCTCCAGAGTCATTATACTCCAAGCGAACTATCGGGCGTTTTTCGTGCTCTGGGTCGTTTACATGGGTATTGATGAATCCATACTCCTCCATTATCATTTTTACAGTATGGGGATCAACTACTTTTTCTTTTACGTTACCACAAATTGAAATATGTCTACACATCAACCCTTCCATCGCTTCATCGTGGGTATATGTAACCGAGATACCCATTGGTATAAGTACGGTGTACTCTGCATGAAAATCATCTGGCAACTCATCAGTTGATTCCATCAGCTTGGTTAGAGCGTCTACTGTTCTTGGGTTGTTAGATGCGAGTTCTATAGCTTTTTCTATTCGTTCTTTTATTTCGCCAGTTATCACTACCACTTGCATATCGAATTCTCCTTTTTTAATGTATGGGGACAGATCCGCTCTCTATTTTTCTAACGGCCTCTCTTACTTCTAGGTCATGTACCCTAATGTATATTGCCTCCAGTGGGACTGTGGTCCCGGTGTGTGCGGGGATCATATAAGACATGGTCCGGCTTGGACTTTTCGAAGACGATATATTTAATATAATGCTATTGCCTTTAAACACAGTTTTTAATAGACCCATGACTATGGCGTCCTCGGTATCCGGGCGAGCTACAATCCCTCTAATATATTTGACATGGTCTACCCATGCATCTGTATTACTTTCTATAAACTTTATCAATCCTTTAAATGTCGATAGTTCAAAAGTAGAGGATAAATTGGAAATTACAGATAGTTTTCTTTTAGTCGCCGACTCAATAACCAGCAAGCTATATTTTACATCGTCGCCAAATGCCTCCTTCAAAAGTTCTTTTACAGTATTCACCATTGCATCCATTCTTAAAGCACCTCCTCGTTACTAATAGTAAATTCAATGTGACACTTGAAGTTATTTTAACCTTGTATGAATTTCCCTTTTCCAATATGACTAAGTGATTCATTTACATAGTCGTGTAGTTCAGTTGTAATCTCCATAAATAGTTTTCTCCATTTGAACAGTTGTTTAAAATGTAATTTCTAATATCATTACTGTAATATATAAATAAAAAGGGGATGAAAATGTTTTTATTACATACATATAACAGCAGGTGGGATTTCCCACCTGCTGTTATAATTAAACATTAAAAATAAAACAATATTTGATTTACTAAAAATTTATCCGCAATATTATCTTCTGCCGCTACATCAACTCTTATAGCCACACGAGATTCTGGAGGAAGCGAATTATCGATCTTAATCAATACTTGCCTACCAGTTGTATCCCCTGTTATATTACCAGATCCCATAAGGACACTTTGATTCCTGGCGAACTCTATGGTTGATGAAGATACCTCTGAAGTGATGCTGTCCGTTATATCTATCCGGACCTTCTTTGTTTTTGAAAGGTCCACTTCCGGAGGCATGATGTTGGCTATGATAGTCCAACCAACAAGTGTAGCTGCAGGTATCCCACCACCGTATCCAAGTATACCATTTGGCAAGGGCAAAGGAAGCGCTTCAACAAAGCATGTTGGCATTGCGCCTACTGAATCTCCCGATGCCCATACTCTTCCGTCCGGAAGTTGGATAAGGTCATCATTTGGCCCCATGGCCACAGCTGGTTGTGGGAGCAGCTTCCAGCAGGACTCAACCCCGGACATACTCTCAACGGCAATTTGTTCTGAAGAAAACAATTTTAATCTCAGTCCCATCTGCAGCACGACGCCAGAGCCAATGCCGTCACTTGGATCCTTAGACCATACAATCCTGAACATTGGTATAACGCGATCATCGACTGAAACATAGTCCACAAAATCTTTATATTTTTGCGGGACAGATGCATCGTGTACAGATAAAGAAAACTGGTTGCCCTTCTGCGCATGTAAGTTAGTTGTGATGACAGTGGTGCATATCATTCTAGATTGGCCAGTTCCAATCTTAAGTACACACTGATCAACTTCAGTTATATCATCTGATCCAGAAACTTTATATAAAGTTGCTATGTCATACCAATGCATGTCTGCATCAGGAGATGTTACTTGAAGTAATATTGATTGGCCATCGCTAACGTCTGAGTAATCAGCCAAATTTTGAACTAATAATCTTCTCACAGTATCCTCCATCTTAACCAGTCGTTCAATTAACGATAAAAAGGTAGGTGCCTTGTTTAAATTATTGGAGGTTATGATATTGCCTCCACCCATAAATGAAGTTAGGTTCCTGAATTCAAGATCCAGCGAACGCATGTTTTCTACAGTTACTCTCCCACCAACGGCATGGTAGTTTATAGCAACATCGCCAACGATAGTGTTCTTGAAAAAGATATACTTGAATATAGGTGCCTTATAATTACTTTCACCTGACAGTTCAAGATCGATGGAGATCGGACTATACTCTGATGGCAGTACTGGCTGTCCAGTTGCTACCATTATAACTTCTAATGTATCCCCAAAGAATGGTCCAGCGGCAGGAGAGATGAGTTGATTGTACGCCTTTGTCCCGTCAACTTTATGCACTTCGCCGGTAATAAGATTATCTGGATTAGCGCCGTGTATATCGTTCTCTAACATATAGGGCGAAGTGTATGGATCTACTCCACCGATATTGCTTATCATAGACTTCTTGATATCATCGATGTCAGATTCTTGCGATATAAGAATATCCATAAGTTCATCGGTTAAGGTTATGGGGTCACTGATTGATGTTTTGTTAAGCACATTCCCTGCCCAGGACACCATGTACCTAACATTGGATGGCTTTAAAATTGTGATCGATTTGATTATAACCTCATTGAAATCATCGTAGGTCAACAATAGCTTACCCAAAGCTTGTTCGGCTAAATCAGAATCGGTTATTCGGTAGTCCTGATCTTCAATGAGTTCGATCTTTAATGCATTCTCTACTTGATATAGCGTAAACCCTTTCTCGAAGTAGATCCCACCAAGGTCTATTATTTGTGCTGGCTGGTGGACCATGAATCTTTTATCAGCTACGAAAAATTCAGGATTCTCTCCAGTTGGATCAATTTCTATCATTTACTATTCTCCTAATAAATTATGGATTTTGTAGTGCGATGAGTCCTGCCTCGTAAGCTGATATTTTATCATTGGCTCTATTCAGTGCTTCCTGTACTCGTTTGAATTCACTATAATACGTGACCTCATTTGTTATTAGATCTTCGCGGGTTTGTCTTATGGCAGCATACTCAGCATCGGTTAACCATTTGGTGTCTATATTCATCAACACTGGATCATTATCAATTCCAACAGATGTGAGCGCTATATCCTTCATTGCACTCATCAATGCCTCAAGTCTTGTCTGGTCTCCAAATATCCCAAGATCTAAGGTTACAATTAATCTTCCATACGGTTTCAGATTAGTGTCTGGATGTTTTGGAAATAGACACAGTGGTACCGGAATGGCTGGCTGGACAGTGGTCTTAGATAACAGATATGCTACTTTTGAACCAACAATTTCTTCAGCGTGTGTTGCATATTCTGCCTCCGTTAAACTGTTTGTTTCAAATAGATCTTTTAGCGTATCTCCCCCATCTAAGACATACTGATTATACGAAACTATAGATGTAACTTCATATATGCCATTTATGCCAGCTAATACCGGAACAAATTCAAACTTATATGTGCTTCCAGGTACTAACATATCGACCTCTTTTTATTTGATTAGTCTGGTTTCTTCATCACACAATATTCTACAGTGTTCACATAAAATGTTTTAAACTCTATGCCATAGAATTCGGTATCATTGAACACATAAGTGTTATACGTCCCCTTTAGTTGTGCTAAGCATGCAGACAGTCGTTCATTGAAATTCTTTGTCTCTTCTGTTTGGAATGCATACATGGTCCCGGTTGCATCGCAACTTTGGTATGTTGGATGTAAGTCAGAGATATGTGCACTCACCGACCCATCGGGAATAGCAAATAAAAATAGCGACCCATTTGGCTCTACAAGAATATCTGTATAGGTATCTATTAAAATAGGATCTATTTCTGGAAGTAACGACTTGAGCGATGATGTCTTACTTGAATGTATTGAGCACTTTAAAAGGTCGAACCCAGGTAGCGCATATACGTTGTCCCAAGCAGGGATGATCAGATATCGGTTATCCGTATAGATCTCTGGGAATATGGCTAACCATTCCTCATCAGTCACTATTCCGGTGTCCGTTAGGAATGTTCGTATAGCTCCCCTTTGTTGGGCAACCGTCGGCTCTTTTCCATGGTACAGAATACCAAATGGAAACCCAGGGTTGGTTGCGGCATCTTTATTATAATCCGTTTTAAAGACAACGTTGCTGGTATAGTTTTTATTAACAGATGCAAGTTTTATTTGTTTGTTAATGTAGGTACTGGAGACAATAATGGCATCCAAGTTACTTTGAAAATTTGTATTTATGATATTGATTGGATCGCACGGCGGGATTACCTGACCGATAGTACTGTATAAATATTCGTTTACAAATGTTTCCGGATCGACATATAACTTAAACACATAGGTGTTTGTCCCATCATTAAATTCAAATGTTATGCTCGTTTCGAAATCGAACTTCCCAGGGCCTGACTGTACACTATTCCATTCCCCTTCTATGTGCGTCTTACTTACAGACATTGTATTTTGAACATATCCAGTAAATATGTTGCCTGTATTTGTCACAAGGTATTCTTCAAGCTCTGCTTGTTTAGATGTGGTTAAACAATTAGACCGTAATAAATATTCGACGATATTAAAAATATTTATGATGTCGGAAGATCTTGGATTATTATCGACCTTATTGGCAAATAGGGGAGAATAAGGTGTATCAAATATTATTCCCATGTCGCCTTTTCCTGTCTCATAGTCAGGAAGATTCGTATACCTATCGCTGTGTAAGGCAGTCGTTATAACTGGGTCCGCAAAAAATGAATGGATATTAGTGTTGAGGATACCTGGCGATGTTTGATCAGGCGTACCCGGCAATAAATTGCGTTCCTTGAACATAGCCTCATCGACGATATACCCACATATGATTTCCTTAGACATAGGAAACTCCTTTAGTGACAATTATTTGAAAAAATTAAGTTGTGTATATAATATTGGTATGGCATCCATGGATGCCATACCAAGTATTACATTATGGTATGTTGTAATCTACACAGGATAATCCAAGATAATTCCATATGGAATTCCTATCTCTTAGATGCCTCTTGTGGGATTCGACAAAATCATTTGATATGTCAATAAATCTAGTTTCAAATCCATCCAATGGCCGCAGTCGACCTATCATTTGTATAGCCATTAGTTCGGAAGAAAATGAAATAGTGTTCAATATGAACCATAGATCGGGAATATCTTTCCCGGTACCAGATGATCCAGGTGTTGTGACACATAGATCCACAGCTTTGTTATATAGCGTATCATCTATCTTATCCCCCTTGGATGAAAAGTATCTCGCTACACGAATCTCTGGAAAAGCTTTCCTTATAGATTCGATGATCCTGTCCGCCATGTCAAAGGTACTACAAAATATTAATCCTCTATGGAAAGATCTCCTATCCCTGATGAATCTCGATATTACTATTGGACGTAACACGGACTCCTCAAATGCCGCCCATAGAGTTTTTCGTTTGAGAATATATTGCTCATACTTAGCATGATTATATCCCTGGGAAGTTTTACATTTCCTCTCGGACACTAGAACATGATAAGTGTATCTTTCTATATTGCAATGTCTGATCCCCTCAGCTCCGACAAGTTTAATAGCTTTGTTAAAGATAGTATTAAATATCCTACTTATGATCTTATTTGTGGCGAGATAGGTTGCGGATAAATAAATGTTATTTTTAATATTGGCGACAAGATCAATCGTCACTAGTTGACTTAATCGCTGATGACACTCGTCGATTATTTTTGTACCGAACCCTATCTTTTCTACTAACTCGGAAAAAGTATAATCGATGTACTCATATTTGTTTTTTCTTAGAATAAAGTTATACACTGTAGGTATGGAGGCTATAACGAATTTCGGTTTGTATCCATTGTCTACCATACTATTTAAACTATGCACTGTGGCATATCCCTGCATGATCCAAACATCATCTTTCGAACAGTTAGTCTGTGCCAGTATTGAATTATACCAAACTTCTATTAATCCAGTACAAAGAATCAATGTAGTCTGATTTAAGTTCAATGCGCTTCTTATAGCTGTAAAAGTTTTACCATTCCCTGTAGCCAAGGACAGCGCTGATTGCGGCCGACTACCCTCGCTTAAAAAATCTAACGGGACAAGTTGTATCTCTCTGGGACTCCACCTCAAATCGGGCAATGCTCCCATTGTACTATGTTCAACTGGAGCCATTTCTGTTGCAACGTATTTTATCTGGTTGGAGTCCAAAGCTCTACAAAGCTTTGGAAAGTAAGCTATAGGTAGCCTGTACCAATCTGAGGTCACTAAATAATACATATACTGAGGTATCCATCTCCTATACCTTGCATGATACTTTAGAGCCGTTAGTTCCTGCTTTAAAAAGCTCCTAATTATATTATTTATTCGAAGGTGTCTATCTCTAAGTGCGTTATTAAAGTCTATAGTGAAATACGTGGAGTGTTTTAATAACGACAATTTATAATCACTATTGTTATACATACGTTACCTTCTTATTTAAAAAGAATATGTGCTTTCCTACCAATACTCGATAGGCCCAATATAAATGATGTTGATAGGGGACAGTGCCCCTACCAGCAAACTTACTTATTTATCCACAATGCGTTCAATTGAGCCGAACAATGGATCCACTAGGCCCACTGCAGGTTCAGCTAAATATGTATCCGGACGTGCATAGTATCTATTTAGATCCTCATATGACATCTTCCCAGATGCAGTTCTTGAAATGGTATCATTTGTGTTAGCAAACACCATATTGTTTGGATCCGTTATTACCGGTATCCGTTTATCCTCACTGCTTGTAATAGTAAATGCTTTTAACACTACCTCAACATGAGACACAGGAACTGTGGATTCCCTGTATACTAGATTTAAGAAATCAGTTAGCCCTTCTGTCGCTGATGTGTATTTTGGAAGCTTAGACTGTAAGAAACTATTAACATGTGCTACAAATTTTACAACATCGATATTTATGGTAGGACTTATAACGAATGCTTTTGTTATATCGAATCCAGCCAAAGGAACATGGATGACTTTATTATTAGGTATGGTAACCAATTCTCTTGTTACCCTATCGTGTATAAACTCCAATGTATACTTTGAAAAATATACTGAGTTATCTTTGTCGTCGCCTATAAATTTTAGTGGAAGTGGGGAGCGCATGGAATCGTTGTGTATAGCGAGTTCTCGTATAGTTGTGAATGATTTAGCCACAGGATCCAAAGCGATGTCGGACAATACTCCATTAAACACATCCAAAGGGATTATTAATTTTAGTCCACTTTGTAGATACCGCTCGTGTGCTGGCCTCCAAAATACTTCAGTGTCATTGATCACCTCGTTCTCTATAAGAGAGCGATAGGTGTCTACGTCCATCTCACCACGGACCAACTCATCGATACCGTCCTCATCCTCATCGTCTGATCCCTCGACTTTTGCGAATGCAGTTATCTGTTCTTTTAATTCTTCGTCAGTATACTTATAGGTTCCTTGTTCCTTGGAGTAATTGGTTATAAATAAAGACTTCAATTCATTTGGAAGTTTGTACATTTGAGATGCGGTTCGCACAAGATGCTTGGCTGATAGTATTTTCTGAGTTATAGCGGAAAGCACTATGCTCGCGCATAGGATGCCAATATGTATAGCTTTTTGAATAGCCTGACCGGCTTTGCCGAAGCAGTGCTCGCATACTCCATTTTTTACTTTACAGCCGAATGCTGAGTATAGCTTAATCGGCTTATTTAAAAAATCATCTATATTGTCCTCTGTCAATAGGATGCCTCGGCCGCTATCGCCAGTATCTACAAACTTACCTATAAAGTTATGCTTTATTTCTGGCGCTATTATCATTTGGATTGTGACAGTAGTGTTACAATCTCCAGCTACCATATGTATTAATTCAAAACAAGCCAACTGAACTTTTCTTGAATTATACTGTGCCTCCTTTATAGCTCCTTTAGATACCCATGCTGACTTTTTAGCTGAGTGTGCCTCGGTATAGAAATCATCAAAATCCATTAGGCCGTCCAATGCATTTCCTTTTACAACATGCGATAGCATACTATCATCGATATCTGACCTCGGACCATATGATATTAATATTTGTATTAATTGATTCATATTAATATATTCTATGTGTGGATACAGTGGATTAAAATCGATCACATCTGTTCCTGCGCGAAGTATACGACCGAGCTCTTTTCCAGCCATTGCTATTTTCTTTTCTGCTACTTTTGTACCCTCGTTGTTATCTAATTTTAAATTGTCACACAGCTCTTTTAACGGCTTCTGTTCCATCATTCTGCAGATGTCCACTAGGTCAAATGAGTCTTGGTACCCTTGCATATGTTCAAGTGCAAGGTTGTTGAGTCCATCAATGTTCATTGCAATATCTATTTGAAACGCTCTCAGCTCCTTCTCCACCTTGGATTTTCTTGGTGAACGAACTGACCATGCGTCGGCTATTCTATTATATAATTTCGTTATCCCCTTTGTGTTAAATTTTTCCTCAGTATAAATAAATTCACTTGTTATAGGGACTCTACCGATCATCGGCTTCATTAGATGCGCTGTCAATAATGCCCGTCGAATAGGGACCTCAAATGAGCCATCAGTTAGTTCCATTGTGGCCATTCCCCTTGGTTCATTTTCTAATTGCTCATCCACAAAATCCGGATTTGATATGTTCTTTAAAGTTATCTTCATGTGTACCCCGTTAGTTATGTCCATAGTCAAGATTCCATACATGTAACATATAAATAAAGTGTGATTGAAATTTATTGTTAGTGTACCGGACGGCATATTGCCGAATTCTATTCACGTGTTACATAAGTAGTTGAGGGACTTCCCTCAACTACTTATGCTATTACTCAACCTCTATTCCAGCTATAGCCATCATGCTTTTTTGAATACTTATGTACCTGTTCTTTTTTATACACTCTGAAGTTTTCATTGGTATCCTATTTATATGACTCGGTTTGGCTGCATTCAATATTTCTTGCATTAGCATATATGTTGCATCTGGAGTACATCCATACACACACAGTAATCTTGCAGTTGCTTCAACCCCAGCGGACATATGTAAGTTTCTAATCTCATCTTCACCGAACCTGATTGCAGTTGAACGTACTGCAGTTCTTTTCTTCAATACTTTGTCCGTAGAATTTGGCTTTATAGGTACCAAGAATTGAGATACCCTCCCAACGCCAGCACTATTCACATGTGGCACCTTACATAGTACCATCATATACTTCCTTCCCATGGGTACTGGATTCTCAGTGGTCACCCGTTTGATGGTACCATCCCTCTTTCTAATACAGAAAGAGACAGGAGTGTTCCTTACACAAAAGGTATCTGCTATTTCTATAATGCGCTCCTTAGTGAGTGTATTTAGATATGGGGGATAATTTATATGTATCCCGTCCGCCACACACATGCCCACAAAAGTATCCCGATCATTATCGTACAATCCTCTTATAAGATTGGCGTAGTTTTCGTTTACCATTGTCAAATATTTTAATATATACTCATACGGGTCTGCGATGTGTCCGTTATTTATGTCGCTTACAATTGTGCGGGAGGTCTTGTTTAAATCATCTGCATCTATACCTATGTTCATAAAGCGCATTATTGTATCGGAGGTTCTATTTAAAAACATTACATAATCTTGCCCCAGATTCATTCTATTTAAAACAGTGATAGGATCGATTATAACATCTGCTGTCTCTCCGTACTCATTTGTAGGCATAAATTCGTCCGGCAGTATCTCGCAAATAGTTCCTTTCCCACCTTCTGTCCCAGTGAACTTAAATCCCCGCTGTACCGATTGTATCCATGAGTAGGTCACTTCAATATAAATGAACTTGACCTGGACACCACCCTCGACCATTAAGTTACCTTGTTTCTTAGTATGGATAGGAGCAAAGGACAAAGCTCTAGCGAACAGTGCATGTAGCGTTGGCGAGAGTTTGACCCTATCTGATTTTAATTTTTTATATACTTCAATTAATTCCGTCCAGTAACGTTTACTTTGATCTCTGTATTTCCTTAACTGATCAAAATATTTTGATTTGTTTTTATTAAATTTTGGATCACAATATACTTCGATGTTAACTATCGTTGCTCCAGGTGGGACTTTGTACAATGCGTCATGTAGATAGTCTGGCCTCGTTGAATTATCGGAGAGCTCATTGAGTATCACATCTACCTTTGGTGTCTTTATGGCGCACAGTATCCCATCGTCGCCAACTTGCTCTCCTATATCGGGCATGAATTTATATTCTTCTTCATCGCCCATTATGTTAGCGGGTATTTGATTTTTGTTGATTTCTACGAATGCTTTCGACATACCATAAGTTTGATTCCTTTTAGCAAATGATTCACTTATAGCGAAAGCATCTTCTGAAGTATATATGGACCGCATCATTGCCACCATTGCATTGCAACCCAACTCCCCACCGCCAGGTGGTTCCGTAAATGGTGTGTTCGCTTTAACAAGCGTATTAGGAGCTAATAAATGAGAATTTATTCTCCTTGTCTCATACCCAAATCCGTCCCCCAATTCTTCATAACTATTTACATTGAAATATCCCGCAGTGTTATCTTTATTTACGTATATTACTGTAGACTTAGGATTAGACTTAATACTTCCGGCAGACCCAATATTACGAATTTTTGGTATGACTGCAATTATAGTTATGTCCTCAGTTTGTTTGGTATCATTGAACCCATAGTTCTTTAGTTGATCGTCAAACCCAGTAAAGACTCTTTGGCGTTCCCCACCAAATATATTGAGGGCCTGCGTTATTTGAGAATGCATCATGGCCATCCTCGCGCTGGAATTGTGCTCACATCCAGAAGTAAACAAAGTGGTTCCAAGTAACCTATGGTCTATGTTGCAATTGTCTAAGTACGGGTAATCTTCCTGGTACTGCTTTAAATTTGAGGCTCGGGTTCGTTTCTTCAATTGGGGTACCTCCATCGTTTATTAATTTATTTTTTTACTTTACATCATATAAGTAATATATAAGCAAATAGTAAATGAAATTAACTGCCACACATATAGGATATATGGTGAGCAATAAAAAAAAATAAACCATTTTATGAAGGGGATATCATGGATAGTTGTCCATTAGCAGATGAGGTAGAGAATATAGAAGATGCATTCATGCCTGAGAATGATTCTATGATAAGGACGATAATAGATCATAGGACCTCTATACTAAAGAACTCTATAAAGCATCAATTGGCCCCAGCTGAGACAAGAAGATATAGATATTTCCCAGAGGCATATTTAAAGGATAGACAGATTCCAATTAGCTTGTGTTGGATCATATTGTTTATTAACAACATTAATGGACCACAGAATTTTATTAATGTTAGACACCTATATGTGCCCGATATCAATTATATGCTGAAACTTATATCTGACCATAAATCAAATATATTGTAGTCTACAACAACAGGCTGGGTGTACCCAGCCTGTTGTTAGTGGCGTTTATTTATTTATACCTATAGTACTATAAGTGCTGTGTAGTAATGGATGTAAAAAGAAGTGCGGAAACGAGCTGTCTATTTTTTCTATCGCCTCCAATGGTACCCCTTGATTGGTAGTTACTCCATATATGAACCTGCCCTTTAGAACCCTAAGTACTGCTGGCGAAATTATAGAATCTATAGTTAAAAACATATTATTTATTCTATTGGGAAGAAAGTAATTTTCTCTCGGCTCATTAATCAAAATGTATGATTTAAGATACTTATCAGATAGTAGTATATTGACTACTGAGGCTTGAATAAAAGCCAAAAAATTGGAACCCTCGATTTCTGATATCTTGCGCGCTCTGGCGCGATCCTTTTTCATACCTTCTAATAGGAATGGAACCATCAGGTCGCGTATCCTGAGAACATCTTTGGTGATGGCGTGTTCATTTTTTGGATGATACAATGGGTACAGCGTATCATTGATATAAATGACCTGCGGTAACTCAGTTTGTTTTTTATTTTTTTTGAATATAGGCATATTTACTCCGATAGTTCATCAGTTATGTTCGGTAATTTACCGGCCGAGGTGAGCTTCTGGACTGCTGAAAGCCCTCCAAATGAAGCTGGGTCAATTGTTATTCCAGCACAGTATATAGCTATCATATCGATAGCAGCTTTCATATTGGCCCAGTCAGCTGCGAATCTATTTGCAAGGGATGGGGTCGGGGTAGGTGGGGGAGCAGAGGTTTCGTCCTCCCCACCTTTGTTATCTTCCGGGGAGTTGCCTGGAGATGTCTTAACTGGAGGGAGGGTTGGACCTGTACCTGGGGTTATACCCATGCCCATAAACATAGCTCCGGTCATGACTGGTCCACTCGCCATAAGTGGTCCATCTACGCCAACAGATGGGGAAACTACGCTAAATAGAGTTGATGCATCGACACCAAAATTCTTAGAATTAAATTTGGCAGTTGGGGTATCAAAAGTGATCACTGGTGTATCGACGACCATTTGTCTCCCGGCTTTCATCCATATATCTTTTGGGGCATCAATAATGATGTGCTCTTTATTGATATCTACAATGGACCCCTTATTGTTTTTGATATATATCCTCGGAGTGGCACTTTCCCATATTAAGCTGTTCTGTTTGGTATCGGTTATTGATAGCACTCCATCGCTTGGATTTATCGTTATATCATATCCAACTAACTCCTCATCGCTGACACTCGTATGAATATGGATAAGTTTTTTATTGCGGGTATCCACTTCAAAAAACCATGTATTATCATCAGTTAGAGGTTCTCCAACTTGGTCCATAGGTCGGTCAGCTATAACTATCTTCAAGTGTTCAGTTGAGCGTGCGTTATGTTTTCTGTTTATTGGCATCCACCACCAGACATCTGGGTCGCCTATTTGAAATACGTACACCTCCTCAGATGGATGAACAACCGGAGGATGTGGCCTGTTAGAGATTTGATTGAAATAGTCACATACGACGTAGCCCTTATTCTTAATTATAACTTCTTCCTTTTCTCCATTTTCATTTTTTATTGAAAATTTGTACTCTGCTGGTTCTGTATCGGAATTCGTGTTCATTGGCAATATTTCTGACACATACGCCTTAATTTTAGTAGCGTATGGTTCACTTATATCAATGACCTCTATAACAGTGCCGATCATCATTTTGAATGATTTCATTTTTCACTATACTCCTTTCATCGGATCCAATTAGTTAAATAGTTATAGAATAGGGCATAAGAAAGTAAAAAAAAAATAACAGGGACTCTCTTTCAACAAGAGAGTCCCATAGTTACCACGTTATGAATTTTGTACATATCGTAGTCCTTTGCATGATTCGTGGAATACAGCTTTGTTGCTTAACACCTTAGATACAAGCTCTGGCCAAGTACATTCAACTTTTGATCCACCAACAGGTACAATTGATTTCCCCATTATTTTCGGATGTATCCACCATACACCATCGTTATCAGAATGAAACACAGTAACAAATAAACTAGTGTTATCTATATGTTTGTTTTTACTAAAGTCTGAATTAACCTCAACATATATTTTCATGCTTTGACAATAATATAAATTTGGAAACATTATAACACTCCTCACTTTTGTTGAAAATTACTTCAGTGAGTTTGACACTAACAATGTGAGGCTGTGTCAAACTCACCAGGAAACAATATTAAGTAGGTATGGATCAAAAATAACTTTTTGGAATAGTAGTAATTGAATACGCATACTGTAAATATAAGTATATTGTCATATAGACAGCATATACAATCGCAAAATGTATAAGTTCCATTGGCACCATAACAAATAGATAACCAACTGCGCCAAGTCCAACTGCGTATAGTAGCCCTTCCATTGTCTCAACTAATTTCTTCGACATCAATTTCTTCATGATTGCCGACATTACAAACAAGATAGAGCGAACATACACTATTGTTACAATGATTGGGTATGAAATAATGAACCTAATCATTTTTGGCAGTTTGTTATAAACTTTCATTATGTTACCTACGATAAAGTTCTTTGGTTTAACGAAAATGATTTCCCATATACCACTAAAGAAACCCTTTATTTTACTAAAGAAACCCTTACCAGAAGCATTTGATGATTTAGTATATCTCATGATATACCTCCTCTCATTTTGTATCTACAGAGCTGTTACCAAAAATCAAACATTCAACAAAAGAATAGTCCTACGCACCGGTTAATGTTGATGCCAATTAAATGCGACTATGATAGCTACTGCTTCTTTAGCCACATGTGTCATCAACTTGGCCATCTCTTCTAAATGGTATAATATATTTTCCATTTAAAGTCCCCCCTTCGTAAGTGACGCGGCCGACGGAGATAGGTTAATACCCCGTCGGCCGAATAACTATTTTTTAGTAAGGTTACTTAGTAGCCTTACTATTTGTTTTAGTTCCTGATTTTTTAGTCTTAGGTGACTTGGCTGACTTATTGATTGGGTATTTGTCATCGGCCATGTCGTCTTCAACATAATCTGGAGCGGATACAATGACGCTATCTCCTACTACATCCATTTGCCAAAGATAGGCAACAGACATGACGTAGGCGACGGCTAATACGGCAGCAACTATTTTCCAGGTTGGCTCACAAATAACTACTGCATATGTAGCACATACAAGCGGCGCGAAAAATAGAGTGCTTCCAAGTAAACTTTTTAGGTATTTCAAAAGTCCTTTAAAAAAGTTTTTCATTGGCTCACCTCTCTCTCTGTAAATATTTTGTTTAAACATAATTCCACTCTTGTCGACTGAAGCCAAGTCAATACTGCACCTACTTCGATGAATCAGGCGATATAACTTATCCTATTCGTTATAGTAATATATAAGTGAAACAGTTCGAACGACAACCTGGTTAAGAATAAAAAAAACTAAATATGCCCACCAGCTATCTTGTACATGTACAAGATAGCTGGTGATGTGGCATTTAGTATGCAAATGCTGGCGTTGTTCGGTTAGCAGCCGGTTTGGCTTTGTTAGTAGCTGACCTACCTCTATAGTAATACATTCGCCTCAATGCCGGGACAGCGTAAATTAATATCGCATAAACAACGATCACTTGAACGTAGCCAATTATAAGACCCAGTGCCAGCGGCGGTAATGTGCCAGTAATTGTCCATATGCCTACTCCAACAATCATGGTGACCATAGAAATGCCATGAAAGCCACCAACGAACTGTTCTGATATACGTGTAGACGTAATGAACCCATATAGAGTATTCATAAATAGAATGGTTGCTTGTGCGCACGACTTAATCATCAAAAACGCAATTGTAGATGGCAAAATAACCACGTACTTATAAATCGTTCTTAATAATTCTTTTATTTTATCAAACATAATTAGTTCCTCCCATTATGTAGATATAAGGTAAATTTAAAGTTTTGGGTTTATTTACAATAAGTCAAGTCAGTCGTGCACCCACTCGATGAATCAGGCGATATAACTTATCCTATTCGTTTTAGTAATATATAAGTGAAACTAATTGAAACGCATTAGGTTAAAAAATAAAATAGGCAAGTAAATAGGGGTAGCTCAAATGAGCTACCCCTATTATTTACATGCTACGTTTGTTGGTATTGTTCAATAAGAAAAAACAGATAACTATAGTAAATTATTATGTAAAAGAACATGAATAAAACACTATTTAATGTTGGCTGTATAACATTTGAAATGAGCATGATAATTGTGAAGGCCATAGAGACCATCTGTCCTAATCCTACGAATTTATATGACCAGTGTTCTGACCGACACCAACGCCTTATCGATTCAAATAGTTTCTCTGGTCCTGCAGCATAAAAAGTAAATGCCCTCAAATAAAAGTTAACTACTCTCGTAAGCATATTTAAATTTTCTCCTAATTTATTAAAACAAACAAAAAATAAGATCTACCTTAGGTTTCTTGTTAAAGCAAACGTTAAGAAGATCAGTACCCGATATTACATAATAGTAATATATAACTGAAACGTATTGATAAACAGTGGATACCGCAACTACATACTACTCTGCATGTGAGCAGAGTAGTATGAGTTATGGATTACCAATATGCTTCCCTTAATCTTCTGCGGCACCGCTTAACAGCCGCTTGTTGATAGAGTGCATCTGTGAGAGCGCGTATATCACCAGCGTTACCGCTCCTGAGAGTATTGAAACCAACAGTCCAGGTACAAATCCAACCAATGCAAAGACACCTACAATTGTTATTGCGACAAGAACGATACATATCAAATAGTTTCGTTTTAAATTATCCAAAATATACATTTTCTCCCTTTATTAAAAGAATAGTTTTAGTCTTCATAAAAGTAATATATAAATCAAAATAATTGACAGGCGATTAATAGTTTGGACATCCTCCCCACTCAGCCTTGACGGCATCTCTATTGTTAGCAGCGATATTTTTATCTCGAACCACTCCTCCACAATTTGGACATATCTCAGTGTCACGGATTATTTTTTTTATACTATCCACATTATGATTACTATGTGGAGACATTAAATCCATTGGGTCTATTTCTCCACTATCACTTGTATCTTCTTTTGGAATGTAAGTAATATTTTTCATATACGATCTCCTTCGGTACACGCTGCAGAAAAAAAAATAATTTAAATCCGCAATCTTTAAACTTGGTATCTTGGTCAACTACATTATCTACGACTACTGCGTTCCTTTTGAACTACACATTTATATGAGACCTTATATGTCCCGCCATTCATTCTTCTTACATAAAAGACTTTCCAATCCTTGCACACAATAAGTCTAACATCTGGATTTGATGTGTTCTTAACCGCCCACTTATTATCAAGTAGACGCAATGGATTGTTTGTATTTGGGTATAGGATTTTATGTGTAGTGATCTTATGAAAGGTCTGCTTAACATTCAATTCTTTAATGTAATATCCTCCCTTATCAGTCTTAAACAACAACGTCTTTACTGGGCAAGTACCTATACCATATTGCATGATGGCCCCAATAAATTTATCAGTTAACGGTATGAGTTCACTACAGTTACTGGATGCCCCAATCAGATTATATCTTACCACTGGGTGTCCATTGTTATCCCACATATTGACAAATATATACTCGTGATCCACAGAGTTATACCCAACTATACACCCCCTAAAGCGCCTTCTATGGTGACCAGAATTAATCGCCTTACACTGATCAGTAGATTGCCATAGTTCAGCAAGTCTAGGTGTGTGGCACACTGAGTTTAACTGTGTAGTTATAACCTTACAGTGTAACATTGTATTAAATAAATTTGTTAAATTGCAACCTTTAAGTATTAGCATTATACCACCTCCGCAGTAATGTGTGCTCACTTGCTAATCGAACGACCCCCTTTAAAATCGATATACGGCTATGAGATGTTACTGTCTATAAAAATACCCCACCATAGATGACCAACCATCTATGGTGGGATAGGGCTACCTTAGAATGTTAGTAACCCCAGATATATTCTTCCTTACATGCGGTGGCAATGGAGGCATAGGACGGTGAGCCTCTCCTGTACCTGAACTGAGTATCAGTTTTGGTTGATCAGTAGCGACTTGACGCGTTGTGTTACCACCGACAGCAATTGTAGGCCTGGGTGCTGGGGTCGCTACTGCAGGGATTGTCGTGCGCCCCATGAGTGATCTAACGGATGATGGTTTGGAGACCGGTAATCGATTCCAGGGAGCTGCATTACTTGGCTTTTCTTTGGAATCCTTTGGCGTCGGTATGACCATGTATGCCGACAGCTTTTGGCAAAGTGTCAGATTTGAACAAATCTCATTTAGCAATGCTGGCTGCATGCTAGTATCGATCCATTCAATTATAAATGGATCTATTCTTTCCATGAGTCTTGCAAATAACTTAATAAATGTTTCAAATTTTGCCATGCCTACTACAGTAGATTTTTCTTGGTACACTTTGTGGAAATCATTTGTTCCAACGATCTCACAAAATAAACCCTGGACCAATTCCCAGTTTTTATTTGAAACGGTTTTACTAAACTCTACTCTGAACCCCTCATCAAACAATCTCGTTTGGAGCTGGCCAGTCTTTGCCTTATTTTCAAAGTACGCAGATACTGTGGCTCCCCTCACCCCAAGAATCTTTTTAGCTTGGGCCAATGAATTCTTGGTGACATCCTTTACGAATTTAGAAGTCAATTTTAATTTTTCAGTTGGCACCTCTGCATCTGTATCCGATATGGTAGCAATGACGTCAAGGATAATGGCTTTGATGTGTTCCTCAAGCGTAGAGGTCAACATATTGGTTAGCCACTTTTGAGGCGCTGTGATTATGGCCGTCTCTTTAAATGGATTTAATAAGTGATAGTCGCCAGCTACTAACTGAGTACTAAATATCTTTGCTGGTTTCTTATCAAATAGCATTTCTTGTCCGTGGTGATCTAAAACGGTGAAGTCCTCGCTGACACTGGCTGCCCCACTTATACTGACCAGATGCTCTATATAACTGGTGACATCGGCGTCATCTATTTTCTTTTTCATACAACACACTCCTTTTAAATTAAGTAATTTTATTTTAACAACGGAGACCTTAATACGTTACCACCTAACAGTGAACGCCTGCCCGTTACTGGAGGAGCCTCCTGTTGATTGTTATGTGGAATATGGTGATCCGACACTATTGGTGCTTGTTGGGTGACTCTGTAATCTGGATGTACGTGAGCAGATGCGATCTGTGGGGAGACTGGAGCTACCTGGCCACTTGATTGGAATATCTGACTTTGATAGCTGTCCTCCATCGGAGGTACCTCTGAAGACATACCGCCCATTGCGCCTGCGAGCATACTTAAGTATGTGGCATTGTGATCGAATGAATTTATGTTGCCCATAGCTGCTTTACTTAGGCCGCCAAGATTGGCAGATGTTACATATAGGCCAGATATCACGTTATAATCGTTGAATTGTAAGTCAATGATTATGTCTCCTATGGATGAGTACTGAACAGAAATCCAGAAATCCCCATTTTGGTGTAGCAGTACTTGGAACAGGGCAGAATTTAATTGACTTTTAAATGTACCCAGTAATGCTTCAAGTTCCTGACCAGCTTTCGGAACAATTGTTCCGAAAGAAAGCATTTCCCACATGCCATTTTCACCTAAACTCCGCAGGTTAGCTATCCAAGATCCATATGTAAATGAAACATTTGATATGCCGAGGTGTCCACAAATTGCAGATATGGTTGTTGAAACCATCGAAGAGAATACATTTTGTGGCGAGGCCCCCGCCTGCGATCGAACATCTTCCTGAACCTCGCTATCCCTCACTATTGGAATAACCACCATGTGCGGATAGGCGGCCTCAAGCTCGCGCATAGTGATGGGCTTAGTGTGATCTATCCCATTGATAACCCCCGGTCTTACACGATTGCCAATACCTGCAGAATACAGTTGGTCAGAAAAACCTTGCCTGAATGAGTCCTGCGGTGACATAATGTTATGGTGCAATATAGAACTCTCCATACTGTGACTGTGATTTATGTCGGACATTGTTCTATGGACAGATGAGACTATGCCATCCATATGAAATGTCGGCGCAGATTGCAGGGAGGTCATTCCTATTGAGCAACTCGGAGTATTCGTACTTACAGCAGCATTATTGATGTTGCCTCCAGTCATAGTATCTTCATCTATATAAGATGCTCTATACATATCGCCCGGAGATAACAACATTAAATCATCCTTGTAATACTGCTGCGTCATGTTTGGGATGATATCATCATCTGTCGTTATATGTGTTGTTACAGCATGTCCAACATTTAGAATGCTTTCGGATATGGATATTTTATTCAGATGTGTGGATATATAGATCGCATCCGGATTTCTTACGTTTGTTGCGAGACTTAACGGTTCGCCGATAACATATCCAGTATAAGTCGATCGTTGGCCAGTTGGCGCATTCGAGTCACTACCGGGTACCCGGAATCCTTCTCGTGGATTATCGATCATGAGTGTAAATGACCACAGATCCGCGATCTGCGATGCGTTCATCTCTATACCATTACTTGATGGAAGTATGGCGGACGCTATAACTGGATCTCTCCCAGAAAGCGTTGCCCTACTTAAATCCGCATTGGCATCCATAGCATTGTGTATACTATTTATAACTTTTTCTCCAAAATCGTATTGTATGGGCCTGACAATAATATCGCCATGGCTACTTGGCGAAGTCACCATTAATGTTGCATTTAGGGTACGTATATCTGTCTGCATGTGATTAGACATCTCTCCCGCAACAGGTATAGGTGCCACAGTTATTGGGGCTCTAGGCATGCCACTACTCATAATTCCCTCCTTTTGATTCTTGTTGTAAACATACGAAGTTTTATATGGTTGTCTTTGTATGTAATATATAAATAATAACTCATTGAATTTATTTATATGTGCATGATTGAGCGTGATGTCAGCTGTAGGAGATGGCCATCTATAAAATACTTTTGCTCAACCACATTTCCGTACTTATTTAAGAACTTAAAAACATATGATTGCTCATCATATGAATTTTTATGGATTGTTATTTTAGTATCACGAGAAATGGCCGATGAGGTGTTATGTGCAATAGTCTCCCACAGCCCTCTTCGGAAACGATCTGCCTTATAATGTTTCTTTCCATACTCCCCCATAAACTCAGTATCGAATATATAAGAATAGAGACTCTTTACATCGACATAGTTATTCGATATGACGACATATATATCCGTATAATAATGGACATGGATGTACTGTGCTATAGCGTATAAATCCACATCCTCGTTCGATGATATGTCTTGGATAACATCGTTATCTCCGGCATTAAGTAATGCATGGGGCCGCATGAAGGATCTAAACTTACTTTCACTACGGCCACAAAATATGTGACCCAAGCATCTGGTTTTATTTGTAACACGGTCCATCACAGATAGCGTAGAGCCAACCCTATCGTTAATTGGCAACTCAACCATACACTCTTCTAATATTTCCGGAATTACTTGCCTATCTCCCATACTCCTTATATTGAAGCCTTCTGGCTTATAGTTGGATTTAAATGAATGCGTCACCGCTGTATACAAATTGTCAATATGGTAAGATACATTATCCAATGTATCTGACCTATAGTATTTTTCTAAATCGATTACAGTTGGACTATTATCTTCTTGGTCATACTGACCTATAAAGTCGAATATGAGTTCATTCAAGGATTTATACAACTCGCCACTATTGTCGTCCAGCATATCCAATAGTCTACCAATGTGCCCTATGTATAGTATCCGCACAGTATCTGAATCATGTGGATAATGGTACACTGCTTCTATTGGGAATATCGGTACTTTCTTTTTACAGAAAGGATTTTGTAGTGACAGGAAGGTGCGTTCTACAATAACGCCATATAATACTCCTATAGATTTAAATTTAAATAATTCTGGTACGTGCACGTCATGTCCTCTGCAAGTAAAATCGTCGCTCAGCCACATTTCTCTATAGGAGGATATGCAAGCATTTTTAACTTTACTTATGTACCCGATTATGTCCATATAGACCCCTCGTGTTTACAGCATCTCTGATATAAATTCATAAAATTGAAACATGATGTCCTTCTTTATAGAAATTTTGCGCCCATTTAAATTCTCCATCTTCATTGTATCATACAGTTTATAGTACATGTTCATTAAGAATTCCCTTGTCGTAAGGGTTTCTATTATTTTTGTAACGTGATCTCTCCACATCTTTTCTGCTGTCGCCCCTTGCTTCGTACTGAACTCCTGCTCTATCAAATTATAATTCTGATTGTGTGCCCTAAGTTGCTGCATCGGTATACCCTCGATTGGCTTTATAACCCCTGTTGTCAAAGAAGTCAGCATCGTAGCTAATTCGAATTTATTCTGCTCTATCAGGATAAACTGAAGTATGATCGCCAAACGGGTATACGAGATATTATTTAAATATTTAATATTTTTACCAGACATCCATGATTTATAAAACCCGGCCAGTAATGAAGTGGTCAGTATGTTCGGTTCAATTGGGTTCTTTAGATGATACGCACATGCCGAGTCAACCTCCTCGGTATCTATCTCATACATCAACATTGCTTTGTTCGATACGTCAGGAATACATGCCTCTATTATGGCCAAGGTATCGAACTGTGCCTTAGTTGATACACTGTGCACTTCTAGATCGGCTACATTGTTTGGATCTTCATCCGAGGACACGAGCGGCTTTCGTTCGGCCACCCGATTGTTATAGCTCTGAGAGGACTGTGTTCCTACTACATGATTTATGATGGAATGCACGTATCCAGGAACTGATCTCTCCTTCGTGTCGAATAAATTGTAGTTAATAAAATTCCGTACAAATAAACTTGACATGATGAATATGCTCAAACTTAATTCATTCATACCATTATAGATATGGTGTAGCCTGGCTTGGTTTGTTTCCTTTGCAACAAAGTAAGTAATGTAATCATCTATTTTGATATGTAATTTTTTCCAGTGTTTGGAGACCATACCTATCGTAATGGCTTTGCAATGTGGGTCTTGGTGCTTTCCAAGATTATTGGGCTTTAACCTTCCAATTATTTCGCCCATAATAGGGAATAATATCTTGCACAGTATTATTATAGATATTATGTCCTTTGCTTCTAATTGGGTTATTGTCAGTCCCTTGGTATCTTGCGGCCGCAGCTCCACCTTTTCTGCCAGTCCAGTTTGAATATCTTCATCGTCAACAAACTGTCGTATGCGCTTACATAAGTTTATCTCTTCGTCTAACTTTAATAGCATGTTAGATAATTTCTTAGTGAACTTGGGTAGTTGCGATAAATCAGTTACGCCGTTATCCACTTCCCCAAAGAAAGTCATAATGTTTAATTTAACATCAACCACAGCACTGATGAATTTCCTACAATCATCTACATCGAATGTTTCAAAAAATTTGTTTGGTGGGTAGCATACATTATTCCACGCGGCTTCATTTATCTTTGATTTGTTAATGTTCCCATATGTGGATATTTGAAATGTGAGAACATCCTCGCCACCAAAATCTTCCATATTTAATTCTGGACTGACATCGATAAATGCAAGCACCTTCCCAGTTATTAATTTACGATGTGTATATCGCATCTCTTTTTTCTCCCTTAGAAATAATTATATTTTCGTATATATCTAAACTTTTTTCATAGTTGTAATATGTAAATAAGATTTGATTGAAAACTCATGCCCTCATCGATAGTTTGTTTGCTTGTAGTTTAATTAGTGTCCTTAAGATTGTCCCGGCGTTGGTAGCAAAAGTATCTATAGAAATGGTCGGGAAGTGAATCGCAATTAATGTACACATGACCTCGTACACAACGTCAGTTTCTTTTTTTGTGTCACATACCCCTTTAATATAATCGATCATTTTATCTTGCGTGGCTGCTCCGTGCTTGTAAAAAAAATTGGTATAAAACCTACATGATAGTAATACGATCGTATTGTTTGGTTGGGATGTCATTCGACATAAATTATTGAGGATATGCAATACAGGTAGGAATAGTTTAGTGTGTAAAATAAACGCCGTCAGTACGACAACGTCTGTTCGCTTAAACGATGATGTATTATGCACATCTGGCTCATATGGATATTTTTTGCTTTTGATGAATCTACATAATTTATCATACATTCCAGTTTGTTTCTCATAGTACGACTTTGCGTCACCTATAGACTCCATCATGTCCCTAATATTTATATCTTCAGCTCCCATAGAATACAGCAATATATTGACGATATCGCACGTCAGTTGCACAAACTGTTGTTCTTCAAATTCGCTCATAGTTGCAAAATACTCATTTACTATTTCTAATGATTTGGACACAGTGCCATTTGCCCATGGGTGTTCTTCTGAAATAAACAGCTCACTAAAAACCGTTCTATTCGTTTGAGTATCCGATAACAACAGAGTATCGTCATACCTACGATCTGTGACTACACATATCCCAACCAACTCACTTAGTATTGCATTAGGTTTTGCAACTATCCGCAACATAGACTTGCTCCTTGTCGTCTTATATACATATTAGTTTATAGTCCCCTCAACTAGTTGAGGGGACTATGATTGGTATTTAACTTGTACGTACTTAAAACGGAATGTCGTTATTTTTTATATTTTGATTGTTGTTTGTAGACTGCTGATTGTTAAATTTATCAACTCGCTTAGAAGTTATCATCGTACCCATACTCTGTTCAAGTACACTGATAAGTGTATTGACACCTATCTCAGCTCGCACTTGTTTGTTGTCATCATCAAAGGCTACGGAGGCTGGTATAGTAACTTCAAAGGAATGATTGTCCGAGTCGGGTGTCTTAAGGGTCAAGGTCATTACATTTTCATCATTTTTTCCTACGATGATCCTTCCCACTGGAAGATTCGATTTTGTATTAGGATCCCATTTTGTAGAAGTGACTGTTACCGCACTGTTGGGGCCCATGGCACGTACCTTTTTAATTTGATATATCAAGGTATGAAGCAAATTTATATTGAGTGGCACCCTTGCTGCAGGTTGTTTGTTTGAAAATACTTGGAATGATAGAAACCCTTGCCAAGCATTCAGTACAACATTTTGTTTGGTCTTGCCGTTGTATAACTGGTATCTAAATAAAGAGTTATAATTTACTCTGTCCTCAGGACCTAAAATTGCGATCGTCATCCTTGTACCTCCATTAACAATTAATAATATTATCTTACGTTACATTCTTTAGTATTTCTTCTAATTCAAAAATAACATACGCTTCTTGCTGGGTTATCCAGGAGTCATCTATAGCCTTCTGTTTGGCTATTTTTTTTTGCTTATTACTTGCTATACCCTTTAAAAAAATAGAGTCTCCAAAAAATAAATGTGTACTATTATAGAATGGAATGTCTCCATGTTTAAATACTTTTTTAGGCAGCACCGATCGGTCATGTATCTCTCCAGTGTGGCTGTATATTAGATGCATGTCTGGGTAAAATCCAGTAAGGTGATACGAATAGGGCATATGGGACAACAGCAATATCTTACTCCTGTTCCCGGCGTTATGTGCCAACATCCTTAGCTCTGGGATGACGTTACCGTGTCGTATCATACGTTGCTGAAGAATGGTGTTGTCGTCAAGTTGCATGTCCCTATTTTTATCTGGATTCTTTAGTTCTTGCAATGTATGTCCATGCACTATGGAGTTTAGTTTACCATACTTCGTTTTAAGATAAATCTCTTTAATGTTCCGAACATAGTTAGCAAGGTATATTATTATTTTTACATTGATCATCCCAGAGTTTTTGGTGGCGAATGCGATAGCTTGCATCAATGCCCCCAGCTCTTCATTGATCAGCGGTTTTAATTTATAGTAAGGCAGATCTTTATGGTCCGATGCAATGTTTCGTATGATGGTCGTTGCGTCTATTATGATCACATCGTAATAAAATTTATTGAACTCCCCGTAGTGTGATATTGTATCCCAGACTGGAGTTGTACCATAACTATAAATAGGAATAGAGCCCTCTTCCTTACTGTATTTATTTGGTTGTTTGGTAGGCATATGGTGGCTCCTTGAGCGACATTTGAGTATTGATATTCTTTACATATTATGTGGTATCTTCATAAAAAATTAAGTATTTTTTACAAAAAAATAACCTACCTTAGATGCGAGCGGTGCATCTAAGGTAGGTGTAATTGTAGGGTGTCATATGAGAAACCCCATCCTGTTCCAATGGTACTCTATCGCCTGCCTTGCGGTCTTACCGATAAACTCAGTCTTTTTATAGGACAACATGTTCGTCTTAAAAAAGAACAATAATTCGTTGATGTTGTTCTCATAGCGTGCAACCACATAACTTGTATCCTGGGCATCTGGACCGACTGATCGTATAGGGTTTATTACGACCTCACGTATAACTAACTCAGCATCATTTATGGAAGCGAGGTTTACTTCTAACGCAGCTTGGTTTAGTTTTTTGATACGTAGACTTATTTTCGTTAGTTCGTTAGCTGCATCATTTGATCGTGCGGACCTTGTTGATGAAAGGCAATGTGCTTTTGTTTTGAGTTCATTTGCTTTCAGGTATAACTTTTCTACTTTGTCTAAAAATATATTTTCCATACTTTGGATCCCCCCCTCAAAATGAAGTTATTTGGTTAGGTAACAGGGCCAATTTTATTTAGATGGTCCTTTACCGCTTGCTCCACTGTCTTGCCAATAAGGTCGGTCGTATCGTAGGGCATAAAGTCGCGTGGGATAACGAGCGCTGGGCCGCTAAAACCATTATCGCACACGATGTATACAAACGACATGTCAGAGGTAGGGTACCCCATTGCAGTGCCGTCATCTATAGTGGCACTACATATCGTAGCCTGTGGATCAGTAGGAAAAGGGCACTCGAAAGATAGAGCGCTCTTATGTAATTCCTCAAATTCTTTTTGTATCTCCTTCATTTCAGTAAACAACGATAGTTTTTCCGATGGGTCCATATTGGACAGGTCCTCGAATTTTAATTGAGCTCTGTTGTGTCTCAAAGTTACCTGCTCAAATGCATTCTTCACTTCTGGATCCATTGCCTCGAGTGCGAACTTTATGAATGCGTCCGTAGTAGAATTCTCCTTCATATCAAAGTTCTCCTTGTTAATAATTAAAAAGAATGGTGACAAACAATCTGTCTTATAGCAACCACTGTAAAAATAAAAGTTTCATACTAAGCTGGGTGCGAACCCAGCTTAGTACATATAACTAACTTGATATTTCGTGATCATAGTCCTGCCTTGTAGTTATTGCTTGAAAGATTAATTTAATATACTCTTACATTGCGTAGCTATGACCAGCTTTTACTAAGTCACTTACACGAACGCCATTGATGTTAACTACACTGTCAAATTCACATCGTTCGACTCTGCTTAAGTTTACAAGTGCACGTCCATTTTCGTATACTGTTTCTGCAACTGCTTCAATTTCGAAAAAGTCTTTACTTACTCTAACAACTTTGCCTACAACAGAATGTACATTGTCACCTTTAGTGTTACATGGGTAAGCACGTACTTCAACAGATTTTCTTGATTTGGCAAGCTCTGTGATTTCTTTTTGGCAGAAACGTTTTGTTCCTAAAACTACACATACTACATTTGATACTATTTTTGCTATATTGATTTGAATTGTCATGATAATTCTCCTTTATATTTTTTGTATTAGTATTCTAATCTTGTGATTCATTGATGTCATATATAAGTAATAAAAATTGAAAGACACTCTGAGTATAAAAAAAAAATAGAACCGTACACACTGTATCGTCGATACAGTGTGTACGTGTTATTACATATCACTAACTAATGTGTGTACTTCTGTTCTACATCAACATTATTAGTATTCTCATTAGTAGCAATTGGATTTATCACGGTAGTGCGTTCTATATCGCCATGTATTTCTGTAACAGACATCCCAATATCTTTCATGAGTTCGGAGTCACTAAAACTTCCATTTGTGATAAGGTCAATCACTGGTTTCAAGCCTACTGCCAAATTTGAAACTTTTTCCAACAAATTAGATTTTACACTCATGGTCATAGTGTACGAACTTTTTAAATTCTTTGTTTCATCGTTCTCTTGCTCTTTGAATACTGCTTCCAATTTATCCGCCACTTCTGGGGAATATGCTCGAATGGCGTTAAGTAACAATACTCGTGATTCTTCTTCAATTTCTATTGTGTAGTTATAAGATACAGTGATCATGATGAATTTCTCCTTTATATTTTTTGTATTAGTATTTACGTGCTTTCTAATTATACCATTGTGACCCACATAAGTTATTCAATCACCTTCAGTTCTAATGAATAATAAGGCTCACACTGTTCCTTGTTGTCTCCTTTAAAATAACGCTCGATCACTACAGTTCCATCTTCTAATAATTTGTCAATGTGGGTTCGATTGACATCTGTAATGTTAAACATAGTGAATATCCATTCGTCATTACGAAAGCCAATGTCTTGAATACATTCTCTTTCCGAATTAAACATTCCAAATTCTTTGGAACTATCCCTTCGAACACCAGTTATACCGGAGTCTCCGTCGTCAGTTTTGTATTCACATAATATTAATTTTTGTCCATCGTGGTATTTGCCGGGATGTTGATCGGCGATAGTGACTTCTTTCATAATTAAACTCCTTTATATTTTTATATTAGTATTCTAATCTTGTGATTCATTGATGCCATATATAAGTAATAAAAATTGAAAGACGCTCTGAGTATAAAAAAAATATGCCCGATCATACCATACTTGATGACACTTGGTCATCAAGTATGGTGTTGTAATAACTTACAATTCTATTTTGCTTATACAGTCAGTTCCTTCATTAAATTGCTCGACCGCTGCGTGGTTTATTTCAGCAGGAGGAGCAAATAGATCGGCAACTCTTCCCGTTATTTTATGTTTCTTTTTACCAATAGAAGTAACCAGATCCACAATCCTTTCTAATATTTTAGAAGGGTTTGAGTCCATCGTATTCAAGTCATAGCGATCTTTATTTGAAAATACGACTTTCCCATTAGAAGAAATATAAAAGGGAACACTAGTAAAACATTTCTCGTAATTTTTTTCTACGGTAATGCATACAAACTCGGATACCTTGTTCTCCATAAAAATAGAGTATTGTTTAAACTTATTTGAATGTATGACACTTCTGATTTCCTCTATCCATGCCCCTACGAGGTCATCGGATTTTTGAATTAATTTGCCCTCATCCATGGCCCACAGTACACAAGAGTCATCTTCATTTTTCAGGAACACCATCGGGGGTATGGACGACCCGCGTTCCCCCATATGCTCCATTCCAATGCTTACAACTCTTTTATGAAATTCTATAGTTACCATTCTCGCTTCTCCTTATTTATAAACTAACAGTAATAATACTGTATCTTCAACAATACCACTTCTTTTTGGTTCTTCCTTTTACCTTCATTTCATAGTAACAATCAACATCGTCGCAACCTCTTATACAGCATGTGTTGCCATAGTGTTCCTCCTCCTTATCAGTACATGTACATTCGTCCCACTTATCGTGGTCTGATTTTTTTGTATCATATACGTCTTGATAAAATGGGCTGTTTACGTCGATGACTACATCCCCATGTTCATAAAATCGTGCTAATAATACACCATCTTTAATGTAGAACGTGGCATCGTGAATATCGATGTCCGGCATTCCAGTTAAAGATAGCATCTTGATTTCATTTTCCTTCTCATAAGCCTCAGCATCAGCATGCTTGCTGAACGTCCGGTCGTGTACGTTGTACTCAGCCTCACACCACTCGCACTTTGCCCCATCACAGGTATCACAGTCATCATCGCACTCATATGGCGATCGATAGTACATGTGACCAGTCAATGCTTTAGTAATCACGATAGCTCTCCTTTATATTTCTTTTGTATCAGTTATAAGTAATAAAAATTAAAAAGCCATTTGGGACAAATAGTAAGGGGCATTGTGTCTGATAGCATTTAGTTATCAGACACATCGCGGTACTCGCCCACAGTAGTTAGCTAATGTAGTTCATTTTGTTCTACATCGGTAAGATCAATCTTTTCGCATTCGTCCATTGGTACAAGTACAGTGGTAGTCTCTTCATCCCCATGCATCTCCACAAGGTTAACACCAATGTCATCAACAATGGAAGAGTTTTCAAAACTTCCCTTGGCAAGGAGATCTACGATTGGCTGTATGCCAATCGCAAATTTTAAGCCCTTGTCTAACAAGCTATCTTTAATCTTCAATGTTATAGTGTAGGAAGTCGCCACTCTTTTTGTCTCCGACTCTCTACTTTCACCAAATTGTACATCCATCTCATCTGCAAAATCGGGGAAGTAGAGTCGAATGGCTGCAAGTATTATTTCTTGGGATTCCTTTTCAACTCCAACTGTGTAACTAAATGACATATTGATCATGATGCTCTCCTTTTTATGTGAGATAAAAATAAATTTAATTGTCCTATTCGCTATAGCAATATATAAATAATAAAAATTGAAAGTCGCTGTTGGCATAGGATTGACGCATAACTACTGGGAACCAAGATAGGCCCCCCAGTAGTTATGGTTTTTTAAACAGCACATAAAACGTTCGTCGAAGCATCTCCAGGCAAGTCGTACTTAGTCATCACGCTGTGGTACAGCTCTCCAATACATCATTAACTTCACTCATTATATCACGTCTGATTCTATACTCCAATATGTCAAGTGCCTTTACAGTTTGCTTCACCGCCCAACTTGAACTCTTTGAGCCGTCTAACCTTTTGTATAGTATCTCCTCTACATTGTTGTGTACCTCCTGTAGAAAAGATACAAGAAACTCATTGTATTTTTTTATAAGGTCGCCAGATTTCAACTCGTCCGCTATCGCCGTCTCCAATAGCCAAAGAAACTCATTGATGCTCCCAGTCGCCTGACTATTTTTTAAAGCGAGAACTACCCCCGCTCTTGTGTACCCAAAAGCATCAAACAAAATATCGTGGTACGTTTTCTCATTTAAGTACTTATTCGTTAATTTAGTCAATAGCTTACGCACTGCTTCTTTATCCCCAATACAGCATTTTGCTTGGTATAAACGCATCAGTAGCTTATCTGTTTTTGAAACTATAAGCTTACGGCTCGCTGTTAATTGTTGTAGGGTATTTATGTGCTCCAACCCATCAAGTCTGGACATGCCATCCAATGGCTTATATGTAAGCACTGTGTTACTCGATATATTTTTTTCTGCCCTCTCTATTAAGTTATCAACAAGAGTGCGATAGATCGGGGTCGCATTGCCATCGCTAAAAATAGCATTGATACAGTACTTAGCTGTATCTTTTTCAGACCTCTTTATTTTAAAAAATTTAATTACCTTAAACAACTGTCTCCTCCTTTTAATTGAAATTGTATTGGGTACATCATGATAGTAATATATAAATAAAAAAATATTGACATATATAATTTCACATACCTACACGAATACACTATGCATTCGTGTAGGTATGTGTGGCTAATGCTACGTTATAGTATTTACCAATGCCACCACTTGATCCATCCCATTGATCAATAATTTCTGTCTCTGCACAAGTACCTCGTAATAGTCACAGTATAATGTACGCCACTGTTCGAAGGTATTGACCTTGTCCTCCAGCCCATCAACGGCGGGCTCTCTGTCTAAACGATCGGTCATTTTTTCAAACCGTTTGACCACCTTTAATTGGATCTTTTTCATCGCATCAAAGTCTATTAGGATGGTGTATTCATATAAATCTATTAACGTGTCTACTTTGTATCCGAGGGTACTTAGTCGATAATTCTTAAGAGAGGGCAAAGTATCGGTAACCCTACAATGTGGGGTTACATTGTGATCAATCTGACTTAGTGTGCCGCATCGAGTATAGTTCTGGAACACTTAGCTTTGGGGTTATCGAAAGCATTCTCTGATGATCTATGGGCTGTACCCGAATAGCTGCCTCAATAATTTTTGTATAAGACTTTATTTTAGCAGCATACATAATACACAATCTGTTGCTACAGAGCATCCCTTCAACCTCTGCTGGTTTTGTAGCTATAATCTTTTTTAGTTTTAATAAGGATACCAAGGCCCCGGTCCTTTGCTTCTTAAACAACAGTCCAACTAAACGCATGGATTTAGGCATCATCGTCTATCTCCTTATTTCGTTATCTAATTCTATTGATTGGCTTCCTGTCTTTTCTACTCTTCAAAAAATCTCATACTTGTCATCTCATTATTAGCAAATCAAATTATCAACATCTCCATTTCATAAAGGTGATATATAAGTGAAAGAGCGCGAACGACACATTATGATATAAATGATTTAATAGATTACAATTATTTAAAGGAGAAGAAATGAGAATACTCGGAATTGGAACAACGCGATTTACAGAAATACAAGCTTTAGCTGAGCCCGGACAGGACAACGCATGTGATAAATATAGAGTCGTGCGTAGTGAGACTGATACTACAGATCCAGAAGCCAATGAATTTTGTCAGGTCAAGTTTCAAAATGGGCCAATCAAGGAATATGGCATCAATGGTTGTCACCTTGAGGATTTGATAGCAATCGTGGTAGATAGGCTGATGTGTTTCCAAGCAAGTGATTTTAAATGCAGAGAGAACGCTTTGGCTATTACAAAGTTAGAGGAAGCCCTACATTGGCTGAATCACAGAACATCGGATCGGAAGAACCGTGGCGTTGAGGGAACACATAAAAAATAAATACACTATAGACAGCTACTACATTTGTAGTAGCTGTCTACGTAATGAGTTTAGATTTAATTATTATTTTGTAGTATCTGCTGTATCAAAGATCCTATTCACGATAGCTCCCACAGGAAGGAACTTATGTCTTTGGAATAATTCCATGACCCTATCAACACTGTGTTGTATTAGCGGCCTGTTCCGCTTCGTAGCTAAAGAATTGACAAGTTTTGTCAACTCAGTAATTAAGTTATATGAAAACGGATTATCTGACGCACTTCGCTTTGATCTATCCGACATATTTTCTTTTTCATTTAACAATGTTTCTAAGCTTATTCCAATCCCTGTCATTTTTTCTCCTTACTATTTATACTAATTAGAGATTATCTAACTATGTTCTTTCCGATTGACGTGTGTTGGCATCAGCTTTAATGATACTCCATTTTAATGTTGGAATATTGTGTGATTCGATTCCATAAAACATATGCTCCATTTCAGCAACCTTACTCACATCCCATGTGGAGATGTCCTGATCGAATGATGTGGCATTATTGAACATGTGCCTCATATCGGTAACATTACTTACATTCCATTTGGAGATATCTTGGTTGAAGGACGAAGCTCCATAAAACATAAACCCCATATTAGCAACATTACTAACATTCCAATTAGATATATCTTGGTTGTAAGAACTCGCACCAGCAAACATGCCCATCATATTAGTAACATTACTCACATCCCAATTAGAGATGTCTTGGTTGAAGCGTAGAGTGTCAGAGAACATATAACTCATATTAGTCACACTACTAACGTCCCAATCAGATATGTCCTGGTCGAAGGATAAAATGCCATTGAGCATATGATTCATATCAATCACCTTACTTACATCCCACTTTGATATATCTTGGTTGAAGGCAGCAGCTTCACAGAACATATATTGCATATCGGTAACACTACTAACATTCCACATAGAGGTATCTTGATTGAATGCTATGGCCTCGTAGAACATACATCTCATGTCAGTGACATTATCAACTTCCCACTTGGATATATCTTGGTTGAAAGAGACAGCGTAGTGGAACATACTATCCATTCTCGTAACCATGCTCACATCCCAGTTAGAAATATCTTGATTGAATGATATAGACCCATAGAACATATAACTCATATTGGTAATGTTAGATAGGTCGAGACTGTCTTTAGCACTAAATCCCTTTAACCCAATACAATTATTAAATTGATATCCATCGTTATTCAATTTGACATTTCCCCACTGAATAACGTCCACCAACTCACATTCTTGTGGTCCAATTCCCCCATTAAATCCAAATCCAAACCCTTCTATAATTCCGGATATAGTTACTATGTGAAATAACTTTGAGTCCTTATAGGCATGCGTGATTTCTGACTGATTATACTCCGTTATACTTATAGTTGTACCATCTCCCCAATCTACTACAAAATCATATGTTCCATTTTTACTCAACGGTAACACTATCATATGTCCACGCCACTCGGTTACAAATAATTGTCCAGATTCCATAATTTCTGTACCCTTTATTTTCAGTTATTAAAAATTAAGACAATGGTGTCTCTTACACCATGATAGTAATATATAAATAAAAAAAGCAATAGGTGCATCATATAAACATACACTATGGAGAATGAAACATGAGAACAATAATTGCTGGGAGTAGGACATGTGATGACCCACAACATTTATTAGCTGCTCTGCAACAACTTCCTTGGGTCCCCACTACAGTAATAAGTGGCACCGCAAGAGGGGCCGATAGACTGGGCGAACAGTGGGCTTTTAAAAATAGAGTTCCCATTGAAAAGTACCCAGCTGATTGGGACAAGTACGGTAACTCTGCAGGGTACAAACGAAATGTGGAGATGGCTAAAGTAGCTGAAGCACTTATCGCTCTATGGGATGGGGAAAGCAAGGGAACTTCTCACATGATAGATATAGCGAAATCACATGGATTAAAAGTCGTTGTTTTTAAGTTCCCTTAGGCCCCCTCCTAAAGAAAAAAAAATTGAAAGCCATTTTTAAATTATAGTAATCTTACGCCACAGTGGGGAATGATCCCCACTGTGGCTATATGCGTAAGACCTTTTACGACATAAACTTACCTTATGAATACAACGAAGCCACTTTCAAGTTCGACTCTGTGTTTTCTAAGAGAGCGAAATGTTTGCTTAATGTAATCAAACACATCTGTTATGTGTTCGATGACAGTATTGTCAACTCTAAGTTCTTCTGTTTGGTACCCATAAAGGGCGACGACCAATGCCGTCATAAGAACATCATTGCTTATGGCGTTATATTTATCAGTTACCACAACAGTGCATTGATGTGCCTTGAATCCAGTTGGGGTCCTATCATTAAGACTGCCGATAGATGTCAACCTAACACTGAACTTTTCGTTGCCACATTCGTACTTATAAGTTTCTCTTATAAGACCTGTGGTGTAAAGTTCGCTGTATTCAGTGGATCGACTTAGAGTTTCTTCCTTGTCATAATCCTTTATCAGTTTGCGTAGTCGATTGTCTTTTTTGAAGTTTATTTTGAGGTGCAAGAGTGATTCCTTTCCGACAGTTTAATTTTCTGCTCGTTTGTACTTATTAAAAGATTCGATCATGTCGTTAGTTGTTTTTTCTATCTTTTTAAGAGACTCCTCCTTATCAAATTTGATTTCTCCATTAACAGGAACTACACTCTCCGCCCCTCTTATGAGAGTTTTTTGTTCTTTTGATTTTTCTTGTGACTCGGCCATGGTTAATCCTCCATTAGTTAAAAGTTAATACAATTAAATTAATAACAAGTGCCTACTCATGTATGTAATATATAAGTGATAATTATCGATCGTCATTACTGATGTCCCATTTGGATATGTCTTGATCGAAGGATGTGGCTCCAGCGAACATACTCTTCATATTAGTAACACTGTCGACATTCCAGTTAGATAAGTCTTGATTGAAGGATGTGGCTTTAGCGAACATATTCTTCATATCAGTTACATTACTTACGTCCCATGTGGATATATCTTGGTTAAACGATGTAGCTTCCCAGAACGTACCCTGCATATCAGTAACACTGCTTACATCCCATTTAGAGATATCTTGATCGAAGAACAAAGTACCAATGAACACACCTCTCATATTAGTAACACTGCTTACATCCCATTTGGATATATCTTGGTTGAAGAACATGGCATGTGTGAACATATGCATCATATTTGCAACATTACTCACATCCCAGTTGGATATGTCTTGATTGAAGACTATGGCGTAACAGAACATCTGTTCCATATTAGTAACACTACCCACATCCCATTTAGATATATCTTGGTTGAAGGAGGAAGCTTTGAGAAACATCCCAGCTGTATCGGTGACACTGCTAACGTCCCAATTAGATAAGTCTTGGTTGAAGGATGTAGCCTCGCCGAACATAAGCCTCATATTAGTAACACTACTCACATCCCATTTAGATATATCTTGGTTGAAGGATGAAGCACCTGTAAACATGCCAGCCATAGTAGTAACATTACTAACGTCCCAGTTGGATATATCTTGGTTGAATGATGCGGCATTATAGAACATATGCTCCATACCAGTAACACTACTAACATCCCATTTGGATATGTCTTGGTTGAAACAGGTAGCTTCCTGGAACATCTCATCTATATTAATAACACTACGGACATCCCACTTTGATATATCTTGATTGAAGGATGAAGCACCTGCAAACATCTGCTCCATATCGGTAACACTACTTACATCCCAGTTAGGTATGCCTTGGTTAAAAGCTAAGGCTCTCCAGAACATACCTGCCATATCTTCAACATTGCCGGTATTCCAGTCTGAGATATTTCGATTAAAAGCTTTGGCTTCAGAGAACATACGTTTCATGTTACCAACCTTACCCACATCCCAGTTGGAGATATCTTGGTTGAAAGAAGAAGCTTTATTGAACATGCCTTCCATATCAGTGACGTTGCCGATATTCCAGTCTGAGATATTCTTATTAAATACCAAAGCTCCCGAGAACATCTGTTTCATGTTACCAACCTTACCCACATCCCATGTGGAGATATCTTGGTTGAAGGATGAAGCGTTAGCGAACATATAGCTCATATTAGTAACATTACTCACATCCCATGTGGAAATGTCTTGATTGAAGGATGTAGCTCCCGCCAACATCAGCTCCATATCAGTTACATTACTTACGTCCCAGTTAGATATGTCCTGGTCGAAGGAAGTAGCGGTAGAGAGCATAGCGCCCATATTGGTAACATTACTCACATCCCATGTGGAAATGTCTTGATTGAAGGATGAAGCTTTGAGAAACATATCGTGCATATCAGTAACACTACCCACATCCCATTTGGATATGTCCTGATTAAAAGATGCGGCCTCGGAGAACATGCCATACATACGGGTAACATTACTCACATCCCATGTGGATATGCTTTGGTTGAAGGATGTAGCCTTACTGAACATGCCATCCATATTAATAACACTACTAACATCCCACTTGGATAGGTCTTGGTTGAAAGAAGTGGCCTTAAAGAACACGCCATACATACGGGTAACATTACTCACATCCCATGTGGAGATGTCCTGATTGAATGACATAGCTCCGCAGAACATGCCGTTCATATCAATAACACTACTTACATCCCAATTGGATAAGTCCTGATTGAAGGATATGGCTTCATAGAACATACACCCCATATGAGTTACGTTAGATAAATATAGAACATCTTTGGCACTAAACCCCTTTAATTTCTTACACTCTGCAAACTGATACCCCTTGTTATGTAACTTAACATTTCCCCATTGAAGTACATCGAGCAATCCTCCGTTAATTGCTTCGAGATCCTTGTAAAATCCAAACCCTTCTATGGTGCCAGATATAGTTACGGTATGGGACTTTTGTTTGTCTTTGTAAGTGTGCATCGTTTCACTTTGATCGTGTACAGCTATCTGGTCAATCGCGCCATCTCCCCAATCTACTGTGAAGTCATACACTCCATCTGGATCTAATGGTAGTTTGATCTGTTTACCTGCCCACTTTGTTACAAAGTGGGAAGTTTCTTTTTTCATGATACTTCTCCTTTTAATTAAGTCGCCCTCTGATCTTAAAAAGTCAAGTGTTACATCATAATAGTAATATATAAATAAAAAAATAATGAAGTTTGTGTCAAGGGAGACTCCGGAGTCTCCCTTGACACATGTACCCTGGGCATCACTGATGTTCCTTTATTCTACGTCAGTATCTCATCTCGCTATCTCCTGTTCCAGTTTAAAGGATCCATAAATGCCGGTAATGTTCCTTTCTCTGTTTTCGTGATAACTTGAAAAATCAATTTAACTACAATTTCGGATTGCTCTGTATCCTTAGGATCAGCGGGAGCCAACACGAGTTTATTCTTAGATTGATTTGTATAACAGTATTCGCCACGATATGCATTGTAATAACGTAGCACAACAATAAGTACAATGGTTTACCGACCCATTGCCGTTGAACTCAAAACTATTGTTTTGTATTCATAATAGTTATATATAACTAAGTGAGATCGAAAGACATCGTGAAAGTACCTTACAGTTTTATTTTTTAACACAGACGGCTGCGCACATGTGATTAGTGTTACTGTCGAAGATCCTTTTTTTATAAAACAAGTTGGTCTCAATAAGTTGCCTTACTACATGCGATGTAGCTTGGGCCGTACCCTTTCTAGTAGCAACTTTTGTACGTAATAAATAATCCAGGGAATACTGTTTCGTATGCAGGGCCAATCGAGTATGCTGTTGTCCAATGATCATCTCATCTATATCCTCTGTTTTAAAATGATCAAGTAAGTCCACGGCATTAAAGTGGGAACCCTTGGAATCGAACGGTAGTGTTATTTTCATTTTTTTTTACTCCTATGGTTTGTGTTACATTGAAAAGATTGTATTAAGTTCATAATAGTAATATATAAATAAAAAGAATTGATGTGCACTGTAAAACAGATAAAGGGGTTATATTGATTTCATACATTAAGGTATACTTTTAGTCTGTCTATATCCTCTCTATCCTCTTCCCGCCCCATAAAAATCTTCCACTTTAATGTACTCTCCAATGTCCACACTTGCATCCCATCAATTTCCTCGGTTTCGCGGGTATGGCCGATTGGTGTATCGACAGTGTGGTATACTAATCTCACATTTCCTAATACTACACTTGGTATACTTGGAGAGCACCATCCGATATTATCCGGATACTCTTTGACTATGGTGTCCCATAGAGTGTACTCTCCCACAATTACATCAACAATAGTATTTAATTTCAAACCAGCTATAGCCATAGGCACTGAGTCAATTAGCGTTAGTTTATTTTTATAATCTCGGAGTGTCTTCTTTCCGACCTTGATGTCCATAAGATCTTCAAAATACCGAATGTTATTTAACTTGCTCATGATTACCTCCACGTCTTTTATGGTTAATGGTATGTATCATTATAGCTATATATAAATAAAAAGTCATTGACGGTAGGGAACCACTTGGATTAAAAAAAATACAATGGATCTTCACGTCGCAAGTAGACTACATTAGTCTACTTGCGAATTTATCTATTTAACTTCCATTTGATCCATTTAAGATACTTAGAAACAAAGTAGATTTTGATCCTTTGTACCAATGTATCCTTTGGCATACCTTCAATGTAGATTGCAATGGCAACTACTTTGAGTTTACCTTTTATTTTTTCTATCAGTTCTCCCATCTCTGCCCCCATATTATTCACAATTATATAGTTTGTTTTTATTGTAGAGATTCTCCTATTCTATACAGTTATATATAAACAAATTGTGCTGATAGACAAAAAAACAATTGATACATTTAACCATATTATAAATCATATTTTAATTGGCTGGCCGCTTATGTGTATGGGACACTGTCTGGTTGGCGTAACAAAAACTTTTTTAATTGAGGAGTGTAACGTGAAAAAATTTATCGCAATGTTGTTTGTTCTATTTCTTATGCTTGGTTGCATTGGATGCTCATCTAACAGTGACTCGGGTACAAAGGAAGACACTGGTTCGTTTGTGCTGAGTTTCGATGAACCAAAGGTTCTGAGTAAAACAATCGTTCCAAATGAACCAATTGTGACGCATAAATATCAGTTAAAAATTACTGATCCGGATGGCGTAGAGGAGGAAGTGTTAATCTCAGCCACTGATACATACACAGCATCAAATTATTCAGTCGGCGTGTATAATGTTAAAGTCTTTGCTAAAAATACATATGGGAGTATCATTGGAGCAGGCGAGGCGGACGTGACTGTTGATGTTGGTGTAACAAATAGTACCTCAATCACTATTGTGCAAAGTGATGGATTAGGTAGGTTTAACCTAGTCTTTATTTGGAATACTGCCAACTTTCCTGATGCGGTCGTGGATATAAAGCTATTTGACCGTGCACAAAAAGAAGTACCTATAGTGCCTCAGGTAGATAGTGATCAAGGAAGGATCCTGGTGTATACGACATTGTCTCCCGGATTCTATAGAGTCAATGCTACAATAACCACTCTTAAAAATAACCAGTACGGGTTCACTAAATCATTGAGGATCGCCAGCAACCTATCATCCAGCGCCACTATTGAGTATGATGGGTCCGGTGTTAATTCAGGAAATTTTACCATTGTACTTAATGAGGATTTCAACGATGAGGTAGTGTTCTCCTTAAATACAGACAAGACTGTTTTTAATGTCGGTGAGGTTGCAGAAATAAATGTAACTGACATCCACCAGTTAACCGACCCTATAGTCAATTGGTATGTCAACGGCGTACATTCTGGAAATGGGGAGGTGTTTGAGCTGGACACTTCTACAGTTGGAGATTATAACGTAGATTGCATTGTATCCATTGGGGAGGGAGAGCGCGAAGGAGGGACATCATTTCAATATCAAGTTGTCCAAGATACAATCTCAGAAAAATCTTGGAGTACTATCGGAACAAACATTAGTGATAAAGATCTGGCACTCAACTACATGGAGTTCGTGCTCAAAGATGATGCTCCATACTTTATGCAGATGAGAGACAATGGAAAGCTCATGCTTAAAGTTTTTAACGGAACAACTTGGGAATATGCTGTGGACGAAGCTAACGAACTTGCACTAGGGGGCAGAGGGCATCAGTTTAAAGCAAAGGCTGTAAACAACGAAATCTATATTTTTTGTGGCGAATACATGAACAATGGCTCCAGTGAAAACCGAATTTATAAGTATATAAAATCCTCAAGGACGTTTGAATTATTTGAACGCCTTGATTTTAAAAATTTCGCTCTTTATAATTCCGACTTCTACATTGTAGATAGTGAGGATCCCACAACGTATGTATACACTTATTCACCTCATGTGGTCTATAGTAAAGCTAAATCCGAAACCACTTGGACCGATAGCCGCATAGTCAACAATGGTCCCCAAATAAATACAACAAAAATTGTTGTGGATGAGCACGGAATTCATACTGGAGCTGCGCCCTTGCAATCACCTCTGATAGATGTGCACTCCTTCCATGGATATACGTATAGCTTCTATAGTGCAGCTTGGCATAAAGTAGAAACAGTGTGCCCCTCCGGAAATGTTGCAAACTTCTTTGTCAATGAACCTGCTTCAGCAAGGTATGTTGTTTTTTATGATTATGAAGCTACCACTAATAAATTAGTATTCCTAGATTCAGCTGGGCTTATATCCCCCCTTATGAACAATATAGATTCTGTGTTAAATATGAACTATGACAAGGTCCAATATGTGACTGGGGCAGATGGAAAGCATTATCTCAATACTCAAATGTTTGAATATCCAGGACATCGTGTACAACATCGTACTTGGAAGTATAATCCAACAAATGGATGGCAGCTTGTTCCTGGGAGTCATCATATTATTACTACCACTGACTCAGAATATACAAAAATTAAAATGTGCATAGATAGTGACTCCAATATCTTCATTGCTCAAGGATTCCGCAGGGTGTCTGTCCTCGCATATAAAGGGAGATAGTTTAACTATCTTTTGATATCCTTATTATTAAAATGATCGCTCGGGTGATTGCCCGAGCGATCTAATAAAAGTTATTATATAGCTACGTAGCTTTATATGTTACTTTGGCGAAATTGCCATATATTCAAACCCTCACTTTTTAATTTCATTAAGCGTTAGCGGATCTAAACTTATCTAGGTCAGATTTACCTTTGGCCAACAAATCTTCTACTCTATTCATTCCTTTGCTCAAAGTGTCTAAATGCGATTTTAATTTACTCACATCTTCATTTGGAGCATGTACAGAATAATATATACGTGAACCAACGAATATATAAAGCCCACATAGAACAGCAGCAGTTATCTTCCACACTAAGCTATAGTGGAGTATAACATACACGGCAACTGCAACTGGGATGGCCAGTACAACACCAAAAATAAACCCTTTAACGACATTCCAAAGTCCTAAAAAGAAAGTTTTCATGAGTGCACCTCTTATTTTAAATGTTTTAAAAATACTTCTGCTCTTGCCGACTGAAGCCAAGCCAATGTCGCACCTACTTCGATGAATCAGGCGATATAACTTATCCTATTCGTTATAGTAATATATAAGTGAAACTAATTGAACCACGATATATAGACTTAGGCCAACTTACACATGGATAGGTGGTCTCCCACCTATCCATGTGAACTCGCTCTTACATCAACCACTACAATCCAATATTTCAGATATCCTTTCTACAGATAGTTTTTGATTGATACGTTCCGCTATTATTTGAGGTAGGTTATCAGGGGTCACGATAAATACAGATTCCTCTTCATCTTCCTCTACATCGACCACTATATCGGCATTGTCGGACTTATACGATATCTTGATATTTTTGACCGTTCCATACGCCTTTGATGTATGACCCAACAGGGCCGCTTTTGTGATCATGTCGTTAACAAGAATGCGGATATACGTGGGGATATCGACATCCAATCTATCTTCGCTACATTTGGCTATTGTTTCTGCTATAAGATCGATACCATCGGACATACTTATATTGTTAAAGTCAAGTGTCTTAAAAATAACAGCGCTTGGGTTCTCTATAAATTTTATTCTACGAGTACCATCGTCCTTTAAGTCTATTAGAAAGCAACCTTTGGCCCCCTCATCTCCGTGACACGATCGATCAAACGATCCTGAAAAAATAAATTTATTTTTATAAACACTTCTTTGATGTATATGGCCACAGCAGCACACCTCATTTATATAGCCATTCCAATTGTCTGCATTAACTGTATTGACTGGCACTTTTGGCATATATGGCAACGCATGCTTCATCGCGCCATGGAACACCATCACATCTACTTTACCTGTCTTAGTATCTTTTATTTTGTTTATAATCCTATGTTCAAGATCATCAAATGGCACATCGTCTGGGACATACATAAAGGATCTATTGAATTTTTTTATATATTCTATTTCAATAGTGTCAAAGTATTTAACCTTATTGGAAACTCGCTTAGACTTAGCTATAGTATTTATAATTCTTACGGAGTCGCGATCATGGCTCCACGTGCCCCGTACGATCCTAAGAAGGAAGTTGTATTTTTTAATTAGATCGCACAAGTCCATTAAAAATTGCACTATGATCCTACTAGGAGAGGAATCCAATGCCAATCCCCTGTCCGCAGTATCCCCTCCTATAATTAAAACATCGACATCACTCAACAATGGGTACACATGCGTCCTTAAGCTATTGTAAGTGATGGACGCATGGACCCTGGGATGTCCCATATGTATGTCACTAATGTGTAATATTTTCATACTACAACATGTCCCGCATAGATGGCTCCTTACTTTCTTTTTCTTTGACAATTGGGTCAGGGATTTTCTCTCCATTTGCCAATTTATTGAGCATGGCCACTTGCTCATGGTAATTCATATTTTCCTCAACTACTTTAGCGGTCCCACCAATCTCTCTATACATTCGTAGTAGCTCAGCTACAACTGACTCAAGGTTACTGCCAAACTGATTGGTGGATTCAGCAGCTACCTCGAATCTACCAATCACATCTGTATCTACTGCCTCTTGTGATTCATTCAACAGCGGTATAGAGCAGAACTGCGCTGGGATGGTGTAAGTGTCAGACTCATCATTATCATTGATGATTGTGATTGGATGAAATCTAGAAAATCGAGTAGTGAATTCCCTCCCAAGTTCGTATCGTTGATTGGTTGTTAAACTTTTCACATACCCCTCGTTAAACAAACCTATGTATCTTGAGAACTCGAATAGGCCGACAGTGTTGCGAACTTTCGTATCCGCCATTAATAGATCATATTGTTTTTTTGATTCTATTGCTATAGGATCTGTTTGCGACGGATCAGGTTGGTTACTTGTATCATCGGACATTTTGCTCCCCCTTAGGTATAAATTACTTTAAATATTCCATTGACGTTCTCCACATCTGCAGATTTTACGACATCCATTCCTGCGTTGTTTTTTATGTTTATTATTACAGTAAATGAGTCTAATTCATCTGCTTCTTTTATATCGACGCTGACCTCGGCACCAGTGTCTGGCAACAGTTTAGTACATATCTTGGATAGTGCTTCAAGTAACATGTTACTTAACTTGTTATGGTCTGGACCGCATAGAGTTACCATGTCAATAAATGATACGTTACTATCTTTATTTATTGACACGAATCCCGGTTTTTTAAAAATACACTTTAACATGGATGCTATTTTAAGAGAATCATCTTCTATTATTTGTGCGCTTGTTTCAGCGTGTAAGGTTAGACCTATAGTATCATTTGACATGCTCTTCTCCAAAAAAAAAATAAAGGTAAGTTTGTGGGGTATCATAGATACCCCACAGCCCATACATTAAATCAAAACCTGCAGACTTTGATATCAGATCTTTTCATTTTTGATTTACAGTAATTTACACACAGTAAAAGAGGCGGATCATTCTTTACGCTTCCCCGACACCTGGGACAAGAGGTCGGTAGTTCTATTTTTCTATCCTCCTTAGGTGGACTAAAGAAGTCAGTATCGTATACTCTCCGTAACCTTGGCTCCCCGTATGCGGGTAAGAAAATTTGTACCTTGGAGTTTATCGTTAAATTGGCGTACTTAAAATTAAATATGGTTTTAAAGTGAACCGCACTCACAACTTCATTGTCTATTTTAACGGGCTTCACATGAACTACTGGGACTATTGTATTTAATATTCCTCGTTTCCATGACACAGCATTTACAAATGTATCTCTTACTGGGCCACCATCCTCTATGGCGATCTCATATGAGGGTGTTCGAATAGGACCAGAATCTGGAGTAGGCCATAGACCTAGCTCGGAAGCATTAACATGATCTCTGTGCGAAAAGGAATTTAATGTTAACACGATCCCATCGCAATCATATTGGCACGCATCGAGATCATGTATTTCTTCTATAATGCGCTTATATAGTTGCTTGGGTGTAAAACCTGGATCGACTACATTGCAGTCCCCTGCAGCCTTGATCAGTAAAGAGTCTGCCGTAAATGTTATATCGATACATCCTTTAGAGGTAACTATTTTCACAATTGGTCTAAATGGGAACTTGTATTCTCTCCCTAGCGTCTCAAAAAGATTGACTGACCAAAATTCATGTGTATTTTGCGGCTGTCCATCCACATAAAAATTATATGGAATAAAATGCATATCCGAGCATAACTCCTCGCTGTCATAATCATCACTAAGTAAGACATCTTTCACATACTTAGTTCTTGTTGAATACGATGCATGCGAAAAGGGGGCAACGTACTCGCCATCTTCATCCTCTTGTCTGGGCAATGTTGCAATTCCGACAACCACAAGTGATCGGGTCGATTCGGGTATTGTGAGAGGATAGCCAATGACGGTTCGCAGAAAGGTTGGAGTGACATCGAATGCATTGTATTCGTTCTCGGTCATACACTTGAGGTTTGGCGTGCCATGAACATCTGGTATTAAGGCCTTCTGTAGGACCCCTCCTTTGTAATAAAGGTGGACTTTGACTCCACTTACTTTATGATACAAGATGTGGCTAAGCGTATATAATTCAAAGTATTTATCAATCTCATGTAAAATTCGACTACTGCGGTATTTATGAAATGATTTTAATTCAGGGGACAGACTCACCGTATGGTCAGCGTGTCCATATTGATGTGCTCCTACAGTGCGGTTTTTAAGTCTAAGCTTTATTGAAGCATAAAGCTTAGACGGGATGGGCATCCCCCCAACCTCGCACAGGGTCATAAATGCAATAAGATTTGGATACTCGTCGGATGCATCGATATGTTTGGCATGCTCGTTTCTAATGTGAGCGGTAGAGAGTTCAAATCTATCATGTGTTCTCTTGATTAGGGATTGCACGTGTGTAGATCTGTCGGGAACTGGCTCCGGGTCTTCTTTCATACTTTTATCGACCATTGATGTCCAGCCTTCTTTCATGGTTTCCACCAATTCGAGATACGCGTGTTCGTTCGCACCGAACCCAATTTTGAGCATCATGCGTTCGGCCAATCCTTCGAGTAGTTCATCCTCGGTTGGCTGGGAATCAATTTCTTTTTTAGGGAGCTGGCCTCTAATGGGATCTGTTGAAAGCGTGCCAGGTAATTTATCAAGCAGGGATTGTGCGAGCGCAGCGGCACCGTCCACTTTAATTGCGTCTAAACGTAGTTCTTCAGTAAATTTGGACAGGAAGCGTTCGACCAATTTCTCGAACACTTCCTCGTCGGTTGGTTGAGAATCGAGTTCTTTTTTAGCAAGCTCGACGGCCTCGTTCGCTGCCGCCAAGTGCGCCGCAGTTTTTTTATTGCGCTTAACAAGGGTTTTATTTCTCCCAGTACCTTTCTTACGCCTCGTCTTCATGTCGGCTCTCCTCTATTCTTTTAACTTCCCTTCATTTATCTCTTCCGGGTAATTTGTTATATCTATATTTTTTGTGGACTCGCCCCATAAAAACTCATCGACAAATTCCCTGGTCTTGGTTATAGCCTCTTCTTCCTTATCACTAAATTCCGGATCAGTAGAAAGCCACTCCCATTCTATTACAACCTCATCCTCTGCGTTCATTATGATGTGTGTCTGATTGCGCTTATATACTCGATCGTATACTTCACTTGCTGCTTGTAGGTTCTTAGGGTTCTTGATCCCCCAATCAGAAATCTTCCCGTCCTTAAACTGCTTATATATTGTTGGATGGGTCAATATAACTTCTTTTGTTTCATCTGGAATATTGTTTAAACTCAATGCTGAGGCTACCCTAACATAATTAGTTTGGTAGGCATCTAGGTTTTCTACTGTACCTTTTATAGCCTCACCTATTTCTTGCATTGGCATTATTACCTTTTCCATGAACCTATTGTATTTGTGCGCGTACGGGTCAGACGAATCCCCGAAAACTATTCCCCCCGCATTGGCACTTGCCTCTTGATTAATTCTATTTAATAATTCCGGATCAGCGTTAGAATTAATCAGTTGACCAAGTGATGGTTGCATGCCGCTAGCTAACTTGATCATACTCGCTACTTTCATATATCATCCTCCAAAAATTGGTTTATAGTTTTTCATTATTCTCATAGGTAATATATAACTAAATTTTCCATGAGATAAGTTGACATATATGATGTGTATTGCGCACCTTTTATAATGCCATCTCCCACATAGCTCCTTCTTTATCTCGCCGATTGACCAACCCCTTGCAGACAATTTTCTTGTTACTCTCCCCTCGTATATGTACCCACTTACTTAATTGTCCAGGTATATCTTCAAAATTCATATCATTGACTTTTTGTAATAAACTACTACGTTTAAATCCGTGCTTGCCTACATTGAAAGCAAATGAAACCAATGCAACTTTCTGTTCTATTTCAAGTGGCACTTTGACTAACCCATCAATAAAAAAGTATACATCCCAAACATCTTGATGTAATAACTTAAGTGCCTCTATCTCAGTTATCTCATTTGGTAAGTCGGTTTTCTTTTTTCTATGATGTCCATATCCTATTGTCCAACCAGCTACATCGTAATAGGGTTTATTTCTAAATCCTTCAACCTTCATTATAAAGTTTACTGACTTAGAAATTGCTCTTTTATCGTACTCTCTTTTGTAATAATTTTCAAACTCTATGATGGGTTCTAGTTTAAATATAATTTCATCTGAACGAGTGATGGCTGGCTGCGTGTTCCCCATATCAGCCCGAATGTATACAGTTTGAAAACAAGTGTAAATACAAATAACCATAATTAATACGAAATGCATTGAGTTCATCTTCCTACCCCCTTATAAGTTTTGTTATTAAAGGACTTCCTTCAAACAAGAAAGTACCAGCTATTTTTCTGTGACAGAATCCAGACTTTTCATAACACAATAGCGTTATGTCGTTACCCATTTCCATGAACTCCTTACTGATTTCATGGGGATCTAACTTGTCCAACATTTGCTCATATATAGTAGTGTACCCCTTTTCCGTTATTCTATTATTCTTTAGATCGTTGACTAACTCCCATGTAGGAGCCAGCTGCTTATATTGTAATATTGAACCATCTAACCACCTTGGCTTGATTATACTTATACATAATGGCACAGTTTCATGTATACTTTGTATTACTTTCAAATTAGCAAAGTAGGAAGTTCTAAGTATCATATGTATCCTATTGTTATAAACTATGGCTGTGTTTAGAACACAGCCATAGGAGAGATTGTTTAAAAATTATATCTTTTTATATTGGCCCGGCCTATGTTGTTCAATATGCGTTGATGATGGTGGGGCTTCGAGCTCATGCAATCGGCGTAGAATAACTGTCTTTTCCAAAGCCTCCTTCTGGAACAGCCGGGTGGTCGGCAAGTACAACAAGATTGGAGGCGATGATCCTAGCCCACGATTCATACTTCTCATCCCGCGCCTCTTTAATTCTTATCCAACCAATTTCATTAGATATCTCTGAAGAAATGTTTGTTGCATTTAAAGGACCACTCAAGGTTAGAATAAAAATTAATCCTAAATGCTTAGAGCTAACTTCGGTTCGGTTATCTTTAACATAACCACAGTATCGAAGCGCATTAAACATCGGGACATATCCCAACTCCTCTGTTACTTCTCTAAGAATACTCTCTATAATACCGCCGTCTTCTTTAGCAACATGTCCACCTACTCCTATCCCACGTTGCCCAGTGAGTCTTGTTTCATTTCCATTACGTGCGTAGGAGAAAAAATAATTATCCTTATTCTTGATTAATATGTACGGTATTACCTGTGTCCAATGGGAATCCTCTTCACATATTTGTCTGTTTATATATGAGTGTGGCAATGAGTCTATTGTGTTCAAGAGGTTGTATGATCCGATGACATACTCGTTTGGCCATACATCGGGTTGTAGCACGGCGTCAATATCTTTAGTTTGGATGCATAGTACATCCTCATCTGGATATTTTGGCACAGCTCCAAATTTTGGAAGTCTATGGGAATATGATTTTTTAATTTGGTAATGTGGCGATATAAGGTCCCGAATGGGCAACTGGTTGTAAGCTCGAGATACAGTCGAATCTTCAAATAGCTCCTCTATCTCCTTTACTTTAGGAGGAATAGAATTTATCAAGTCTTCCATAGTTCCAGAGGTCTCAATGACAATGTCCGCAATGGCTTTCGTTTCGTCAACATTATTGGAGTCCCAATCTATCACATTATCTACATATAAAAAAATACATTTGATGCCGAGTGTCCTACACTCCAACATTAGTTTAAGTATCTCTGTCTTCTCATGTATCATAACTGTGACATATTGTGCTGCACTCTTCTGGATAAATTCAATAGCGTCTTTTGTGGGCCAGTCGTTGACGTATACGAGCATCCTCTTTAAAGCCGCCTTATACTCACGGACTGCGGGATGTCTTTCATCGGCACCATATCCAAATTGCGCTTCAACCTCGTCATTGACTCTCTGCATTGATGTGGTTGAATCGATGCGTAAACTATTCTTTAATAAACGTACAACAGTATCTTTTCCAGAAGTCGGTGAACCCTTAACTATAATCACTCCTTTCGTATTATCGCCCACAGTTACATATCCTTTTTTTGTGCTATACGATGGATACACATAACCTGTGTATCCATCGTATAAATTAATTAGATTTTAATGTATCTCTAACTTTCATTAGTAGCTCACCTAGTTTATTTTCGCCTTTCCCAGTTTTTAAGCAAACTCCCCAGTAAGTGTCATTCCAATAATTACCTTCAATTAGCTTGGTATCTCCAGTATCAATCAAACGTTTGCTAAGTTCTGACAAGGTTTTAAATTTATACAAAAGGCCCGATAACATTATTTCATCTTTTACGCTATCGAAGTTAGGAATCAGTGTTGCCTTTCTTCCAAACTGTTTGGCTTTATATGGTGAAAGGGCAGCCACTATCGCTGCCCTTTCAAGCATACATTCAGTCTTATGTGATTGATACCAATGCTCCATAGTGGCGTACCCAATCTCATCTACATAAAAATGCGCATAGTAGAAATTACTTAGGAATGCCCAATTCCCCTTAAACTCATTTATAGTTTCCATTAGACTCCTTCCTAACTTCTAATTTTTATTTAGATAGTTGTGTTTTAAGTAATCTCCTCATTCTTAAAAATTTGGATCGGTCACAAAATCCTTCAAATTGTGTATGTAGCTTCCCATTAGAGATATAAAATTTGGGACCATCTTTTTTACTACAGTCTCTCGGCCACATATGAAAATATAATGAACGATTGAGAAAACTGTCACAAGTGTAATGGAACTCAACGAAATAACTCTCATGAATAAACATTAAGGCCGTCACTTCTGTGACAAGTTTTGGACAATCCATATCAAGTATATCCTTAAGTTCCATTGTATCATCCCTCCAAACAATCATCGATTTCTTGTTCAACCCCTTCCAATAGTTCCCTTAGTCCTATTTCATCCAATACTTCAAGATTCTGGGATTGGGCAACATGGACGGCAGCGGCAAACCTTTTCCCAAACTCCTTCAATACTTCTTTGTACTCCGTATATGTTCTATATGCTATCGTCATTATCTCATGTTGAACATTGTCGCCAAGTAACAAAGGGATCAACTCATAACTAAGTTTATTTTCATTACGGTTAGTTGCCGCTACATCGTATATGCGTATGAAATTAGAATGGTCAATCTCTGTAGGAGAATTATCAGAATAAGCAGCGAGTTTTCGTCTAAGTTCCTCAGGTTCAAAGAATTTAAGTTCATCAGCAAAGGTACGAAAAGTTTGCACACGAAACCAATCTTCGTTAACATCTTTCAACCCCTGCAATTGTCCAGGAATCTGTGAATCATCAAGATCAAGATTACTGAAGTTTTCTACTATTTCTAGGTATAGTGCATCTTCATCTTCATATGAAGCTATTGGGAGTCTATCCGAATACATGAACGTTCCTGTGGCGTCATCGTAATTTATGAATGCATCATTCGCTCCAGGATCCTGTACCTCTGATACGAAAAATTTGTACATGTACTGGAAGTATTCCAATGGGACAACTATATTGGAATTTTCCAATTCTTCATCGGATATACCTTTTAGTCCGAGTCGCACTTGGTTATAATAATTATTGGCGCTCTTAGCTATATGAGCTATACAGTTTTTATAATCCTTTTTACTGTCGATGTTACCAGTTTGTTTATTATTCTCATTTATAATGATTTGAATTTCATCACAGATCTCGCTCAATACATTAGCGGCTTCATTTGGGCCGATGTAAGATTGTGTGTCCATGTAGGTAGAGAACGCTTTGTTGCATGTTCGCAAACTTTCATTATACTTTGCAACGAGCGACCTTGCATCGCTGTTTAATCTATCTACTGCCTTATTAAAGATAACGTTCTCTGATACAGTAGCATCAGCCGATTTCATATACTCGACCACTAAAGCGAACACCTCATTGGCCTTCCTGAACACATCTGTAATTTTGTCCTTATACCCGAATGTCTCCCTCATAAATGAGAAAATAGCTGAGGGGTCGCTCGACTTCCCGACAGCAAATACAATATCAGTAAGGTTGTTTTTCACCGAGCGTATGTCTCGATCTATTCCATTGATTGTCTGCTGCAGCGAAGCTCGTTCCTCCATTATGCGTATATCCTCTACATCCTCCACATCTCCAGAAATAAGCGAAGCTGTCTCGGTGTCCGTTAAATTATCATAAACTCTTTCTGGTTCCGGCTCTGCGTCAATCTCTTCATTCTCCTCGATATCCACATCATCCGCGTCCTCCATTTCTACAATAGTATCTTCCAAATTGGGACTATTGTCTACTTCGAGGATCTCTTCCGCATCTTCAAGTAATTCATCTACAGAGTGATTGTATTCCCCATCACCATTGTTACTTGAAGGTGTTACTTCATAGACGGTATCATTGCGACTATCTTCAGTAGCGACCACACTTCCAAGTTCGACTGCTGCGGTATCCTGCGTTGGTATACTGCAAATGACCTCGGATAACCGCTTAGTAAATTCTGAAAATACACGCGAGAGGTGCGCCTGTGAATCGTAGTTATCCTTCCTTAGCATATCTGATACTCCGGACATGTTTGCGACAGCGTCCGCAAGGTCTTTTAATCTTTTATCAACTATGGTCATTGTTTCCGGAGGTATTCTAACTTTCGCTGCGTCTAACATGACCTCAATTGTGGCAAGATTGGTTTGTTTCATTTCATTTGAAATCACTGTAAAACTCTCGTACACTAAATCAGATATTTGTTTAAGGTAACCTGGCATTATTTCGGAATCATTCTGGTTTATTCTATCTAAGATAGCCGTGGTCTGTTGATTTATGACCTCCTCGCTGATAGTGGCCTCAGGCTTATTGCAATGCTCGATTAGTACAGAGGATATGTCATTTAATTTTTCATGTATTTCATAGGTACTCTCTTCTATCTTACTAACTCGTTTATTTATTTCCGCCGTATCTGAGCAAGCAGTTGCAGTTAACGTCTCCACGTGTGGCCGGCGCTCCAGAGCTATTATTTTTTCGTGCATGACCTTGAAAATGTTTCGTATAGCTTTGACATTCCCATCCCCGCTCCTCTCCAATTCAATCATATTCGCATTAAAAGTTTCTTCGTAGTAGTTATCCCTCATTTTGACAACCTTCCCTCTGTTTAAAATTACATTAACGTTTCTCATTCCTTAGGATCCGCATATAATGTACAACCATCCTATTTTTTAATTTGGATACCTAAACCCCCCAATAAATATAATGCATTTATGTACGCGTAGTAATTAAAATTACCTTACTTGGATCATACTCCTACCTGTGCTTATTCTATTATTTGATACATGCCAATATTGTACAGATCTCTAACTTCAATGGACATAGACGGTATCAAAAAATCGTTTATTGATACGTGAGTTATGCCCCCAATGCAGATCGAATAGGTATGGATATACCCCAGTTTTTTGATTGATATAATTCCATCTAACCCATACGATTGGCACAACGACCCATTAGATTTTCCGCTATCTATTACTACATGTGACCCGACCCGCATTCTGTTTGCGCAGATCGGATCAAATCCAGCATCTATCAAATACCCATCGGTTGGAATAGTAATCCGGTGGCCGTTAATTGTTGATGCTTCAACGGACAGTTTTAAACCAGTGAACAATAGTTCTTCTAATTGGACCCATCCTTTGTCACTCTGTATCATTACTTCGTGGTAATTATCCTTGTTATATAAATCATCTATAATAAATGTTTTGCATTTATTTAATTTATGATCATATGTTAATATTTGACAATTGTGCGATACCCACATTACACCCCCTTATGATTGATACTATTACTTCATAACGGTAATATATAAATAAAAACTGTATGAAAATTATATTTTGCAATCATTTCAATTGCGCAGTAATATCAAGACAGACTTATTCCCAATTGCCAGTAATGTAAATTATAGGTGCCTATAAAAAGGAACATGTATAGATCTATCTTATTTTGTGATATTTTTAATTCCTTACCTATCCCTACCATCCTATCGTACATAGCTCGCTCTTGCTCCGGCAAGTTATAATTTGAAGCGATGAAATATAAGTTACCCTCTATATACGTTCTGATTCTATAAAACCACACAGTGTAGCCTATCATAAAAGATGCCGTTGCGACACAAGTCAATAGGTACATCAACATTACATATAATTGCATTTTAATACCATGTCTCCTTAGTTACGTCTAAGTTTACGGATAATGAAGTTATCACAGGTGATGTTTTAATACATAAAGTTTTAATGCTATAAGAACTACCGAAATTATACAGAATGATTTAGTGATACAGTATTTTATTTTCTCAAGTTTAATCTGCAGTAACAGATCTCTACTAAGGTCTGATACAAGATGTCGCTCAAGCCGCATTGGATACCTATCAATTAGCTTATTTATTATCCTTATTCTGATAGCTATCGCCGCCATTGATAGTGTGTACACTATAAATAGATTGACTATTACATCGTTCAATATGCTATTAAATAACAATGCTGTCATCATGCCCCCCAATCGTTCATTTGACAGTTTGAATTCAATACGTAAGTATTCGCAGCATACGTGATTAGACATATATCTAATCACGTATACAACCCATCGGTATCCGATAGTTACCTACTTACTTACCCCATCCGTCTCCACAGAGCGCAGTGATAACCAGCGTGCATCGCAGACGTCAGACCGAATGAATGCATTCAAGTGATGAGTTATCGGTTGAGGTGATCTCAACATATCACTTATGCCGCCCTTCTGTTTATCTGCTACCCCATTGTATGGTTTTAGATTTTCAAATAACCGTGCTTCGTCAACTTCTTTGATAAACAATCCGAACAATTCATCCCCATCGAAATCAAGGTTCGGATACTTAGCCACCGTAGTTGAAACACCAATAGTTTCATCATTAACTTCTTTCTTAATTGTAGTTACAACAAATGCCATTATTGAAAGGTACTGTAAAACTGGGTTACGTCCAAATAGTACAAATAATCCCTTTTTGCCTGTCATAGTTCTAAACGGAGATTCGTCTATTAATATATCCAATGCATCCGAGACCCGTTGATCATAAGAAACTATAGCTTCGGCATGTATTCTAACCGCATCCTCCATAGAGTACTTCATGCGTTTAGTTAATATATTTAGAATCTCTAACTTTAGCCCAGTGACGCCTATCTTCCATGGGAGGTGCAGTTCGTCCATGGAATGCTGTACTGTTATAGGGGTTATGACTGCTCGAAAAGTTAAATGGAGCCTCCCGCCCAATAAGTGTTTTCTATTAATTCCCCCCTTCTGATAGATTTTTGTTTTAGCTACATCTTTGGTATATTGCAGGTACAATTTATATATAGACCATAGTCTGCTATCTATATATGAATCCTTAACTATTGAAGTAGAATTTTTATACACGACATCTGATAATTCCGTAAGTGCCGATACTATTGACTTGCTTGTATTGTCCGCCAATCGCATTTTTCCATAATGGGTCATGATGTGCAGTGCCCCATTTAGAATCGGTAATTTAGATACGAATACATCGTCCCCAAGAAGACTCAAATGTGGCCTTATAGATACTGGCTTTCTTTTGGATTTCGTATTTTCAAAAAATTCTATGATCTTCCAGAAGTTATTATAAAAATAATTATACCCTTGTTTTAATTCAGACAGTTCTTCTGGTAATTCTGCATCAACATCTAATAGCATGTCTATGATTGGGACCTTTTTAATATTACCCATCCAACCACTTAGCCAACTATACGCAACAGGATGTAGTACAGGTGTTCCCAATATACCCTCTATATCTATCCAACCTCTAAAGCTAAGCTCATCGCAAAATTGAGTCTTTACCTTACTCTTACATTTTGGACACTCAGTCGGTTCCGTAAAGAAGTTACCTTCTAAGTGACCACATACGCAAGAGGCTTCGAAATCAAGCTCCTCTTTGTTATGACCAAAGAGGGTTACTATTAGATCTACTGCACTTATTGTATGTGACCCTAGATTTAAATCAGTAAACAGATTAGATGCATTCGGATCACTCTTATACTGTGCATTCGTATTGAATACTTTAGTCTGCATTGGCGCGCTCCAATGTGTGTATTTAAAAAAATAATTATGCTGTAGGGTAAGGCAATTGCCTTACCCTACAGCGGTATTCTCGTGTTTAAATGTAGGTTAGAAGTTATATAGCAGGGACGTATTATGAATATCTACCTGATGCGACCCAGCATGCGGCAACGTTTCGTAAGATCCAAGACCTAAACCTGCAAATCCAAGATGATTGTTCTTACCGCCACCGATACTTGTGATCCCAAGCGCCGGCAATACAATTCTACCAAGATTCTTTACAACCACTGGATCCAGAATACATATAGTGGAGTCGTATCGTATATCGACTGCGTCGTCTCCATATAATTTACGAAGCATACTCACCCTTACACGTGGATCAGTGTACCGCTTCAACAGATCCAAAGTATCCTCATTTCTCATGGACTGTGCCAATGCGAGATAATCGACGCACTTTGTATCCATTGGTGGATCCCCCTGAGTCAAAAGAACTCCAGTAAATTCACTTACTTTTCTGGTACACAGTCTCGCTGTTTCGACATCTGTTTCACCTATGAATTCAGTGAGCACCTTGTACAGACCTTGTTCATCGTAAACGAGGGATGCAATACCGGGCAACATTGGTCGACCAATGGATACCTCAATTGCAAGTTCTGGTTTTGTTAGAACATACTGTACAATTTCCTGTACATCGGTCATGCTCTGTACAGTAAATGTAGGATCATTTACCAATGGTGCAAGAGACACATCGCTGTTAGTGAACTTTGTATACGGACCCAACCATTGGTACTGGTTTAAAAATTCCTGGACTGCGATCGGGATGTACATCGCCAACAGTTCTCTTTGAAGAAATGGACTTTCAATAGTCGTTATTGTGACCATTGGGATAATGCTGGGTCTCCCTGGAGTTGGACTGCCCTGCTCAATAAAATCTGTAAATGCTCCAATTACCGCCAGAGTATCTGCATTATCCAGATCATCTGCCTCACCGTATCGGTTTGATTTTGTAACGTATTTTATAACACATCCATAATCAACTCTCGGAGATACAGTGGTTGGAGAGTTCATCTCATCAAGAGCTCTTCTTACACTGTGAATGTTTGTGTCAAGAATTATTGTCTTATCTTTAAAGTCATGCTGAGACGCAACGTTTGATAGAGTTAGTCTGACAGCTCCCTTCTTTGTGTTAACAAAACAATTATATACGTACATGTACGTGCTTTCAAGGCGACTATACGAGTCTGGATCCACCAACAATACGTTGAACAATACACACTCTGGATGATACTCGTGTAATTTTTCTGCCACCTTGTTTAAATGTCGAGTTGGTGGCTCGAAGGATTGATTGAATCCTGTCTTGAAGATAATAACGAAAGTGTTGTTATTGTCTCCTGTTAGATACAATACTTCACCGACTTGCGGAATTGTTGCAGTTATTGGCTCCTTTCCCATGACTGGAACACTTGTACCTTCGTACGTACTCTCCTTTAATTTCTTAATTAAGTTTTCTTTAAAAGTCATCCCATCAGGATTCAGTGAGGAGGTTGTCTTATACTGACTTTTAAGTGCTGACAATCCAGCAGCACTGGACATCCCACCGTCCCCAGTAAGGCCACTTTTCATTTTTGGCCCACGGATCTCCGGCTCAATTACTCCACCTGAAGATGAAGCGGGTTTCTTACCATCATTCATTCCATGCATGTTCATCATAGATTTCACCTTTTACCATTTTTAAGTTTATAAGAATACATCGATGTTATCTCATAGACGTAATATATAAACAATTTATTAATGAGAATATATAAATTACGCCAGCCACATACCAAAAAGGACGACATACTGAATCCTTTATTCAATGACACACTGCCCTATTTTTTTTATACAGCTCCAAACTATTGGTAATAATATAACCAACAATCTAATAGCCTAACGAGGTAACCATAATGTTTCAATTACCTGTCGAAAAAGGAAGAACCAGAACTATAACCAAATGGGATGAGATTATAGCCACGTTAAACCTAAGAACAGAGCAGCTTATTTCTAAGCGATATGACAAAAGTGCTTTGGAAAGAACTTTGGCATATGATCTTTTGAATCTAATACTATCCAACATAGAACTAGATGTAGTACTCCCCATGGCTGACGACATTGACAAGTACTTTGGTTACTTTATTGGCAACCATGATAAATTCACCAAACTATTTTCTGATGCTTTTAATGTACAGCCAAAGGCAAGTAAGTTCGTTAAGTTACATAAGTTAGTACAGGAGTATCTTGTACCAACCTCCCGAACAAACCCCATCATATCATTGCCTATAGGGTATGGATATGATGTATGGAAAACAGTCCCTTCAATAAAAATACTTGCCCACAACAGCTACCATCTTCCAAAGTCATTTAGATTTAATCTTAATTTTGGCACTAACGATAAAACTCCATCATACATTATCATTGGCATAGATATTTTTGTATTATGTATGAAGTTTATAAAATTTTATAACGCCAGTGACCGGTATGACTTATCTATCATGAGGGAGCAGTTTATACGAGAAGAATTTCGAGGACTAATACAGGATAGTACTGAAGTGTATCTAAAGAATCTCATTAAATCCATTGTGTATGATCAGTCCCCTATAAAGCCAAGTTCATCATTGGTTAATAATTTCGATGCCGCAATAAATTTCTTAGATGAATCCATTGATAGCGTATTTTTAAATAGTTGGAGTAGTTCCGACTGGCTGTCCACTAAATGGATAAATGGGAAATCGTACATCGATTTATATGGCGATCTTATAGAAGACTGGACTATGGCCGATACCCGTCAAAATATGGCTATAGAGTTTTTAATATTCGAACCGCTGTTATCGGTTATGAGTAGATTAGGTGAAGCCCAATTTGATATGGGATTCAACATTAAATTTAGGAAAGCGCTTGATCTATACCTACACAAGGCCAGAAATAATAAAGTATGGGCTAACAACAATGTTCGAAGTTTAAAAAATGAGATACAGGAGGCACTAAAGAACATGGTATAAACATATTCTTGTATACTATAATAGACTAAAATATTTATACCCAACATAGGCTGCGCTGCGCAGCCTATGTTGGTAGGTGACTAACCTCTTATTGAATCTTATTTAAATGCTGATCGATCACGCTATGCATCTCTGTGGTATTTGGAAGATTAAAGAACTCGTTACAGAATAAGATCGCGTTAGCTTTCGGGGAAGTCATCCATCCAAAGCATTTCTCCATTGTTTGTTCTTGGACAATGATATCTTTTCCACACCCTTCTATGCCTATACATGTTGAGACTTTGGTGCCCTTACTAATATTAAACTTATCAGCTATAGTTGGGTACATTGCTTTCACATCTAGGTCGCCCACTGCTCTACGAATTAGGGTCTCTACTTCGGGGGCTTCCTCTAAAACACATAGTCCGGTACCATTGAATCTATCTGTTGGGAGCACGGCACCGCCCCTAGAATGTAGGTGCTCATCAAATTTTCCCGACATATCCCCACCAGCACATCCACCAATCAGATCGTTGGATAGATAATACCCGTGGAGGTCGTCCCTGAGTGTTACGGTTGGGTATGCATAATCGCGTAGGCGGCTATTCCCGATATCGCCCAGTAAAGTGAGAACATCTTTATTTTTTAATTCCAACAACAATACTAACACAGGGTCCAGTCCACCATATGCGATGTAATCCGTGAAGTTATCTCTTTGCATCTCAAAGTGATCCAATCCCTGTGGAAATTGCAATTTGCTCATATCTAATTCTTGTTCCGTGGTGTACCCTAACTTATACGATGCCTTGCGCTCTGATGTTTTCCTGACCCTGGCGTATAGTAATGCGCTGTCAATAAACGCCACCCTACTTCCAGTCAACAACAGTCGCCACTTATCCATTATGTGTCCCTTTTTCTTTTTCTTTGTCTGGTCCCTACGTATATTGACGCTTAAGTCATCCGCCATAATGATCTTTGTACCATTGCCGACGTACTCCCAGGTCCTATATTCTTTCGGAGTATCCGGAGAATTGAATAGATCGGTAGGGTTTAATCCAAGCGCACCCATGCGTTTAAATAGCCTCGGTATATCGAAGTCAATGTTCCATATGCCACATATAGTCACTTTACTCTCATGTAAATTTTTAAGCCCATCCTTTATAACTTCCGCTTCTGTGTCAAAATAACTAACGAATATTTTTATATTCATTTCTTTAGTTTTTAATTTATCCAATAACTTATTGACATGTGCAGTAACTTCATCGTCGACCATTGCATCCTTTATAAATGGCCTATACACTGAAATATAAAGATTTTTATTATGGTCTACAAACGAAAAGATTATTATTTGCTCGAACGTTTGGGGTAACACTGAGGTCTCGAGGTCGAGTGATCCAAATGCAATTTTTGATATTCGTCCACTACACTTTTCATTATAGTATTTTTTTATTAGGACTTCTATAGGTATGTCTGCCCCAAACACATGTGGGTTTTTAAATAGGTCACTCTTCCATTCGTTCCAAACAGGAGGTAGTCCCAGTACTTTACGTATGGTCGGTTTTAATTCATAATTATAGCATTTGTACTCATCTAGATTACTTAATTTTTCACACTCTTTATTATAATTAAAATATCTGGGGCTTCGTTTATCGCGGAATTCTGGCTTAGTTATCCAGAAACTTCTTTTTGGATTTTTAATGTACTCTATCTTAGTCTCATTAGTAATTACATTCTGAAAGCAGACCTTGACTACTTCCCCGCCACCCTTAGATCTCGGTAAGTGAAATCTAAACGTATGTAGGACAGCCCAATCATTATCACTGGATGGTTTGGACATATATGGTTCCTCCTAAAAGTTTACAGGATTTGTTAATTCTGGATGTATATTATTTGCTTGAGCCCACTTAAATAAAAAAAAACAATACACTCTAAACGGAGGGAGCTGTGTTGCTAAACACAGCTCCCGGAATGAGGTTCTTTACTTGGTTGCATATCTTTCATACACTGTAGCATAAAGTACACTCGATATATCGACAGCCTCTTCTGTAAGCTTTTCTTTATGGGTTGCGGCGTACGATATCGGATACACGAATTTTAATTTATCCTTACCTGAACAATATGCGATCTTAGTTCCAATTGGAACGGGGCGGTTCGCTATCGCTCGAGCCATTTTGTGGATTTCGATTTCTTCACAGTATCGTTTAATCCAATCGAGTATCTTATATCCTGATATTGTGGTTATCGAGTGCATCGGTATCCAAGTTGGGAAAGTGCATGCGACATCGGTATTGCGAACATACAACTCATTTGCGGTACTTGTACCAAGCATTATCCCAGATATAGTTTTATAAATGCCATTTACCTTTGTGGTAATTGTCCACTCGCGAATAAATTCGTTAAGTAGAAAATATTTGACGATACCACGAAATAACTTATATTCCCGAAGCTTAAACTGTCCAAATAGTATTACCTGTGCTTCTTCTGCCACAAGTAATTGAGCTTTATGTTCTGAGACTACTTCTTCCGATCTGCGTAGCTCATTCTCCAATGATGTAAAGTCCTTCATAACAAGTCTCCTTTATACTAAATAGATGGATTTTAAATTATATAAAAAAGTTAACTACTTCTTCGTCCAACTGTGCTCTCATGCTTTCTATTAATTTTAAATGACATTGTCCAAGCCATTTATGGAATGGGGTGCCATCTATAGAAAGGATCATAGTTGTGTCCAAGCTCGAAACAATCCCATCTATGTCCACACATAATTTGGAGCTATTGTACTCGCTATCATACAGCACCCCTATTATTTTACATGATAATTCTAAAAAGCCATCCGTGCCCGAAGAATACATAGTGACGTTAAACTCAATTGGGTCTGCCTTTTTCGCATAGAATAGCTCGTGCCGCTTATTGATGATTTCAGAAAACAACTTATCAATAAATGACCAATGTTCTTCTATTGCATTTTCTTCTATGATTGCCTTTAGAAATCGAATGTCGTCATGCTTGTGCTTAATTCCTTTCACAGTATTCACCTCTTATTTTATCAACCTGTGGTAAATTAATATCAGATTCCGTTACGCCATTATGGCGATACATAGGTACGAGTTCTCTATCTATGTAAGTTATTGTTGGATACATGTTGGCCATAATCGGCACGTATATTTTGCCCGCTGATAGCTTTACATGCATCTATCATAGCTACCACATCTCCAACGTCCTCCGGCATAAGTGTTCTATCTAGAGGACATGTTTTAATTTGAAGATAAAGCATTTTAATTTCTTCATCCGTCAATTTTTGTGAAGTAGTCCTCATTAAAACCGGCCCTATAGATACAGTATTGCACCGCACCCCCTCAGCTGCCAATTTATATGTGAACCCATTTATTACCGCCTTTACCATAGTGTCATTATGAGTGGTTTTCTGAATGGCGTCAGCAAATGCACTTCTAATATTGATCACACTATGTATCGGCTTAAATCCCGCTTTAACGAATAATCCATTATTCATTAATATATCATACATTATGAGGTAAGGGAAGCTATGATTTGGAAATAACTTATTATGTGGCGGATGTTTTTCGTCGCATGTAAGGATGGCGTTTGCATTAACTAGCAGCCAGACTGGCCTACCCTTCAATTTGTCATTGATCGCATTCAACAACTCAAATTGATTCTCCCTGGATATCTCTATTTGAATATCTCCACTATGTTTATCTATCGTTATTATATCGTACCTGTCAGACAACGCCCTACCTATGGCATTGTTTATAATATTCGGTCGCATCTTTGAGGCACCGGTAACTATAGCTACCTTTTTGTTTAGCATGGTCCTTTTTACTCCTTATACGAAAAAAGTTAATAACAGAGTACAGCATGACTATGGGCGCTTCTAACTTTAAAATTCTTTCTGCACGATAGAGTGTCCATAATCTACCAATATATTTTGCCCATTGATAGCTGCGCAATTGTCCACCATGACGACCACTTCTGCAACGTCCTTTGCCATAAGTACTTTGCCCAAAGGATTCCAGGCACTCGCTTTTGGATAGTTCTCCACGAACTCTTTTTCCGATCCCTCCGTTATTTCGTAATGAGCCATAACGCGATCCGGAGATATAGTGTTACATCGCACCCCCTGTGCAGCTATACTTTTGGTAAACCCATCAATAGCTGCCTTTAGTATGGTGTGGTTCCTTTTCCCTCTACCCACCATATATGCACTAAGGCCCCCAATGTTAATCACACTGTGTGCCTTAGGTTCAGTGGACTCCTGGAAGCCCACTATATTGTTCCCGAACAATCCATTGTCTGTCAGCACATCGTACAGTATTGTATAGGGGAATAGATTCTCCTCGATTAATAAGTCATCTTCGTTTGTAGCCATTGAGTTAACTAACAGCGCCACATGCCTGCCATCTAACTTATCGACGATGGCATCCAGTAATTTCAAATAATTTCCCCTTGATATTTCTACCTCAATATCCCCACCATAGCGGCCAACCGTTATCACATCGTATTTAAACGACAGTGCTTCCCTTATGGCATTGCCGATAGTATGTGCCCCATACTTTTCTGTCCCTGCGACAATAGCTACTTTCTTTTTGTTCATGGTGATACCTCCTAATAAGTTGGATTAATAAATAATACTACTCGTGTTAGTTATATATAACCAAAAATTATTGAAGAACAAAAGAAACTCAACGGGCAGTAGCTGGATTTCACCAGATGCGGTACCTATAATAAAAAAGGGAGACAACCAGCTTCCCATATGGGAAGCTGGTTGTCTCATCAATAAACATGCATCATTTCTTTATGCTGTGACCTTGTCACTAGTCCTTGTAGTTACTTAGAATATCATCAAGGTTACGTACACTCAATAGGAATCCAAGTGGGTTCGTAGGAATGAATGCCTCCCTTGAGTTAGCAACAATGCGTTTTGCAACAGCCGCGCCAGTCTTTACATAATGGGCCACTGCAATGCCGAATGTCCAATTTGCTCCGAAGTTAAGTTCAGAATTTGGATCGCTCACATATGGGATACCGATAATTTTATCTGCATGCTCTGCCTGGGTAGATGCATGAAGTTCAATGATGGCTCCATTTGGAAGTTCCAGTCTGTACGAAGATCCACCCTCAAGAGTGGTGGACTTGTCCGGTTGTCCTGCAATTGCCATCCGTGGCTGAGAGAAAAGCTTGGAGATGATGTCCCCGGAAGTTAGCACCTTATATGTGGGAGCTCTTCCTGCCAGCTGTTGCGGAAAGAAACTGGTCGCATGAATTCTGTCCAGAACATTTCCAATTGTTGTCATAACAAATTGTTTAACATCATATGGCAGATTTGAGATTTCATGTGTTTTGAAATCGTTACAGTCAATATTTCCAGTATATACAAATGGCCGTACCAGTGATCCGGCTGCATAGCTTGTACCAGCACCATTGTGTGAGTAACTATCGTCTGTAACAGTAATAGCGGACGTGATATCATTAAGTACCTGCTCGATCTCGCCTGCAACTTTCTTATCCTGGCCGATCCCAATGATTGAAGTCAGCAGCTCAACCGCTCGGTCATCTTTCTTTTTCCCCATGAGTGGTTCGCTGTAAAAGTAGTTAACTCCAGTTGGAAGGTTGTAAGCAAGTTCGGAATGGATCGCTTCAATCTCAATAGAAGATTTTCGAAGATTTTCTTCTGAGAATCTTGCATCAATCGCATATGAAGATATTTTCGTAAACGCCACGCCTGTTTGGATAGCCTCTAGAGCGGTAGTAGAACTCGGCTGTGCTATGCCCCCACCCTTCTTTTCCACTTTAACTGCAGCAACGCTTCCGGTAGTATTTATGTCGCCGGTGCGAAGGTGAAGTCTCACAGTGAGTGTCAACTTAATTACCAGTTGGTCATCCGCATGGATGCCAGCAAAAGCTGCAGCAGCAGTACCACTGGCATCTTCTGTTGTTTTGTCGACAATGATGTCGGTCTCAAAGAATAGCGTACGCATAGATGCTTCGGAGTTTGTGGTAAATCCAAGCTTGCCCCGCGCTTTACCCACGGTATAGATCATATCAGATCGACCAGCGGCATCTGGGCCAATTTCCCACTTGACCTTATCAATGAAGGCACCATCAGCAATAGTGTCCTGTCGATTGTAAGAGGAGTACCCTGGCTTGGAAGCATCAATCGATAGTTTAAACAGATCATCTGAACCTGGCTCTATGTATCCCTCTTCTGGAGCACCATTCGCTGTCCGTGGAATAACTTTGGGAAGCGTAGGACTAACGATCGATGCATCTTCATACAGATCCACAAGCTCCATCGTGGCAGCATCCATATCCTGGTTGTTGAAGACCACTGCTTTCACTTTTCGATAGCGAATGATTGCATCTGGAGTTGGTTTAACGTGCATCAACCTGTGGGCAATTCGATTATGAAATGACATAATGTCCACTGAAAGTGTGAGACGTAAATCGGATGATACCTTATCGATATCCGAACCAAATGCATGTGCATCGGGGACAGAGCTTGGGAAGAATGATAGTGTCCCAGGATCAGTAAACTGAACTTCCGAGTTCATAGGGTCCATCATATTTTGGAGAGACATGATGTCCGGTCCAGAACAGACAGCATTCTTTGCAATATCGATAGCAACAAGTTTCTTTGCCTGGAGGGAACCAGATGTGATATCACAGGATTTTACAAGCGCATCTATGGCTTCGACCCCTATTGATTCGAGTGTGTGCTCATCAAGTGCAGAGTTTACAGCTGGTACTTGATACGTCCCTACTGTCCCGTCAAGGTTGTTGTGGGCAGTCCATTGATTTACCGTTTTTGTGATCTTGCGCCCAATAGCTGTCGCACCGGCAGCAGCAAGATCGCCCTTATTATCATGGTTGTCATCGATACTAGAAAGTATTTCATTTAGAAACATGTTCAAACTCCTTCAATATTGAGATTTTTTGTTATTGCCAACAGAGTGTTTATACTGACCAAGTAAATCCAGTGATTTCTGAAATACTTTAAGTATTCAACTTTCTCTGCCGAAAGATTACCTGGGTTGGCCAATATTGTATTCAATCGTTTTATAATTCTTTCTCTCAAAATATATTCAGCAAATGAGAGATTACCGCTACTTAATTCAAATTCTATACCAGCGTCATCAATCTTTACGATATGGGTTTCTTCAGGTTCCTCCTCCCCTTCGGCAGATCCGTCTGCATCTGGATCTGAAATGTTAGTATCAGAATCCGCGTCACCGGCATCAACGTTCTTATCGCCAGTAACCTCTTCTCCGTCGCCCTCACCTGTATCATTTTCAGTAACTGATTCATCTTCACCTAAATCATCGTCAGCCGCATTCATCCTTATATGATTATAAAGATCATAGCTACGTTTCATTGGCACTATTTTAGAAATGCCATATTTCTTTAGCATAGCCACCTCATGCTGGTTTACATACCGGCCTCCAATTGCCTTTTTGACAACATCGCCAAGATTTGCATATATTGGAGGTGCATGATCATAGATGAAATGCAACAGGTGAAGATTGTCTACTTTTACATTATTCTCGGTCACCAGTGCACTCATAAATCTCATTGTTGCTAAGAATATAGGTGCTGGTAGTTTAGCCTCCCATTTATTGGAGAGTCTTTGTCCGCTAAGATAATAATTGTTTACAACATTACATAATCTTTGAAAGCCTGTCGCAGAGCGGGAGTCATTTACAACCGCTAAGCATGAAAGGGATAGCATGATGGCGTTAAAATCTTGGCCGGATAAGTTCAGCATGTTCAAATAGCTTAATATATGATCATGAAATTTATAGTCTTCCCGAAGCTTGCGTTCGGGTAAGTAGCCCGGCTCGGCTACTTGGACTTTATTCACCCAGACAACTCCATTCCCAGAATACATTGGATATAGGACACAAGGATCCGGAATAAAGGTATCCATTTCAGTTATCGGAACATGTTGCTTTACCGCATATAAAATGAAGGCAACTATCCCTTTAATTGCATCAAGCCCACCTACACTCGGTACAAAATTTTCTTCTGTATTCTGATCTATAAAAAATCCCATGATATCATTAATATCTGGCCTGACCAATTCACGAGCTTCGTTCGGTGGCATGTATCCCTTAATGTATCTGCAACGGGTGATGAATGACTTAGCTATGGACCAAGCATCGTCATAGTCTCCTACGTTAGCATAATTGATCTCGTCATCAATCCGCTTCTCCCTTCGATTAAATTCGGCTTCCATGTCCGTAAAAATAGATGGGCCATCGACATGATATATATCACAAACATGCTTAAAATATGAATGTATAAAACGTTGCCTGACACAATGTATAATTTTGTGTCGCAATGATAAGGCATCGTAAGCTGAGGTTGCATTGTTTATCCAGACTTGTTCACTAAATGGCATATCTTTCGTAGACTCAGTTTTAGTTCTACGTGCCATGTATGTGTGAAAGAGATGTGACATGTTTTAAAGACCTCCTATGAGAATTTCCATACTTATATAAAATAATTAGGAATATAAATAATGATTACCATCGATCATGAATTATTAATTGATATTGTTTACTTAATTACCCATAGCGATGAGGCGGATGACAAAGAATTAGTTAGATCTGTGCTGGAGGTATTCGAAAAAGAGGTTGACCGTGACGATGAACTAAACTCTGACATAAACGTATTGTTGGTTGGAATAATAAATTCCATGCTGCATGAGTCAGGGAATATAACTGATGGGAGGGCTCATGATGTACTGCTCAAGTTACAGCATTCTAAGCAGATAGATGGCGATCCAGAAATATTAGAGTCAATAAAGTGTATAATCGACAATACAATCAATCCTGAAAAGTGTAGGCGCATACGATCTAAATTATACAAGAGCATAACTTGGTACTCGTACGATGCTCATGTATGTGCCATGATAAGTAGGGTAAGGAAATGTAAGTACACGTCCAATCCAGCAAAACAAGATGAACTACTGGATAGTGTACTGCAGACAGCCCGATCATTTAGTCCACCTAAGTTGGCCATCCAAACAACTGATAGGGTAGATGAGATAGATTTCAATGATACTGATTCTATGGAGCGTGCATTCGCTGCTGATTCAAAAAGAACCGCATCGACCAATGTCCTCAAGATGGGCCTTCAGGGACTGAACGCAATGATGGGGGAAAACGCAGGTATTTGCTATGGCGAAACCATGATGATATATGGACTATCCCATCACTTTAAGTCTGGGTGGTTACTAAAAATCGGAAGGTGGATAACGACACTAAATAAGCCACCTAAAACTGATTTAAAGCCATTGGCCCTATTCATATCACTTGAAAACGAGGCAATGAAAAATACCAGGAAATGGTTTATAGAGTTGTACCTCAATCTATTCAATACTGCCCCACCAGAAGATTTCACAGATAGGGATATAGTGGCTTTTGTACATAAAGAGTTCGCTAAGAACGGATGGCATTTTAAAATTGTAAGAAGACTTGGAGACACATTCGATTACCAATCATATCTAGATTTATTTGAACAATATAAACAAGAAGGGTACGAGATCTTTGCTGTCATAAAAGATTACCTTGCAAAGATGCAACTTAATAATGAAAATTCAGAAAGAGGACTAAGTAAGTTGGCCACGGATGTTGTCAACCATGCACGATACCACGGCTATGCCTATATCACAGCCAACCAACTAAACCATACAGCCCTAACAATATCATCGGACTCCGCCAATATTGTTAAACGCTTTAGTCCTAGTTGTATAGCCGTATGTAAAGGACTCGAACATGAGTTTGACCTGACAATGTACACACACATAGAAGAAAATCATTTAGGCAACCCATATCTTACGGCCCTAAGAGGTAAGCATAGATACGTAGATAACACACCAGCTAAAGATAAATCTTTTGCATATAAATTTAACAGTAACGGCATAATGGATGATTATGCTTCGGAGTCTAAGGCAGTAAAAGATATATACGCAGAGTATGCGGACGACGAAAAAGATAACTCGACAACAACTGATTTGTTTTAAACATATAGGGGTCTCCATGGAGACCCCTATATGTCAAAATAGAACTACTCCAACTAAATAAAGAAGGTGCGTAGCCATTTAAAAATATCTTTAGCAAATAACAACGCCACTGCCACTATTGTTGTAAGGATACTCTTTGTTACAACCAATTTTCCGAAAAACGTATTGGTCGAAGCACTGACCGCTTTTATATCTTTTCGAATGTCGTCGATTTCTTTTTTAACATCTGATAGTTGCTTGGTTAACTCTGAAATCTTTTCTTTGTATATATTTGCCCCTATCATTAGATTTTTAATCTCTACCGCTGTGTCATCAAGGACGGCATCGGACTTATCTATACGACTATTTATCTTTACATCCGCTTCTTTCAGAGAAACCATTATTTCATACATTGAGGCTATGTTATTACTTATTTCCGTGAGCTCTATGGAATAGGTTTTGATGGCTTCGACGGTATTGGAGGCCACTTCTTTAACGCTGTCAGAGATAACTGTTATTTCGTGTTTAATGTATTCGATATCTTTGTTTTGTAATGCTACTTGCAATTGCTCTTTTGTTATAGCCGATTCAATCGCTTCTCCGGTCATAATTTGGACCTCATTAAAAAATCTTGTGACTAGCCCCAAGCTCTTTGATAACATATTGCATATTGTGCTCTATCACTTGGTGTACCGTGAGCGTCAGAGCATAGTTTTCAAAGATACCTGCGATATTGCGAACGTACTCACTGAGTGTCTTCAATGAACCGTTCGATAATTCAACCACGTCGCCGTCGCCGCTAGTCAGATTTGAGATTAGAGTATCACATATACTTTCACTCTCCTTCATGTTTTTATGTATAGATGATACGTTCAGTAGCCTGTTTTCCAACGAACGTAAATTAGTGACAGTGTTACCAAGGGAATCTTCGTATTCGAAAACTCTATTGAAGGGTGCTCGTACAGTAGTTCCTTTGGCGAAGTTTGTTTTTACGAGCTTGGCGGAATTCTTTATTCTGTTGCTGATTGATTTTTTTACTACCTGCGTCAAATTACGTTCCACTGCACTATCTGTTGTATCTGTTAACACAGCATTAAAAAGTCTAAGTGCGTTGGTAGATGTTTCCAACATAGATAGCACGTTATACGTCACGACAACATCACTGGTTACTTTTTCGTATGTCGTAGTTAGTCCTGCTGGCGTATCAATAGTTACACCTTTAACGACCTCATAAGGCAATGCCAAGACTCTTTTTACTTTACTATTATTACCATTAAAGAACAACATAAATTCACTTTGTGTTAAGTCCTTTGTTGCCCTAGTGATAGTGTACGCCATGTTACGCAGCAATGCGGAGAACTTATCAAAGACTACTTTGATAAGTCCAATTGCAGAAAAAGCTTGCAGGCTAACTTGATCATCCAACATGATTATTAACGCATCCAGCTCCCGTATAGATTGCCCTATATCATGAGTTTCTTTATTCGATAACAAATGTTTATATTCCATCAAATCAATCATTACTGACTCCTATTCATTGTCCGCCGATCTTTAATTATTCTTTTTAATTTTCATAGGGCTGCTGCCAAATCAACGAACGTCTTTTTTAATCACCAAGCCATCCAACACATGTCTTTGTTGCGTGGCCTTCGAAGTATAGACAATATTTGCCATGTTAATGTTCCCCCTCTATTTAAATTATAAAGTTACCCCTTTATAAAATGTACGTTCACTATGCCCTCGCAGGCATAGTGAACCGTAGGACTATTGATTTGTTCAACAAGAAAAATCAATCTTTGGCGTATCTAATTGGGCTTTATTTTCATTGATGTATGCGAATTCGTTATTGACCAGTGAAGTCAATCCCAATCGTTCTGCTACAGGTCTCCAAGAATACTTGAATCTTTCATACATTCTGTCGAGCCATTGCTCTTGAAACTCAATTGATATGTCACGTGTAACGTAACCAAAGGACTCGATATCAATATCATTGACGGCAACTGATATAACACCGCTCCCATCCCCAAGTACTAATCGTAGGATTGAATTTCCGGAATCCTGATAGTCCGGTTGTATGTCCCTAAGTATGCCGTTTATGAACCCATCCTTACCTTTAAATCCAACGCGAACTCCGATAGCATCTGGATGGGTTAAAATAAATCCATTTACTATGATAGGCGGATTATCGTTTGTATTTTTGAGATACAACTCCATGTCTGGGTCGACAGCCGCAGGTAATTTTCGATTCAACTGCTTATAAAGTTCATGCTCTTCCATTAGGTGTTCTTGAGTCAACTGCGCCACTGTAGTTACAGGGATACCAAGACCCTCTATCCAAAATTGTGTACCATTTCCAACGACACCATTTGCGTGAATGTCGTGCTTAGCGTGGGTGAATGCTAAACGCAACTTACTATGTATCTCGGCATTCATAAGATCTTCTTCGTCCCATTCTCCTATTTTCCAACCATACTTCCGACATACATTTTTGTATAGCTCATTAAATGATGCTATTTCTTTAATGCATCCTTCCACATATACGATGGAGGATCCTATGCCAGTTGCTCTCTTAATCATTTCGTTTGCTATAGTGCGTATTTTATTTTCAAGCTTAGCTATCTCTATTTTTTTGTTAGCTCGCTTTTCAATAACTTCATCTAATCTTATCTCTGCACGTTCTACAGTAGCAACGTTTGTATGTTGCTCTTTACGTACAAGCTCTACCTTCATGCCTTCAATGTGACGTTCTGTCTCCTCTATGTCCTTAGTTATTCTTAACAATTGCCGTTTTCTTACTTCTAGAATATCTTTATAGCTATATATTTCTTTATCCATTCTGGACAGCCACAGATTGGATTTATTTATTCTATCTTGGTTCTCAGCCAATGCTTGTCGTTTAGATTCAATCTGTGCAAGGCATTGCTTTATGACTTCCGCTGGAGAAGTACCAGAAGTAAGTGTCGCAGTCATAAGTCGATTGTCTATTTGGCTCTTTGATCTACCGAGAGCGTTTTGCGCTCTATTTTGCTCCGGCATATCTTTCACAAGAGAGTTCATTTTTTCTTTCGTGAAGGTAACCAACCTCATAGTGTCATAAAGATCCAGTCCCCTTGTAGACAGTTCCGACATAGTTGGGTCGTTAAAAATTTCATTAATTTTTTGTATAGCACCACTTCTGACTTCTGAACCTACTGCAATTGCCCTCTCAATAAAATTGGGATCTTCGTTGTGTATTCCTGCGATAGCGTCTTTCATTGCTTCTTCACCTTATCCTTGGCATTTGACTGTGTTTGAGATATCATCTCTAAGATATCCATGATTGATAAATATTTACGGGCTTCCTTCTTGTCATCTAATGACCAATATCCCCTGGATTCGAGCACCTCATCCATAGTTAATTTTGGATGGTCCTCTATAGCCTCTTTTAATTTAATTGGAGATATGTCGATGTCAAATGGTATATTGGCAGTGTGCCAATACGTTTGAATGAAACACAATTCAGCAGTTAACTGCAGTGCTCGCACCAGCTTGTAATCATGTTTAATTTTTTCTCGTATATTGGTACGGGATAGTTTTACATCTGGGTATAAGGATAGGTGGTGTGATATCTTACTTCCATCCAGGCCATAATATTTATTAGATTTTAGTAAGTGATAGTTTGTTACTTCCGATAAAAAACCTTCATGTTGGGAAAATATAAAAGATAGAACGTCACCGGAGGAATTGTTTTTACATCTCTGAATCACTACCTGCGTCTCTATAACTTCCGCACCTGTTCCGCCATCGATAGGATACATGCACTCATCTTTTTTACTACTGGCTACCATAACCTTGGGGGATCCTGTTTGAATTAAGATACTGTTTAAAAAGCTGTACCCAGTCCCAACAGATTTAATGGTATCTCCAGTTTTTTGAAACTGGAGTTGTTTTGGCGAAATAGCATACTTGCTTATCTCTACCTTACTACCTACGTGTGCAGTGGACATCAATGCAATGCCTGAATTTGGACAAAAGTCCGATGCAGCTCTAGTGAATTTGGATTTACTGCGGGCATCGGTCATGGCTAGTGTATTTGTAGTGGAATCTTCTATTGAGACTTCCTCATATTTTTCAAGTTCCACTATAGACATCATGTATGTGTAGCTATCAAATAAAACTATCGAGGGTATCGTTACTTTTAATTTTTTTCCGGTTTCAACATCCACGAACGGTGACTCTACAGTAAAGTCTTTGATGGAGTTCCTCTTTTGTTTGGCCGTACGCATAACAAGATCGAACATGTCTCCCATGGCGTGAGTTGTTTTATTGTACACTTTCATTCGTTTCATTAATTCTGTTGCGGCAGCATCACCGTAAAAAAAAGAAAATCTTGCGTATGGGTCCAACAAAGAAGTCTCACTATCATATATCATACCTTCAATCGAATCGTATAATAGCATTGTACGGGTCATCAATGATTGGGATAGAGTGGATTTGTAACACTGTTGTCGGCCAGTAACTGCCGTCATTAATGTAGATATTCCTCCATCGAGTAGCCATTTCCCATTGTGGCCCCTAATATACTTACCTACAGCTAAATCAAATATAGTATCGGTATTAAAGTGTACTATTTGCTTAGCTATTTTATTGTCGCTGAATAACATAAATTTACCCTCGCTTTTATCGTACTGGTTATTTTATACAATGGCAGAGATTCATTATAAAAAAGGAGATACTAAAATTGCAGATTTTTTATGAGACTTTAAGAGACACCTTTATTAATTTTACAAAGCCTGTCTCACAACAAATTCTGACTACAGTACTTAAGGAATTAGGGTACATTGATTTTTTTGTAGGGAACATCAACTATAAATCTACAACGACTGGGGGCTCAGAAACAAACGATTCAAATGATAATGCAAAACTAACTGACAACCGAATAACGTGTGAAATTATGGATTCCCTTAACCCACGTCAACGAGAAGGACTATTAACCCCCGAGCACATGTCCAACTATAGTATCCCTTTTTATAGATTAGGTGAAAAGGCCCCTATATTGAGAGATGATGAAAATAGAATATACTTATCAAGCCACTTAGTTCCAATTCGAGTTGAGCTTCAAAATAAGATAACTTTTGTAGACTACAATGAAGCCGCCAATTTCATGGCTAGATTATATTCAGTGTATGGAAGTAACTTAACTAACAGTGTGCAGGCAATATCGTTTGATACCCCCATTCCAAAAAAGGTGCAGTTAGTCCTGTTCTCTTTATATAAGCTATTAGACTCCGACACCAATAATTTTTATAAGTACCTATATGATAAATCCGAAACATCTATCTCCTTCAATTCGGATTTTCTTGAGGATAGAAAAAAATTAGTCATACGGAATGGCCAAACGAAGGTCAACGTCAAAATAGAATTTGACCAAGAGCGCTCTGACCCAGAAGTAAGCAATATGGTGAGTAAGAGTTATTCTGTTGATATTAAATTGTCCGCCATAATAACACACTCCCACGCGGTATTCGTGCAGTACTCCGAGACAATAAACAATATGTTAATTCCAAACGACCTTCACCCACCGGAGCCAATACTTAACTCTAAGAATATACACGACCATCATCCGGTTAGGGTATTCCAAGAGTACCTTGCCATAAGAGAATGGCAGAGTAAAAATAACTGGGATAACACAGTTGCGTATTCTAAAAAATATCTTGATGCGGTCACCGAGCATCCTTATACGGAGCGACTCATGATACAAGAACCATGGTTCGATAAGTGGACTGTACCAAGTAGTAGTTTTGTACACACAAATGAATATTACATGCCGTTCTTTAGTTCGATATTCACAATAGATGATCCGATGCCAACCATCTTGGATTTAGCAGGTAGCATCAACGGTATAACTTTAACCCAGTATTCAATAGATCATATTCTTAACGACAAGGCTAAGTGTTTTAATCCATACGCGGAGCCAAAGATATTAATCAATATATTTTCTAATGATGTTGAAGTAGCGAACGAGAACTTATCCATATCCGGAACCGAAGTGGCACTCAATGCTGGAATAAATAAGAACTCATATAGGATAGTTCTTAGTAAGAACATAAAAGAAGAGTCGCCTGGAATGTTTTTGACTGTATGGAACGTTGACATTAATGTGTACCGAGAAAACTACACAGATGGTAGTGACATGAGTTCTTATTATAAACAAGGGGGGAAATAAACACAATGGGCTTTATAAATACAAAAGGACTGAGCGAGGACGAGGTAACCCTCGTAGAAGAGATCATAGAAGAGCGAGCAGATCAAGGTCCAGACGACAGCACCTATGACACTATTCAAAAGATGGCCACTATAGCCGACATTTCAACTGTCCGTACTACCTACAATATGGATTCCGACAAGGATGTTATTTCCAGCATCATAGGAGCAATCAATGGTACAGATATAAAAGTCGCATACTACCAACGGTTGAAGGACAGTATCTTATCCCAGACAAGCCAACATGATGTCCCACACACAACTGACCCACTCGATACGGATCTTGTATGTATTCACAATTTCTCTATACGATTAAATGAATCGTTCGACTATACATATGACAATGATAGTAATATAAGTGGGATACTTGGATCTGGACATACGTACCCTGGATTCAAACCAACTAAGGGCGATATGTTCTTGTACCCTATCGCTACTAATCAAATAGGCATCTTCAAACTAACCAATATTACACGTATGTCGGTCAGTAAATTAACTGTATTTAGCATTAACTTCGAACTACATAAGTTCGCTACTGGGCAAGATGTTGATAATTTTCAAAAGTCGGTTGTTAAAGAATTGTATTTTGAAAAGGACACCTTTCTGTCTGGATCCAACAATATGCTCGAGACCTCGGAATACCGAGCGTACACAAGTGCTAAAGGGTTAGTGACTAAACTGGTCAGGTATTACTTTACAAAATTCTACGACAATGGAATAAAGACAGTCATTAGAAGGGATGGTGTGTTTGATCCATACATCGTGAAATTTTTATCTAAATTTTTAAGCACCTCCGAGTGCGGATACATGCCAAGAAAGTACATGGACTCGTTGCATTATGACCGCACTATATGGGGCATATTTGAACGGGACGTGGATCTTGAAATTGAAGAGTTACTACCGTGGCTATACATAGAGCAGCATATGTATTCTCCCAATGATGTTAATCTAAATAATTTGATAGAAAAATTATACATACGGCACGCGCCACTATGTCCATATGGTTACTCTGATACAAGAGCTGCTAATGTGCCAACCTGCCAGAAGCATCATAAGTCTACAGTGGTAGATGAAGTCTCGGTCACGTGTACCTCTGAGTTATACATCTTCTCACAAAATTTCTACGAGGCCACTGATTCACAAATAGAACCAGATCCTTGTTGTTATCTGGCCGATCCATCCGACTGCATCGGACATACCCCCGTGGATCCTTCGGTTGCACTAAGTGCCATGGAGGCAATTGTAGTAAGTTATATAAACAAGGAAATAAATTACGATAGTGTTGTAACTTATGCTACGGCCTATAAAAGTTTAAATGATAAAGAGCAATTTTATTATATTCCAATGCTAATTTACATACTAAAGGAATATGTATTCAATCTAACTAACTAGTTTGACCTTCTACTATAAAGGGAATTGTGTGTAATGTTTAACTATAATAAAACAATTAACTCTGTAAGCGAACTTATGGATGCTAACCTACATTGGATTAAAACATTGGGTCCAATCAATACGCATCCAATCCATCCAAGATATCTTGAGAGGGGGATTGATCCACCAGGACACGATGGACCACCACTTCAGCATAAAGGCAAGGTCTCACTGATGCATTTAGTAGAATTCACTTTAGCTGAGAGGTACTTTTCAATAACTAACGTAGAGCATATCCCAGACATGATACACGTACTGAATGAATGGCTTAGTTGGCAAGAAAGGAATCAGCATATGAATGATCCTAAGGTACAACTGAACAGGCAGGGAACTATTATGTTGATTGGACAATTACAAGAATTTATTGATTCGAGAATGCAGATTGATCTGAGGCTGCAGAAAGCGGATACGCCGTTTGCAAAATTAAAACGTCTTATGAAAATATAGAAGGTTAACATATGGCACACATATCTATGAGTCAAGCTTTGGCCGATAGTGTACATAAGGTCATGAGCGATCAAGACAATAACATACTACTTATGAAAATGTTTCTAATCTCTGACGACAAATCTATGCATATAGAAATTGGATCCCCGGATAGATTAGATATTGTTAGAAATTTTGAAAAATCTTTTTCAGATTATATTGAAGTGGAGTTCGATCTGTCACCAGCTGAATATATACAAGCCATGGAGCACTATAAAGATCTTCGATGCGTTATAAATTTCTTTAAGACTGACGTCGCCATTAAAAAACTGGACGACCCATTACACACTATGGATAATCGCATAGTCTTTAAAGAGAAGCTTGATTTATTTAAAGTGCTACCAAAAGATAAAATTCTACCCGTCACTGGTGAGCTTCCACAAGAACGACATATGTCCGCAAGATTGGCTGTGACAGGGCAATTATTGGACCCAATAGAATATCAATTTAGAAAGATGCGATGTAATGGGATACACGAGAACATTACACTGATAGAAGCTTTAAAATTGTACGTACATCAATTTGGCATAACTGGAGTCAAAGTTGCAGAGCCGAACAATACAAAATCCTACACTAATTTTTTAATAGAGCCATTAAAAAATATATCCAATCTATTTGGATATTTACAAGAACGTTATGGCATATACGAGAAGGGCGTATGCTACTATGTACACAATAAGATCATGTATATATACCCAAACTACGAAGTTGACATGAGTAGAGTTTGGAATACAGATACAGTACATGTCTACAACGTGGATCCAAGTGCATATACTAGCTCGCAATGTTTTCACAAAATCATTGATGATGAATTACATATCGTTTCGAATAGCAAAGTCATAGACCATGACGGACAGGCCATATATGCAGAGGAGGTGGCCAACACGATATTAGTAGACTTTAGAGATGAACTGCTAAGTAATAGTGACCAATTAAACCAAGATAAGGTATCTGTTGACTTAGCAGAAAGAATACGGGTGCTAGAGATAGGCGATATTGAAACCATGACGTCAGATACTCTATCGGTAAGGTACGGGATCTCCTATGGTAATCCTTATCCGATAATGACGGAATTAAACAGAATGAAAAGTGTTATGACCAGCTTCAATTGGAACATGGCAAATCCGTTTGCTGTAGACATTAAGCCTGGCTCGCAGTGGTTTTATCATTTCGATGGGGAGAATGGATACGAGATAGTTCCTGCAACTTGCCGTGAACTGGTATTCAGCATAAGCGTCATTGGACAGCAAGGGCACGATAAAGTATATGGGACTGAGTGTATGGTATCATTGTACACTGACAAGACAAAAAATAAAAGGTAACGCCACCCATGCTCCCTCTGTGCACAGAGGGAGCATGGGTGTGTCACATATATACTTACATCATATAGCCGTTTTCTTAAGCATGGGTGACGGGGCAAAAGAGGCGTGGCCGATATTCCTGCCTGGGATTGGATAGCCATTATGATCACATGGGATCGGTCTACCATATTGATCCATTATACAGAACCCGCCCCGACCGTCTGAATACACCTGCTGCGGTACTTGCTGAGGTGCCAAACTAGTCCGCTGTGTCAATGGAGCAGAAGCAAACTGAGGCGCTAACGGTGCTCCAGAGCCGGAAGGGCCGGAAGAGCCGCCGGGTCCAAGTGTCGGCATAGCTGACGGTATAGCGCGTATATCTCCCGCACCTATGGAGTCGGCTATCTTTTGTACTTGTGAATATAGATAGTTGTATTGTGCAAGAACTATCTCGACATGTTCCTTAGCGATATCCAGGTCCTTGGTGAGTTCACCAATGAGAGTGGTTGCATCTTTGTTATTTGGCATTGTAACTGCTCCTAGTTAATAATTATAATTATTTTATTGAATTCATTACAGTAATATATAAACGATATGGCGTTGAAATAAAAGTTAAGCGTTATGTTATAAAAACGTTTGTATCATCCTTCCATTGTGATACACGACTTTAATATCTCTAATTAAATCATAACGGTACATAAATTAATAAATAAATGTGGGGCGAGGGGATTGATGAAAAAGACAAAAGATTGTGTGCGTATCATAGGGATAGATCCCGGTACAACTAAACTTGGTTGGTGTATTATTGACTATAGTGTAAAAACAAATCTCCGTACAGTTATGAGAACTGGCGTCGTGAAGGGCACATACAGAGCAAGTAAAAGAAAAGGACTTATCGAAAAATTCTATTCAAGGCTGATAGCACTGGAAATTATAGAAGAAGTATTGTCTGATCTATGTGAGACGTTCTCTCCTGATTATCATGCCTCCGAAGATGCATTTATGAATAGAAAGTTCCCAAACGCATTCCCTGCATTATTGCTGTGTATACAATGCATAGAGAGGTTGTTGTTTAGAAAATACGAGAGCCCATTGTACAAGTATGCACCCAGACGAATAAAGAGCATATTTGCGGGAAATGGGAATGCGAGTAAAGCGCTAATTAAATCTACTACGCTAAACTCAAATGAAATTGTTTTCAAACAACAAAGCTTGGTTGACAAAGAAAAAATTTCTGAGCACGAGTATGATGCGATTGCGGTAGCGTGTACATTTATAGATACAGACTTTGTCCACATTAGATGAAATATATAATACTACTCATATACACTTACCATTCGGTAAGTGTATATGAGCGCATGCTTTACGCTGCCTTCTTCTTAGAAGAGCCCTCTGCAGCTATGGCACTCTCTGAAATTGAAACTGCCAAGCTTCTCTGCTTTGTTGTCATACTGTATTTTCGCTTAGCCCCGACGGCGTGCTTCTTAAGAGTTGGAATGCCTGTCTGAGGATTTGGCTGGAGTTTTTCTGGGTGGTACGAGACTTCAAACGTATCCCCTACGCCCATTGGTACTGAGATAACTCGTGCTTCGCCTGCTGCGATCCCATCTTTAGCAACCTGCACCATAGCCCCCTCGATCATCTTTTCGGTGGCTACAGAAAACTTCTTGTACTCTTCGTCTGTAATGCCCTCATCAGTATAAAATTTACTGAGTTTAGCTTTGTCTGGCTTGGCTCTGTGTGCAGGTGTCCCATGTTTTTCGCTTGCACCAAAAGAGTAATCAAGTTTTGTAAAAAGATCCATTTTCATTTTCTCCTTTTAAAAATAAATTAAAATAACAAGTTCAATGTAACTACTGTGCTTAGACATAGCATGTTACACCCACCTTAAAAAAATATGCCTTTCCTTGCCCATATATTTTTATTCATAGCCGTTTGTGTTATTGTAATACCATGTATGTAATATATAACTAAAATGTCACTGAAATATTTATTCGATTCTTCATTCCAATGTGGACTCGTCTATATCGGTAATATATAATTCAAAATTTACTGAGTTATGTCAAAACTACATTGTTTCTTACAGCTTGCTCATATTGTATACCATAGGTAAAGGAGGTCGCACATGTTAAATATCAAGAGTATAGATGTAGTTGGGCATATACCTTTTATCACTGGAGGCATAATGCAATTAAGCATCCAGGTATACAACAACTGTAATATAGTTACCGGGGCCAACGGGGTTGGTAAAAGTAGCTTGTTCAAATTAATGTCCCCTGCCCCAAAGACCAAGCCTGAATTTAAGAAGGGGTCGTGTAAACTTATTTTAGAAGATACTATCACAGGAGACGTATATGAAATAACTAGCGACTTTTCTAAGGGGGGTAAGAATCATAGCTTCATAAAAAATGATACAGATGATTTGAATGTGTCTGGGACGGCTACCGTCCAACAAGAATTAATGATCGAATATCTAAATTGGACGCCAGTCGTGAACAAACTAGTGCACGGAGAATATAAACTATGTGAAATGAGCAAAATAGAAAGGCGGGAATTATTTATAAAAGCAAACCCAGTTGATATAGGGTTTGTGTTAGAACACTACAAAAAAATACACCGAGAATTGAGGGCAGCTAAGAGTCAACTAAAGCTACTTACTACACGAAAATTATCACTACTTGATCAAATCCTGCCAGAGAGTAACCTAAAGGATGTCCGGAAAGAATCAGACATCTTAACCTCCCAGATTAATATTATGGATAAATTGATAGTTGTGTTCGAACAGAAAGTAACTGACATCAGCAATCGAATGCCGGAGAAACCAAGTGAGTCGTCCATGCAGATGGTGCGTAATGCCAAGGAGTTACTGTCCGACATAGCGATGACTACTCCAATATATGAGGTGGCTAATACAATACAAATTATAACTAATGTTCTTGATAAATTAAATTTCATGAAAGAACGCCAAGTTGATCAAGCGATAACTATCAAAGAAGAATTGGACATGCATAGTAAGCTTAGATACATAGACATAAATGAAACTATGCGTGGATACGAAACAAAAATAGCTGGACACGAAGATATGCTATCTAAGCTGACACTCGACGACTCTCTGCCAATTATTGATAGAGAAAAGATGGAACATATATCAAACAATACTGATAAACTTGATTCATTGCTAAACACTATACGGGACTGTGGTACTAAGATACTACCAATGCCTGAGATAGAGAGTATGGAACATACCTGCCAAATACTTAGGTCTAAAATCTCAGAATATCAAAGCACCTTGTCCATGGTAACTGATAACTTAGACCAGGCCCACAAGTACCTCGATGAGCATAGATTAGTTGTATACCCTATGGACTGTACTACCGAATGTTCATTGCGAACTGATATGGTTGGTAAAGAAAAGAAACTATCCGCCAAGGTGACAGAGTTAGAACGACTTGTTGAAGTACAAGACGCGAAGATTCAAAGTGCGGTTAGTTCATTGCACGAAACTATGTCAAAAATAGAGCCCTTTACAAATAGCATTAGGTCGGCGTTGACTGAGTTAAGATCATTTTTAGATTCGTTGCAAATGAACGAATATATATTGGATGGGTCCTCGCTCAATGAGGTGTTGTCGAGCAACCCATCCATCATACTAAATCGCATTCGAAAACTTGTATCCAATTCAACTAAGCGAGCACAACGTGATGCATTATCCATAGTGCTATCAACGCATCGTTTTAAGTTAAAGACCTTGCAGGAATCAAAGGATAAAACTATCCAATTTACAACTAAGACAATTATAAGCAAAGAAGTCGAGCTATCGAAATTAAACCTCGAAATAGCATCCATAAAACGTTCACTGAACATACATACCACGGACCTCAAATCGGCGACAGAATATAAAAAAAAATTGGACGTGGTAGCCGACATCAAAGAAGCCTTTAATAACGTGATAGAGTGGATTATTTCCAATGGAGCCATTACCTTCTACAGGGAAAACTTAATAGAGCTCAATGCCGCTAAAGCATCGGCTACTGATAGATTGATCCAGGTCTCATCCATACTTAAAGAACAAGATAGTTATATTACTAGACTAGAAGGAGAAATTCTACCAAATATAAAGGAGATCGAAGAAAAAATATATGAGTACGAATTGGTAACTGAGCAGTTGTCACCCGATGCCATTCCTCACACACATATACGATCATTTACAAACAGAGTTATAGCCAAAGCCAACTCATACTTAAAGGTCATGTGGATTGAGCCGTTAAAGATACATAAATACAACAAAGGGTCAGAGATAACATTTGATTTTAAAGTCACTGTTGGAGACCACATTGTCCCAGAAATAAAAGAGTGTAGTGATGGACAAAAGAATGCCATTAACTTAGCATTTCAGTTGGGAATATATACAGTGACTGGTTGGAACAATAGGTTCCCAATTTTCTTTGATGAGATATCTGCCAATATGACAGAGGTCCATCAACAGAAAGTATTGGAGTTACTAATATCGTTGTTAAAGGATAAAAAAATAACACATATGTTTTTAATCGATCATCAAGCATCGCTGATGAACATGCCAAATAGTGATGTGATCTGCCTGAGCTCTGACCCTGGGAGTATGATCCTGCCGGAAATTTACAATGAGCACGTACGTATACTTTAAATAAAAAAGAAACACGGTAACTAATTGAGATCATCAAGGTAGTTGATTTGATAATAGTCAAAACATCGCCATTATCAAATCAACCTTTTGAACGCCATCAATACATATATACCGATAGTCGGCATAGGTCAATATGCTTATGAAGAGAAATGTATATACAGTTCACATACTAACCTAAAGCGAAAGTTTATTATTTTAAAAAACTTATCGTTCAATTATATCGTTACATTCTTAAAACATCAAATCTATCCCACATATCTTTGATCTCCATTTCCTGAAATTAAACTTCAATTAAATGTAAAACAACGCTACCCCACTCTAGTCATTGTCCCAAGAATAGTATTATTAATTTTTAAAAATCTTAAACCATAACACTAGTTACGACCGCATCCCCACATCATATGCGTAAGATCATCCTCTCCAAGTACTCTAATGCAATTTGCGTAGGTTAGGAGAACTCTCCTACACATGAATCAATAAGCACTGGCGATCAGGGACTCCAAATTATTTTAATTTAGTGTCACTAGATCTACCACTTTAGACTTCACCTCCTTCCAACTACAAGTTTCAATCACATTTATATGAATGCCGATATCGGAGTAAAGTAGAGCATAGTAACCATAACTATACTTGGAAAAGTAAAGTCACAATTTCTATGTTCATTATAGTAATATATAAATGAAAAAAATTAAAAGACATTCAATTTACTCACAGGGCTGTGAGCATATGCTCACAGCCCTGTGGATTATCTATCTTATAATTTTAATAAAGTCATTTAAAGTACGTCTATTATACTCTTAGACTTTGAAGATCGGTCAGTAAATAAAACATTGGGACTCCCCCCCTTTTTTTATATTAGACTGAATTACTCTGTATCTGATTTAAAATAATCGGCTGAGTTCCTTAGGCCGACTGCTACCAGAATATCCATTACATGCTGACCTGCTGGTCTCCCCCTATCGTGGACAGTATCTCCGGGAACTTTTATCTCCCAAGACTTAATGTAGTTCCATAATTCTTTGAACTCACTGGAGCCAAGATCAGCTTCTGTTGGCTTCATTGACAATACCTTTGAAAGAGGCTGCTTTGTTTTGTCCATAACTGTTCTCCTAATAAATATTCTTGTATTGGGTATAAAATATTTATCAATTTTAGATTATTATATAACTGCTTACAGTACACTTTTAACGGCTAGTTTAGGAGGTCAAATTATGCCTGGTGGCTCATTCAACCCAATAGAGACTTTTTTTGTGAGATTATCAAATACTGTGCCAAAAGAGATACTTGATGTGGTATTTAATCCTAAGAGAGATAATAGGATCAATGTAGACAATGTAATAAGGGAACAAGTCCTTGGCACCTGGGTACTACCAGATATAAATCTAAGGGGCGCTCGAACCAAGGATATAATGTTAAGGGAAGAAATGGCGGTGATGCCAGAGTTAAATGACAACGATAAACGAAGGTCCTCAGGACGATACTCTATCTATAGAATACCGAAAGAACTATTAGAGGGTGGCGATATAACATCGGTCACATCTATTAATTACCCATCCGTGTTCGATAACGCCACTGGTGACGCGACGGGAATCCTTTCGCTTTCTAGACTTGGAGGTACTAACACAATGGCAGGTGCTGGAGGAAGAGTTATAGAAATGATCTCCGGTGCAACTGAAAGTGTCTCACAAATAGCCGAAGTAGTTGGTACCAACATAATCCAATTGATACCAGCCACTCAGTCTCACTTAAATTATGTACTAACGTTCAAGATTAATTATGACAAGGACTTAAACAATCTTGGCGAGGCAGCGTATCAATCTTTTGTTGATTTAGCTGTATGTGCAGTAAAGGCGCATATTTATAATAAGCTAATATTGTCATTGGATAAAGGAAGAATTGAAGGAGGATTTGAGATAGGGGCATTTGCTGAAAAAGTCAGGAGCTGGGAAAATCAAGAAGCAGAATATAATGAAAAATTAAGAAAATTCTCAAGGTCCAGTATCATTGCCGATAAAAGGGAGTTCAACAGATTACTTTATTACATCGTGTAGTCATACAAAGGAGAGCAACATGAAGGACCTATTTGCAAATATGGATGTTGACCCATCACGCAATATCCCTATCCACAATGAGATAGATTATCTTGACGACGTGATCGAACTAAATAATTTATTTGATACAATTGCAGTTAGCATAGATGAAATGGATTCCGATAATAGAAGGTTAGAATCTATGGATATTTTTAAAACTACACTTGAAGAAACTGGACTGGACAAGGGGATGGCTACCCTTGGAATTAAATATAACCTCGATACTTTTTTTAAGCACTCGCATACATCGCTTCAAGGATATATAGACGACCAGTGTGATTCAGTTATTGTTCAAGAAGTTATGATGAATGGGCTTGCGGATACCATTAAAAAGGGGTACGATAATATTGTCAAAGCCATGCATCATATTAGGGACTTATTTATTAAGATAGCTAAAAAAGTTTTTTCATTCTTGTTTAAGTCCGATGTGAAAGTAAAAAAAAATAACATTTCGATCGAAGACGTTATTGAACGCATTCGGGGTATAATAGATATGTATGAGGGACCCGATAGGCTCAAGCGCGACGGCACAGTCGAATGGGTGGACGACTCTCGGGTGTTCGAAGTAATCAGCGATCATAATGTTACAATGCCCAACATACACCTTAGTGATTCCCCTACCTCGTTGTTTAAATCAATTGAGATACTCAATACAATAGATTACAATGCCATCAATAGCTTTCATGATGCATCTGTACAAGAGATGGATGCATTTAAAAAGAACACCATCCCTATTCCAACTCCATTTTATACAACACTTCTATCCTCCAGTGATGTCATAGAGGATCTGAGTAAACTTGGTGTGGCAGTAGGGCCACTAAATTCCAACGGACTTAAAGTTTCTAAAAAACCCGTCAGCGTAAAACACAAAGTTACTGACCTGTATGAATTATTGACCATATATAGACAATATCATATGCCGATAGCATATATGAACGATGGTAAAATTTACCGCCACACTCCAGCTCGGATGTTAGCTACTGCAGATGAGTTGGCAAAAAAGGCATACCTTAGTTGGAAGAAATTATCCACTGATGAACTGAGATCTATAGATAAATTCTTTTTACGTTGGTGGGATCAAACGGTTCTGAGATTGAAAGCCGAAAGGTTTAAATCCGAGGATATGCAGAACGGCACTGCTACTCCTTATGTGGTAAAAAGGTCACGCATCAATGTTGGGGTAGCTTCCAAAATACTCATGGAGCTTTTAAAAACAACGGCAGCACACACGACCGAACTCATTAAAATCGGGAACGCTGTAAACTATCAATTGGGATTACTATTAACGCAACTTAAAAAAGAACATGAGTAATGCATAAAAAGAGGAGATGTAAATTAAAACTATGAAAAATAAAAATAAAATTGAAGTTTTATTTGAAATGGGAACTGAGGAGGCTACTTCTTCTGATATTATTGCTGCAAGGATTGATATCAATGAGATATTCAATGAGATAGATACTGTAGTTTTTGAAATGGACACCCTCATTAATGACATAGGGACTGTATCTCAATTTGCAGAAGTAATCTCGGAGAATGGGCTAAATAAAGGGATGGCTCAGTTGGCCATAAAGCGGAACTACAACGAGCTGTTCATCGAATCGGATGTATCTCTACAAGGATATATGGATGATATTGACGATGTCGATATCGTGCAAGAAGTCATGATGAATAGCATCACTAAGCTTATTAAAACTGGATATGATAAGTTCGTTAAACTCTTAGCCCTACTACGCCAGATGTTTATTAAGCTGCTTAGAAAATTTAAGCTATTTTCTAAGATATCTAAATCCGATCTAAAAAAGAAAGAGACAACATTAGATCACCTACTGCGCCAATTGGCTATACGTACACTCGGAGGAGAAAGAGTCCCAAACAAAAAAGAAGTCATTGATGCTACACATGAGTGGTTCACAAAAAAAAGCAAGAACAACCTACTCAAAGAAAGAGTTGTTATAAAAACTAAAGTTCAGGATATAGTTGAAAAGATTAAAATAATTAAAAAACTTAAGTACGCTCAACTTGGGTCACTAATAACTCCCTGGGAAACAAAAATAAAAAGTTTAAGAAAAGGGTATGATTCTGATCCAGATTATTCTGAAGCACTCTCAACTGAGCTATTTGAAGCATTTAGACTGCTTGGCATCAACGTTGCTATTTCTCCAGAAATGAAATATGAAGTGGTAACCATGACTGCCGGCGAATTTCGATTCGGCACCGTTGATAATTTAACGAAAGCATACTTTATTTTCCAGCTATTCTTAGACACAGATTATTTATTTACTATTGATACTGCAGTCGAGGGTGGGGGTGTTGCTATAACCAAGGCGGGTCAGTTAATAACGAAAGAACTAAACGAATACAGCAAACTCCTAACTGAAACAAAAGGGGACCCAACTGAGTACCGAAAAGTTCAGAAACACTCTGCCGCCGCCATAACATGTGGGTCAAAATTATTACATGAAATAACTAAGATGGCGTATAGCTTTATAGGAGATATTTCCACTATATCGATAGCTACAGAAAAATACGTTAAAAAGGAATTAGATTCTTTAAGGTAAGTACATATGTGACATACGAACGCCTTGCAAGGCGTTCGTATGTCACATAGTTAATTCGCCATGTATTTAAATGACCTCAATAAGAGATATATTACAACTGCCGATCTAAGTGACACTATCGTAGCGTGGCGTCGACTAATGCCGAGTTCAGTTATGAAGTGATCCAATGATCGTTTAACTCTTAGTACACGCAGGTCTTTTATCTGTGACGACTGCATTAAGTTGGATGCCTTCTCTATTATCCTAAGTGGGTTCTTTGTATTAACTTTTTCTAAAAGGCATGCATTGTAAACAACTAGTAGTAATTCATTAACTAACATCCTCATACTTACTATTGTCTCATACCCCTTAATTTTTGTAATAGCTTCGTGCTTATCCATACGGGCCTGTTGCAATGCTACATCTGATAGTTGCATAAGTGTTCGCTGCAGCATCTCGGAGCTAATTTTTCTAGTTATAGATACCACTATCTCCATATCGTTATGATCTATAAATGCTGGACCAGATATTATTTGCGAATGTATGGAGGACAGCATGTTCTCAATCCCACTTATATTCTTTATTATCTTTTTCCCTTCAAATTCCGTAGTCAACGCAGACGAGGTGATGACCCTATCATGTGCTTTGTTACGGTACCATGCTTGCGCTATAATCTTAACCCTACTTGAGACTTTATTGAACGTATTGACCACCACATCTCTTACGTCCTTATCTGTTGCAAATGTCCGTAGTGCATTATAGTGAATGGACTTCTTGTCCATGATATCGAGTGATGCAGCCTCTATTACCTTCTTCCATGTCCCATACTTAACGATATCGAATTTGTTATCCAGTTCATTTAATGTATAATCCATAGTTGCTTGATCTGGAGGATGCTTAAAATGTATCCGTATTCTCCCAGAAAAAAATTTATACTGCAGCATCTTCAACAAACAAAAGCACGCAGTATGCTTCTGTTTAGCCGATACATTGGAATGAACTATTTTGTAGTACACCCACAAAGCAAAAAGATTGTAAGGGTGGGATGCTACGTTGTGCTTGAACTCTACACCCTCTGTCTTCTTTAACACAGCAGCTACTTCTTTAATGGTTGTATCGAATAACCCAAGTAGGTATTGGCCATCCTCACTGTTTAAAAAACTTAATTTGTGGATTCCTATGTATACGCTGTTTAATGTCAAAGGATGTTTCTTATGTAGCTCCCATTGGATACAATAATTTTCTATATGATTTATAATGGCTGGGGTTATTATAACTTCAAAGTTTTTATTGAACGCCTCTTTCAGATTCTTATACATTTTAATATATCCTTATCCCAACAATTTAATATTTTATACTGCCGGTGGGTAAAAGCGTCGTAACGTTGCTGGCAAATCCCTCTTTCTATTATCTCTTTTTTTGCGGACAGATTCTTCAACGTCACTGGCGGTTTTAACGGGAACTTTAATATCTTCATTGATAGCCGATTCAATGAGCCTCAGTTCTCGTTTATATACCTCGCCCATAGAATTGGAGAATGATATTTTTATAAGTTCCACCAATCCTTCTCGGCGTACTCTAAGCTGCATTTGTTGCTCTATTTCTTGCTTGGTATACTTGGCGTGTGGATCTATATGGTTGACCATAAATTTAGAACTATCTATATCGTAAAGATGTGTATTCCTGGCGTACTTTATGAACCACAGACACAGTAGCCAAGCCACAAGTAAATCATCGTGTCCGGCCTCAGAGTGATCAATCCTACCATTCCTTTTCTCCAACCCTTGTATCTCTTCTATAAGTCTTTGATCATATAGTTTGGTTTTACATTCGGATATACTGTCGTGTAATACAGTATTGTATAGTAGATCTCTTGATCTTCCCGTAGTCCTAAATCCAAATCGTTTTTTATCTGAGCCAAGTGGACTTATAAGTTGGTTTATTTTACTAACTGCTAAATTATCCCCTGTATCAACAAATGTATTAAATATTCGTTTATATGGATTGACATTCGCACGTGAAAAGAATATCAATATGTTGTCTACTATGGCCGCCCCTGTGCTATTGCGTTCTGGCACGAAGATCATGCGTTTAAATTTCATCAGCAGTTCAAATATCATCTCTGATAATTGTAACAAGTTGGATATATTGCATTTACATGTGCCGAGCACAGAAAGATCAGAGGAGTCAGTTATAACGAATGTCGTGAAATCAGCTCCTATGGCCTCACTGCCGTCAGCCCCCATAACACACGATATTGTTGGAGCAATCCTATCAATGTCAGCCTTACTTTTAAACCAACATATATGAGTATTGTCATATTGTTGTATATACTCGGGATCCCTTTGATACTCGTTTAATAGTTTGAGTATCGTAGGATCAACCACTGAAGTTTCCCTGTTCCCCGTTGACCAAATGCATCTAAAATCTTTATCTAACTCTGCTTCAGACAACGAGTTCTTTCTTCTACGCTCTTCTAACCACTCCTTAGTCTTCCCCAATTGCAGATAGGATTTGGTGATATAAACCATATCATTAACGCTGTTTGCATTGACAGTTTTCTTTAGGCTACTCATATCAATGCTATCAAATAGTATATCCTGCCATGACATCGCGCCAAGTACAAGCGAGTAAGCAAACTTACCATCCCTTGTGGTGAGATCCCCTGCCGTTGTGAATATCATATTGGCTGAGGGCACTCCAGCTTCCCGCGCTTGTTCAATTGCAGTAGACATGGTGGCAGTGGCAGCTTTATACATGACCTCATTATTTTTGATGTACGGGAACTCGTCCCAGCCTAGAGTTGGTACAGTAAGGCCACGTACCTTACCATCCGCTGCATTTCGATCCGCCGACCCAACAAAGGTGAGTAGCTTATTGCCCAACGCTTCGTAGTACAGCTCCTCTTTGTTATCACTGTCCCTTATGGATTTATGCAGCATCCATTTAGGAAGGGCATCGCGCATTACCTTTAGCCTAGAGATATTTTCAACGCGGAGTTTGTCTGTCTGTGTTACCATACTCGATGAGGAGTTGTAGTAGCCTATATACGTTATATACTCATATATTGCTAACATACATACAGTCTTACCAATTTGTCTTGCTATGACTTCGAACAAGTTTATACTACTAAGAAACAGCCACAGTACAGGTAGGTTAGCTTGGTCCGCCAAAAAAGGAACTGGGTTAGATCCCGTCACTGGCACACGACAAACTTCTCTAAAAAAATATATGGGGTTTATCTTGCACTCGAGTCCTATTTTTAATTTCTGATCATACGATAATTCACTACTATGTGGATCAACCCCTATTAGATCTTTTTGGCACAGAGCTAACATCCATTTATTGTTCTCTATCCCCTTTTTTTTATAAATGGTACTCAGTTTAATAAAGGATTTATTGGGCGTCTCTGCATCATAAATAACCGCACACTTAGCCAAGTAATCTTTGAAATATAACAACACAGTATCCATTTATCGTCGCCCTCTTACTTATAGCAGCTCCAAATGTTTGGAGCTGCTATCATAAAGCATTATTTTTTTGGTATGGTCGAAGCCATAGTTTTGCATATAATGCTAATCATTTTTGTATGCGTATTACTTACATACAGGCATCGTTCCATTATAGATCTTCTGTATGCGAGAACCGCCTTACTCAGCTCATGGATCCCACCCTTACCGTCATCGCTTCTACCAGTAGAGCCATATCGTTCTTCCAATTGTGAGGCCACTTGATAATGTTTATCATTGGGCTGTATATTAGTTCCATCAAATGATTTAATTAATTCGGTAAGATACTTCTTCGTATCTTTGATCAATCCATTTTGTGCATTAATCATAACGAGTACTGGTGCCATTTGATTATCTAATTGCCCAGTTAGCAGCTCATTTAACTTAGCCTCGAAATGAGGCTTCTTCGTCTTATTGTCTATTCCCTTAGCGCCGCCCTTCTTTCCAATTTTAGATTTATCTAATGATAATCTATTTAGACTTAGGTTCTTCTTATCCCAATAGAAATCGAAATGCAATCCCTTTAAAATTTCTTGGAACGTATTGTAGTATTCCGTATCTAAATTACCGACGAAGTCTTGGATCAAAGCGTCAGTATCCTGCAGCATGCTTGCCTTATTCGCCAGTGTCTCACGAATTTTAACAAACGCAGCATAGTTAGTAGTAGGAGTCAATTCGATTTCCGCTTGCTTTGGATGTTTCCCAGCATGCCATAATTCTACATTCATGACATATTCATCTGTATACATTGGGTTTCTTGAACTGATATCTTTGGTTGACACCTCCGTAACTTCTTTGATGGTCTCATCCATGGTTTCCCGTAATTCACGAACCTCGTCTTTATTGTGATTAAGCGCACGGATTATGTAGGTCACTACTTTCCCACTAAGCTCTATGAGTTTTTTAACTACTGTGAGCACTATCTTTACTAGAGTATTCATACTGTCCTGAATGAATTTTTTCATTTCATTCATTACGACTTCTACTTCAATGGCCTTTTCAGAAGTTCCATCTATAAATTGCTGCAATGACGCGGTTTGCTCACCAAGTGCCATTGTTAAGTCATGGTCACTTGTAACTTTGGCTACGGCGGGAGTAAGCCCGAACTCGCTCACTGTAGCACAAATAAGTTGTGCATTACTGCACCTGTTCAACTCAGAATCGAGCTCTCGGAATAACTCATCTACTTCTTCAAACTCTTCAAAGAACTTCATAGTTGATTCCAATATATCCATATCTGTAAGTTTTTTGTTGGACTCATTAAATTGAACAAATATATTGTGCATTTCATATACCTCATATATGTAATCACATCGCGTGTTTCTATTAAAACACGCGATGTGGTGGGTTATCGAAAATGTTATACTTTGCTAACTGACATCGAGTTCTTCTTTGCTATTCGTTCCATTAGCTCATCGCCATATAACCAAATAGAAGTAGTATGTTCAGTGGATAGTTTATTAATTTCGTCATCTGTCAATAGCCCAGTTGATCTTAATATTTCGTAGAGCGCACTGATTCTTTTTGATGCTACCGTTGTCCTCTGTCTGGCCTGTTCTACTGTACCAGACCCATAGGCTCTAAACTGATTGAACACCACGCACGATGTCTCATTGACAGTAACCTCATCCGCAACAGCAGCTAATAAATACGTAGCTGCGTTTCCCCATCTGATATCAACTATAACCTTTGCGTTTGAATTAGCTATTGCATTCATGGTAGCAATAAGTGTATGTGGCTGGGCATACATACTACCCGCATTTATGACTATAGTCGTATCTTCAGGTTCAGATAACAAAATAGATAGTAATGTAAATGTTGTGGTGTCCCATTCACATAAATCCTCGATGTAAGAAACAATTGTCCTTTGTCCATGTGCATCATAGACGACGTCGAAGCATTTACCAGGGCTATCCTCGTCATCCCCTTTACTCTCCTTGACAGGAGCCTCCCCTACGACTATCTTAGAGATATGTTCTATATCCTCCATATCGTTCATAGAGACAATACTGTCGATCATCCCTACGCTTGCAGCGCCTTTATTGATCATCTCTACTTCCCCCCTGTCGAGCATTGTACTCCTCAGCTGTTATGTAAACATCCTGTTTATTCTTATTTATCATTTCAGCTTCTTCTGGAGTAATGATATTTAACTCCACAGCCTTCCGTAAAAAAATGCTGTTAATATAATCCACAATGTTTTCGGCGTCCTCTTTCGCAGCAAGGGAGTTTCCAAATGACATTCCAGCAGACATATGGTACATTATCTCACACATCGGCATAGCGATCAACTCATCCCCGTACATCCAAATAGCAGACCCCATTGATCCAATTACTCCCATGCCAACAGTCGTTATCCTCGCCTTACATTTTTTCATAGCAGACACTACGCACATGCCACCCGCAATGCTGCCACCGCCAGAGATAATGTACATAGTAACACTATCTGACTCCGATAATCGCATCAGTACCTTCTCTAATTGTATCCATGAGAATGGCTGATCAATGTATCCCATTATGATCACCGTTAGATGCAACGACCCATCCAATACTTTCTCTAATTTTAATGAGAAAGGGAGATCCGTTACAGTGGATTCACCATTGCATTCTGTAGCGGCATCTTTGGCTCCGCCTTCAAGAAACGTATCAATGGTAACTATACCGTCACTTTCACCGCCCTGCGCATCATTTAGAGATAAACCTTTCATATCTACTGCACTGTCGGGACGAGTAGTCCTGGGTGTCTTTGGCAATTTCCAATCTGCCTTTAGACTCACAGGAGTAAAATTGCAAGCGGGAGTTGGATCCAACAATCGTTTAATGATATTAGTCATGACCACCTCCGATAAAGAAGCACTCGAATGCAGATTTTTCAGTGCCGTCTGTGAACACTGCTTTTTTATTCACCTTATCAATGAATTGTACCATATCCGGCATTCGCATTGCATCGTCATCCAAGATTAGTTTCAAATCATTTATAATGTCACTATGTAGTCTGACCCTGTCGGATTCATGATCGCGCATAAGATCCGCCATTACCATACTAACATCCAAATCATGACCATCGATTGGCCCCATGTTGTTCGATGCTACTCGATGTATGTGTGGCTGATATCTTGTACCGGCAACTTCAAACCCCGGACAGTCGCAGTGGTCAAATGTCTTAACGACGTCTACGTGTAGCTTGCCAGATTGGGTTCTGCGCTTATTGACAAGACACCTAATGGAATAGGAAGTATTTTTATCCGGGTCCCTTAGTGATCCGTCCAATTGCTCTGCATATGGTCCGGATGGTTTATGCACCATAACAAGGACCGGCTTATCATTAATGTCGGGGCCAGGTTCAATGTGTGATATGAAATGACTTTCACATGATCCATCTATGGTCATGCATCGTTTCACCCATGCTCCAAGTGGCTGACCTGAGTATATAGGATGGTAGTATTCTCCGTAACAATTCCCACTTCGAAGTGCGATGTTAAACGACTTTATTGGATTTTCTATGGCATCCAACAACGAATCCGTATCATACTGCCCCGGTACTCCACCTCGCCACTCTGTATCAAGTTGTATGACCGGTGATCTGAAATACCCTTTCTCATCTGGCCTTGACGCGGATAGTACATACCCATTGAGTTCCCTGGCTATACCTATAGCCTGAAATACTCGCTTAGCTAATTGTTTTGATTTCATTTTATTAATCCCTCATAATGTTTTCTAAGTCAGAAACCTCTTCGGTAGGGCTTACGATAGCGGATGTGATCCCATCACTATCAAAAGAACCTATTGTGCGAGCCATAGTAGTTAGTGCGGAATACGGCGTTGACCTCATCGGTATAAAGATACCAGGAGCATGCATTCCCGTATTCCTATACATCTTCATCACATTGTCCCTATCCCTCCAACAGTGGGACAGCATTACATGAAAGTAAACCCTGTCTGCTGAAAAATTTACCCCAGTTAATGCAGAGGTGTTTTCAAATAGTTCATATGAATTTTTATAGTTCATCCACGCTGGGAGGTTACCCAAGAAAATAAATTCATTGAGTATGTTGTACGGTATACTATTTTGTTTTATAATATCTTCAGATACCAAGAAGACATCATTCTTGTTGTATATTAGCCTGACATACGCGGAGCCGTCGATGTTTATTCTTTCCGTGGATGAAGGCATGGTCGTTATCAGTGCCTGACAATTATATCCAACAGATATATCCTCATTGATAACCATAGTGAATATACCTATGACTTCCATTTGTTCGCCCCAGTTCAGCCAACCTAATTTTCCATACCTGTCTGGGATATCGATCGTCATTATCTTACCGGTGAATATAACCTGTCCTTTCGATCTTTTAAAGAAGTGATCGGGTTGGAATTTCATACGCTACCTCTTTTTTATATTAAGTACTGTGTAGTACCCATGTTTTAGATTTAATCCCATTCGTGGATCCGATTTACCATATGTCGCCAAGGTAGACATGTCCCTTGATAGTAGCATTTGGTCCTTGGATGGTTTAAATGATAATAAGTACCTATACTCTGTCTCATCCTGCACGTAATTCACGAACTCTCTTGTACTTTGTTTTACAAGTAAGGATTGATTTGTGAACGCTTGATCGAATACAGCCGACTCTATAAACGTATTATACAATGTTCTTTGATGGATTAATAATTCTGAATTAACCAGTATTAAAAATGATCCAGTATAGTTGACATCCGCCCATTTTTTTTCTATTACATCCTTAAGGGCTATCTCTGTGTCTGTACCAGATGACTTAGTAGTCTTTATATCTTTTCCATAGTCGGACACAAGCATTGCCTCTATTGGAAATTTAGTTAGATCGAACGTTACCCTACTGTTAGTGTAGTTAAACTCATTCGGGAAAAATATCCTACCTTCTATAACTAACAATGGAGTTTTATTGTACATAGTGACATCGGTCGGTAAACTTAGAGAGACCGTCCCACTGCATTTTTGATCATCGAGGAGGACATTATTCAATAATTCATAATTAAGTTCTGAGAATTTATATAAGGTGTGTCCACCTACGTTTGTGAAATCTATAAAAAAGGCATCACCCGAAGTCTGGGACAATGTATCAACACACTGAGTCACCCACATGTCTCCCTCAAACATTAATGGATAGAACGCCTTTCCATTTATTACACAGATACTATTCTCTAAATTTATTATTCCAGCATCGGAATCGGATATTTTAATTCTTAGATCATTATTTTTAAGGTTCAATAATGAATTGTCTATATCGTCTGGGATTTGTATACTACCTCGCTTGATGTCGATACTTTGTAGCGCTTCAGTGGGCACTATCCTTATACGATCTTCCTGATACATATCTTCCTCCGAATAAACATAGTCAGTGCGACCATCCTCTCCGATGGTACTGATGACATTCTCCACTCTAAGATCTGACATATATCCAGTCATAGCCAATTGTAATGTTACATTATATTCAAACTCTTCCCAAGTGTCACCCAACTCGGGTAAGTTCAGATGTAGTTTATTTATATCCACATTGTATATATTCCCATATACATCGATAAAATGTACTGCTATCTCTACATCAATATCTATGGAGTTAAGTAGTTCTTTATAGGTATGGGTATTCTTACACTGGGAATGTACCTCGTGTCCTGTTTTTATTGTTATGGCTTTTATTTCCATAGTCCAACATCCTTATGTGCTGCCCATGCTAACAATTGTTAGCATGGGCAGGCTATTATTATTTTATTTCAACTGGCACTCCATAAATAGTTGAAAACGCAGCCGATCCAACTTCAATCAAGAACTCAATTATTACATTTGTATCCTTATACAAACTCGAACTATCCTCTATGATGTTTAGTATAAAGCTGTAGTCATCGATTGGAAGTACTTCGGGCACTATCATTTGTCCGAACTCAATATCCCGGATAACGAAATGTGTAGGAGTTGGGGTTTCTGTTTCACCTCCTGGGACGTTATACGGTGGAACCGCGTTCATAAAGAAAGATTGTAAAAATAAACCCACATCTGGGAACTTATTGGCATCTATGAAATAAACATCCTCGACGCAGGATATGAAAGGTCTTGGAGATAATGGGGAGTCTCCGCCGTATGTATCAATTATCCATGGGATAGCATGAGTAGGTTGCCTGAGTGTTACGCTCCCTATCTGCGAGTGCAGCACAATATCACCATCCCTAATTTCAAGATTATATAATTGCTCTGAGTTGTATAGGGCAGTGTTAATCCCATTTATCCAATGTATCTGTGCAGTGACGTCCTCTGGGGAGCTTCTATCAAATTTATATGCCCTCGCTCGTATTTTCCAACCAGTCATGTTGCTGTCCCATACCGGAAGTAAGGAAACTTTGGCGATTTGATGCTCTTCACGTTCTTCTATCACTACATATTTTTCAGCAATTAGGTGATTCAGTCCGGGGGCTATTGCTCCATCTGCAACATCTGTAGTCACTCCAGGGTAGTACTTACAAATGAGTTTGAAGCGTGTCCCAATGTACGGTTGCACTATGTGCTCCAGACCATACATAATGCAGTCCTGCCCATCAATTGCTATGCTCTGGGTCGAACCATCAGAATATACAATCGTTGGATATAACCCTATCTCAGTTACATCCTGATCGGAATAGCAGATTATCTCATTGCCTCGCTCTTGTGAGCTATGTATGACAAAGTCCACTATTGGGTTAGTTATGACTGGCAATTGACTTATAGCATTTGCTTTACAAGAGATTAACTTTATCTCACTCAGCATCTCTCCGTTGCTGTCATAGATCTCCATGTTCACAAGTTCATTTGGATGTAATACAATATTAGTGTATGCATTTGCGCAGGTCTTAACGCTGCTGACGCCCGATTCAATCATTGGTATACGATCCCCTTGCACAGTGCCGTGGATATCGATGTACAAGCCTATCGAGATCGGAGCCCCCTCTATTACTTTCATCAATCTATACTCGTATGCATTTGTTCCAAATATAGCAACCTTCGCATCGATAATTAGTTTATTCGGATTGATGGCGTTATCGTAGTAGATGCAATAAATTTCATTGCCATAATTTATCAATGAATCTTCTTTTCCATCCGAGTCTGTATGGATCCTGGCATAAGTCACTTTGTAGGTATCTGGATCCACTGACACTACCCGCTTAAGCCTTCCTTTCATATCCATTACAAGAGCATCGAGTTGCGGGACGTAAGGTCCACCGAGTCCCCCCAAAACTGATGTATCGGAGCCGTGAATATCGGGATCATATATAGTGGACTCAGAGTATACCTCTGGCCGTTGATCACCTATAGCTATTACTTGATCATTCATATTAATTATCATCCTTTATGTTGTCTTTTGGCAACAGGCCCCTTATAGTATTTATCATAGCGTATTTGCTTGGAGAAGTCACTACATCTGAGTGCATTACATCCGCATCAATGTAGTCCCAATTAACATCGGTGCCATATACGATATCATGTTCTTTGAGCAATTGATACTTTGAGAATGTCGCAGTATCATCTATTCCATCTGGATCATTGGGTATTGCAGTTATCTTCCCCAACAAGATGTCCTTGCACAATACCTGGGTATAGATAGAGTAAAGCCTATAAAAGAACGGTGGTGTGACAAATGCCCCTAACTGATGCGTATCGAGGTTACTGACATAGTCCTGGATCGTAGCTATCTTTTTGTTCTGGGCAATTTTTAAATACCCCTCTATACTTTTATTTGCTGCCTCGGGTATGCGGGTATTTATACTGTACGGCGAGCAAGCCATGTACGTTGGATCATCCACATGCAAGCTATCCGCAACTACCCTTGGGTTTGTGATCAACCGACCTAATACGGTGAGCTCGGATAAATCTTTAAAATACGATCCCTTCATAGGTAGTACACCAAGGTCCGTATATGCAGCGAACCCAAGATGATTAAATAGTTCATATTCATTATTAGTGTACACCTCACACGCATTGCTGCCAACTCGTCGTATGTAAGATAATGAAGTTATGCAAATTTGATGTGCAACAATCCGCTCATCATACGCTATGGTAGCTATCTTGTAATCAATTCCCATAGTTAATTTTTTACCATTAAGATAGATCAGCAGACTATTCAATTTTAATATCGGAACATCCACATCATTTATATCTTTACATATCAGATCAAACACAAATGGTTTATTATTTGTTTTCAATTCGGATAGGTCATACTTATGATAAGTTGGAGTAATCAAGTTTTCAGGCAAGTCTTCTGCTATAATGAATGTTCGATCTATCGCCAATGGAGTGAAGGCCAGCGTCCATGTCCCATCATTATTATCTACAGATGAATTGTAAACATTCGTCTGAGTCAATGATTGCCAATAAATGGACCTGTCTTCCATCAACATGTCTGATAGTTTTATAGCAGTGAACTCGCCCTGTAGGTACACCATAGGTTTAAAATTAAAGGTTAGTTCTTCGTCTCCACTCGTCGACGTATACTTATGGAACTTATCAGTTTGGATTCTTTCAATTATACGACCGTTGTATGCAGAATCATTCTTTGGTGTGAACGCACTATTGAACTCGAATGATACCGCGTTCCCAAGATCGTTGGATATGAAATACTCGTCACTTATCTTTAGCCCATCTTCAAACAGTATGACTTGGGAGGAATCGGAGGCAATGTAATCCTTACTTATCGTTATTACGTCAGTTGCCACATCCCCTAAATCAAAGGAGAACATAACCTTGGATAACAAAGAAGTCGCATAGTAGCAGCCAAGTATACTTGTAAAGTATCCCCAGCTTGGATTCTCCTCTACTTCGTAGAAAGCTTTTAGATATGGGGTCTCTTGCAACACTTCGGCCGACCAGAATGGGAGGGTGGCCTCCTCTCCGGATAATATCCTAACTATTTCGACATCGCTCAGGCCGTATAATTGATTAATGTAATTATTATCTTGCGTGACAACATTATCATTACCATACATGCTGATATGTACTTCAAGATATATGTTGTCCACCCCAAGTATACTCTGGGCATCCTCTATTATGTACCTTGGTATTCCGAAATCGGCGTGTGTAATTTGTGAAAAGTTATGGTTGTAGGTTGCATCACTTACAAGAATTCCAGATAGGTCTCCGATCTTTTTTCTAGCATAAACCTTGACAGTATTTAAAGTAAGTATCAGTCCATCTGGATTTAATGCCTTTGGCGTATGGATTATTTGTCGTTGTACCCCAGAGGCGTCAAGATACATTCTGTTCTCATATGGATCATCTAAGTCGATACGAAATTTTATTTTCACATCGTCATCTTTGACATGTTCCACATAGGATCCGATTGGAATTTGTGCAGGAGCTATCGGAGAAGAGATTCTTCCATTTACATACAATGTCCCGTCATAACTTAAATCGAACATATTGGATTGATCTATCTCATTACTTATGCGGCTGGAAGTTACAGTATAATTATCTTCTATCGTGGAGTCGGACCAGGTCGAGACGTACGTATCTTGCCCAATGACACCTAACTGGATGAACATAGATTTTTTTACAGCTATAATGATCGTATCTATAGTCAGATCGAACAATAAATAGAATGAGTTTTTTGGAAACATGCATCCTTTCTCAGAAAATATTTCCACTATTCTTCGATATTTTATAATGAGTTCCGTCCCAGACGTCCAGCCATCTGCAATTGCCGGTCCAGGTAAATCGCCCTTATTTATATACATAATAAAATATGGCTCATTAGTAGGCAATTGTACTTGGGTGTCATTTATGAACATGGCATTAATCCGCGATTCAGTATATACCTTAACCGGTTTAATATTTGTTCTAGATTCTTTGTGCGGTTCATTCCATATGTTCTCTATCACGTAGGAATGTAGTGCAGCTATAGCCCCGTTCGTTACCATATCATTCACCGTTATCTCATTTTATTTTAGTTAAGAATCCTTTAGACTTTAAAAGCCTTGATGTCATAATCAACATTTGATCGTACAATCTAAACTTTTTTAATAGGGTCGTGTGTGGGTCCTTTGCGCCTGACACTATAGTGAGGATATGGAAGAGCCAGTATGGTGGGTAAGATATACCGACCATGAGCTCATTTACATTCTTATGGCCGCCCGTAAATCGCCTCAATAGCCACGCATCATCAAAGTTCTTTGGGACAGTTGGTACGACCTTTTTTATCCTATGTGACAATTCCCTGAGTGACATCTCGCTGTTTAAATCGAAGTCCTTTAGAAATTCATGTAATACATTGTCGATCTCCATCTTCGATAGATTTATTTTACACTGATATAGTAATGGTGGGTTACTGAGTTCTTGCAGCTTGTCTGTTTTTTGTACGCGGGCCATAAAGAACCACACGAAGATAGTTTTGACCGTCTCCACATCTTTCATATCCTGCGACATTGGGATTAGGTATGTCATAATCATACTATAAGATATAGCCAATGGTATTACAATATTATGACCTATCCACACATCATTTTTTGTATTATCGGCAAGGAATTGTTCGTACGAGGTCATTAGCATACCCCGTACGATGAGGCTATGGAACAGCCCAATATCGGATAGGATGATTCTGTCTTCGGCAAATCTTCTTCTTTTGATAAACGGCGTTATGTTCACCACGAGTTGATGATCGTTTATAAAGATTGGCACGATTGTTAAATTAAATATGTCAGGGGCGGAACCGCTGACCACATGTGTAAAATCAACTAGGGCGAACTTTTCATCGAGACCCAAATCTCTGATAGAAGTATAGATAGTCTCTATTGGACTGTTTATCAACGTCTTTTGGTTTAAGATGTGCTGCTTGTTAATATTATCTATTATACATTGTGGATTTTTATTTAAAAATTTAACGGCCTCTGCCACTTGGAGCTGGAAGTTGTGCATTCGCACGAACGAGTTGTTCAGTATTCTAAAGTTCATCTCATTAACTCCTAAATGTTTTCTTTGGTTTATAAAATTATATCATTTATTTCAGAAGGAGAGTTTACCTATGGCTAGCATACAACCTCACCCGCATTGGAAAATCAACGTAGTTGATAACAGTATTTATCGACCAATCGAAGACGAGAGTCTGCCCTTGCATAAATTGATTTGTCCAATGAAGGCCCAGAGTGGTCCAGTGGGCGAACTGGTTTGGTGCCCAGATTTCAAATTCGCTAAGACTGTATATGGAAGCGAAACATTCAATGAGGATAATAAATTATATTATTCTCTACAGGCGAAGCTGGCTAAGACCATGTTTGAAAGGCATGGGGTTTGGATTATTCGCTTGGCTGACGATACTGCTACGTCTGCAAATGTGGTACTTGAAGCCGTTGTTACAAAAGATACAGATTGCCCTACATGGTCGCGCGACTCCGACGGCATAGTCAACACTGTTCTTGGAAAGCCAGTACCCGAAATGGACACCGCGACTCCACCCGCCATTGTAACTCAGACAGGTATGTCCATTGTGTGGAGAACAAGAGCATTACTGGACACTGAGTTGGAAAATGGGATAGGGAACATTTCCCCTTCTACAAATGGGGACGAGATCACCTATCCTATCATGGTTGAATTGGATGCATATCCAGGCGCACTCGGTAGCGACAGATGTTTTTCACTATACCGCGATTTTGCAAATCTCGACGCTCTGATGATACAAAATATCGGAAGTCAGATTTATACAATGGCCCCGAAGAAAAAGCTGTATGGGAACGTTTCTGTTGCTAACGTTCTTGACGAGAATGGAAATGTGTCTAATCAATTTTCATTCTTACCAGACGCGAAGGATCCAGTTACGACTGCTAAGATGTATTTCGGAGATCACTTTCCAACCAGATACTCCGACCTCCCAGCTTCATTTGCAATCTATCATGAAAACATCAACGCCATTGGTCAAGCATGGCTCACTGATGTTCAATCCGGAAGTTATGATGATGAGGGCATCGTCATTACGGACAATGGAATGATGGTGGATATCTTTACCGGCAAGGACTTTAAAAATGATCCGTATCCGGGATTGTGGGTAGTCACATCTGAAACAGAACTATCTGGACTTAATGTAGAGGCTGGATTAAATTTTAATTCGGCAAACAATATCTATGCTACAAATGGGACCGACGGTGTATTAGATGATGTCACAATCGAAGGTGAGCTTATTAAATTTTGCAGTGGTACGCTTGCCCCAACTATCGTGGATAAACTTCGATACCCTATGACCCACGTGTATGACATGGGGTGTTCCTTGGATACGAAGAAAGCATTGCTTGAGGCTATGACGCTTCGGGACGATTTGATAGTGACGGTCGCTACTCAAGACCTATCCGTGCACTATAAGGATGGAGAGACTCCAGTATACGAGTCTGGGTCGGCCAACCCAACCAATGGTTTACGACCTCCCATCAATAACGAGTATCAGGATGAGAGTGTTGCTATCTCTTTACGGGCATACGGTTTGTTGTTTCCAGAATCAATAGATAAGGGCACAGGAGCTTGTAGGTTCAGTATTGGGATGCAGGTTGGAACGCTGCCCTCAAATGAACTGGTGCCCTGCTCGCTGAGGATTGCCCAGATGCGATCTGAGTACATGGGGACAGAGATTTTACAGGGATCGTTTGGGGGAAGACCTAATAGCGAGTGTAACCTATTTGAATCGGTTAACTACACGCCATCCAGCGAAGACTCTAAGGGACGCCTCTGGGCGGCAGGTGGTAACTATTTAAGTTACTTCGATAGAGTTGGCCTCTTCTACGCAGCCCTTCGAACTGGGTATCGTCATGAAACTTCAGTCTTAAGTAGCCTGTATTTTGTGGATACGCTCACGTATACAAAACAACTTATTGGAAAAAGCTGGACGCTTTTCTCTGGAATGGACATACCATTTGATATTTTGCAGCAGCAGATTACAGATGACCTCACCAACAAGCTTGCGACTACCTACAATGGAAAATATGTATTCAGTGTGAGGGTGTATCAAACTGCTGAAGAACAGAAACGTGGGTATGAGACGCATGTTGCAGTCGATATCCAAGCACCTGCAACCAACCGAGTTTGGAATGTTGATATCAACTGTAGTCGTGAAGGCTTTACGCCAGAATAAGTTTAACTTGTATACTCGGGAAGTATACCTTCTATAGGTATAATTCCCGAGTATTATAAATAATGAAGAGGATTTATAAATATGCCGAATAAATTGGACGGTTTAGAAAACATTGTAGCCGATGCATCGGAAATTATCAGTATTGGAAAGAACGACTTCATTGCCAATATTGGCAGGCCCGGTATGTATGGGACGGCGACCCAGACAAGGTACATTGATGCATCCGCACCATTAGTACTTGAGCCGGTGGTACCTATAGTCATCAAACTTCCTGACATGTACAACCCATATCCGTTACTACAGGGGGCTATTAAGAATTTAATTGAAACCCGCGTTACCACAATCTCCGGCATCGATATCCAATACACTATGGATGTGGCCGCTAGACCCGCTGGTAATGACGGGCAACAAATGGAAGTTCCAATCCAAACAAAGCGATCTCCGATATCCCCATCATTTGTAATACCAGAGATTTTTGGTAATCCGGTATGGAATATTTTCACCCAATGGGCCTGGGATACGAAGCATCCAGATAGTGGCATCGCATTCTCACGGTTTGAGAATCCACCTCCATACATCCCATCTTCGTACAGTATGTCGATTATGTTCATACAGTTTGATCCAAGCCATCGACCGGAAAATATCATCGATGTTGGTTTCGTTACGAATATGTTCCCGAAAGATCCTGGCGGGGCGATAGGTATGGAAAAGAACATAGCTACCAGTAAGAGTCCAGATCGAACGATCGCTTTTTCCGGAATGTTGCAGCACAATCAAGCTGTACGAAATATTGGAAAAGCGATAGCTACAGAACTACAACTCCATAAAGTTGATCTGAACCTTCTTCCACCAACTTATTCCCAAGTAAGTGACGCCATTAAATCAAGTGGAATCTCTAAAGAGCTATCGAACTTACCTAAGCATGTCAATGGATAAATTGTAAATTTTATACATACCTCTCCTACGTAGGAGAGGTATGTATGTATTACATTTTACCAGTTATTGCCTCCACCACCACCTTCGTCTCCTCCAGCAGCTTTACGCTTCTCGGCTATTATCCTAGCAGGATCATCGACTGAAGCCCTGACATTCTTAACGAATAGTGCCAACGATGCTACATCGGTGACATCAAAGTCACGTTTGATATCTGCCTCGAATACTCCACCGAAACCTTGCTCTGCTATAAATTTTTGTACAATATTTTTAACGATCTGCGCCTTTGCCGCCATCAAGACCCGCTCGTCCTCTCGATCTTCCTTGGCCAATAATTCTGGGCTACATATCTTATCTGCCAATTTATCAGCAATATCGATAAATTTCTGGAGCTCTTCAAATCGGGCATTGTCGACTACATTATTTGGTGCCGGTAATGTAGCGTATAGGCCACTTATGATTGATTTCAATATGGTAATGATCTTATCTGGAACTCCTTCCATAGACCCATTGTCATTTGCCAGATTAGAGAGGCCATATATTCCCTTGTCGGCCGACTCTTCATCTTGCTTCAACGTCTTCTTACCTTCTTTCGCCAAATCCTTTACAAACTTACTATCCTTTTTGATTATACTGACGATATTGCGCTGTAGTGGTTCAGAATAAGTGAGCTCCAATTGAGCCAGCCGTGTAAGGTGATCTGTCACTGTCTTTTGATCAGTCCTAACTGAGGCTGAGAATAATAGATTGTTAGAGGTGATCGATGTCGCAAAATCAGACTCGTTTAATTTACCCAGTGTGTGATGCGGTAGCCCTATGCTAATACAGGACTGCCTATCGAACCTCTCAATTAGATTATCGTTGTCGTCGCCACTCGAGGTGGACTTCATTGCCTCCTCCATATTCTCCAGACCCTCTAGCCCTTTGAGGTTCTTAGGGACTATAGTCAGGTGCTGGTCCACTATTCCTTTGGAGATCGCTATCGGATTAGTGACGCCATTGAATGTCTTCTTCTGTGAATGTATATTGTATATATCTTCAAATAAGGCAGGGATGTTAATTACGTCATCCGGCACATCCACTGATATAGTTTTTTGTGGCATGGCATTCGACATAGCTCGCATGATGTTTGAAACGATTAGTGTATTTTTCAAAGCTAATATGAGAGATGCACCATCCTCCAGCCTGCTCTTACCTGTACCGTCCTGACGATGATCAAGTGCAATATATACCATCAATTCTGCCGGAACAAATACCAATCGAACTTTATTCTTTTTAATGAAGTTATTAAAAATAAACCCCGCCACGTTATTAAAAGTTTCTAACTTACTTCCAGCTAATCCAATGTCAGTAAGCTTACTCTCTATCATTTGTTTCAGTGCAATATTAAATATTGTCTTAGAGTATTTTACTTTATCATCTGCAGATAGTTTGGCAAGGCTTTTAGATCCGTCGAACATTACGTCAAAGGTGGTCTTACTCAGTTCTGGCACTGTTGCCCCGCGTCTGTCTGTATCAGAAGCGCCCATAGGAGAACCCAACTCATCTACTGTAACAAAATAGCCAACATGCTCCGATGAGGATCCTGGAACCCCGACAGGTATAACAGTATTCGAATCCAGTGGAAGCATGGTCGGATGATCGCCTTCGGCCAACATAAGGTTATCATCTATCTTATAAATATCTCTAGCCTTACTGATGAATCGTTGCTTTACAATATCGCTGATTCTTTTTTCAGCTTTGATTACATTCTTCCTGCCCTTACCTATCGCAGGAAAGTTATCGGACACAATGACTACTTCGTTATCGTCGAGGGCACTCAATAATGGAACTATATTTTTATTTGCGTCCTCCCATAATTTCTCATCTTTAAATGTTTCTATAATATCGGCTTTATACGCATCTTCAAGCTTCGGGAGAGATGAGATGCCGCCGAAACTACGCAATGATGGACTTGGACTCTCTTGAAAAAAACTCTTTTTGAAATCCAACTCATCTCTAAGCACACTATCTCTGACCCTGTACTCCACCGGAGTATCTATGTTGTTGTTTCGTACTATGTCTATCTGCTTGGCCAAGTCATCCAATATCCTATTGTTACTATTAGGTAACACCATTATCGGGGTGGCACCTGAGCCAAGTAAAATATTATATAACCACTTAGGTAACAGTTTATGAAGATTGCGAGTCTTACACATGTGTTCCGATATAAGTTCAGAGATAGCGTTATTGGTCTCCTGTGTTAGGAGTGGGTGATCTTGAGTAAACGATAACGAATTATTTTGTAAGTCATCTGGAGATAATATAGACGATATAAGCAATTTTCCAGCCTGCTTTAATTCAGGCGATAAAGAAATCAATTCTTCATTTGTTTCTGTAACAGACCTGTTTGATGTCAATATATCTGACACAAGGGAGGTTATATCATTAGCAGTATGATCGCTCTTTTCCACCTGTCCACCTGGATCCAAGATCCTGAGCATTTCTTCCTTCGTATGCAGGCTAGCTCCGTAAAGTAGATCCCTATTTATTAGATCGCTATGCTTGTTTGGGACGCTCACAGTCCCGCTTCCTCCAAAGATCTCTGTCAGAAATCTTTGTGTCTTGATGTAGAGAGGCTCATTATTTTTTGTATCAGACATTATTAAAATTCTCCTTACTATCACAAAGGGTTAAAATTATGATTCGGACAAGTATTTATTTGAAAGAAATCTCCGATTTTTTACAAACGGTTACTATAAAAAATACTACTTTTGCTGAGCTCATTAGGGACAACACCTCAACAGAATTAAATGTTGGGAGTCTGCAGGATAAAGAAAACCCTTACTATTTAAATCTTATAGGAGAATATTCTTTATTAGATGAGCCAATGTATATAACCTCTTTAGATACGCATGCGAGGATATTGTACTCTAAAGAAAACCTATCCATACATAATAAAACAAGGACAGCTTATAATATCACTAGTGATTTTTATAAAAAATTATGTTTAGCTTATCCGGATCAAATCGATCTTATAAAGTCCATACGCTACCCAGTCAAGTCCATTGATCGTGCAATAGATGCGGATGATTTTGAAGTATTAAATTATGACTCAACCATACTCGAATCGCAGGAAGTGGATAGCCTTGTTAAATGCATGAAAGATACCCTATCGATGCTTAAAGAGCGGTGGTACTTGAAGGAGTTTAACTATGAGGCATTCTACCCAATCGTGTTCTGGGCAACTACTTGGTATCATCTAAGTCTTTCACTGTTGCTACAACGTAATAGGAACATAAGAACCAGTGAGGTTCATTCGTACCATATTTTCGAATATCTTTCTTCCAAAGGATTGGGCAAATATACTTCCGCTTTAACCCACAAACAATCCTTATTCCTGTATCAAAATATTGATTACCTTTTAAAGAACAGAGGGAAGCAATCTAATTTTGATACCCTAATTAGTAGATTATTTACCGAGATAGGTGGGGCTATAGATAATAAAACTATCTATCTAAGCAAAGAAAATTCTACTGAGACGCTACGGCTAACTCCGAAAATTGTGACCGAGCACTACAGTGATTCAACTATGCAGAACACACATATTGAACCAGGTAAAATCTCTTCTCTTAAAACGTTCGAATACTTTCTCAGTAGTCATCCGAATACAGAGCCAATAGTCGATGCTCAATTCATTAATAAGCAAACTGAATTGTTATCGATTCAACCTACTGCTTGTATACCAACTAAGTTTATAGAATTGTCCAATGAGAATGTTACGAATGATTTTAATGAGATCATGAGGACATTCATAATTAGCTCATACTTATATCTAGTGAGCAAGGCGGAAGCCAATAAAATATCTGTATTGGAGAATACATATGTAGCGGATATAGTATTAAGTAGTTCCGAATCGTTGGCGTTGCTACATTACTGTATGCGGAGGATGGATGGCATAGAAGAACCGACCACTATACCGACTGTATATAGTAGCCCGCGCGTATTCAAAATTCCTCTTCCAACCTTAGTTGCAGATATAAATTTGAATTTTGATTACGACGGTGCCGCATACAAAATAACAGACTATATTGATGTTGAATCTATATTATCTAAGTTATCCACAGTATCACAAGTATGTGAGACTAATGAAGATTTTGAAGAATTGATGCTGTGTCAAGTAAGCGTGCTACATGGGTACTTTAACTTCATCTGTAAAACTGCCGATGGCATCGCCGTAGAAGCGGCCAATCGTTTGTTCGAGCAATTATTTAATAATGAGTACAGCGTAGTTGAGCTTATTCCAGGGTACACTACATATAACGAATGGTTCATATTACGTGACAATATTTTTAAATTAGTCACTGCGGTTGATAGCTCAAATGTAAATGAGCATACTAAATGGTCCCTGTTGGCATCAGCTATAAGTCAATCCTCATTTAGTTTAGATCCGAGATTGTTTGCAAAGTATGGGAACATAAATGAAGATCAGTCCATTAATTTAGTGGGCCTTAAAGAATTACTAACCTATCTTAGTAGCTATAATATTTGTATTTTAGATAGGCCGTACAATGAGAGCCGTTGGCTAACATTACTTAATAAAAAATATACCAATAAAGGAGTCAACCATTCATCTAATGCCAATCTAATACAATCTATGTTAAAGATAGATTCAGATGTAAGTCGCACTGACAGACAAAAGCCAGTAAGCTTGAACATCGACATTGTGAGCTGTGTGAAACATGCGTCTGAGGGCAAAGTAGACTTATCTGAAGAGCTAACAATAAGCTCTGCAGTTGATAATCAAACTAATATTAATTACGAGTTAGACATGAAATTCACTTACGACTTTTCGGATTTAACTTGAGGAGAACAAGATGAACAATTTATTAAAAGTATCAAGGAGTGTCAATACAATAGCCGGGCTTAAAGATTCATTATTCAATCAACTTGGTATGACGTACATCCCAAATCCTAATATAACTTTAAATAAAAAGTATTCGATTGCTGAAGATGAGGAAGTTCCTGTTGGTTATCCAACTATACACGCCTTTGGTATAGGCATCGAAGGTGAGTATAATATTGACACTGATCAAGGAAGCGAAGCGTACGATCCAAGTGCGGATGAGCTTGATCTATATACCCCCATACCATTCAGGATTGTTCCAGTTGATGAGGACCTCATTTCAAGCGAACGGGCCATGTATCGTCTAAGGGAAAAGCGCAATATTAACGGGATCGAATACTTTCTTTATTGGCTGAAACTTATAGAGAAGAGTAATGTTGTGACTCTTTCAAAAACAACTTCAGATGGATCAACGGTACCGTTCACTATTGATCCAGTACAGTTATACCCTGAGCCAACCAAGGCCCCCTCCTCAGGTGGCGTTGCTCTGACGGAAACAATCAATGCTAAGTTTGATTGCATCCTTAGGGTTACCGGGGCGGAGGTACTGGAGGTTATAAACATAATGTTCAATGATCTCAGAAAATGCAAAATATCTGAGTTCGGAATATACTCGGGTATAGAAAAAACAGTAATTGGCCTTACTGCCACCCCCTCGACTATAGAATACACAGAATTGTTAGATACTAAGTTAGTCAATAAAACTTGTTGTCAGAGCATACCACTAAATACTATGGAGGCTGTAGAAGCAAGGAAGGTTAGCATAGGTAGCCATAAGTCATTAATAATTGGATGATAGTAAAAAAAAATAAATTTACAAGGGTCGACATATGTCGACCCTTGTAAAACTCACCTATACATCTGGAATAAATTTTATTTTATTGCGAAATGTAGCACTAAGTGGGATAGTTACCTTATACCGCTTACATCCTGACTTTCTTGGAAAGGTTATAAGTATCAGAGGACACTTCATTGTCATGCTGTTACTGATGACATCAAATAACTCATCTTGTATTTGAGTAACAGAAAACTCTCCGTATTGCGTCATACCTTCAAACAACAAATTGGTATTTATATAAACGCATGGTTCTTTTACAAATATATTATTTTTACATATGGCTCTAAGAATAGTCTCTCCTTGCTTCTCCTTATCCCCATCGGGTTTTATAAACTCTCCAAACGACCACGCCACACCAGATGGACACATAATGTCTGACATTACTATTTCTTCTGGGTCGGTGACAACAAAATTCGGAATGTCCCTAATTTGGCTTAGTATATCGTAATACCTCGCGTTAGCTTTATGTTTTACTAGCCAATCCTTGTGTTCCTTAGCAAAATCTACAAAATCCACTGAGCTTTCCGCTGAAGGAAACGTGTCACCAAGTGTCAAATGATATAGGAGCTCATTGCCTCTATTAACTATATACGCATCCCATGCTTTAAGAAACCCATCAGACATAAATGCCTCGTTGGACTCCTTAAAATCACGAAACGCTGAATATGGGATGGGTAAGCGCTTCACTTTTTCGGACGTGCATTCAATGATGTATCCGGATGCTTCGTTTACAAATCCATGTGCATCATAAAACGGAGGTACCTTAATTAACTCATTAATACTTTCTATTGATTGGACACGACTGTGACTCTTCGCTAAGAATGTAGAGATGTCGTTAGATTCTCGGAGTTTTTCGAAACGGATTGTATCCTGCTCGATCATCTCACCTGTCACTTTGTCCCAAGATAATGGGGCTATCTCAGGGGATTCTACTTTCTCTTCCATGGCCTTTTTCAGTGCATCTGCCATACTGTTCATTGTATCCTTCCTCCCTACTAATTTATAACTTAGATTGAAATGAAGTGAGTCGTCTTCTTGTTTAATATTACCTTGATCTAATTCCACTTCTATTTTTGGCTTGAACGGATTATCAAACGCAAGCGGCTCGTCTCCAGAGTAATACCTGAACGCATCAGCCTCATCAATAATCGATTCCTGCCTTTCTATTACCTTACATGCATTCCCATATCCAAAAACGTTGTCGACTTCAGGTGATTCCGGGGTACTTAATAATGACTTGCGTGTATACTCCGGAGCCGCAAGCAAACCGGCGTCGGATAAACTACTTGGCCTACGAACAGTAGGTTTGCTTGACTTCGGACTCGCAAAGGATACATTACTTTCTATAACATACATATCTCGATCGTAAACCTCTACTTCGAAATCCTCCAATGTTATGCCTGAACCAAGTCCGTTTCTATTTCGTTGTTCGCGATACTGCGCCAATATATTTTCAACTATCTTCAACCTTGCTTGTATGAGATGATTCTCGGCTGCTTGTGGGAATTGCTCTACCCACATATGATACTTCCTTGCGATAACGTTCATATTCTCACAAAAGAACTTGTACTCATCCTCACTAATGTCGCCATCCGTTCTTATTGCATTACATAAGGATTGCATGGCACTATAATAAACATCTTGGTTATGCCGGTGCACCATTCCTCCATTACGTGGCTGCCAGTTGGACGTGTTGGTATGAAAATTATTAGTACTGATCGGCTGTATGGTTGGATTGCCAGCAGTATTTAAAATGGGCCTTTCATTTGAAAGTAACAACTCATACCCGTATGGGATTGTAATAATACTGCCATTTGGAAGCGTTACCCGCTCATCCCCATGTATAGCCTGTATTGTAGTAATTTGTTGCGCTTGATTGTATGCGTTATGCGTGCCTATCATGTGGTTCACCTCACTTGTCTACTTTTGCATAATCCGGTTCAATTATACCACCGGTAGAATCCACTTCTATAAATGGATTTATATTTCCGGACGTACATGGGGCTGATGTAGGGTAAGTCAACATTGTCTCAACAACTGGGACACTTTCATCTGCGAGAACAAGGTAGTCCGATATTCTTCTGGACTTATTCGGAGCCGATCGCTTCTCTATGTTATCAATAGATCTTATTTGCTTTGCCCCTATGGTAATGAGCCAGTTAGAGTTATATTTTTGTGGCATTTGTAACATCTTATTGCCGCGCATATGATGCACTATACTCCCGGATGGAATCTTCTTCGTGAATGCTTTAACTACGTCGGGGGTCAGTACTCTATTTTTCTTATTTCCGATATCATACGCACTATTAAAAATCTCCTGGATGAATGACGTTTGTAACTCATCCATTGCGCCCAATCGCTTTTGAAACATATCTGTTGGCTTATAGTGTACCAGCCACTCATCTATCTTTAACTCGATGATTTCAAACAACTCATATATATCCTTTGCATATATATCTACTTTAGACAATTGCATTATTGCTTTCGGATCAATAAATTGCTCCAAGCTGCTCATGTGGTCTATTATATTGCTACACAATAATGGCTCACTGCCCACTTTGAATATATACCTCCCCATACATACTTTGTAATAATCACCATGTGGATGTAGTAAGTCCTCAATTAGAAATCGCTTCTTTCCTCTCTTTGTTATCTCAATAAATGCTACCACAGATCTCTTTAATCGAAGGTTAGTTTTAAATGATTTATGAACTTTTAAATAGACATCCTTTCTTAGTAGAAAGTACAAAAATTCATCATCATTTTCTACTGCGACATCAACAACATCTATCTGTCCAGTTTCAAATCCCACCCTTTGAAAGGCCCCGTAGAACCCCTGTCGAATTAAATGAAACAGGAATATCGGTGGTGGATCCATCTTCTTCCTATGGTGAACTTTACAGACTACGCTGTTCTCAAGACTAACATGTTTTTCGAACATATCCACTAACTTTATGTGTGCCGATCTGTTAGCAGATATCCATGCCCTAAGAACTTTGATAACAATTCCCTTCGGTGCCCTGTGTATGCCTTTTTCTATTAATCCAAATATAGGATATAATTCCAAGCCATTAAGTACGAAATGCTTCCCATTGACTAAATGTGGCACATATAGGTACGAAGAGTATATCTCCGAGTTGAATTCAAAATCAAACCTGACTAGTCTCCATTCGGAGGGCTTCACCTCTATTTTCCATGGAGGTTTGGTTTTGAATTCATGCTTGACTTGCTCTTCTGGACTTAGAATATAATGCTGTTTAAACGTCACTCTTCCTTCGAATGTCTTCAAGCTTTCTTGGAATAAATATTCCAAATAATTTATAGCCTGATCGACAGAGTCATTCCTAAAATCTAACAATAGCTTGTCATTAAATTTAGGTAACTTGTCTGACACGTTACTAAAAACCACATCCCACTTTGCCATATTTTTCGTGCCTCCTTTAGCTAACCGTGCTATTATACCCTACGCACCCTCTCCTCTCTTGTATCGCAACTACCGAGTGATCAAGTAAAGCAGCTCTCATCTCCAAAGAAGCGGATAGAGCCCATACAATGAGTGTGACTACATATTTTATAATGACGGGTCGTCTAAACACATCGCTGTGTCGTTAATCATTTGCCATATTTTACTTTCCACAACAATATGGATGACGCCAGTGTTAGTATGGCACCAACTATAGTTTTTATCATTCCCATTATTGACGTCTTATGTTTTATTTTTTCTCCTTTCAAAGTCTCTTCTCTGGATCTTCTTTCATATTCTCGTTTAGCCTTGGCTTCTTTCTCAGCTTCGACACTGAGTTTATCTTTCATACTCCTATTTTCTATTTTAACTTTTACATATTGATCGTTTAATTTTTCTTTTTCCCCTACCAGCTCATCGTTCTCCATTTTTATTTTTTGTAGTTCTTCGGTCACCACATCCGCAGTATTTAATGCGCGTCGATTATCCTCTATAACTTGCTCCAATGCGACTACGCTGCCAGACATGTGTATTTCTCTTGGAGGCACATCGATATCTGACTGTACTAATATAGCTTCATGTCGTTCATTATAAAGTCTTTCTAAAACATCAGTGTCCTCTGCCTTGAATAAGATCTTAACTGCACCACAGTGTCCAACTCCAACCAATGTTATGGACTCGATTTGTCCTATGTTACATACAACCTCTACAGGAAGTATGAATGTGTCCAATGCAAAATATACGTCTATATTCTTTAATTTACTACATGGATCATTTACGACTATTTTTGGTAATCTATTCTTGAATAACGCATTTAATTCAGTGCCGCAGTGCTTCACAATAGTATCTATATCCATCCCTTTTTCTGGATAAGTTAGAGTATTGAAGTTTTCCTCCGATGTATCAGTTGCAATGATCATCGATGGCAAGCCTTGGTCATTACATAAATAAAAATTATTTTTATTTACACTTAGTTTGATACTGTGCACCGGTATTGTTTTCTTTAACCATGTGACACAGGTATTGTATTTTGGGTAGGCGGGATTATGTGAGATACCAAATTTCTCTTTCCAAAAGGATCCACTTGCTTCACCTATCGGTTTGTATATATCGACCACATTGCGTGCTTTATCGTAGTAAGGGGATACTATCCTTTTATCCCCATCTTTACCTACTATTAAAATTGGGGTCATTGAAGTATTCACTACCAGTACGCCGCAGATCCACTTACTCTGCACATAATGTTTCTGTACCTCTGACTCTTTTACCTGCGTCCAACCAGAATTTAGTAATTTTTGCAAATAAACGCTAGCATGCTTTTCATCTGGTGTCCCTTGTGTGGACGTAGTGCAAAGATCATCATACATAGCAGTTCTCCTTTTTTGTAAAGGTGTGATTAGTAATCAATACGTGCTTTTCATAATTGTAATATATAAATAAAACATAACTGAGAATACACCACTATCCCTCTCCGTTGGAGAGGGATAGTGGTTCAGTTATACGTATTGTTGTTTTATAGCAGATGCCATTTTAATGGTGGATTCATCCCCAAACAGCAAGGCCACGTCTATGTCCGTTTTGTCCATATCGAATGTATCGGAGGAGATATCAGTTTGGACTGTGCTAATGCCTTCTGACGTTGTCTTGTAAAATTCGGACGTAGTATCACCTGTCGATGTGAACGCCGATTCCACATCCGCAACGTGTTCAGATTTTGTCCTTCCTGGTGCTGGCTTATTGATCACGTTATTCTTACACTTTCGATCAATCCCACTTGGAAGGACAACGCCTGCCTTTAGTATGTTTTTATATGTACCTACATCTCCAAGTTTAGTGAACTCCTCTGCACTACTGGCCAATTTTACTGAGTGTGACTTGGCCCAGAATACACACTTTGAGAGAACTTCCAATAGATCAGATAAATTAATATCTTTTAGTACGTCATCAAAGATATCATCGAACTGCAACTGATTCAAAGTAGTATTTATCCCATTGATCATATTTCCAATTAGATCGTTGGCTCCCTCGCAAGCACTCTGTATGTTTGACACCAGCGACCTTTTTAAATCGAGCGCGGCCTTAATTGGACTGTGCTCGCCATCTATCACGACGCTCACACCATCGCTTACACTTGACTTTACCGTATCTATTTTTCTGGATATAGTGGTTGTAGTTGAAGTTATTTTGTTATCCGCGTATTCCTTGGCCAGTTTAATCTTAGCCACGGATATGTCTTTATCGGATTTTATAGGTGTGTCGGATTTCTCTGACATGGCCTTGACATAAGCCGGGCCCTTTTCATCTACTGTTTTTTTTGAAGCAGCACCTCCAAATGAGGTATCCGGTATCTCTTTAGATACAGACTTAGTAGTAGACGTCGTAAATAATGCAGACATAGCGACCTCCCCTATAGGTTAACGTCGTAGTGTAAACCAAGCATAAGATTTTTAGTTGTTACGACACTTCGAGTTCTGGATACTGGGACTATCTCACTAAGGTTGCACTCTCCAGTCTCTTCTAATAGTGTTTTCATTTGTGCCCAAGAGTGGAAATTTCCACCCCTAACATTCATTACTTCTTTTAATACAACCCCGAGGCCCTTGGCGTTCAGAGCATGTGCCTCAGGAAACGACACCTTAGCCGCCTTATCATCACCTATAACTTGTCCAGTTGCCTGATCGACATGTCTGTCATTTTCAGATAAGTTCATTTTTAATCGGAGGCTCTGCATGCCAGCTCGTCTAACTGGAACAGTTAGCACCATAAATTTCTCGTTCGTTAGGTATGGTCTATTCGCTATGGGGTCTGTTAATTGAAGCCTTGAAAATAACTCAACCCCTAATGACTCTATTCCATTTAATAGGTCACTTATTTGTAGATTGACTTTCATGTTTGGACATTCAAGATCGAGCATCTCCGTTTTATTTTTTAGACCATTCATAAACTTCTCAAGTTGTGAGTTATCCATAGCGGATAGCTTAGCTTTTATTCTCTTAGCATTAGCACCACTTGGGTCAACCTTAAGATATTCCTTGTATAAAAAATCTATCATTTTCTTTTGTTTGGAAGTCATATAGTAGCTCCATGTAAAAAATTAACTGTATATCATGTTTGGTCTCGTGTAGAGACCAAACATAACTTACTAACCAATCAATAGTGATCTTTTCTTCTTTAATTTTTTAACATCGATTACGATGTGGGCAGACTTATCAAATCTTGGGCGCATGTCACTTATATAGATGTGGTTTGTACTGAGTCTATTTATCACGTCTGATGGCAGTGTCACCATCAATGGTTGAGTCATTTTATTCACAGCCAGTATTTTTGTTCGTACTGAAACTTGCTTTATACTGCCCTGTGGTGTCGTCACCATAGTGGCCCGTATTACATTCTTTTCTTTTGGGTCAACATAAACGACATAATATTGTTTTCCTGGGACATTGGCAACATGCTTGACATCGGTCATATTGCCGACTGCTTTTGCACTTTTCCTAAGAGGGAGCGAAGTAGTGGCTGTCTCAGTTAGGGTTCCCTTTCTGGTTACCAATAATACTTTGTCAGAAACCAACGTTCCATTTTCAATAGCATATAGTTTATTTAAATAACATATAGTACCATCACTCAGCTTAACCGTATACATAAGTTTATTGGGACTGGTTACCAGCACGCCAGTTGATTCTTTCGGCAAGTCTTTTTTAACTTCAGTTATAACTGATCCGTCTACCAGAATGTACTTATAATCTCGACCTTTTGAAAAACTACCTATATTCATAGGCACTCCCTTGAAATCAACAAACTTCTTTTTTAATTCATCCATGCTGTACAACTGGATGAATCCTGTACTCGTTCTATTGAATATTTGTACATACATACTGAAATTAGAAAAACTGGTCCTTCTGCCCGCTCTCCCACTATACTTATTTTGCAATTGGTCCGCTTCCTGGAACATCCGTTCTGGTATTTGTTTGAATGCATTATTTAGTTCTTTTATAGAGCGCACGGATTGTTTCTCATCTTCCATGAGCACTGCCTTACTTCGTTTGGTTAGTTGCCCAGTTCGCATCGCAGTTATAGCGGACGCCTGATACACAGATATCTCGAATTTATTAGCTAGCGCTTTGTTTGCGTCAACTGTGTCCTCGCTATCCTCAATGATTCTAATAACTTCCTTGGTGTGGCCTTGTATTTTTATCAGTGCCTTTAACCGTCTGTTCTCCTCAATCTTTGTTTTTATTGAATGAGTGTACTCCGAGCCAATGTTGCTCATTCGTTCTTTAGCCCAGAGCGTTAGCATTTCTATTGGATTAAGAACCCTAAGTTGTCCTCTATATAGCCATTTATAATTATAAACATTATTTTGAGAGAACCCTACGGCTGATTTGAATGAATGCAAATGCTCAAACACATCCGCCGATCTCTTTAATTCTATCCGGGCTTTTGCCCACATAACAGAGGACCTCTGATCGGTCTCATCATTGTAGTTTTCTTGTATCGGCCATAGCCAGGATTTCTTATCTCTGATAAGGTCTTTGAGTTTGTCATCGACATTTTTAACGAAGGAGTATCCAGGCGGTATGCTCTTGACGATCACAGAGGACCTACTTATGTCCAAATGCCCATCGAATGCCAATGGGATATCAAACCTTCGCTCCTTTATACCTGCCAATAATTGCCGCCTATTCCTTAGATGGGCGTGCGACGGTGGGTCTGGGATAAGGTACTTAGCCATCTCATCAAGATGCTCATCCGTTAGATCGGTCTGTTTTTCCAATATATGCTCTGATAAATATTTAACTAATTCGCACACGTCGTTAAAATTATACTGAGGCGATTTAGTTCGAAATCCTTTTGCAGTTACATTAGACCCCATTATAAATGCAGTTGGAATTTTCGGTATAAAGTATTCTGGTTCATATAGCTTTTCTCCAGATACCGGTATCATAGTCAATGTTTTATTAAAGGATGGGGTTATGAATACGTCCCTTGTGAATTGGGATACCATGCCCTCTAGGTACCTACTTGCAGCAGCCCTGCTTCCACTGTAGCTACCTATACCGCCTTGATTGTCCAACAATGGGATAGCATTTACCCATGGCTGCATGAGGCTGGTCATAGCGTCACTTATGCTACTGTCACCTGATGGGTGATAATCCATGACCATGCCAGTATGATTATAGACTTTCTTCTTTTTATTGACTGCGTGAACAACATATATTATCCTTCTTAGAACCTTTGACAGGCCATCGATCCCATGTCTGGCTCGCTGTTGCAATAGGGACAACATATACTCGATGCTGAATTGTTCTATTACGTCAGATGACGTCGCATCGTCAGTTAGTCCTAAAAATCCATGTCCTTCTTTTTTCATACGAGTGTCTCCAAGTTTGAATCAAACAATATTTATTTTTTTTAATTTTAGAGTGACATCTTGCCGGGATACAAGGCGATGCTTCTTAATTTCTATAGCCTTCAGACAGCGCCTTGATGGATGAATCAAGGCGCTGTCTGATGCATCCGCCTAATAACTATTCGTCTGACTCAACTACATGGGTCTGCGCCTCTCCATCTACTTCTATCTCGATTGTAACCTTCAGTAATTTAAAATCCAAATACATCAACAAATGTATGAACTTTGGCCAAGTGATGTTTGGCTTAGTTTTGAGCATATCTATATAGTTATATATTAGACTACTCCGTCTTCTATTGTTCCGTATTCCTTCTTGTCTAAATAACTCATCGCACTTTGATCTAAAGTAAGTCACCCCTATTTTATTTCGTTCTAGAATAGATACCGCCAACTGTTTCAACGTATTGCCGGTGAGACACTGTCCAATGTTTTGTATAATTTGAGGTCCTGTAGATCGCTCCAATATAGCGACCCGCTTCCTTAACTCCGCTGCCGACTCTGGTTCCATAATTATACCACCTTTCTCTCTAAAAAGTATGCCATGATACATCTATATAGTAATATATAACTATTGTAATATTGAGAAACCTATATTCCGATAACGTAACTAAATTATTGCATCAACATTTTCTATTATTGATTTTCTAATAGAAGGGTCTTCTCCAAGATATGCCATTATCTTTTCCACATCCCCTATAGCATATATATTTATTATGGATCGCGTCGCTGGAGATACACAAGTGTGTCCGATTTGATCGGGATTCAATTGCCCTATCCCTTTGAATCTAGATATAATTGCCTGCTTATCGAGCAACTTAAATAGCCCGAGTAGATACACAAAGGTCACCTGTTGATCCTCGTAGTAATCGGTCTGCTTTGTAGTTACAGACAAATTAAAGTACTTTGCATTTATTGAATCCAATACTGGACAAACTTCCTCCTTTAATTGAGCGTATAAATTATTAATTGGTATTGTTTTTTCGGAGCCATCCTGCATATCTATGATGATAGCTTTATCAATCTCGTTATAACTGAGAGGCAGTTCAATATACTCCTGGAGTCCCTTTATGTCTATCTTATCTGGGTTCAGTAACTCTACTACTGGTGCGAATAGCTCCATCAAAGATGGGTCCATAGTCACTATCTTAGCAGCATTCTCTATACGTGTGCCGACGTTCAATACCATGTAGCATAGGTCTCTGTAGCTGTCTCCTTCTAACTTAATGACCGTATCCCCAGTCTGTATAAAAATATCCAGCGCCGGAGCATACACTAACTTTATCAACATGTCGCGTCTAGCGTTTTCATCCCTCATAAATAAAGTCTTGTTGCCAACCGAGAACGAATACAATGGCGGGTTACAGATAGCTACCCTTCCCTCAGATATAATCAATGGATTGATCTTGTAAAAAATACTTATGAGTAACGTTGTGATGTGCAGTCCATCAGCATCGGCATCTGCCAGTATGAGCACCTTATTAAACGACATATTGTCAAGTGTAGCGTCATGCGATTCGACACCTATTAGCTGCTTAAGATCTTGATATATCTCATCGGCATCGTATTTACTTTTCTGCAGGGCATTTACAGGTTTCCCCATTAAATAATACAGTGCCTGTGTGGTGGAATCCCGTGATGTCTTTAATGCATCACCGGCAGAGTTTCCTTCAGTAAGAAATAATTCTATAATTCGACTGTCTTTACTTCGACAACCCTTATAGTTCTTTGGCTTATTCAAATGTTCAAATACATTATTCAAACCTTTGTGGCGAACTATTGTTTTACTGAATGCTTTATACTTAGTGTCTATGTCGTCCTTTAATACTTCATGCAGCTCTTCCCATTTTTCAGGAAGGGTATTGAAACACTCTATCAATGCATTCCTGTAACGGTCCCTAAATTTATTACTTTTGAATCCTTCTTTTGAGGCTCCTACAAATTTGACCTCCCTTAAATTAACAAGTATTGATGGGTATATGGGTAGTCTATATTGTGACCTAAAGAATATTCCAATGTCCTCATCGTCTATATAGGGTAGTACCATTTCTTTGATCGTACTTAAAAATACAGTTATGTGATCCGAGGTTTGGAGTCGCATGAATACACGGTTGACTGCCGACATTACTTGTACTGGGGCCCGCATATTATTGGCTACTACAAAACTTACATTGAATCCCATGTCGCCAGTATCTGTAAGCTCCCTTTTCAATTCAGTTATATCGAAAAGTGTATTCTCTGGCCTGATCCCATAATATTGTTGGACATACTCCTTCATTGTATCGTCTGGGTTGGTTTTAAATATTATTTGTGCTCTTGGAGGTATTTCGAATTGGCGCAATACATCTGAAGTATCTGCAAGTAAGTCTTTTATGGTTGTCCGCCTACCTTTTGATTTATAAACTTCTATTTGTAGGTGTTTTGGAGACACTGCAGAAATGAAGTGTAAGAACTCCATTAATCTTTTCTCGCCCTCACCACCAATAAACTCATCACAGTCCTCAAATATTTTTGGATCCGACTGTATGAAGGTGTAAGTGCCACTTTGTGTAAATCCCATTTTCGTATCATGGATGTACTCTTTGGTATTGCCTTCTTCAATCGCTATCTTGGCATACTCCCCCTCTCTCATAGCAATACAATAAAACAATCTGGATGCGGCTGCCGATGCAACAAGACCTATACCAAATGTACCGGCTGTAGCACCTCCGTAAGCAGTGCCACCCTGCTTAGCAGAGGTGTATAATTTAGTTGCTACTATCTCAAGTCCCTCAGGAGGTATGCCCCTACCAAAGTCCAGTACTTTGATCTCATACCCACCACGATACTCGTGTATCCATACTTTTATAGGGACAGCGACCTTTGCTTTCACGTGCTCATCCACACTGTTATCAATCACTTCTCGGGCACATAATACCTGTCCCTTTGGACCAAGCTCTCCAAGAACAGATGTCGGCGATACCCTTATCCCGAGTAAGTTATTGTCAGAGTAGTCCGCAATGTCATCCATCCCGTAATCTGCTATCTCATTATTTGCCATTTTGTTCTCCAATGCGTGCCGTTTAAAATACTAAATATTACCTCAATACATATATAATGTAATTACTACATAAAAATTAAGAGTGCTACCCTCTATCCTTTGGGTTCATGTAAGTAATATATAAATAAAAAAATACTGGGTTTCATAGAGACGGCAGTCTAATGCCGTCTCTATGATGTTATGATTTATCGCCATATATATTACATGTGTCAGCAGCAGCATCACTGATGTTCCATTTAGAGATGTCTTGGTTGAAGGATGAAGCCTCACCGAACATGCCCTCCATATTAGTAACATTTCCAACATCCCAGTTGGAGATATCTTGGTTGAAGGATGAAGCTTTAGCGAACATACCCGACATACTAGTAACATTACTCACATCCCAGTTAGAGATGGATTGGTTGAAGGATGAAGCTTTGAGAAACATGCAGTCTACATTAGTGACATTGCCAACATTCCACTTAGAGATATCTTGGTTGAACGAGGTAGCTCCATGGAACATAAATCCCATATAAGTAACCTTACTCACATCCCAGTTAGATATGTCCTGATCGAAGGATGTAGCTCCATAGAACATAAATCCCATATCACCCACATTACTCACATCCCAATTAGATAAATTTTGGTTGAAGGAGGTAGCGTTATGGAACATACTGTGCATGCCAATAACGTTACTAACATCCCAATCGGAGATATCTTGGTTGAAGCGTAAAGTGTCAGAGAACATCGCACCCATGTCAGTTACGCTACTCACATCCCAGTTAGAGATGTCTTGATTGAATGATGTGGCGTAACCGAACATGCCTATCATATCAGTTACATTACTTACGTCCCAGTTAGAGATGTCTTGGTTGAATGATGAAGCTCCATAGAACATCCCACCCATATTAGTGACATTAGATAAATCTGGAACATCCTTAGCGCTGAAGCCTTTTAGTTCTGTGCAATGGTCAAACTGACTCCCTCTATTATGTAACTTAACATCTCCCCACTGTAGGACATCGAGTAATATGCCTTTAGTTAACTCGTAATCGTGCATATGGAGACCCCTATACCCAAACCCTTCTATAACTCCCGATATAACTACTTCATGCGCTACCTGGCCATCCTCATAACCATGTATAATTTCTTTTTGATCATGCTCGGTTATGCGGTTCGATGTACCATCTCCCCAATCTACTGTGAAGTCATATGTTCCATCTGGATCTAACGGCAGTTCGATCTGTTCGCCTTCCCACTTTGTTATGAACGCGTTAGTGTCTGTTTTCATGGCACCTCCCTCCTCAGCTAATTCATTTTATTCGTACTTTGAAAATCCATATCTATGCCACTGTACTAAGGTAGTCAGTCTTTCAGATATCTCACGCTGTAAGTCCAGTAGATCATCTCTCTCTATTGCGATTTGCCTATATATCTCTTCGAGTTCGGATTGTACCTTACAAGAGTCCGGATACTGTTCTTTATCCTTACAGACCCGCATTAATATATCTCTGATCTTTATCGCATTATCATCTAACTTAAATAGAAGTGCTTTACTTTCCTTTACGATTCCCATTACTCATTCCTTGTGATCTATTCGCACCCTTTATTTAAACTTGTTTAAAAGATTCTCTACCTCATCAGATAGTGTCGCAGCCTCATCAAGAAAAGCTTGTATCTTTGGCAAAAAATCCAACACAGCTTTTTGTTTTAATCTACTTAGTTTAAGACAATATTCACTATTTAGAAGCGCGTCCGAGCGGTCGAGTATGATATCTGCTGTCTCGCCGAATTCATTTGTAGGCATAATTACGCCCGCATATCCTCTGCCCCCCTTAATGTGAGTGTCCTTTATCGTCTCTAAAGTGGCTATCTCCAGCATCATCATTCTATCTAAAGCGGCCATTGGACCAAATAGTTCGTTAGTGCTTTCTACGATAGCTTTTGCAAGTTTATCCATAATTTTCTCCTTATGTTAAAATTAATATAAGTGACGTATATACATAATAGTAATATATAAATGAAATGATGATGACCTGCACTGACACGAGTCTCATATGAGACTCGTGTCAGTAGGTAAGTTTAATAGCACAACATTTAAATGTTGTCTGCGTGCAATACGCCGATGAGTCTTTCGAATACTGCAGTAATGTCATTTAACAGTATATCTATTTTTAGACTCAGTTCATTTGTACGGTCAATTAAAGTGACCGTACCCATATACGACTTCCCATTAATATTATTCGCTTTCTTAATCTTAGAGGTAGTTTTTCCTATGTAGGCAAGTAATTTTTCAACCAGCATAAGTAATCTCTTACACCTACTTTCAGCTTGTTTAATCTTTGCGATTACAGACAATTCGATATTTTTCACTTCTATTGCTCTCTGTACATTTGTCACATCAGAAAAAAACCTCATTTTCTCATACACGACTTCTTGATACATGCCCTCCATTGTAGTTGTGACTTCTGTAACATTTAAATCTTCTATTGAGTCGTCGATCGTCTTTATTATATTACTTAGACCTTTAAAATAATTTAATTTCTGCCTAACCGCCCCCCTTAAAGAAAGTATGGCAGATGATTCTGTACCATTCTTCGGCACATCGTCCTTGGAATGACTCATTATTCACCTATTCTACCTTAAACCATTATTAATTCATTCTATCGCATCTATAGAATTTTTACAAGAGAATCGGTGGCTATTATAATAAATACTTTTTAATGATTGGAGGCATGCTTAAACAAGCTCTTCCCAGACGGGAGGAGCTCGCCTTAACATGTCCCGTTTTACTTTGTTGGATCATCCTCCAACTCAGCTGACTTGATGGTTAATCCGGATTCTTTGAACGCTTGTTCAATCACCGTATCCATCTCGTCACCTGTCAGACTGTCCCTGCTATCGAGTAGTGATTGCAGGTTAATTTTAGGAAGGATGGCCGTTAGGTCTCTACTTACATCTTGTAAAAATTCATTGGTCTTATCCTGAAGAGATAATTTAGCTCTATTAAGTCTGACCTTCTCTTGGTTCTTTAATAATGAATCAAGAGAATTCATCATTCCGACTTTAACTTCTGTCTTTCCAACAGAATCGGCATCTGGATCCCATTTCATGTTTAACACAACATCTGACATAGACTCTATCATCTTATCTCTGATGACAGTAGTTTTGTCGATAGTGTTGTCTGCCTTATCCATAAAGTAAGGCACTGTCTTTTTAAGTTGCTCTACCTCTTGCATAGACTCACCTCACGATATGAGAAGGGTTAATCGGTCGTCAAGTATCCAGCGATTGTCTCCGAACCAGTTATTGCGGCAATGCGTTCAGTATCGATACGGAAGACTGCAGCCTTATTGATTGCCTTTTTCTCGTAGAATTCTGCGAGTGCCACAAAGGATGTGATGGTGACAGCAATCTTGTCAACCTGAGTTGCTGGGAACTGTCTGGAAACATATGAGAACACTTCATCGCTATGAAGGCATTTTCCAGGGCGTCGGTTAGCATCGACAAATTCCAAGAACGCCTCGAGTACTTTTGTATCTGAGGTGGTTGTTAAAATTGTCACGAGCTTGTTCAATTCTGTAGCCCAGTTACTTAGGATCGTTCGTCTTGTACTTGGGATCGCTTTTTTCTTCGCGTCAAATGCAATTGTTATTTGCTCTATGCATCTTTTGTATGCCACATACTCCTTACTTTTGACCGGAGACTTTGTTGCTCCGGTATTGGGATGCACCGGTGGCGTAGACCTCGGAGTTGGCGGTATGTTACTGATAGGATTCTTTGGAGGAATCAATTGGGACATATGCGGTAGATCCTTTAGTGCATCCTCCCCCTTTTTTGTAGTTTCAAAAGTAGGGGTACCGACACTCGATTTCTCCCTGCCCTTGTCTCCTTCCTTGTTCTCGCCTGCTGCCGGTACTCCAGTCGTAGCCTGTACAGTCGGAGTTATTTTTTTTGTAGATGTACCCGTCATGGTATTGTCTCCTTTAAATGTATCATTCTTTGTTATGTAAAGCGAATCACGAATATGGCCATTTATATAATAAGTTTATAAAATTATAAGGGTCACATACCCGCTACTCTATATCGATAAAGTAATCCTTGTAGTCGATCGTTAAAACTTTTTGTTTGACCCCATGCATGGCCTTCATAGATGTTTGTAATATAGTGGAGCCGATCCCACTCACTTGACTCACTATGACATCTGCACCTATCGCCTTTGCCACGTCAGTCATGCAATGAAAACAGAACCCAGGGTCGGCCTCACAATAAAATGGATCCCTTACTGTTATTTCCTTACCTACGTATGATCCCACATTATCGCTTGTCAATGGTATCGTTTTTCCATTCTTAGTTATGAACCTCCCAATGTATTTATCTGGCTCTGTCAGTACTAACTTGATCCCCTTCTTAGTACCACAATCTTCTATATTTATTTTCACAGAAGAGTATACTCGATACATGATCTTGGTCAGATACCCACCTTGCTGTGTCGAGTTAGCTCGACCATACGACCCTCTTCTAATATTATTGACTATAGATACAAAATCCTTTTTATCCCAGCCGTCATGAAGTGGGGGCTTTACTACAGAGGTCTCCGTTCCTTGCTTGTCAAACTTAAGTATGGCTCCCTGTGTTATAAATAATGATTTCCTATGGATATCGTACCCCTTGGCACCCAGTGACTCAAAGAACACCGATCCTACATCCCCCTTTAACCAATCTTTATCCATAGATATCAATTCATCTTCTATGGCCACAACAACTCGCGGATCATCTAACTCATGCTTATGTTTCTCATACAGTTCTTTTGCTCTGGCTATCACAGCAGGAGATGTAGTTAAAGATTTTTTACTATATGCAGACGTAGCTAACTCTGAAAAATGCCCTATATACGCTAAGCTATCGTAGTGATGATAAAACATTTTAACGTCCATCTTTAACTCTGGATCTATGTCAGGATTATTAGAGCTTTCTATAAGAAGGTCTATGATGCGGTCCTGCATCTTATCTATGACAGCGTTCGTGAAGGGCATATTGATATAATCAACCCTGGATCTGAGAGGCACAGCCAATATAATAACATTTACTATAAAGATAGGAACCGTTGTTTTTACAGGAGGGCCGTTGTAGTTTATTATCATATCGTTAGTTAGTATGAATTCTTCTCTCAGCGGTATCTTAAAAACATCATCATCTACTCCCGGTATTCTTGGGGTAAAGGTGTCTATTAAAAACCTTCTGAGTGGCATCCGTTCGATATTTTTAATTAGATAGTTGGTCTGCTCCTTAGTTAACATTATGATGCGTCCCCCATATGATTGGTGTACTCGTAGTTAAGTATGGTCCAAGCCACATCGATGTATCCGTCATGAAAAGTATACTTGCTTGCAATGCCACTGAAGGTTTCCGCAGCAAGTCTTTGATCGAACTGGACATCGTCCATTATGGCGAACACAAGCATAACGAAGACATGCTCTGGAATTTCTTTATCCGGACTATTCAACCAATACTCTATGTGGTGCTTGCTATGCTGCCGGTGCTCCTCCTCAGCAGGAAAAAGAGCTCGCGGATGATAGAACTTATTTACGTCGTTGTTGTATGTGAACATAAATGCAACAGCCTGCGGTCCGTTGTATTTTTCATGGTGGTAGTTACGGAGCAGACCAAGTACCATGTTCCAGTCCCTACGTTTAAACTCCTTACTGTAGCTATCCATAAACTCGCCCAGCCTGTCAAGGTTAGAACTGAACCCGGATAAGTATTCGGTAAACTCCTCCATGTTGCTGTCGTTGATAACTGGTGCAGTAGCTTCTCCCACTATAACCTCTAACAGATGCGCTACATAAGCTAAAAAATCTGGAGTGTTGACGATCTCATCGGCATGTGCCATAAGTTGCTTTAAGTCTGAGTTTAGTGGGTAGTTATCGTAGAGTGTCCCTATAAGAGTTGAGATAAGATCTGAGTAAGCTTCCCCACTGTCTGTCTCATCCTCCACATCGTCCACCTCCTCGTCCTCACTGGCAATGATGCTCGACTCTAAGAGTTCCCGAACTTCCGAGTTCGATCGCAAGATCCCTAACAGAAACTCACGATCGAACACCCTCCTAAGCCACAGTATCACCCGGAGCGTCATAAAGTTACTGTACAGAGTTTCACGTGGAATAGCGATAACGATGCCAGTCGACTCCAAGTACTCCTGCAGCACAGCGTAGGCGTCAAGCAGCACAGCCCCAGTACTCCTCTCATCGTGAATGCCCACATCCTCTGACTCACCAGTCGGGCTACCCTCGTTAGCATCAGTATGAGTTAAGTCACTGACCGTAGTCGAAGCATTCCGTAAGTTCTCTAGTTCCCTCTCCACATCTATCAGTGATGTATCCTCTAATCCAATCATCTCGCTCTCCTATAAGAATTGTTAACTTGTGCGGCCAGGGACACGAAAAAAAAAACAATACTCCCCCGCAGCACCGCTGAATCGACCCGATCCACATTTACGTTATAGTGGACCGGGCCTACGAGCTATACTCAGCAACTTGTGGGTTAGTTGATTCGCACTCGATTCAGGAGCGCGCATTCGTGCAGTAACACGTCGGCGTTACTCCCCCCTATGGTGAAAAAAAGAACAGCACCATTTCCGTTCTTATTATAGTAATATATAAGTGAAAAAAACTGATACGCACACCCGCATCGGTTAGGCCCGACCAGCTCGCTGCTGACCCGTAAGAATTAACGTGCCTATCGTGCATATTTTTTTATATAAAAGTATGATCGTATAAACATGTCTAACTCTCGAAGAGAGTTTTACTATACAGTGTAATAATGCTCAGATAAAGAAAATTATCTACACCCTGGCAGACCGCAGGGAGACACAATTCTCAAATAATTTTTGAAAAATCTATTGGGTTGCTTCTTGTGGGTACTCATCCATCTTTGCGTGTAGCATCGGATAGATGTTGCCATTCCCCGCCTGCTCCTTGGCTATCCTGCGATGGGGGAGTATCCTGATACGATCGCAGGCTATCTCTAAATTATCATTGAAATATAGGTGTAGCACATTGTGGATTTCGCCTGCATTGAACTGAAGGGTGTCATCCCTCAGCGCTACCAGATTATCTGGACGCAGTTTGTTTTTTTTATTTATGGCCGCTATTAACTGCCTGGTGCCTTTGGATGGCATCAGCGTCAGCATGCTGTTAAACATTACATACTTGTACACTGGATATATGTTGTCGCAGGCCTCTATCTCGGCTATGGTCTGTGCCATGTTACTTAGTGTGACCCTACGGTACAGGGAGGTGTTTGGTACGCTGCTGACTGAGAACATGTCGGTCACTATTAGGTTGTACATAGATGTTAACTCCTTGGATGTATAGGTTATAATAAAAAATGCATGCAGTATATCTTATACAGACAACGTCACCTCCTGGTTCTAACTTAATCTGTGCCAATTAAGTCGCTTGCTGGTGACCTCTTTTCTCTCGCAACGCTGGGTTCGGGGCGACATAGGATACTTGCCATTCCCCTATGTACGCTCCTGGATCCATGCCTTTAGTACTCATAGATGTATAGGAAATTGATTCGTATGGACAAAACACAAGATGTCAGCATATATACCGATGGTGGGGGTAGTAAAGAGTACGGCACTAACGCTGCCTTGCTTATAAGCGATGACAATAGGTACATGATTATGTGCGAAGCCGTCGAGGACACTACCAGCAATCGTATGGAACTTAGCGGGGTTATAAATGCTATACGGGCCCTGACTGTTCCTTGTAGGGTTACAGTGTACAGTGATAGTAGGTATGTTGTGGATAGTTATAATAAGGGCTGGGTATATAATTGGTCGGGTAATGGGTGGGTGACTTCCTCTGGAAGGCTCGCTAAGAATATAGATCTTTGGACGATGTTCTTAGACGTTATCGCCCCACACAGTCTACGTATGGTGTGGGTACAAGGACATGCCAGCAATCGAGGCAACATAGTAGTAGATAGTTTATGTACAGCAGCGTATAATAGGTGCCTATAAAAAATATAGGCAGTGTAAAATTATATGTAGAAGTAACATATATATATATATATATATATATACACATTGTTTAACTATTATATGTAGTGAATAAATATTAATGTCTTTTACGATTTGCAGGGCCTGGTGTCCAACTGACCGCCACACACCCATGACGAGCACAACCATGTACCTCTAATATGTCATGATGCAGCCACATCCACCTGAACGGACCCGCTCGATGCAACCCATCATGAGGGTCCCGTATGGCTGAGAGGGGTACTCAGTTGTTGTAGTGCGAACCTGCCGGCGCTACAGCCGGAGCATATACTACTCCAGGTGTTGGCTATGTTGGACAGGCCCTGCAATTATAACGAAAGATATCCAATGGGTGCATGCCACATTCATTTTATGTCATAGATTCCTTTTGATTGGTTAGTGCGTGTATTATGCGAAAGTACTCTCGGCCAATTACGGCCGAGAGTACTTTTCCAATTACCTTTTCGTAGTAACATAATTTAAATGGGTGGTTATATAACATTAATTTAATTATGGGGTTGATAACATGAGTGAACACATCAACATTATAACAATTCTTAGTATGACTGCAATCGTTACAACATTTCTTATTCCTATTGTATTGGACATCTTTGCAAATGTATATATCGGCATATGTGACGTATTCAATTCGCACTATAGATTCAGTGACCAAAAAAAATATAAAAAAATAGTTTTTCCTAACGGACACGTTGTAACCAACGCATCTGTTCACAATGTCACATTTTCATGGGTACATTACAAGACCGACGATGGTATAGTTGCAGTAAAAAAAAGATCGGTGAAGAATCTTATACGGTTTACTTAGGGCTATAACACCCACAGTGACTATAATAGTCACTGTGGGTGTTATGTAATGGAAATTAGTTTTATGAATCACACTATCCTTTGGGTGCCCCTAATCTTCTTTATCCAATAATTTTTCCGCATTCTCCATGTATGCCGCAGTGAAGTCATCGTCGACATGTCCTACTCTACGTCTAATCTGGATGTATGTCACAGGGATAATGATCAGCACAATAATTAATATCGCCCATGAAATACCTACAGATATTACCCCATCTGTAAATGTAGTAACTCCATTGAGTCTGTACATATAAAGCAATATCGACAAGTACACGATCACCACTCCTCCATTGTATTGCATTCGATTAGCTGGTACAGACTTGATGTAAAAATTATTTATGGTCTTTATCCTATGGTAGGTTATGAGTGCGGTCGCTGCCATCCCAGAACAAAGTTCAATCTCATAGTTAAGTATAATCAAACCGCACAATGCAACTACGTAGGACACCTGCGCTACGTACACTGAAGTTAATTCTTTCATCTCGTTATCCTCCAATATAACTATCATTTATGGGACAAGGTATCGCTTTACTACTTTTCTGCAGGCATCAAAAAATCGCAGCCGCAAAGTTTTGGCATCTGACGATAACATCTCTTTAATTATTAATGGGACGAACACGATCGGACTGAGTAGCACCCCGCCTACCCATGTGGTAAATATCACCCACATACCCGATGGAACGGTTTCTATTCCTCCTAATCTCCAGATAACAATTAACATAATTACGAGAACACTCAGAGTACTGAAGAAAGAACGGTACACGTAGTCCATGGTAGTCCCACCCTCTGCCATAGTGACTTCAAGACTTACAAAATTGGTGTGCAGCATGCAGACACTCCAAATTACCAGTACTAATATGGTCGACATTATCTCCGCTTTCACCATAATTGCAAAGCCTATCCCAATCGAAGTAAAGAAAACAAAGCCAAATAATAGATTAAATATAAGTGTCGACCGCATATGCTTTTTCATGATAGTGTATACTCTCTCCTTTGTGTAAATTAAATTAATAGATTGTTACTCATTATGGTAATATATAGATGAAAAAAATTAAGAGTCATGTAGTTGATTTAAAAAACTCGCATCATGTTATGACCCATATTTTACTCTCGTAACTGTTGTAAGGATACTTTGACTATGCATACTTGGCAGTGCATACAAGGAGTGTCCAAGGTCCATCTCATTTCCCTTTAACGACGTACCTACTTGGCCTAAATGGCCAAGTAGGTACAACGTAATTAGTGTTAAGGATCGATGGTGTTTCCACTTAACTCTCGGGTATGTATAGTTTTCGGATCAGGTTTCTCCGTCATACCGTTTATCATCGGCACTTTAAAATTGTATCTTATGGGAGCATAGAAAATACCAATTTCAGTTTTTGTAGCATAGCAGATACATTATCGCAATCACTGCAGCCCTGTGTTTCTATCAAGGTAGCTACCTCCACATACTTTCTCACCAAGGACATTTTGGTAGACTTTAACTCCTCTGGATCCAATTTGTTATCGATATAATCTAATAAAAATACCTTGGCTTGCGATAGTAGCTCCGCACATAGTCCTTCTGCGGAAGGCTTTGGTCGTAACCAGGGCTTTTTCGCCAGTTTCTCATATAACTGCCCCCATTCATCGTCGTAACTCTGCGGTCTAAGGCTTGCTGCCTCAGCACATACACTGGTTACATATCGTTCCGTCTCCGTTGATCTTTGGGGCGACTTCCTTTTAACTTTACCCATTAGTATATCTCCTATTTATTTTTTAAAATCCACCAACCTCGACTGCGTCATTCTCCATGACCATGAGTGATGTCAGGTCAAGAATTGATTGGGCGGAGGTGAATCTTTGCAGTAAGTCAGAGACTTTAGGATTATCTAAATTGAAATAGTCTTGTTTACCCTCGATCATGCGGAGTACATCCACATACTTGCCAAGTAAACCCTGTACGGTGTCCCGCAACACTTGTGGCTCCAACTTGTTATCTATGTAGTTTAATATAAGTGCCTTTGTCTCACTTATTATCTCCTCACACAACTGCTCTAAGTTTTGATCCATTAGTCCCCCCTTATCGAAGTATTTGATCGAACACCTCTTCATCAGATACTTCAACTATCTGTGTGTCCCCTCTACATGTTGTGGTGATTCGTCCTCCTCATCCTTAAGAACTGGAGAGACGTCTTCACCTTCTTTTGTTTGGTTACAAACCACAGGTGAATCGTCTGAGGAAAGTACATGGTTATCTTCAGTACGGGTAAGTATGTCGGAAGATACGCTATCGCTTTCTACGATATCACCACCAGTAATAGCGGTGAGCGTCTCGTCTAATTCCAGTGTTACTTCCCCAGAGGCTGCACGTTCGCGTATCCTTTCATCTGCAAGTCCACGTGTAAGCGCCTCCATAGTTGCAACGCTATGACTTACCAAGTGAGGTTTGGCTGATGGCTCCTCATTATCCTTATCGGTTACATAAGTGTATGGGGATTCTACAACGTTAGGTTTGGGTACTGCACGCACATAGCTACTTGATGGCGTTCTCAGCTTGTCTTCTTCCGAGAGTGGACTATCAAGATCCTTAGGCATCATATAACCTTCCCTCAATGAACGTAGTCCATTTTGTAAGATACTCTGGGGCATATGACCATGTGGATGTACATAACCGTATTGTGGTGGTTGTGCCATATGATCGTGTGGATGTACATGACCGTGTTGTAGTGGCAATGGCACAGAGGGATCAATGTAGTGATGTGGCGATAGTCCACTACAACATTCGTGTAAGCCAAGTTCACACACTGTCCAGTACTCGTATTTTCTAATGGCTTTATCGCCTTCTACAGTATCAGTAAGTTTGATTGGTGTAGTTAGCTTCTTCATTGAATCAAGATAATAAGTATGACAGGCTTCTTCCTTTACTATGGAACTTATAGAAGCAATATGTGTTATTGCAAAAGTGGGACTGCCATAATAAAGGCCAATGTAATTGGGAGCTTTTATTGGAAATGTTCCTCCGTCAAGATTGTTGAAGCGGATACTCATATTCGAAATATTAAACTCGCCTGAGGTATCTTCCCCCATTCGCTTCACAAGAATAGTAAGGTGGTCGATCATAGTTAGTTTCTCCTTTTTAATAAATTTGTAATTGCAATACCTTATAGTTTGCCTCTTAGTAGTAATATATAGATAAAAACATACTGAGATATAAAAAAAAATAATCTCTGAGTGACGGGGATAGTATGGGCTTATCATAGCCCATACTATCCCCGTCACTACCCATCAGTCAAAGACATTTAATTTTCCGCGCCATCTTACTGAGGACTAAGATGGCTACGAGCACAATGATCTGAATTAGCGCCACGATAAGACAAGATTTTCCAACAGCCATCAATCCAGCGCCGAATGCATTGATGTCAGACAAGTTATACATAAGGACTGCTGCAAGTACTATGCATGTACCTTGGCAACTTACATATAGCCCCATGTCTATATTAGAAATAGCTGTAATCGGACGTATCATCAGTGCCACACTAACGCCTATTGCCGACGCCATTCCAAGCACGACGATTACAGATGCAGTAATTATTCCCACGTCCATCGTCTTAATAAATATAGCAGCTAAGACGGCCAACAAAGAACAAGTTATAGCCACAATGAATAATATCATTTTTTTCATTTTTTACACTCCCTTGTATATAAGTTTTCATTAGTGATTGACTTACTCACTGTAGTTATATATGAGTAATAAGAACTGAAAAGACAGTGGAGGTGGGACATAGGGGTGGTCCTTAGACCACCCCTATGTGTTAGTACATTTATTCTTTTTCCAGATCCTTATATCCTGTAAGGCCATACTTTCCCCACTGCAATACAAATGAGAGGCCTTCTATGATTCTTTGTTTTATTTTCTCAGTAGCTACCTTCGTACCAACAGCATAATTGTATCGCTTAGGGTTGTCGCAGACAGATCGATCGCAATGAATGAACCCAGTTAGCATAGTGGCTGTAACATGTGTGGTAGAGGTACCCACCTTTTTTGATTCGATATCTCCAATGAACTTTTTCACCATTGCATCCTCAACATATGATCCATCACCAGGAAGCTCTAAATACGCCTGCTCCCACACATCCTCTGGCGACCACGATGCATAGTCATCAGGGTATATGACGTGGTACCCTGGTTCATGCTTATCGATACTTGGGTCAAGTGTGACGCCACGTAGCATAGCAGACTCTCCACGTGTCATAGGACAGCCCTTAACAATTTTAATTCCAATGTACTGTTTTATTTCTGTGCCATTAATCATTTTAACCTATCCTTTCCTTTTTAATTAGTGGTTAGTATGGCTCGTACTGGTCAGATAATAGCGTGAGTTTTTTATCTGTATTAGTTGTGTAGGTTACAATACCTAAAGATTCTAATATGACGTATATGGGTTTCATGTTTTGAAAAACTATATCTCTAACTGCGATTAATGAGATAATTGATTTTGGTACTTTATTGTACTCCCCATTGATTGCTAATTTGCTTGGACACTTTTTCCATTTTTGTAGGATGTTCTTAGGTAGCAGTTTTTGTTCAGGAATATTTGGTTTCTTTTTTCTTGCAGTTTCTATATAGACGCTCCAAATATAATCCAGTAGCTTATCAATGTCATTATACACTACAGGGTAGTTTTCTTTTAACCAATCAATGTAGCCGATCGTAGGTTCGCTCAAGGTAACCATTATAGGTTTAGATGGAACCTCTATTTTACCATGGCTCTTAGCGTACACCTCATTCCAAAAATGCACATATGCATAGTTACTCGACATAGGATTTTTATATTCACTTGGAGGATTGGCAGATAGCGATTTCAAAAAGTCCATCTCGCCATTCTTCAAACTATCAATAATTTCAACTTCTCTCCTGAGGCATTTATTTATAATTGCCTTCCCAGATATCGGCCCCTCTTGAGCACCCATCAATATATCTTTAACAACGAGTACATTTATGAGTTCGAGAGTCTTTTTTGTAAACGTGGAGGATTTTAGACCTAGCCCTTTCATATTAATTTTCGGTTCGACCAGTACGTTGCCTTCAATGATAGAGACTATTGAGGCATCTTGTTTTTTAATAGAGAAGCCCATAAATATAGGTTGCAAGAATTCGTTCTTCATCTTTAAAATAGTGGCCTGGGAGTCAGTAACTCCGTGGTCAACACTGAATTTATGTAGGGTTGGTTTTATAAGCATAACTAACCAGTATATGACTATTGATGCGATCTCATACATCCCAGGAGTTGTTTTAACCGGCTCACCAGTATACCACTCTACCCACTTATGACATGAAAATATACAACTGTCCGTATCGGATCCAATTATTGTATTTCGTACAGTATTTTGTTTTGTTTGAATATCTGCTATACTGGTATCGGTGTCAATAAGGACATCCATTAGAAGTTTACATGGGTTTAAAATTGATTCAAAGTGTCGCCCTATAGCTATGAATCGTCTTGCTCCATCTGGGTTATTTTTTACAAACTCGGGAAGCGTTCGGTTTTTTACCCTCCCATCCTTGGAAGTATACCTAAGGTCCATGTAGGCATTCGAGCAAATTATGACTAATAGATTTTCATCCATCTCTAATAGTTCGTTTGGATCTGTACCGGGAGACCCTTTAATATCTTTAATATCAAAGAACTTTTTTAGCATTGGTTTAAATATAACTTCGTTTTCGATTATCAGGTGTTTTAAATTATTGACATAATAGAAGTATGTTCGCTGTGGTTCGGTCATACATCTAACTATTTTTTCTGATATGGGTATGGATGGAGTTATTGAGTATTTGTCAACCATAGTCAAAATAAAATTAACTGTCTCATCCACAGTTGGTATTTTGAGCTTGTGGCTATGTACTGTATCCATGACCTCACTTTCAGGAGGCATCGTGGATAGGTGGGTCTCTATGTAGTTAACTACAGCGTCATCATCCTTCCAATGGAAGTTGCCTCCAAGTAGTTGTTCACAAACAGTGTAACAGGATTTTATAATTGCGCGGCCGATTGACGTTATAGCGTTATAGTTCCCTCTGTCGCAGTGGACATTTTGCGGGGCGTTGAACGCTCCTGGCAGAGAGTTAACCATAACCTTTTTATTAGACTGCTCAAAATGTTTAGATAGCGCTAGCTCGTGGTCCCCCCGCTGCGTAGCTACGAACCCAGCCAGTTTCGCAGCATCGCGCTCACTTACCCTGGTCCGTAGCATTCTTGATGTGACCGATTCTTTTACATCTGGCGTAAAATATATGCTACCACTTGGAGCAATAACCTTATCTCTGGTTGTTTCGACGATCTCCGAGAGTTTTTCTTTTTTTAGAACGTACTCCCCTTTTTCTATGATTACATTCACCAGGTGCTTATCTTTGAAGTTCGCCGTAACCTCATTTTGAACTATACTTGATACTTTATCTCGGTCCGCCCCGGGATTGGCCAGCAAGTAGCCGTTAACTTGCTTGAGTACATACGTTTCAAGCATTGATTCACGTGCAGCACAATTCATTTTATATACCCCCAGTACCTTATATATTTTATATGTTTGTTGTCATCATATAATTTGACGGTGCTATATTTTATTATTCACTACTATATTAGGAGAATACCAAAGATGGACATTAAGAAGATGCTATCCAATAACGTTGCTATAGGAAAGGAAGAGTTCGCTTCATTGGAAGAGCGAACAAAGGATGTACTCGGGGCAATGTGTGATGTAGCTCTATTGAAGGAGCGTGCCCTCAACCTAAAGAAGGGTGGCACCGATGCAGTAGCCATTAAAAAACAAATTTTCGACATCACTAAAAATGCAAGCGTTATTGGTAAATGTGTAGCCGGCGCAGAGAAATTAGTTGATCCATACATTGCCAAGCTCGCAAGTGCCCCGAACCTTATTAGTAAGCGCGTTAACACTGTACTTGACTTGATTATCGACGAGCCTTCGCTATTCACTAAACTGAGCGACGAGGACGATGTTACGACAGCGTTCTCGGAAGTGCATGCCGCCCAAGTTGCACTAAAGGATAAGGAAGAGCAGCTTCGTACAGTTATTGGAAATATGGTCGAATACGCTATATCAGAAAAGGACAAATTTATTAACATTAAATGAGCGTGACAATTGTGGGGGTAAATATGGGTACTAATAATAGAGATCGAAGAAAAAAAAAGAAAGTAAAACGAGCCAAGAAGTCAGAGCAACGCAAGCGTGCGAATGCAAAGAAGATACAAAGGGAGAGTACTGCGGGTTTAAAAAAAATGATCAGCCGTGCGAGCGCAGCACATGCAAGCATGACGAAACTATTGGAGCACGTCGTCCCACAAAAGCAATCAGTAGCTGGCTCAGATCTACTCAATCCAACATCACCTGCCAATACCGCAATGTCACGGCTCATGGCAGATGCGAACGGGTTTGCAATGGATAATGAGTCAGACCCCCCAATGAAAAACTTTCTTTATTAAACTTAAGGGGTATGGGACATGGCAAAGAAACAAGATACAGTTAATGAAAAAAAGATTATAAAAGAATACCTTTCATTATGTAGACGCCAAAATGAATATATTTATATAGTGAACGGAATATGTTACTACACAACAATGGAAGAAAATGATATCATCCACTACGATACTACTATAAAACATCGCCCGATTCATAAGGTGTCGTTCAAAGATCCTGAATTTATGAATGCCCTTTATAGTGTATTCCCAGCCTTCGAAAAAAATAACATATGTCTTATGTCTAAACGGTTAGCTACAGTCATTAATAAGTATGCCGATATAAGAGACATAAAGATATCGATTGAGAACAACCTTTTTTACATTAAGGATGTTAGAACTGTTAATACAAAGCAGGGATTTAAAGTGCTCACACCTAAAGAACATCCCAAAGATGTTGTAATAAGAGACATAGAGATTGGGAGAGCTATAAGTGAGCACATTCAATTTTCAATTGATAATCAGATCGAAGCACAGGATGGTCGACATATTGTAGCAAAAAAAATAGATAGTGCTGCATTTAAAAAAAGCGAGACCTCTTTTCTCCATTTTAAAGACGGGGAAATAGAAACCTTAGACAAAGAAACATCTATCTCTATCAAGATTCCATTGTGGGATGGCGAGACTACTATATCGGTGACGGAGTACCTTAAAAAACAAAAGTTTAAAGATGAACCTCAGATAATAGCAGAGTTAATAGTAGCGAATAAGACTATACAATTACGTATGAAGGTACTAACTGATAAATTCAATGTGGTGTCACTGCATCACAGGAGATGGTTCCCATTTAAATAAAAAGAGGATGATATGGAAGATGACAACAATGTAAAACAAGGGTTCTCTAATAGCTTGGACAAAGTGTTGGAGTCGATGGGATCCATCGAACAAGAGGGCGAGTCTGAAGAGATTGCAAAGGATGAGGCTCCGGAAATAGTACAGGGAACAGCCGGTCCTGTGGACCAGCCAGCCACTAATGATAAAGGTGATGGAACACTAAAAAACGATTTTGATGCATTCTCATCAATAGTTAAAGGGATGCAGAAAACTGCATCCGATCTATCTGATACAATGACTTTACTCGTTGGGGATCTTAATTCTGTAAGACGCAGTGTAGATAAGCGGTATGAGAAGTACACTGACGAAGAAGTGGCTGAACTCACACAGGACCCCGACAGCTATCTTCATAAGTTTTTGAACTATCAACATACTCAGACACAGCGATCTGAGCTATATAACTTAATGTTTCAAAAGGCACTTGCCTCCAACGACAATTACAAGCAAACAACAGAAGGTCCACTTGTAGCAACTAGTCATACCGAGTTTAAAACTGGTTCGGGCACACTGAAAGGCGACGCGGCAAAGTTAGCAATACTTAGTAAGACTACTGGTGTAAAAAAAAATATGCTACTGAACAGTGGGTTTTATGTTCAGCAGAAGCCACTGGTCCTTGAAGATCTACACAATGCCTACACCGCCATAGACGAGGAACTGAAAGAATATGGTCGTATGTATTCTGCACACTCTCTCTTAATGGGCAGCGTTGTTGTAGAGAGTGTTATAATGAAGGCATTGCACAACTCCATAGCCGATAGCAATTTAGTTGGTTACGAGAACTACAATACATTTTTATCTAACATCCACAATTGCGATTATGACACGTTGTTATGGGGAGCGGTATCGTTAATGTTTCCAAAGGGAGTTAACATAACACAACTCTGCGTTGGTTCAAACTGTACCCATGAAGAAAAATTTCTATTAGATATATCAAAGTTGAGGTTGGATAATCTCGACTTGTTAGACGCATCCGATGTAGTAGATATCATGTCGGCCGAAAGAACACCCGAGCAATTGAAAGTATATCGTGATCGTATATTTAAAGAAAAAGTGTATGATCTACAAGAAGGTCTACAAGTGACCTTTTCCCCACCAACAATGAGCGATAGAATAGTTTATGGATTAGAGATAGTCAAGCACATTGTATCTAAATTAAAGTCGAACACACGATATAAGGTAGAGGAACTCGTTAGAGTCAACACCTCGAAGATGGTCCGACCTTGGATAAAAAATGTAAGGACCGTCGATGAGGATGGGGCAGTTGTAAATACAATAGAAGACTATGAGGCCATTGGAGATACCCTTGGAGTAACGTTAGTAGAATCGCAGAACATGTACGATAAATTAGTTGAGTACAGCGCTACTGGACGAGTTACATTTATAGGGCATCGACCTAAGCCATGCCCAATCTGTAAAGAATTTAGCATGGATAAAAGCTATCTTCAAATAGGAGACGTACAAACACTTTTTTTTATAGGTGTCCGCCAGATCTTAATCTTAATGCAGTTGCAGACATTGTAAATGGATACATTGAAAAATACAATGTTCTGGTGGACAGAATGCAGAATTTATCATCCATTGAAAAATACTATACTGTACGTGTCATGAGCGATGCGGCTATTGAGCCTACTCCAGATATAACGAGATTCAATTCTGCAATGCACACGCCTAAAAAACAAGTGAACACTTTATTTGGAATAAGTAAATCTATCCAGGATGATGTCCTGGATTTTTTATTAAGCAACGGTATGGCAATAGAGCAATTTGGTATGGGATATAAGGAGCTGATGGGGCTCGATCTCGACACATATCGTACGATTAAATTTAGAATAAGGGATAGGCAGAGCCAGATCGATGCCCTTAAAAAAGAAAGGAAAGGGGAAACATAATGAGCAGTAACGCAGATGGATCACATCGCCCAGGGGCTAGGACCATACTAAATGCAAGGGAGTTGGAAAACAACGTAATACGAAAGGACGATTATGCGAAAACAGTTATTCCAATATTTGAAGATATCATAAAAGAACTGTTATTGCACAGTGGCCCACAGGCAGCATATGGGCTTTTACTGAACCCATCTGATCGGACATCTGATTCGGTGTTTACGTGCGACGGAATAAATATTGTTCGCTCTATAAATTACATAAACCCAGTATCTGAAGCAGTACGAAAACTCATAGCACACATAGGTAAAAAAATAGATCGCTTATCCTACGATGGTACAACATCATCAATGATAATAGCATTGAAAGCGATCGTCGTTATGATGGAATCGGATACGATCCAAAATACACCCTACTCGGTACTGGTTCAAAGATACAATAAATTCGTTGAGCTTGTTGAGGACCATATAGAGCTAAATGAGACATGGACCATCGATGATATTGTGGAGGAATATGGATGCGATAGGGACGACGCTATACGGCACATAGCTTATTCCCAGGCGTATACAAGTTCTCATGGTGACAGAGACCTTTCAGAAGCCGTTGCTGAGGTATTTGTCAATAATCAACAGAATAATTTTAAAACAATAATCATCGATCGCCATCGCATAGAGAAGCCAGAACCATGGTACGTTGTACAATCAGAATCTCAGTTTGAAACTATGGATGCAGTTGTTATAGACGCTCGCATGCATAATAGAGAACTACAGACCGCACTCGAACATGAGGTATGTACCCTCATGGTCCATCACACAGAAATATCAGATAATGATACAAGTGCCGCAAAGATATTCGAAGCTGTAAAAAGAGTAAATGAAACTCCCGAGGAAAAGTTAGTTGTGATTGTAGGAGGCATGAGTGGCGGGTTTCGAGCCTCTGTTGTAGAGACTGTATCACAATTGGATTTATTTGACAGGATTGCAGTGTGCATCAAGTCACCACCGCATCATCCAGAAGAGGTTAATGAACTCTTAGTACTTAGAAATCTCGTCGAAACTCCAACGGCCCCAATGTCAGAAATTGAAACTATGCCGGGCGTTCATTATAAGTACTACGATGGCAAGGTCTCAATTGACAATATCTTCACAAGAACCGAGAGCGGGGCACATCCAAATTATGGCGATGAAACAAAAATAGAATTTATGGCCACTATCGTTCAATTGGAACGAGTCATCGAGCGACTACAGGATGATACAACTCCGGATAAGATTACAAAGCTAAACGATGTGTTAAAAGTGTACAATCGATTAGTTTACCCACGGAATGTATCTATCATGGTGGGTGGCACAAGCTTTGAAAATATATCTATGCTTGACACATTGATAGATGTTATCGGAGCCACTCGTAAAACATTGGTAGATGGATTTACGGTAGGCGCATATAGTTCACTGCATCGGGCACTTGCGCCACAAGGCGATATGATGGCTGGCACTCCGACAGAAGACCTGGAGGTATCCAATGCTTTTTGTACGGCATATCGTGCAGGGATACGCATCATCGAAGACAACCTCAATATAGATAGCGTGGGGAGTTCGTTTTATCCAAAGATGTCCACAGATATCCTTACTGGGATAACTTCTATTATCGGCGACAGTCCCATGTATGGAGAGGATGGCGATGTGTTACCTTGGATCATCCAACCCGCCGCAGTTCATACAACTCTCCTTAGACGGTTTAGGGAGATATGCTTGAAGTTAGCTAAGACAAGTTCTATTGTGGTCACTGGTGGATTAAAGGTAAAGGAACCGTTAGACTCTTAAAGGAGACCACATGATTATAAATGGTATCGAACTCACAATTAAAAGCAGAGTCACTTTTACAACGACAAATCAATTTGACACGCAGTCATACGTCGGGACCATAGTGGCACTTGGAGATTACGACATCACTTCCGTGTGCCATAACGATGTGGACAATTATCATTTGCAGATATTGAAAGGTAACTCAATCAATCCGGATCCAAAAAATCATGAGTATTTCATACTCCGATTCCCGGACAATACACTCATGGCAGTTGCAAAGGATTGGGTATCTGCGGCTACATTCGCAGTCTTAGACGAGTCGGTGGATTTTCACATAGTCGTTAGGTCAGTCAGCTCTCCATCGGTTAAGGCAGAGATATTAAATATATTGGATGCTGCCGGATATCAGGCCTCCGAGTATACTCCGTGATTATAACTGTTTGCTCATAACGATCAAAGTCTATAACGCTTCCTAAATGGAAGCGTTATAGGCCGGGGTTGATTGATGACGCACCTGATCCAAGATTATACCAAATAACAAGCTAAGGGTAGTGTAATAGTTAGAACAACTACGCATTAAATCGACATTCTGATTTATACCCCACCGCTCTCTATATTCCAAACTACCACTCTCCATCACTTTATAAAAGATTTGATCTTAGTGGATTGGTACCACAACTTAGAGGTGTTCAAATCCTCTATCTTTGATTCCAACTCACTATACTGCTTTATATAGTTTCCGTTGGCGATCATAGTCACAAGATTGAAGGGGCTCATATATTTCCTAATGAAGTTATGTATGAGCTTAAGCTTATATGCAATCGAATGTTTCTTTACGTACTTATATTGTTCTTGGATGGCTCGTTCGCATTCTTCCATTGAATACTTCACTAACCCATGAGGCAATCCCTCATCCTTAAGCGCAGCAAATGAATTTCTGGTTAGTCGAATAATTCTATTAAAGTCTTCCTCGTGAGAAGCCAACCAACCAGTAGCCGATAATCTCCCGCTTACCGCCAACAGATAGTATGGTATACTCATAAGTAATTTTGACACTGGGTTTGTAGCACTCTGACTGCCAAGCCCAAGTTTGAAGGCTACTTCCAACTTGGATAATGCACTTATTTGATGGGACCCCATTCCATTCTTAGATATAAACTCATCGGCATTGATTTCCTCAGACATATTTTCAAAGTAGGTCGGAGCCTTATCACTTAGTTTCCCACCTTCGGTTTTTATTTGTACCGTAGAGACAGCCATCAGAAAACGCATTAATGTCTTGAACGCGAGTATAATCGGAAAGTATCTGAGTATTAACACGATAACTACCTCTACAAATGTATCCACAACATTGCTTACTTCCTTAGCGAGGCCTACCAGTGACATGGTGCTTTCGTGGAGTGCCTCAACATCATCTATTGTCGCGGTGTCCTCATTGGCTAAGAAGTACTTTGCTAATTTTATGCGCTCCTTCAAATCAGCATTGCGATTGAAGTGATTCATTTTTTCTTCTAATAGCATAGATTGCGCAATTGTATGGGTGCATCGCTCAATTAAAATCAATTGATGTGCTATTTCGTGCAGGTAGATTGCAGTCAGCTCTTTAGCAGTAAAATTGGCCACACTATTGGCAGTGAGCTCTTGAAGTAGGAACGCCCCATTGGGTATGCATATGTCAAGATACAATGGCACGCTGTCGTCCTTTAGCTCATAGTTCACCTTATGGGAATCCTGATTGATGCTTTCTGCTAATCGTATGAACTCTTCTGCAGTTTCTGGATCGACATCGTACCCCCAACCAGTGATCACGGAGGTTATGTCCCAGGCCGTATTCGTAGTTTTGACTGTTGGCGTCATTGCAAAGTATACTGGGTCATCAAAGCCAGGGTCGGTTTGGACATATACGCGTCTAACTTTTAGCCCATAGTACTTTAAGACAGCAGCTTTAAATTTAGGAAATAATCCCCTTCTTATATACCTGGCGACAGCCACCTTTTTCTTCACAGGTGACATGCCCCGATATTTTTTAACGTATTCGATACCCTCTTGGAATATATCGGTCAATGCCTGTGATCCAGGGGATAGTGGATAATACCCCAATCCATGTAAATCAACTTTCATATCTAACTCCTTATACATGACCGGATGGTGAGTACTCACCATCCGGTCATGTCATAGTTGCGCATGTTGTTATTTACGGCCCTTTTCGTGTGCCCTTTCTTTTTCTTTTTTAGCGGTGGCTTGCTTCAAAGCAGTCTCCGCTCCCTTCGCAATATCGAGCATCATATCAACGCAGATGGAACACTCTTTTCCTAACAGAGAAAAGTATTTGACATACGCACTAACCCATTGTTTTGCATTCTCAGTTCTATTTTTAGAGAGTGCTGGATTTTTCTTAGCTGTCTGCTCTTCTTTCTTTAAGATCCCTTTTATTTCTTTTATAGCATCTTTGCCGTTGTTGCAGACAGTATTTAATTTAGGACCCTCCTCCAATATTCTGAGGACTTTTTCAATAGTAAAGCCCTTTGTTTTTAAATCCCCTTTACTTTTGGAGTTAGTAGTTAGTATTTTTACAATGAGGTCCTTTCCAATATTCATACCGAGATGATCCAAAACTCCCCTCATGGTTTTAAATGGTTCGACCACTTCGTTCGGGGCATCTTTAACATCCAGGGCATTTAGATAGTTAGCCGTAGTTAACCCCTCCATTAAATAATTAATATTCGCACGCAGGGTCAATTGGTCATAGACTCCCTTTTTAACAAAAGAGAGCTCATTGTTCACTTCATCAGAACTTGGAAGCTTTTTATCCATATCTTGTATTTTTTTATAGATTAGCGTTATCCGATCGTTGATGTCGCGAACCTCTTTTAAGACCGTCCCATTACGATCGGTGAGTTTGCCCCAAAGCTCTTTGATGCGTTCAATTAAGTTCTCTATGAATTTCCAAACGCGATCGATTATCTCGCCGATCTTGCCTACGCTGCCAAGTTTTAAGTTCGCAACAGATGCGTCACTGAAATTCTCACGATGACAATCAGCCATCTCTTCTTTGAGTATCTCATTGAATCCTATCTTAGATACGAATGAGAGTAGTGATGCGTCAACCTGTACTTCATTTATGGTGTCGTTAAAATCAATAACAAGACATAGAGCAGTTTCCAGATCATCGAGGTCCGTATATAGCTTAGTCAGATTGTTAATTTGCATATCCATAGTTTCGTCCATTTATACATCTCCTATATTACTTTAGTAAATTTATATAATGATCAAATGTTTTTTATTATATAAATAGTCGGTACTCTAAGTACCGACTATTTAAAATTTACTATTTCAAAGGTCACATTATTTTTTAGTGCCTTTTCCCTTGAATGAGTTTACCACTCTGAGGACTGAGATAGCCGAGTTTCCAACTTCACTCAGGTCCCGGACATACTTCATGTAGCAGTTGTATTTATATCCGATCGTTGTGAAACTAAGTACAAATTTTTTAACGTCCAGTGTCTCTTCCTCCTCGCTACTATAACTAGCCTCATCGATCTTCTCTTTTATAATTTCTTCCAGCCGTTCAAAATGTTGTTCGATGGAGATAGCCATTGTCATCAAGCCCATAGCTGCGTCATAGACAGAGGCGGTTGTTTGTTCGTTAAATCCTGCTTCCTTAAAAGTCAACTTGCCTTTTGAGCGCTTCTGGTAATCTTTGTCTCGCTGGATAGAGTAGACTCCAGGATCAAGGGCCCAGCCTATACTCTCCATAAAAGGAACTATCTTATCCTGATCCAATTCAGCAAATGCCTCTTTCCCTTTAGAAAGCGTCCCAATGATATCGAGCAGTCCTTTAGCATCCCAGTGAATCTTGGTTCGTTTGTTTTTACTGTAAAGAACGTCCCAGTCTTCTTTTGTGAGTTCCTTATAGCCATTTATTTTTTCAAGGGCTTTTTTAGCACGGGTTGCCCAGGTATCGGTCAACCAACTTATTAATTTCCGTACCTTAGCGCTTAGCGCTGCAAACATCTTTTTTATTTTCTCGATGGCGTTCTTACCTGTATCTTTTATGCCATTCAACATCACATCGGTAACTTCTTGCGTTTCATAAACCCCATCGATGAATCCTTGTAGAGAGACAGAAGAATTCTCAAACAGCATATCGAAGTTATTTTTTTTAGCCATGGAAGCAAGACCCTTGTCAAGTCCACAAGAAACAATCGTTTCTTGAAACGAGCTCAGTTCACCTAATACTTCCATCATCTCTGTGGCTTCCCTGAGATCAGTGCAGATTTCATAAAAAGAAGTATTAAAGTGCAGAGTTGCTTCAAGTAATTCTTCTACTAATTGCGTCTCACTTTTGTTATCGCAGGTATCCTTTACAATACCATCAAATAATTGTTTCATCGTAGCTCCTTAATTCGTAATTTAAATTTTTTCATCTTCCATATGGGCTTCGGCCATTTCAAGTTTTTCCATCATAAACTTATATAGCGTTATAAAGTCATTAGATGATGCATTGTATCCAATGTGATGTTGCTCTCGACGTAGCCAATTTGGCAGTGGTATGCTCTGTGATACTACCATTAACATAGTATCATTAGATAATCTACTTTTAACCATTCTATCGGCAGTGATAGGGCTGTCATACATGCCAGGGTATTTTCCAAGTGGGCCTGTTGTTTCCCACCTACATAGTAACCCGATCAATTCTGTAATGTCCAATAGATCGTCAATTAAGTTTTTTTCTTTGAGCATGATCACATAGTGGTCTTCATCTGCATAGGCCTCAGTAAACTGTCGAGTTATACTATCCATCGCTTTTGGACTGGTGATCCTATCGATGACCGCATTCGCCTCATCAGATAAGGACATAACTCTATCGGAGTCTAAGAGTATATCATATTTTATTTGGATGGAGATGGTCTTGATGTGATCGTACGTGTGTCTGGCGGTTTGTTGATTTGCAATTCGTTCAAACAGAGCATCGGCATTAGAAGAGATTAATGGATACATGTTTGTTGTTCTATTAAACAGCTCGCGGTAAAGCCTCCATACATTGAAGCATGTCTCCACGATGCACCTGTGTATATATGCAGTGACTGCAACAGTGCGAGTATTGTTATACACATTGAGTGCATGTGTGTCAAAATTTATATTGTTGTGTAGCGCAAAATACAGCATCCTGGCAGATTTACTTGGGATAGTGCTACTGATCTCCCTAAGAAAATCAACAATATCGCCCATCGTTAAGGGTGTATCTGCAGAAAATACTGGTGGAGGTGGTCGTCGTAATAGGTCGTTACCTAACATAACTTAAGTATCCTCCATTATAATTTTTTTAATGTGTTATCAACGATTGTTACCAACTTATCGACAGTATTTATTACCAACAATTGTTTGTTTATCAATTGTCGATAGTAGCCATTGTAAATGGATTGCCATTTTTTAACATTGCTGACTTTAAGTTTTTCTTTAATTGATAAAGTATTAATTTTTCTTGTAAGGTCTTTGTGTTCTGGGGATCCGACCTTCGCCAATTTTTGCTGCTTAAGTAAATCTGCAGTAGCGGATACAGATTGATCCACAAAAAAATTCACGGCAGACTTGAGTTTTTCGGCTGCGTTAGTCTGGGTCTTTTTTAAGCTATCAAGATCGATGTTCTCGACGTATTCCTTTAGATCCTTAATAACTACTTCATTATATCCTAGTTCATTGAGAGATGCCATGGCGAATTGTGCCTCGGGTCGTCTATTTGTGATAACTAGGTTGTGGGTTATACTGCATTCTATTTTCTGCATTATCGTCCGCATAATGACGAGCTCTGGTAAGTTTAAATTAGGCGTAGTCTCGGATAGATTTACATACTCCAAAGAGTCTATCGCGATTCCCTCGTTAATGGCCTCCGTGTAGGATTTTATTTTGTGGGCTTCCATGATCTGCCCCTTGGAGTTAGCGAACATCTCAGTAAGTGCCGCAGCTTCATACTTTGACAATACGCCCAATAAGCTCCTGATGCGTTTTCCCACATTCTTCTTAAGCTTAGTTAATTTATCAATTATTTTAAAAAACAACTCCTTTATTTTCTCTGCGATACTTATTAAAAATCCCCATAGTTTTTTTATTGTAGTTGCAACCTTATCTGTTATTGTGTTACACACAACAAAAGTGTTCTCAACGGACACCTCATCAAAGCAAGAGCTTATTTCCGACGGTAGGATACTAGATAAGTTTTGTTTTTCTACAAAAGTTAATAATGCAACTGATAGATCCTTTTCATTCATAGTCTGTGAAAGATCTACCAATATACCTAGCCCATACGATACTGTATCGAATTCCCTAACAGCATTGTCAAAGTCACATTGTAGTTGATCCATATTTAATACATCTCCAGAGTAGGTTAATTTTTATATAATGACAATCATAAAAAATACAACTCCTACGCATGGCTGCGTAGGAGTTGCTGGGACCACACACACTATCTTCTTTGGGAACTTATTACTAATCGGCTTTTTTTTCTTTCTTTGCTGACTTTGCTGCAACTTTGAGTACTTTAACCGCAGAAGAAGAGACCATTTTTGTTTCTGTAATTGCGGCCTTAATAGCGCTGATGTGTGTCAGACTATCCATTTTGACAGCCTTGATTGCTTCTTTGTAGCCATCGTCTTTTGTTTCTTTGATTGCTTTGACGGCGTCAGTCTTTGCTTTTTCGATAGCTGTAATTTTATCCCTGAGATCGGCAACAGCCTTAAGGGCGAGGCCAGTTCCTTTAAAGATGGCAGAGGCATTTTTTTCGTAGCCATTCTCTGCAACTGTTTTACCCTTAGCCGGAGCATCTGACTTCGTTCTTGAATATGATCCATTTTTGAGAGCCCATGCACCAAGAATTTGTTCCGGCGCTGGAAATTTGTCAGTGGAAGCTAACGCAGCGGCAAGTTCCTGGATCTTTCCGTACGCTGAGATGAGGTCATCTCCGCTGTAAGCAAGACCAAGTTTCTTATCCTTGATGGCACCCCAGTCAGCTTTATCCCAGCCGCTTAACTTATTGAGTGCATTTTGATACTTAACTGAAAAGTCAAAGAAGCTTGCGAGAACAGCCTTAAGCTTTTCCCATAGAGCAGTCAGTAGCTTTGCCACATTCTCCTTTGCTTTCTTGATAACGTCACCAACGCTTGCGAGCATATGGACTTTTACTTCCTCGGCGTCATCTGTCCCATCGATGAGTCCCTGAAGTGATACAGCGGAGTCCTCAAAGAGGCTTCCCCAACCAGTCTTAATCGCCATGGTGGCAAGACCTTTATCAATACCGGCTTCTTCAATTGTAGCTACGTACACTTCGATCTCATCGATGGTTTCAAGCTTGGTATTGAAGTCCATCATACTGAGTTCAAGGTCTGCGAGATCCTCACTTAACTTCTCACTGGCTTCCAGAATGGCTTCAACTATAACAACCTCATCAGTGATGGCGTTGTTAACTGGAGCATCATCGTTCAATTTTGCAAAAACATTCCGCATTGTCTATCCTCCTAGGATGGTGTGTAAATAAACGGACTCGGATAAAGTCCAGCATGCTAAAAAAAAATTATTTATAATCCGACGTGCAAATAGAGTTCATATTATTATCATCTAATCTGAATCCATGTAAGTCTGGAGACGTTTATCGAGCTTAGATATTTCCACAGAGTAGTTCTCAACAATCTTTAACAGTCGCTTATATTCTTTAGAGTTTTGATCAAGGTCTTCTAGATCCTCAACTAACAATTGTCTCTGAGTCTCCATCCACTCCTTGTTAACTTTGGTTCTTCTTACCACCCAATAATATTTAAATGTTTCCCAATGCTCACCGATGGATCCAAAAAATCTCACACGCTTAATGCCTTGGGTAATATTACTCAGCAACCCCTTACTCAAGACGCCAGTTCTTAGGTAGGCGGTTAAGTTTTCGCCGTTCTCATTTACAACAACGAGGTTCATACCAGACTTCTTAAGATTGTTAATCATTATTTCGACGGGCCTACGCGACTTCCCCAATTTATCGATGCTATCCATAATGCCAGCAACCTTCTTGACGTTATTTTGAAGAAAGAGCATTCGATACTTTGGTTTGTCAGACAGACTGTCAATTAAATCAAATGTTATTCCATCGAATAGGAAGAAAAAGAATTGACTTACAAAATCAGACTTGTCTGTGAGACCAATGATTAGGTAATGGCTCAATCTGGTCTTTGGGAGTGCCAGGTTTTCTATATCGATGTACTTATCAAAATTAGCCATCAGATCATTGTAGCAGTTTATAAACTTATTGTTTATCTCTGCGAATGAAGAGAATGGCCTTTGTTCTTCCATCTGCCTTAGGCGCAGCGGCAATGACGCAACAAAGCTAAAGTATACCTGTACGGCAGTGTAGGACTTATCATTTTTTCTATTAAGCATCCGATCGTAGATTTTTACAATATCATCTACACTGAAACTGTTTATGTGTTTATTTATTTGAAGATGCACACTGCGGTTCACATCGAGCATCTTTTCTATAGACTCTTTAGTGATGTTACCAGTTCGAAGTTTTGCTTGGATACGCTTATCGACCTCAGAACTCAGATCTTTTATAGTTGACATGTTTTCTCCCGTCCATTAAAATACTTTTGGCGAACTCCCAGCTTGAAACTGCGCCATGATCTCGGCTAACTCGGTCTTACTACTGCCTCCGCCACCATAGTTTGATAGCACGGCTTTGAAACTGTAATCGGCTTTCGTTCGTATGCCATTGAAATAAACTTCCAATGAACTGTACATGATATCAACAACAACTATAATAAGGCAGTAGTTATTGCTCATAAATCGCTGCCTGCTGGAAAAGTCATCAATTTTTATACCCAAGCGTTTTACCATCTGCGTAAAAAACCGCTTTTCAACTATAAGTATGTTATTGGCGGAATTCTGAGACACCTTACCAATATCGACACTCGTTTCGATATTTCTCGTTAATTTATTTGAACGGGATTGTAACTCATCAAATAGGTACCCAGTGTCGTCCTTTTTTAGTGCGCTCCTATGGCGTTTAACGAGGTCCCGCTCCCATATGAAATCTTTCCAAAAGGAAATTTCGCCAGTTTTAAACATAGTCCATCTTTGATCTATTGTTGATTTGTTGCTAACTGCAAAGAGTTGCTCTATCACAGATTGCTGTACCTGTCGAGAAAGTAGTTGAACTATTAGTTTTATGGAAATCGGGCGATCATGTTCTTTTGAGCGAATATTCAGTTCGACTACTTTCCCAGAGAATACAGAAGCCTCTACCTTGTTACCTTGTTTGCCACCATCGGCCTGTAGGGATACTTCGTACTCGCCAGTTAATTCGCAAGATAAAAACTTTTCATCGACTTCCTCTAGTAACTCTATATAGTTGTTATTAGATGAGACTATAGTCAACGCATCTCTTACAGTTTTACCCCCCTCGATTATAGTGTTTAATTCTAATGCAGTAGTTATGTACCCTATGTAGAAAGAATTCAACATGGACGCCAACGGCAGTATGATGTCCTCATCTCCCAGGGAAATGTCAACCACAACGGACCCCATGATTGTCGCAGGTCGCACATAGTCACTTAATGCTTTGGGGCCTATCTCGTCCACCTTTCGTAAGAGACTCGTGAAAATGGATACCCCTGTTTTTAAATCAGAATAGCTCATTTAGATACCCTCTAATTATAATGAAATTAATAATAATTTAACATACTATATAATCCTTACCTATATAAAATAATAAGAGGTATGTATGGCAAATGACAATGTAGCTCAATATAAATCAGAAATTGAACTTCTGAGTAGGAACGCTGGTACAGGTGGGGCGTATAACACCATCCAGCAATTATTTACACAGCATGACAGATTTAAATGTAATAATGTAAGCACTGGCACAGAACTAACCGGACTTACTTTTATAACAAGGCCACAGTTGAATCTAACCTCCAGTAATATAAAGCACAGCGCCATACTGTCAGTACTGAACACACTGGACGTCAATTCCATACAGTTTGCTATAAGATGCTTATTGGATAAACGTTTTGCTAGTGCACAAAGTAGGTACTCGTCTGAGTGCCTGTTGTTAGTGAATAAGAATCCTTTTATGGTGCCACTCTGTACTGCACTGCAGAGCATATCTGGATTCCCAGATATGGTTATGAACACTGCTACCACTACTGGTGGGCATCATGGAGAGAATCAAATATATGCGACAGGTGCAGATGACCTTATGAAGAACTATGACATAACTATGCAATTTATGGATGTCCAAAACTCTCCCCTGCTAAACATGTTTCACTATTGGTACGAATTTATGCGACTTGTATTGAAGGGCGAGATAGTTATGTATAATGAGGATATAGATGCGCAACGTATGTGTTATACATTTAGTATCTACAGGTTCCTTATGGATCCAACCAGTAGGTACATAACTGGTTGGGCAAAGGCGACCGGATGCATCTTAACCGCTGTCCCAATGGGCGCAAAGTTCAATGTTGCGGCAAATGAAGTAATTTCCCAGGCTGCGAAGTCGTTCAGTATACCGTGCTCAGTTAACAAAATAGAGTACAACGATTATAGAATACTGATGGACTTCAATAGACTGGTGAGGATGTTTAATCCAAATATAGAGTCATACTCAAACTATGGGTATGCCACAGATACTAACTATTCAGGAGTACCATATATAGGAGCGAAAAAAGAATACATTGGCGACGGATACGAATTACTATTTAAGTATGCACCCTGAATACCAACGAGGTAAAATAAATGGTAGACAAAATTAATAACTTGGACCATCTTTTAAAAAATCCGATGTTGACTCAAAGTTTAGCGTTGCGGGACCTACAGGAACGCCATGGGAGTGGCAATAAAATAGTCGATGGCAATAACGTCCCCTGCTGGATGTTAGAGACTATGTGCAATTTGGTTAGTGGGGCTACTCAAGAAATGATCCGTATGAATAACGATAGTTATTCAAAACGAGCAACTACTTCGAAGGAGTTATATCGGCATATGTCGCAGTGGGATTATGTTGGGTTGTACTCTTTGCCATCGTCCACTAACCTAAGACTGCTCTTAGATAAAAAATACATAATAGACCACTCTGTATCCTACAACTCCAACTACAATAAGATCATAATTCCGTCCACATCAAAGTTCACAATAGGCGGCATTGATTTCGGTATATATTACCCGATTGAAATTAAGATCAACAAGCTAACAAATACGTTCTTAATATCACATGATACATCCATGGATAGCCCATTAAAAACTCTTGTAGATAATACAATTAAACACACCGAAATGCATCTACACGATATGGCCATGATAGATATGGAGTTTCCAGTATATCAATTCCGCAGGCGCATTTATACGGAGACCCTTGTTAAGGGACAAGGTTACACAAACAAATGGGAGTTACAAAATAAGTTCTATGCTGTAGTGATAACACATCTTAAAAATAAACGGTGGTCCCCGATAGGACAAACACTATCGGACATGTCGTATGATCCGTTTACTCCAACCGCTAAGCTCAGAGTAAATCTCGATGAGAATACAATATCAATTAATATCCCACAAATATATTTTTCTAATGGGACTATTGGGACTAACTTAAAGGTGGAGATCTATGAAACAAAGGGAGAGTTAGATATAAACATAGGTAATATAAAACCCAGCGACCTGTCGTTTACGCTTGGTGACATCGGAGAGGGGACACTTGCCTACACCGAAATATTAAACAGGATACCCGTCAGAGAAGTATTGCCTACAACGAATCGAATCTCAGGTGGCTCTAATGGCTGGACATTTGAAGAACTCAGAGACAAAGTCATTAACGATGCATTCACAACTGAAGCTGCTATAACGTTGCCAAGAATGAAAAATTTATTTACTAACAAAGAAACTACAGTCACCAAACAGTTAGATAACTTGACAGCACGTAATTTCATAGCGCATTCGCCTATTAAAGATGCAGAAGGGATTCATTTGCCAGCAGGGAATCTGCGCACAAATATATCAGAACTCAGTATAGAAGCGTGTACGCATATTAAAACTAACAGCGACAATTCCGTCACAGTATTACCCGCCATACTATATAAATTAAACGGCAATATAGCTGAGCCAGTATGTGATATGGAGAGAGCTACTTTTGATGCACGCTCCATCGAACAGCGGGTGTCTATTTTAAATGACTCACAATATACTTTTTCCCCATTCCACATAAGACTTTCTGTAGAGGATGAATTTCCAGTTGCATCCATATATGAATTAACCAACCCAGCTATACAAGAAATTGTCTTTGTATCTGAGAACGTGGAGATAAGTACTCAGCTAACTATAATGAATGGCATCATCATACATAATTTACTAGAGACAGAAAAGTTTATAGTACGCATAGGTGTCCTAAAGTCCAATGATCTAAAGGATGTTATTGAGGACAATATCCGCATTCGGGGGTACACGACAGACCCGAATTCAGGTGAGGAGTTTTATATAGATGCAGTAAAAAGTAGCGAAGTAGAAAAAGTTACCTACTATGACTTCGTGCTCACGACTGAGTACGACATAAATAAATTTCATCGCATACTAATTAATTCCTTTAACCGCACCTCTGGTGGGAACTCTAACGGCTGCTATATAGATATGAAGTTTTCGCTCATGGTCAGTCTCGAAGTAAGGTCTTCCAACATATTAGGAAGTACGCTGTCCCCAAGTGAGTTTGTTACCACTATACGACAGGATTTAACTATAGTTCTTGGAAAAAGATTGAACAGTACTATAGATCCATCGGTTGATATTAATTATACAGATATCAAGTACCAAACATATCCAGAAACAATATATAAAAAATATACATCCGATGTGTATGAGTACGACGACGAAGGTAAGCTCATATTTATTGTATTTGATGGCGCGGTAGAATTAAATAAATTATTTTCAGAGGGCGATGATATCGTTGATGAGTTTGGGCACAAGATCGTAGCACATCTTGCTGGAGATATGGTCTTGGATTACCGGGGCAATGGCATAGTTGTGAAAGAAAGAACAAGTATTTACGCCATCAACATGCTCCATATAGATTATAGGTTACTGTACGATAATTCGACCGATCCCTCCATGATAGGAATCAATCTCTCTGAAATGATAGGACATTATTTGGAGGAGCTTAGTCGAGTTCAGAAAGACTTGCTTGAAAAAACCTACATGTTCTTTGAACCTATATGTACGATAGGAAATAGTAACTACGTTACAAAAAAGAATACGTTCGTTAATCAGCCGCTGAACGTGACCATGCATCTAGTTCTATACGTCTCGACTAAAACAATAGATAACATCGAAATGATAAATAGTCTTAAATCATCCGTGGTAAATATTATAAGGGCACATGTCGAATCCGGTACCATATCCATATCTCTTATCCAAGATGAGATCATATCTTCCTTAGGTGATCAAATCTTAAGCATTGACAATTATGGTATCAATGGAGATCCGGAACTTCAAACCCTAATTAATGTTAATGACAAAACGAAATCAATCGTAGCACGAAAATTAACATTTAATACAGACAACACAATTCACTACGTTGAAGACTTAATCATTGAGACCGTTAGCACTGGCGACCTAAATGCATTCAGTTGATACCCTAAATTTATATTGTAGTAAAAACAATTTTAAAGGAGATTTTGATGGAAAATAAAACTACACCGACTCTTACCCCAACTTCCCTGCAAAACAATTTCATTTTATTTTATCTAATAAATGAAATTTTGGGGAAAATTAACGCCATCGATCTTGATGAAGAAAGCCGATACGATGTTGTAATGACTCAGGTAGCTTACATGGGGAACTCAACTACCACTGGAGGAAAATAATGCAAAATTTAGACCTTATGAAAAAAGCATTCATCAAGCACATCATGGTGAATGGCGGCCTTCCAGACTTTACTATAACGGATCCAACTGTAGCTGGATATGTTGAGAAGTTATCTACCTTCAGTCCGACGATGGATGCCACATCCTCCCCAGAGGAATATGTCGTCGAGGTATTGAACGGCTACAGTCAAAACATCGACGTTATATCTGAACACATTTTAAATAACATCGACACACTCGCGGAAGCCTTGTCGGAGAGGATCAACAAATCGTATACAGAAATAAATGACGTTCGTGTACAAGTAAGTGACATCGAGAGCTCATATACTGAAACACTGAATCGATTAGTTGCCTCGGACCCATTTCTGATTCAGTATTATGAGCACGGGAATGACGATAAGTCTGTGGCACACGGGCTTGGTGAAGTTGATTGGGAAGAGATCAATATGGTAAGTTCAGTTATGGACATAGTTAGCTTTTGCCATGACTTAACGAAAACTTCTCTCGAAGAACCAAGTTTTAAATTACTTGGGACGATCGCACTAAAATTAAAAAGCATCGAAGTCCCAGATACAACTCCACTAATCCTTAAAAAACAATATGCCGATACTGTGATTCATGCGGTGATAGATAATTTTGATGTCACCTATGACGATACCGAAATGGTTTTGAAGACTCTACTTACCCCAACTAGAGTAAATACTTTTGTTAAAAAATGGACCAACCAATTATCGGCAACTAAAGACATGGCCCAGAATACAACTGAAATCGCCAATATGGTGAGGATCTATAAGCCAACCGTAGATGGTATATTGGAACACTCCAGTACACTTGGTCCAGATGCCATACGACTCATCGAAGATAATGCCGAGGTTATTAAAGGAATACTGTACGGCTGCGCGTATAACTTGATAATTATGCGCAATAATATTTTTAATGATACCCTCATCATGCAGAACAGAACCGTTAACATGGATAACTACAGCCCATTCATTGCAGATGGTCACACAGATAAAGAAATCCTCCAGCATCTCTTTGTTAAATTTCCAAATGACCGTGTGCTCCCAGAGTTAGGCATCGCATCGGATGTTGTGGTTCGCGACACAAAGATGATCGAGGATAAATACTCTGTGCGCATGGATGACATATCCAGCAAGGTTTCTTTCTTAAAGAAAAAGTATGAGACTGCGGCGTTTAATACTGTAATGTTTTCTTGGGAAAGGGACATCAAAACAAACCACGAAGGCGATCCGATCCTTCCACAAAGTTTAAATCGTTGTGTCCATATGGCAAAGGCTCAGCGTAACTCAGAGGCACCACTTAATACAGTTCTAACAAATCTTGTATTTGGTGTCACTGCGCCTGAATCGTTCGGCTATACCCTGTATAAAAGGTTGGATAGTAGCTTTGTAGATTATCTTTCAAATCTGAATGGGACTCAGGATGAGGATATCGTTAAGCGCATCAACAGTGCCGTGGTGACAGATATAGTTATCGATTTTTTAAAACAGATGGTTATCGACCCGAAAAAATAAATAGTGTTGTATAACACCTGTCTCCACGTGGAGACAGGTGTTATTGTAGCACTCAGTTTTTAGCTACCTCGGCATATCTCTTTATCGATTTTGGTATAGATCCCAGTTAGTCTATCCCTATCGTCTATAATGTCGTACATTTTATTTAGTTCGTGCTTGAAATATAACTTATAAGTGCCCGGCCATGCCATAGTTCCATTTCTACCGTACTCTCTGATTATACAGTCCACCGCAGTCTCGCTCGGCATCATATGATAGGATAGTCTAATTCCTCTGCATAATTCAGAAATATCTGGCTTGCCTACGATGGCACAAACCACAAATACTGATGCTACTGAAATAAACGTATTCTCAGATGAGCTTTGTCCTTTCTGCGGGACTATCAGATAATTGCAATTCATAGAGCCGTTAATTTCAATGAGAGTGTGCAGTATTTGAAGAGAATCCAATTTGAACTTCTTGCATAATTCCATGAACCATATCTTTGAACTGCCTTGCATGAATTCACTAATTAGGGAATAATAGCGATCTACGTATACGCCATCGTGCAGTAAGGATGCAACTATTATAGATTTTCTACCTTCGAGAGTCTTTGTTGTACCTTTTTGCACCTTAAGTGCAAGTATCATAACCTCGACTACATGGGTTAGATTACGCATACTCCCTTCGACAAATATATGTAGTCCCAGACATCTATCGTCATTATCGGAGTCCTTAATTTCGCTATTGTTATCATCGACACTGTTGTTATCTAAGTTACGAGCATCCGTAAGCATTGATAAGACGGCATCTATTAATTCGATTTCCTCTTCTGTGAAACATAGATTTTTTGAATTACTGTCTATCATTACAGAACATCTTTCATCCATTCTTTTCTTCTCCACCACCAACACATAAGCACATGTCGTATCTTAGTTATTTAAGTTTAGCTAATCCGCAATAGCCTTTTATGGATCCATCTATGTTCTTAACCATCGTCTGTACATCCAAAATGAACACAGTGTGATTTTTTAGAATTTGCACATACTCTGGGTCCAGTAGTTGGCTATGGTTGATGAGATACGCCTCGTCCTTTTTAAACTCAGGCATTCCTGCCACAATTTCACGTGACCACTTGAATGTCGGTAAAGTGTGCCCATTAATGTCACAAGTTCCACATTTTTCGTACTTGTTCTCACTGTAAAAATGGGGGAGCCTTTCCCCTGCCTTATTCTTCTCAAATGGTTCTGGCTTGAGTGCAATGATAGTATTGTGATTTTTGTCTAGAAGTGTAACGCTTCTACTAGTTAAATTTTTTATTTTCATAATTTAAAACTATCCTTCTTTCATATGCGTCTAATTAGTTTAAAAGGGACACTATAGTTGGGATGAGCCCATGCCCAATTTGTGGAGACCTGTATGCTAAGGCTACCAGATCCTCTCTTTCACTACATATCTGTAGTATCACACGTGGTACAACATATAGAACACCGTCCTCCGGTGCAGGTAGCCCGACTTGGTATGGGTTACATATACGAACCGGAACATCGTGCCCATTAATAGAAAACGTCTCACCTTCATCCTCATATGATTGTGTAATTGCTAACATCGTATGGTTGTTTTTAGCGAGCTCACATATGGCATTGTGCTTATCGTCAAAAATAGTGACATCGTTACCTGTAAGATTTTTTAATTTCACAACTTGCTCCCTCTTTCTTAAATGTTATGCGGTTGTTATTATTGATTAAAATGATCAACTCCCTACTTTCCCCTACATCTGATTTCCATATATTTCAGTCAATCTACTTCTATCCCCTATAGTGTCCTGCATTTGTCGTAACTCTGACCCAAAGTGCAGTTTATAGCTATCTGACCATCTCGCATACCCCTCTCTTCCAAATTTCTCAATTATATGATCGATCATATGCTCATCTTGTGTGGCATCAGTCCCGGATTTAACCCTCTTACATAAACGATCGATATCAGGACGACCTCTATCCGCACCTGATACATACTCAGATATAATTGATGTGTACGCGCCACTATACGATGCCCTATGTTCATTAATGGCATCTACTACAATATTCCTATCTAATTTAAACTCTTCAATTATTTGTGTAAACCAATCCTTTAGTGTGCCAAAATTTAATTCAAATACTGCTGCCGTTTCATGGGAGGCTCGACCCCTATGTACAAATATGTCGTGTAGCAACGCGGATGCTATTATGTTTCTTCTATCCTCATAGTAACCTATAACGCCTTTCATAGTGGCTTTTTGGAGAGTCATAGCAAGTAACATTACATCGACCGCATGGCTCACTTTATGCGCACCATCATTTAGGTTATAATAGGGTTCAACCTTGGATATGATGGCGGCCATTAAATTCATTTCTTCTTGACGAACGAACAATCTTTCTGGATAATCAGCTATCATATTTTTATATTTAGTGTTCACTCACGCCTCCGATTTAAAGCTGTATAGCTTAAATATTACTAAAAAGTGTGTCATACCCAATTGTACTTCCATCAACACCGCTTTTAATTTCTGTATGTCGGCCTATTGATAATAAATCTTTTCTGTCGTTGAGTGCCCGTCTAAAATTTTAACCACCTGCTGAGTTTTATTTATTATAATAGCTCCCATATCGTACTCCTTTTTTAACCATTGCCACACATGTTATTAAGTTGGCAACTTAACTACAGTATAGTCTTCACCTTGTAATTCCTTACACAAAATAATCTCGATGATTTTCCAGTTGCCCCCAGCTAATCCTGCCCCAATTAAAGGGAATCCAAATCGTTTCCCAGAAAATTCAGATTTTAATTTTATACAAACGTTTCGTATGGCTTCGTACTGAGCCATAGTTCCAACCCATCCATACTCAAACTGGATGTAAGCATTGATTATAGTTATAGTGTTTCCATTTCTATCTACCGTTGCTTTGGTGTAGGTACCGAGTTTTGATGCATCTCCTTTCTTTGTATTGAGATCCGCTTTATAAGCTTCTGGAAATTCTGCTCTAATTGCTTTTGCAAGTCCTGCCCCCATGGTACAGAAACAATTACAACCGTGAACAATGACATCAAATCTCCCTTCTATGGCCAATTGTATTATATCGCCAGCTACCTCTTTACAGTCTTGATTGTACATCCCGATGCATCCTCCCGTTATTTGTATTTGCTGGTCCAGTTCTAATTTTTAACCAGGGGGTGTGGCTTATTGTGTATCTGAAATAATATTTCTTCTGGTAAAAAGTCACAAGTGAATCCAGCTATATTTGGAGATGGACCTCCACCGGAACCATTCCCATACTCTTCGGCTATCTTTCGCACATCCACCGTATCATCCTTAGTAGTCAATCGAACGTTGACCTTGCCTCGTTTATTTCTGGAGTACGTTATGTGAATGCTGTACTCATCGACGTTTGGAACAAATTGAAATAGATCTCCTGTTGTATGATTTGCTATGAGACACGATTTGCCTTTAAACTGTACCGCCCGCACCAATCTCCCACTTAATATTTTTAATGCCGCTTGTTCTGCTTTATATATAGGCTGCCCAACCATGGCCACTGCCTCCATATCGATCTGCCCACATGCCTCACTCATATTTGAGAAGAAGACATTCCAATCAAGGCTGCGCTCGGTTCCCTTCCCAGTTCCATTCTCAAGTTCGTTTGATTCCTCCGCCAAGTAACGTAGCCCACAATTAACTATGTGTATCGCATCCCCATGTACTGAGGCGTCCCCTCTTTGGTGAGCATCTATTATGCGGTATAGTTCCATTCTCCATGGATCGATATCTTTAATATTTAGATGAACCAATAGCGGAAGTAGTGCTCCACTTTTTTCATTCTGTTCAAAGTAAAACACCTCTTTGCATAATCCATCAAGAAAGAGTTTATTGTCTCCCCTGAGGTTGATACCGACAACGTATACCTTATCAAATTCCCTTGATTCTGGCCGAATGAAGTAATTGTAATTTATTGGGATCGGAGTAATATTCTTTTTATCGTATACTGATTCAAGTACGGCTAAGCAGCTTCTACTGTCCATATTTTGTTCTCGATAAAATACAAGTACCTTCATGTTAATGGCCCCCGAAGTTGTTTATTGTTTCATAAATATATGCTACTACATCGTCTATTATAGCTTCTGTGGTACTATCGCCCAAGCTCTTCATTAGTGCTACCTCATGACTGCAGGGAGCGTCATCCTTTCTGCGTGGCTCCTCTTCGAACAATCTCCGAATTGTCCCGATAAAGGTATCTGATTCATTATAAATATTCATGTACCAGACGGTGTCTTTAAATTGCTCATTTAATTGCAGTTGAATTACATTAATGTCCTCATAATTATGTGATAGTTTAGCTAAATCGTAGCTGTGCGTTGGCTTTAAATAAAGAAAACTACATTCGGTAGAAATACGGTCCATCATATCCTCATTTTGTTTTGGGTTGGAGTTATCATTACTGAAATTATTATACTCAGTCTGTCTTTTGAAATAGTTTTATTATGTAGAACATTTAATTTATTTTTATTAGCACGATCCATAAAGAAAACCATTACAACGTTTCCGAGTTTGTCTACAAGCTCTACTGGACAAGTGATCGGGTAAGTTGTTGGTAACGTTATGAGTTTCATATTTTTATAATCTATGGCATCTGTATCTGTTTTAATTTTCATATTTATATAAAGATCACGGTAGGACCTTTTTTTAATTTGATATAGCATCTTCACCGTCCATTGTTTAAATTAAACGAGCACACATACATATCTATGGGCAGTCGCCCATAGATATGTATGTGCAGTTTTATTACATCGTCACAATTAAGATACTGCATGCGCCCCCCATGGACATATAGTATTCATGCATTGATGTCGTCACACTTCTCAGCGATACTGTTTAACTGGCCTCAGTGCAGCAATTGTCGCACGTTGATAAGTAACCTCCGCTATCAGTCACTCTCAAGTTTATTGTAATGTTTCTGTTGTAGAGCATGCATCATACCGGCTGCGAGCGCAGCATGGTAGATGCCCCTAAACTAGAAATCCGTCAACAATTGTGTACCGACTTAAGGGTTTGTACTTCAAGTACAACTACATTGTTACACCAAGACCAGACTCGTTCGTTGGGTACTCTCCTCCAAACAAAGTGTCCCAACAGATATCTTTTCTTTTATTACATCAGTCGCCTATTTGATGCTCATATTTTTTTGAAGTTGCAGGCAATCTAAATGGCTTACTGACATCAACCACTGTGCCAGTTATCCATCCAGCACAATGCTGTGCATCTCTTTCTATACAAGGATTACGTCTACACGGTTCTCTTTTGTTGAGTCCATAATATTGTATTTGACTGCACCCCATATAATAGATAAGCGAGTCACTTTTTTTAAAGAACCTCCCATGGTCAGTATAGTACTCTATCCACAGAGTTCCCGATCTATCCAATGCACAGACTGACGCCTTTCTACTATTGTCCCCATTTATTAGCATGTACATCGAATGTATTCTTCGTAGATTTTTGTCACGAAAGAGATATCTAAGAAGATCCCATAGTTCCATAATTCTTTTTCTAAAGTATCTGCCATGTTTATTGTGACGTTCGAACCATAGCTGCCCCCTGTCATCTAACAGGCAAAGGGATGCCTTTTCTGGGGCTTCTTCGCTGGTCACCATGAATCTTGAGCGCACTCTTAATATGTCCCCGTAAGCCATTTCAATCTCCTATTCTTCCCAGGTGCATATTGGTGGGGGATCATAAGGTGGGATTTGATCATCCAGATGTATGCATTGATAATGATGGTCCGAATACTCATTTCGTTTGGGTCTTTCGGCACCAGTGTAGTATGTACCAAAGATAGTGCCAGGACAGATTCCGGAAGTTAATCTTGAACAAGTGTCGCTCCCACAGTCTTCAGAATGGATTGGGTATTTATCATCATTTGGGTCAGGGACCAGTGAGATGTATTCGGTTTTTGCACAAGTCATCTTGTATAGCTTATAACCGCGTCTTCCTCTAAACTGTAAGCCGTATCTATCCTGATATCCTGGACTAACCCTCCCATGAAGCATCAATGAACATGATATCGCGTTCTGCTTATTATCCTTATCCACCACTAAAAATGATTCAATGATAGGTTCTATCTCTTGACTGATCATATATACTCCTTATAAAAAGATCCTTTTATATGATAGTAACCAGGTAATTATATTTATTGTTGGTTAAGTAAGGAGGTCGCATACTGTAATGGTAATATATAAATAAAAAAATAATGAGATGTTGTTAGCACGGACAAGACTGTGGATAGAACTCCCGACAGTCTTGTCCATGCGGTCAAAATTAATTTGTTTGTTTAATGGGACTTCCTTTGGTCGTGTTGATTACATCCCAATCGGATATATTCTGATCGAATGAGCTGGCTTCATAGAACATACCTCCCATAGCAGTTACGCTACTCACATCCCAGTTAGAGATATCTTGGTTGAAGGATACAGCCGACATGAACATACAATCCATATTCCTAACACTGCCAACATTCCACTTAGAAATATCTTGATTGAAGGCAGTGGCATTGTGGAACATAAACCTCATGTCAGTTACCCTACCCACGTCCCAATTGGATATGTCTTGGTTAAAGGATGAAGCTTCATAGAACATCCCAGCTGTATCGGTGACGCTGTTAACATTCCAGTTAGAGATGGGTTGATTGAATAATGTAGCGCCATTAAACATATTCGCCATATCAGTAACCTTGCCAACATCCCAGTTAGATATGTCTTGATCGAAGACTTCGGCACCCAAGAACATATCTTTCATATTAGTGACACTGCTAACGTCCCAATTAGATATGTCTTGGTTGAAAGATGCAGCCCTGAGGAACGCACCGCTCATATCAGTAACACTACTCACATCCCATTTAGAGATATTTTGGTTAAAGGAAGTAGCGCCACAGAACATATCTTTCATATCAGTAACACTACCCACATCCCATTTAGATAAGTCTTGATTGAACGATGTAGCTCTGAGGAACATGCCCATCATATTAGTAACATTAGATAAATCTGGAACATCCTTAGCACTGAAGCCTTTTAACTTTGTACAATCTGTAAATTGACACCCTCCATTGTGTAACTTAACGGCCCCCCACTGTAAGACATCGAGTAATATGCAGTCGCTCGGTTTTGGGGCCATAGCTTGGGCTGACTTAATAAAGTCCATAAATTGGCTTCCTTCCTTTGGTCCTGACACTATGGCTTGCTTGGATGTGACAAACCCCATACACCAGTTCGTGAATTTCTTTACTAATGCAATGGTCCTGGACTGCTGCGCAAAGCCGTCGGTGTTATTTAATGGAAAAGATCCAAAGGGGAGCGAATTTATGGCAGTGTAACTAAGTGGGTCATCGACAATAAATCCAAACCCTTCTATGGTGCCAGATATAGCTACTTCATGCGTTAACTGGCCATCCTCATAATCGTGTATAATTTCTTTTTGATCATGTTCAGTTATATGATCTGCTACACCGTCGCCCCAGTCTACTACAAAATCAAATGTTCCATTTTTGTGTAATGGTAACGTGACTCGTTTCCCTTCCCACTTTGTTACGAACGCGGTAGTGTCTGTTTTCATGACAGTTCTCCCTTATAGTTTTTATACTGATACAAACGAGACTGTGGGTATTCGATCCACAGTCTCGTCGATAAGATTAAATAAACCCTTGTTTTATTACTCCGGTTTCACATGATCGCCGAGTGGCGACGCCATGCCACCAAAATTAACGTATGAAGTTATACCGTTACTTTTTATTGTAACCGTCAAATCCTCAGGCTTTGAGTGATTATGGTACCTATGTAGAAAAGACAAATACCATTGGGTTTCTTTAGGTGGCGGATTAAGTCCACAGTAAATGTACTCCAATTTCATATAATCAATAGATGTCGGTTCACGTTGTCCCTCCTTCTCGCGCCCGTAGTCGATAGTTCTTTTGCTACAATCTTTACAGGCAGAGTATGGCCTATACGACATAATGGAACTTACCTCAAAAATGAACTTATCTACTGGGTACAGAAAGCAACTTGCAGGGAGCTTCTCAAAATTACATTTAAACTCTTCTTGTATGTTATCCATATCAACAAGAAGCTCTGCGTCGGGTCGCTGGTTCTCATGAGTCAAACCCAACGCATGTAAAACCATATGATAGATAGTCCATATTTGAGAATCATTGCGCAATCTAATTATATTCGCGATCTCATTGTATCCTAATGTTGAAGTGGGGTACCTCCCATTTGTAGTGGATGTTACCAATAATACCTTAACCTGCACATTGTATGATTCTGGTCCATCAAGTCGGATGAAGTCTAAACATGTGGTTTCTGCTATGGCGTCGAATACATTTATTACTTCTTCAACAACATATGGATCCGTCAATCTGTCTTTATCGATATAGTATCGAATGACCTTATCGGGCCATCCTTGCACAGTGTGGGGCTTTGACAGAAGGTGCTCTCTACCTAAAGTGGTAGCTTTTCGACATCGTACACGATGCTCTTCCATTGAAAATGGAACTTGTTCTTCTTGTACCTCGTGCGTTACAGCGACATCCTCTGCAACAGTCACCGTTGCACTACAAAAAGTCCAAATAAAAATGATGTTAACTATCCCACAAATTGCCAATGTAGCCATTTTTGCATTACTGCCCTTGATTGTTGTTTTACCTTTTTTCATTTTACGTCTCCTTTCGTTTTAATTTACCTACTAAAATCTATCATGTCTTCTATTCTCACAAATCCCATTATACCTTCACTATACCAGCCGCCAAGAGGATCTGTTTTCCCGGTCATGTAACTATCAGTATTCTTTTTTATTACCAAAAGATGCCATTTCATCTAAAGTGACAAGTACATCACGTTCGCCATCTTCCCCTTCTATGACCACCTTCAACTTCTTTGGTGAGCCTTTATGGGAATACCTGTTCAGTAGTGCCATGTACCACTGGGTCTCTTTCGGTGGAGGATTAGAGCCACAGTACATACAATTGATCTTCATGTAGTCAATTGGAGTGGGACTGAGTGACCCCTGCGCTCTCCCGTAATTAATAGTTTTCTTCCCTCGTTGTGTTGTCTCGCTATATGAGCAATATGCCATAATGGAGTCAGCATCAAAGATGAATTTATCCAAAGGGTATGGGTACATATCTTTTGGATATTTTCTGTACCAAGTACTATCACCTTCAAGGTTATCAAAATTAACGACTATTTCAGCATCAGGTCTTTGGTGTTCATGGGGCAATCCAAGTGCATGTAGAAACTCATGGTATACAGTATCAAATTCAGAATACATACTCAATTCAACTTGATTTCTTTGCGAATAGCCCAATGTCGCATTAGGATAGTCCTCGTCACTCTCCGTCAATGTGATTAGCAGAAAGCTACTCCTATCCTTCCAAAGTATCGGAAGCTTATGAAATTTTAAACAAGTATTCTCACTTATTTTTTCAAATGCCTCATCGATCATTTGGGTTAAATCCCAATCCTCAATTTTCTCATCAATGTGGTATCTGATAGTATTACTTGGCCACAGTTTGACCTTAGATGAGTTCGAAGTTCGTCCAACGGATTTACTGGTCATCGTTCCTTCAATTTCAGTTAATCGTCTATCGTTTTTGGCAACTTGTGATTCGAGAGCATTGTAGCTGGCAACGAGTGATTTCATTCGTCGTAGATACCGTTTCTCAGTATGGGATTGTTGCTTGTGTGTCTCATACTTTGCCTTGCCCCAATCCCAGACAGTGCTGCAAACATTAAATCCTGCCCAAACAACACTGCAACAAACAACGCCCATCGTGAATAGTTTTTTCATAAGGGCTAATAAATGCAGCTCTTCTTCATACGCTTCTTCTGCCATACTAAACACCCCCCGTTTAAAATTTATTATTTATTTCGTTAACAATTAACGAATCTCCATCCGGATCCAATACTTCCCCGTCTCATCTAATACATGATCCCATTTCTCAACAGGGAATTTACGAAACTCTACACAATACTTATAATCCACAACATACACTTTTCCCCAAAATAACTCAACAATAAGGACCGCATGGTAATTGTTCTTTGCATCTTCCTCATATTTTTTAGGAGTGTAACACGTGGCGAATCTCACGTTGGATTTTTCAAACCCATCTGCAATTAACTTTTCACGAAGAGTCAAAGCAAAATCCTCACAGTCCCCTGTGCGATTATTGTCCGGCATAACTACCCAATGATCATCCACACCATATTGATTTATGTCAGACACATAGGTAAAAGTAGACCTAAGTTTCTTATATATTTTTTTAAGATCACCAACATTCTTTTTAGGACTTAAGGGAACTTTCTTATTAGTCCTTCTCAAAAAATCATCATAAAATCGAACTCTCCTTGAAGGTCGATCAATGTATTCGAGTGGGGTTTCATTACCTGAGATATCGTAGTCGCCCATTACAATAGGTTCGCCAGTAGCTGTAGTAGTTGTGGTAGTTGTCACTTCTACACATGCAACTACATTAAGGACAATTGCACCCATTAACATCATACTGATAATTTTATTTTTCATGACATGTCCTCCAATGTATTTAAATAAGTTACACAACGCCTGGACATGTCCAGGCGTTGTAGTTATTCCATTTTGTCCGAATTTCCTGGCATATCCAACTTGACCCAATAGTCGCCAGTCTCATCAAGCATGTCGTACCAACTGACTACTGGAAAACGATAGAAGTTGTAGTAGTCATCTGTATCTGCTACAAGCAACCTTCCCATTTCAATTTCAACAAGGGCCACAACATGATTGAACATAAGGTACTCCGAATCATATTTATTATCCTCCCTCGGTTTATAACATCTGGCAATCCTTACGTTAGCTTTATTAAAACCACTACTAACTAATCTTTCTCTGAGGGTTAGCACAAAATCCTCATCATCCCCAACCAGATTGTCGTCAGGCATAATGGTCCAATAGTCTTCTTTGCCATACTGTTCTTCGTCACCCATATACGTGAAATTATCTCTAAGCTCGTCGTATATCTTTCGAAAATCGACAAGGAACTTCTTTGGGTTATCGAAAATTTTTTGCCCACGTGTCTTAAGAAAGTCATCGTACCCGGCATGCCTCCATCTATTATGCTTACCTATTTTTGAATGGGTAACTTCTGTTTCTTCGCAAGCGAGTCCAAGTAGCAGTAGGCCAATTAGGGTCACGTTTATAAAGATCCCTTTCATAACATCCTCCAATTAGTTTTATAGAAATATAAAAAAATACACTACAGGGTGGGCATATTGCCCACCCTACATTAGGTCTAATCTTTAGCTGGACACGTTCATATTGACCCAATAATTTCCAGTCTCATCAAGCATGCGGTCCCAGTTAATTACCTCAAATTCATGAAACTTATAGTGGTCTCCATTATCAACTACATACACTTGGCCATTATTAATTTCAACTATAAGAACTGCATGATTCAGTCGCTTTTCTGGATCATCGGATTTAGTATACGAGGTTGGTACGTAACAAGTTGCAATCCTGACATTCACTGGAGAGAACCCATCGGCTATCAATCGTGCACGAAGAGTTAGAGCAAAGTCTTCACAATCCCCAACAGGATCATCGTCCGACATAACAGTCCAGTATTCTTCCACACCGTATTGTTCCATGTCGCGCATATAAGTAAAATTATCTCTGAGCTCGTCGTATACTCGTATAAGATCGAATGAGTTCTTTTTTGGAATGGCATTAACTTTCTTACCAGTTCTTTTTAAGAAGTCATCATAAGCCCTAACCCTTCTTGTTGGTCGACCCATGGATTCAACTGCTGTGGTGGCGTCGCTATTCATATAATCACTAATAGATGCATCTTCTTTACATGCAGCTGTAGCGAACATTACAGTAATTATTATCATTGTATTGATAAAATTTGTTTTCATTGTCATCCTCCAATATAGTTAAATTAGTTTTATATTTTACTTCTTTCAGTCAAGTTATATATAACCAATAAACATTGAAAGACATTAAAAAAAATAAATGATTCTTACATGTTGTTGACCAAGTGTGGTCAACAACATGTAAGGATTGAATTATGCATAGTGTCTATCATAATAGCCTATTGGACCATCTTTTCGTTCGTCGTCTTCCATGTCCTCCTTCTCGGTTTCCTCTTCTTCAATTTTATTATCATTACCTGGATCGCCATTTCCTTTATCCTTAGGTATGCGCATCTTGACCCAATAGTTGCCAGTTTCATCAAGTACTTTATCCCACTCTATTACTTTAAAGCTATCGAACTTCAAACATCTCTTGGAATCTACTACATACACCTCACCCCAAAAAACTTCTACGATGAGTACAGCATGATAAGTCTGATGGCTATTATCTCTATATCCATTTGGCATTACGCAGGTTGCTATCCTAACGTTTGGTGGAGTAAATCCAGCTTCAATTAATTTCTCACGAAAGGTTAGAGCAAAGTCTTCGCAATCCCCAACAAGATCATCATCAGGCATAATAGTCCAATATTCATCTACACCGTATTTATCTATGTCGTGCATGTAGGTGAATTTTTTTCTGAATGCCTTATGCGCTTTTTTCAGATCAAACGAATTTTTATTCGGAGCCACTGGAACATCCTGCCCATCCCTTCTTAAGAAATCATCATACGCCCGCACTCGTCCAGTTGGTTGACCAACGGATATAATCGGAGTAGTGTTCCCAACATATTGATCTATGATGATGTCTGTGCCAAGATCTCCGGTGAGCTCGCCGGAATCCGATAGGTCATCGCCGGAGGCACCACCCCCACCACTGCTCCCATCACAAGCAACCATAGTAAACATCATGAATAGTGTAGATATCGCAATTAATATATTCTTTTTCATAGTCCGTCCTCCAATGTAGTTAAATTGATTGTATAATTTTTTATTCCTCATATAAGTTATATATAACCAAGGTTTATTGAAAGACGGCACATCAGTACATGGTAAAAAAATAATGTTTATTTGTATACAGGTACTGGGCGATATCGCCCAGTACCTGTATAGTTATTACATCATCCGATCGCTGTTTCCAGGGATATCCAACTTGACCCAATAGTCACCAGTTTCATCAAGCATGTCAGCCCACTCTACCACAGGAAAGTTATAAAAATCATAATGGGCATCTGAATCTACAACATACACTCTACCCATTTCGACTTCTACAAGAAGCACAGTATGGTTGATGCTGACGTATTTAGAGTCATACTTATTGTCTTCTCTTGGGACATAGCATCGCGCTATTCGTGCATTAGCCAGTCTAAACCCATCATCCATCAGTTTCTTACGAAGAGTCAACACAAAGTCTTCGGCATCTCCAACAAGATTGTCATCTGACATGATGGTCCAATAATCTTCTACATTGTATTGTTCCTTATCGCTCATGTAAGTGAAGTTGTCTCTAAGTTCATTATAAACTCTTTGAAGATCAGCAGTGGATTTTTCAGGAGCTGTTGGGACTTCGTGACCTGCTCTCTCTAAGAACTCATCATAAGCTTTGATCCTGGATACTTGATTGTTATAAGATCCAGATCGAGATTGATCTCCATCGGCTGAGCTATCGCAAGCAACCATATTCAATACTACAAAAATTACAACTATTGCATTTAAGATATTCTTTTTCATGATAGTGTGTCCTCCAATGTATTTAAGTTTATTAGTTATATACTTTCCTTCTTTCAGTCAAGTTATATATAACTAATAAACATTGAAAGACATTTATACTACAATATGTGCATTATGTTTATAAAATTCCGTTTGTATAAACTCGCGGATTGCTTTAATGAATTCTCCCCATGATTCAGTAGTTAATTTATATGGAAACCAATAACTTTCATATTTAGTCCCCCCATCAATCTCAAATCGTATTTCATGAATAGATGAATTTAAATTAAGTTTATCATTTAAAATTGGCATATTAATTATTATGTTATACCATAGCGCATTTTCTTCATTTTTGATGTATTCAAAATTCTTATAGAGTATAGTTTCACATACCTCCAGACATTTTTTTGCCATTAATGCAGAGTAGTAATTTTCATATGTAGTAAATTCAAAAACATCTGAAATGAAATAATATTTATAATCTACATCATTAAAATTTTCAATATATTTATTTTCTTCAACCCATGCCTCATAATAGTCGCTACCTTTAATCCATTCTTCATATTGTTTAATTAGTACATCTAGGTATTTTTTAATATTATCTGACATACGCATTTTCCTTGGATTAAAATTTAACTTCGTCTATATTTTCTATAGTGACATAGACAAGATCATCTATATATAAACGACCCCTTTCGCCATAGTCTCCCTTTTCTATACATAGTGTCTTTTTTTCTTTGCTTTGCAGCAAGCGCATTTTATAAGAATCATCTATACATCTATCTTCAACACAATCGATACTAAATTCGTTGTATAAGCAGCTTCCAATAAAACTATATATTCCAGACGCAATGATTAAATCTTTTTCAGACAATACATTTATACATAATGTAGTTGAATCAATTACTTCTTCAAACGAATAAAATCGGTCAAGTGGTATCGTTGTAAATACATCATCTGGATCAAGATGCGATATACAACTATTAAGTGGTTCTGTATTATCTATTAAATATATTTTTATATTATTATAATTTTTTAAGTTCTTATCGCTGGTCAATACAAATCTTTTATTTATTTTAAAGCTAAACATTATGTGCTGCAGTCGCACTAATATTTGTTTTACTTTAAATAATAAATCATTGGTTTTAGAATATTTTATTATATCCTTTGCTATTCTACAACCCATTTCATATGTAATTGTATTTATAGATCCAACTGAGTCTGTGGGCGTTAAGCTCATTCTTGTAAATTCACGAGTCGCTTTAATAAAATCTCCCCATGATTCTATATCAAGATTAAGAGTGAAATGTGTAAAACAATATTCTTTCTCATCAATTTCAAACCATGCTACACGAATAGAAGTACCCCAGTTAAGTAAATTTTCCATGAATGTCATATTTATTACCGTATAAAACCAAAGAGAATTTTCTTCGTTTTTCATATATTCAAAAGATTCCCCATAGAGTATGACTTCACATACTTCTAAGCATTTCTTTGATATTAAAACAGTGAAGCGTCGTTCTTGTGAATTAAGTTTAAAAAAATCCGCAATAAAACAATATTTATAATCTTCATTATTAAAATCTTTAACATTATTTTTTTGACACCATGATTTATATTCACTAACTATCGTGCTTAAAATTTTTTCAATATTGGCTACCATATTTTTTTTACTCCCTATAAATTAAATTTCACATACCATCGTTGTACTATGATTGTAACATATAAATAAAAAAAATAATGAGTTCAGGTAGAGGGAGAGCATGCTCTCCCTCTACCCCTAAAGTTTGATTGTACCTGGGATATTATCTATCATGACCCAATATATGCCACTCTCATCCAATACCTTATTCCAGGACACTACTCGATACTCTTTAAATTTATATATTCCACTTGGATCAACCACATAGACATCACCTCTATCGACCTCAACCAAAGCGACCGCGTGATGCATAGGCTTGCCTTTCCTCAATATATGACAAGTAGCAATGCGGACATCATGCATGGGAAATCCATTTCTAATAAGTCGAGCCCTTAGGGTAAGTGCAAAGTCCTCACAATCCCCACGAAGATCGTCGTCAGGCATGATATCCCATTGCTCTTCGACTCCCCAATGATCTATGTCTTCAACATGATCGAAATTATCGAATAGCGGGTGAAAGATCTCCCTTAGATCCTGAAACCTTTTTCCATAGTCTTTCGAAGCAATTGGTTGATTATAGCGGGCACAGAATTTAGACCAGGCTTTGGGAACAGCCGCGTTACGATGAGAATGCACGCCATATGGATTTGTGACATCTCCACTGGTGCTTTCATCAGGCCCAATATCAAGGTTAACATCACATCCGGAAATACACACAATTGCAATTGTAGCCAACAGTAACTCCTTCTTCATGTCGATGACCTCCATTTAAAAATTAAATATAGATGATTTAGATAACGTTAGTACGGTATAGAAACTTTGTTGTTCATATAAGTCATATATAGATGAAAAAAATTGGAAGACATCAAAGCTGTGGAAGTATGGGGGGTGTCCCCCATACAGTTAGGCATGTAACTTACATCTATATCTAGCGTATTTAAGTTTTTCTTTCTCTCCAGTTAAGCTATACAGCATCTTTATGATTTTTGGAGTATACAGTAACATTGCAATGAAAGACTTAGTGTGATTCAAAATTGTACAGGTTGGGGAATCATTGATGTATACGTCACTAAATTCTGGTTTTACGCAGAGTCTAATGGTGCTCTCATACTCGTCCTCCTTTTCTATGACCTCAAATTTATAAGCTTCGTGTGCCTGCTTATTAAGTGAGACTACAACGTGGTTTTTGATGAATTCCGTCTTCGCTCCTTTAACTGCGAATGAAATATATATCGCCCCAATTGATTTTTCATCATGGGCATGGCCAGAACAACATTCGGTTGTGACTATGCCCAATCCATGTAACTTCACAATCAATTCTGCAAACAGCTCATCTATCTCATATACCGTCCCATCGCAACACATATTTTTACAATTAGTAGGATGGTACCCCGCACGATGTACTACCCCACATGACTTACAATAAAAGCATCTCATTATTTGTGCCCCCCTATTTGGCCCTTTGATAGTTTGTATCTGGCGTACCTAAGCTTCTCTTCTTCGTCAGTTAATGAAAATAAAAATTGCATCATCCCTGGATCAGATAATACGTTGTAAAGATTACTGACGTGGTATATTTGCCGTTCAGTTGCCTCAGTAGGCCATTTCGAATCCTCCTTAGATTTTAATTTCAGTACAAGGTTGAAGTACGTGACATCGGTTTGCTTGTTACACCATAATTCAAAGTTGTAGTCACATTCCGGAAAGTTAGGGACCATTTCATTACACCTCTTTAAAAAGGTGTTATCAAAACGATCCGCTGATACTTTAAATTGCATATAAAGTGTATCTATTGATCTTGCACGTAGTTGAGTATGTCCGGAACAACAATTCGAAGTAACAATACCATTGCTATGTAACCTGATAATTAATTCCCCGAATAACTCATCTATGGCGTATCCATCCTCCCCTTTACAATCAACATTCATACACTTACGTGAAGGGTACCTGCCTGTACTTAGTTGACCACATTTTTCACAATATCCATATTGCATAATAATCTCCTGTAATGTATTTAAATTTATATGAACTTTATAGCGCTTCATAAATGTAATATATAAGTATAAAAAATTGAACCGCTACACTGGGATATTCCCAGTGTAGCGGCCCTATGTACAAAACAACTTATCTAACTATCACATTGGCGCAATCTTTAAAATTGGGGAGATTTCGCTTAAAACTTGGAGCAAGCCCGACTATGCTTTGTACATTAGTGACGTTACTCACGTCCCACTCAGAAATATCCTGGTTGAAACAGGTAGCCCCATAGAACATACACCTCATATTAGTGACCTTGCTTACATCCCAGCTATATATACATTTGTCGAAACGAACAGCATTATAGAACATCCCGCTCATGTTGGTAACATTACTCACATCCCAGTTAGAGATAGCTTGATCGAAGGAAAGAGCCCCTCGGAACATCCCGTGCATATCAGTTACACTGCCGACATTCCATTTGGAGATATCTTGATCGAAAGCCTTAGCTTCATGGAACATGCCGTTCATATTAGTAACACTACTAACGTCCCAGTTAGATACATCCTGATTGAAGTATGGAGCTGAATGGAACATATCCTCCATATCAGTTACGCTGCTTACATCCCACTTAGAGATATCCTGGTTAAAGGATGTAGCTGCATGGAACATATCCTGCATATCAGTTACGCTACTAACATCCCATTTGGATATGTCTTGGTTAAAGACTATGGCGCAACGGAACATGTCCATCATATCGGTAACATTACTAACATCCCATTTGGATATGTCTTGATCGAAGGATGAAGCTCGCTGGAACATCGCACCCATACCAGTAACACTACTCACATCCCAGTTGGAGATATCTTGGTTGAAGGATACAGCATACATGAACATGCCATCCATATCGGTAACATTTCCAACATCCCACTTAGAGATCTCCTGATTGAAACAGGTAGCCATATAAAACATGCGGTTCATATTGGTAACACTACTAACATCCCAGTTAGATAAGGCTTGATTGAAAGAAGTATCCTCATGGAACATATCCCTCATATTAGTAACACCGCTTACATCCCATTTGGATATATCTTGGTTGAATGATGCGGCACCTCTAAACATGCCAGCCATAGTAGTAACATTACTCACATCCCAATTGGAGATGTTTTGATTGAAGACTATGGCGTAACAGAACATCTGCTCCATATTAGTAACACTGCTTACATCCCATTTAGATATATCTTGGTTGAAAGAAATAGCCTTACCGAACATACCGCACATATTGGTAACATCAGATAAATCCGGAACATCCTTAGCACTGAATCCCTTTAACTTTGTACAATGTGCAAACTGAGCTCCGTTGTTATGTAACTTGACATCTCCCCACTGAAGTACATCGAGTATATCCGCTACGCCTGCCCCCGGTGAATAATCAAACCCGAATCCTTCTACAGTCCCATAAATGGTTATGGTATGCACCTCCTCGCCATCGGCATATGTGTGTGAGATTCTACTATGATCGTACCCTATGACTTTATCGTGTGCACCGTCGCCCCAATGGATTTCGAAGTCATATGTTCCGGATTTATCTAACGGTAAGGTAATCTTTTGTCCTTGCCACTTTGTTATAAACGAACCTTTATGCTTACGTAGTTCCTCTTCACTCCGAGGGGCAGTCGCAACAGCATGGGCGATGAGAATATAAGTACTTGGCATTGTCGAATCTTCCTTGTCTGTCGCATTGGCAGGTCGTACTGTGGCAAGGTATTCAAAATGTGGGAGTCGTTCTTTTTCGGATTTAGTGTAATCAATCTCACACCCTATCTTTAACCGATACACAATAGTGAGCCACATTCCGGCTGCTTCAATTAAATCTTCATCTGAGCATATCGCTATACATAATGGGATATCTCCGTCCACGATGCCTTCTTCTTTATCTATGAGAGCTACGCGTATGATACCTGGTTCATCCATTAGTGAGTTGTCTTGTACAATCGTTTTTTGTATACCTAAACTATCTATTGTCGTTTGTATTTGTAGCATAATATTTTTTGTATTGGATATGAGATCGTCTGCTTCGGAACGGTTTATCTCGTTTTCAAACTTTAGTTCGCAGCTACTATTGATTATTAACACTGCCCATTTGCATCCTAACTTATATGCATCCATGTCAGTTTGCAATAAAATTTGGCTATCGTAAGTTGGTATCACTACTGTTTCTTGATTTTTCATATACTCCTCATTTAATTCCATTCTATGTGAAAGGTCCGAGATCATCTGATCGGTTTTTCCATGCTTGCCTGCACAACATCCATTCGTTCACTTAGAGCATCCAATATCTCTTTAAATTGCGATAAGGTGTTTTCAGTATGCATTATAAATGCTTCTGTAAATAGCTTAGCTGGAAGTTCATTATGAATTGTCATCTGTCCTCCTAAGTTTTATTTTTTAAATTTTATAAATTACTTAACATCTATTACTTTTGGAAAGGCGCTTTAGGCGGAGCGCTTTTAGTGTACGCTCCATAGATTTCATTTTTCGCGAAAGGTATGCTGTTCTTCGATTAGTAAATTCCATCTTTGCTTGCAGAAGATCTGCTCGTTTATCTAAATCTTCTACCACCCATCTGAATTGTACTTGGAAATCGGTCATATGCTTTATTGCTTCCACAGCCTGCAATGAAGGTTTGTTTGCAGTTTTCATGTATTCCCCCTAAGTTTTATTTTTTTGTACTTACTAATTAACTTCCATCATCTTTATTCCAGTTATATCCGGACACAATTATTATTTCTTCTTCTTACATAAATTGTCCATAATAAACTTTCTATTAGAAAATTTATCAGGCACGCCATGGTGGCAACTCCACATTTTAGAAAATAATTTCGCTGCTTTAAACTTACTTACAAAAGATAAAGTAGCGTACGAACTAAGGCTTCCAGGCAAGTCTGTCCTACGGCACTCTGGACATTTATCTGGGGACCAAGAGCCACCTCCAATAAAGAAGTAGTTGCTGATTAAACAATTGGGACATATCAATTCGTCATCGTGTAATTGGATCATGTATGCCTCCGGCCGCATTATAAGTTCCATAATCGCGTTTACTCTGTGTAGTAGTTAATAGATCTAAATCAGTCGTCACTTGTTGCATATGAAGAAATTTATAAAAATTATTTATGTGGGTTAAAAGAGTTAGAGTTAAGCTGTTTTTAATATATGACTCATCTCTACGAACTACTCCTAATTTTACAATGAACGTGCCCCCTTCCTTATTGTGTGGTACGACGCTAAACACATATTCTTCCGAGATGAGATTATTCATTTCTGGTATAAATAATTCTCTGACATAGTCTTCATGTATATTGTCAACTTTAAAAGCAACATATGGGTTAATGAGTTCTGTAACATTATGGATGTGTCCAGAACAACAGCCGGTAGTTGGGATCCCTCGGCTATGTAATCCTGTAATTAATTCCACAAATAAATCATCAATCTGATACATGTCTACAGAGGATTGTGAATTTAAACAGTCTGTATTTTGACAATTCACTATAGCCGTTCTCGATTCGATTAAATTGCCACACTTTTCACAATAGTAGTACGCCATAGAGATCTCCCTTGCTATTTAAAAATTAATTACTGGCATCAAATACAACACTCTGTTTTTCTAACGAGGTGGGCTCAGTCCACCTCGTAGTTAAATTACAAACATTAAAATTAATTGAATAAATAAAAGATGAAAAGTATTATCTACGACAAATATAGACCAAGGACTTAGTGGCGGTTTAGCAAATTCCGATTTTCCTGCAATGGTCATAAAGTAGTTAACTATATAAGTTCTATCTTGAATAAAATGCTGGAGACCTATAAGAAGAGATTGCATTAAACTCAAGTTACAAAACAACAAAAATGGAATCATGTAACAAGCTGCATGAATAAAGCAAATAAGACTGGATTCTTTTTTATGTTTGGCCATCCAATCATTCTGTAATAAAAAATCTCCAATTAGGTGACTTAAAATGTGTACGCCTTGTATCATACCAATCTCCGTATTTAGTTATCTGTAATGTATTAACGAAATGTGACTGTGTAAGCACCCCTTGTTTCTAAGAGTACCGATACATTGATCGTTTCAATTCTAATTATATCTGGAAACAATTTCACAACTCCCCTTTTCCAACCCGGACTATAGTCGTCGGATAGTATTCCCCACGCATCCTTATCTTTTGCGAGTGTCCCATCGCATACAATCTCACCATTTAAAAACGCCTTGTTTTGTTCTACATGTAAAGTATCTTTGTAGCATAAGATCACATGGTTTCCTGTGACGCGCACAGAGTGTTCGCCATCGTTGCTATCGTTGATGAGTTTGCCGTTACCTGGAATAAGTTCTCCAAACAATGTAGATGACGATGTACTAAAGCTTTTTAATTTATAGAAAATACCGTCATGATAATACCCCACTATAGAGTGATCGTTGACACCATTCATTACTCTACACCAGATTGTACTATGATCGTTAATGTAGTTATCGTGCACTTCGTGTCCAAGGTACTGCATATCGCAACAGTGACCCGCGCCTATTTGATAGGGGTCTTCGTCGTTGTCTTTAATACATAACCTGTGTCCGGTAAGTGAACAATCAATCGGCTCACATTCGAATAATTTTTTTTCATCAACTAATACTTTGTATGACAGAGGCCTTTTCGAATTAGCTCCTTCTTTTGGATCGTACCTATGGTTATTCGCTATTTCTATTGTATATAAAAATAGGTCTCCGATATACCCATCCCCCGCATAAGTCTTTTTTGGTATCACATCTGTGACGCATAATGCTTCGATGGTATAGTCTAATAAATTAGATGGGCTGTCTGGATTATATGCAGATGGTGCGGATATCAGCGGACATGCTGATATGATATCCTGAGTATTTTTCTTTACTGTAAAATCAACATAGTGATGATACATCTCAAAATAATCTGCTCCATTTATTAAATTAGTTGAAATCCACTCCCCACATTCAGGAGTTGGATTTTGATCAGATGGGCATTCGCAATTCCTTACGAAATTTTCAGACCTAACGCCTTTCTTAATAATCCATTCAGTTCCATTATCAACTACAATTGGGAATTCAATCAATTGTACTTTTCTCTCTACTCTTAACATCGTTACTCCTCCGCTCATCACAATAGGCTATTAATTCTTCTAATTTGTCCACGATCTCTTCTATCGCCTGTTGCTTAGTTTCCATTTTTCTAAAATTTTTACGGGCTGCTTTAAAGGATTGATACTCCCATAATTTTTCTACATGCTCATCACTATCGTCCTTTATACTAAAGTATACTCTTAACATTTTAGCAGTCTTCACTGCGAGTTCGTACGCAAGGGGCTCACTAAAAAATTTCTCAGAGTACGATATCGCTATATGTAGTTTGTCATAACTGATATGGCCAGAGTAAGAAGGGGATCGTCGCTTGGAGCCCATACTTCGAAATACCCCCACTTGATCGTACTTACTACGTGCCGATGTAGATGTGCGAAACTTTCTAAAGTTGCTCCCTTTCAGTAGAGTATGTGCTTCGTTGCGGTCAGTTAAAAAAGCCCTAACCGTTTTTTGTGCAACAATTCTCTGCTGCTCTTTATTTTGAGCATCATATTCGAACGTCCTATAGAATACCATTCCCCCATCACGCCATATCCTACAAATAAATTTAGGCTTGCCTTGGGCTGGCAATGATTCCTGGATGTGTTTCATATTGAACTCACTTTGATCTAACGCTGCGCTATTCACGACACCTATACCCCCAAACCCTATTAGATTAATAAAACTAAAATTACTATATGTACTATTACAGTAATATATAAATAAAAAAGTATTGAGGAATAAAAATAATACACCCACGGGAGGTCTCTCCCGTGGGTGTAGGTGATTAAATATAAACAAACGTTTAAACTAATTAAAAAAAGATGCCGTATGCTTCATTGTTCGTAAAGTGTAAATTCTTCGGTTGTGAGTTTTTGAAATATGGACAGACCATGTTTTATATAATTGAGCAAAAGCTCTGTGACCCAATAATCAAAGTTACCCTGCATAACTACTATACTTTCAAGAGACAATGCGGCTGCACGTTCGAAGTCCTTCTTGTCTGGGTCGCCGGCCCATACATACCGGTCCTGCATTTTTTTATAATATTTTGCTACTGCATCGTAAAAAGACGAAAAATTAGTTACCGCCACCGGAATAGTACTGGAGTCGGGGTACCTTTCGTTTAATTCAGCCTGAGGAGGCAGAAGGCCTCGGTATATACCCTCTATAGATTCCAATAAAGACAATGCATGCTTTCTGATAGCTAAATTTTTTAGTTTGACATTTTTTAAAGTTAGGGGTCCATTCACCTCGTATTTTTTTGTAGGAGACACCGTTGCCCCACACCATACTTTACTATCAATTTTTATAGTAATGATATCTTTGAACGACCCAATTAATTTATTCAATTGCGTTGCATCTAACGCCTTAGCATGTGGGACAGAATTGTCGAATTGTACCAACATATCATTAATTAATTGCGTCCAGGGAGATGCATCATAATCGCTGTGTTTTTGAAAATAAGCAAGTATATCTTTCGGATGAACGACGGCTTCCATTTTCTTATCTTCGACGGAACTCCAATCGAAATCATTCTGTAAAATGAATCTAACCTTTTTTATATACTCCAATATTCCTTCAGCCTGTAGTGCCCATTTTCCCTTTATAAAATCTGACCACTTTTTTTTTATCGCACCAACTCTATCTTTAATTCTTTGACGAATACCACCTATTGTATCGGATAGCCCGCTCATAACTATTTCTTGAGTGGCTTCCATAGAATATAAATCATCAATATATCCCTTTAACGATATCCCATGGTCTGGATTAAATAGCGCATCTCCGCCATTTAATTTAAGATATTTAGCCAAAGAGGGTGTTAAACCAAATTCCTTAATTGTATCCTTTAGATGTTCAATTTCCCCTAATTCTTTTTGTAACTTTAGCTCCTCTCTTTTATCTTGTCGCACTTCCTCCAGAATCTCACTTAATTCAATTAGGTGAGCATTGGGTGTTTCGTAGACGCTATAGTCTTTTGTCAAGTGTGGTATTATTGATCGCATCATTAGTATCTCCGTAGTAGGTGGGTTACCCTTTCTTGCTAACTTTTATGAGTGACTTGAATATAGCGATAGCAACTGCAGTGTCGATGCTGGCAAGCTTGACTATATTATTCGTTAGTTCATTTAGCAGCCAAATCTCAACGAGGGTTTTATATCTAATCCTTTTAACCAACTCCTCGTCAGTTAATTTTCGTAGATCGTCTTTAAACTCCTCTACGGCTCCAACTATCTCACTAGCGTATGTGTTCAATGATTTCATATGTTCCACCGAGTCACTTACAGCAGAATAATAATCTTTGAAGTGTCGCTTAAATTTAAGATCCCCGAATGTAGGCTTATCGATCTTTTGTTTTTCAAGAGATTTGTCATATGAGATAGTGCCTAAATTATTAGCAACAATGATGTAGAGGGCATCGCATACCTTCATAGTGTTTGGGATATCCGCAGTTGTCGTTACCCTGGTTGGGTCAAATAAATTTATTAGCTCCCTTGGATCCCAAGACAATATGGCCTTATGAAAGTTTATACTTACAGGCATTTTTATAACACGGGCTATTCCAACTGAAAATGGGTTAATTTTCCCCCAATCAAACTTTTCGAATAACTCCTCTCCTATAATTTCTAACTCATTAGTGTACTTCTCCCATGCGGTCTCGCTTTTAAACAGTGATTTGAACCTGACTATTATAGCTGCGATAAGCTTTCTGATTTTTTCTGCACCAGTTTTAATGGCTCCGCCGATCCCATTTAACACTATCTCTTTTGTGGCATCTGCATCATCGCCAACATCAATAAAACTCTGAAGAGATACTGTTGTGTCGTTAAACAACTCCATACAGCCGATCTGTTTTGCATAATCTGCTATCTGTTGGGTGAATCCGTACTTTTCTATATTCTCCCTTAAGTCATATAACGTTGTAATGTTTTCTTGGATAGCCATCAATTCGATTATGTCATTGTTGACACCTAAGTCCCGATCTTCAAGCACGATATCGCCTATGCTTGGCGCAATAGACCGGATCTTTTCAATTATATTTTTAGCCATACAGATAAGCTCCTATATTTGTAACTTCATTGAGGTCAGCCATCTAAATTTAAACCACCACCTCATCGGGTTCTCGCTTTGCTTTTATCGCAGCCTTACCCTTATGATAGTTGCCATCAAGATTTATTATTATTTCTATTTTTTCTTGGACAGTAGTGCCAGCAACAACGCTGTCAAAAAATATCTTACTTTCTTGCAGGATGTCCGCCATTCTGGTGGATAGATTATATTTATCCCCAGTATCTAATTCAATGATGATTATCGTACAATCAGTATCTTGTCCGATGCGATGTATCCTGTCGGAGGCCTGCCTTTTATGGATATCTCTAAATGGTCTATTTAAAAATGCAACAGTCGATGCTGCAGTCAATGTTACACCAGTGGCCATCATATCAATACTGGCGACCATGGGATTGGCTTTTTCATTGGTTTGAAAATTATGAACCATTTCTTTTACTTGAGATGAGGTTTTTCCATAAACCGCAATTACCTTATACCCACGCTTTACAAAGTACAACTGCACGGTTTCTATTGTGTTAACATACGATGTAAAGAAAACTGTCTTCTTAATTGATTCATCGACTATGCCAGTTAGGTTCGCAGCCTCTGCTAATTCAGTTGTCATCTTTATGCGCTTACCCATTAGGTAGCTACCTATCACCTCACCATTTATTTTAAGCATGAGGTACTTCACAGCAGCCTTAGAACTATTGAACTTTTTTTTGTATTCTGCTGGGAGCGCTGGGATAATGATATGTTTTTCATACTCATTCACCCGCTTAACTAACTCAGCATCATTCGGGTTCATCATGCTAACATCACGAGTCTGAAAGTCCGCTATGGTATCCAGATAAAATTTAAACTCAGGATCGTTTTTAAATTTTGGAAGCTTGCGCAAATAGTCCATGACGCTGTAGAAGTCAGACTCGTATTTGCCTTTTCGAGCATTATGGTATTTAAGTCGATCAGCTATAAATTCCTTTATTTCTTTTCTAATTACGGCGAATGTGTACTCTTTCCCTGTACGCATTTTTATCTTACGGATCTCCTCTGTTTTTTGTGGGAGCTTGATAACATCTTCTTTGATCTTCCTATACATCATAGTACTAAGACGGGCACTTAGTATGTCTGTACCGATATTAGTATTCAATCCAAATGCTTTTTTGAATATCGCCATTGCCTCAGCATCAAAATACTTGTCTATCATTAGAAGTATCGGAATGATTTCCAACCCAGCATTTTTTAATGGAGTGCCAGACATGGGTAACATATCTTCGCAGTTAAGGTTCCTACGAAGCTCCACTACATTGGTTGTTCTGGCGGCTTCTAATCGTAAGAAATTATGACTCTCATCGATAATAATTCCTATCTCTTTTCCCCTTCCGCGAAGCATCCTAACGAGAGGGTCCAATTTGGGGATAGCCTCATAATTGAAAATGTAATAGTCGTACGAAGTATCTAATTCTTTACCTTCATTGGCAACGAAGATCTTCTTCTCAGACTTATACCATTCCTTTATATGTGCTACCCATACAGTATTGAGTGTATTATTGGGTGCTACAATAATAACTATCTTTTTCCTAAGGCAAGTCATCAACATGAGTGCAGTTAATGTCTTGCCAAGTCCTTGATCAAGGCTCAGTAGATAACCAAACAATTGGTATTGTTGTTTGTATAAATCATACTTATTTAAAAATTCCAATTGATAATGCAACGGAGTACAATGCATCTCTTTTTTAATACGACTTATATCAACCCTGTTCTTAATCTCTTCATCTACTTTATTTAGCCAGGTATTGTTGATTATCTCTTGTATAAGTCGTACCGGAAAGTTCATCCTACGAAGTAAGTAGACAAGTTCAGGTAAAAAGAAAACATGTATCTTGATAGTGCCTTTGCCCCCAAAGGAGACACCTAGGGACTCATATAGATGTTTGAGCCTACTGGTCTTATATCTCCTACTCAATCTAACACTAAACGATCGAATAGGAAATCCCTTTATGATGATCTTATTACCAGCCTGAGTGATTTTTTTAAAGAACATATTTAATCTCTAACCTCAACAAGTTCGGAGTTATGGATATACTTCATACTTTAAAGAATTCTGGATCTAACTCGCCGAATTCCTCAGCCAGTTGCTTAAACTCATCATCAAGGTTATACTCCTCAATGTATTTGGAAAATGCAGTCTCCTCTTTATAAGAGGGGGTGCGCACTTCCATATTATCTGAGGCATTGATGAGGAATTGCATTAGATCAAATCCATCTTCTTGTATATGCAGTCTTCGCCTTTTTTGATCATCGGTTTCGTTATCGAATAGATTTTTCATGATAG